AGAAGCATTAAAAGAATTGGCTAAGGTGCCAAGTAATGCAATGGATGCTATTAATGATTTCCCTTGGTTAAGAGCAACTGCATTTGTTGCAGCTGGTGGATCAATGGAAGTAAGTGGTGCTAAAGTATATGCTAAGAGTAATGATGCGCCACCAAGTGCAGAAAAAACAGTTACAAAAGCAGAAGCAGTTAAACAAATTGCAGCTAAGACACCAAGTGGTTCAACCGAATGGACACCAATGTCTCATAAAGATCCTAATTATAAAGGACCTCAAAAAGCTACTATTTTAGGTAAAGGTGCTTTAACAAAAGAACAAATTCGTGAAGGTATTAAAGACGGATCTATAAAAAGATCACTTGGTAATAAAGCGCTTAAAGTAATTGATATGAAAGAAAAAGCGCATAAGGTTGCTGTTGCACAAGCTGCAAAAGGTGAAAAAGGTCCAGTGAAAGCAACACTACAAGGTGGCGAAGTTACTGAAGTTAAAACTCTACCTGAAAAAGGTCCAGTTGATGTAACAAATAAACCTAGCGTTTTGGATACCTTTATTAAGACTGCCGAAGATAGTAATTTAGATATTGCTAGAATTAAAGATACCAGAAGAGCTGATTTTATGCAAGCTCGTAATATAGAAAATCAGGAGATGAATAGACCATCATCTCCTGTTCTCAATCATGTAATGTCTGGCGGGAATACCACCAATAATACCAGTAATACAACTGTTCTTAATCAGGGTGGTACTCCTAGCGCCAGTGATACAAGCGATAAGCCTTACTTTGTTTGGTAATTAATCGTCATTAACCAATTTAGCAAAGTAGCTCATTGTATCATCTTCGGTTTCATCAACCATTGATGCTGCTTCTGCAGTACGCTCTTCAGCAGTAAAAGGTGCTGGTTCAGCTGCTTTAAAATCATTAGCAGGCATTTCATCAGTCATCTTTACTTCTTCACGAAGAGATGGTGCACCAGCATTAGCTTCTTCACCAAGAACACTTACCAATTTAGCTTTAAGCTCATCATATGATTTATAGTTCTTAGGATCAGTGAAGTCACGTAGATCATGCATAGAGTTATAGATCTTCTCCAACTCTTCATCGCTTTGTGATACTGCTGATACTTCCGCAAATTCAGATTTATCATAGTTACGATAACCTTCCACATCACGAATCTTCAACTTGAAGTTAGCACCTTCCCAGAAATCAAATGGATTTACTGGAGTTTCATCATCAAACTCTGGTTGCATAGCATCCATCAACTTATCAAAGATCTTTTTACCATACTGATAAAGGAATACTTTACCTTCATTAGCAGGATTACCTGGATCATTAACAACCATTATATTCGAAACATAATGTAGACGACGCTTTTGAACACGTGCTTTTTGTTTATCAGATTCTAGACCTGTATTCCACAAACGGCTGTTTAATTCACCAACTGGATCATTTTGACCAATAGAAGTCAATGAACGTTCAATGTACCATTTACCGGTAGGACCTTTAAAACCATGATCCCAATAACGATTCCACGGTAGATCTGAACCTTCTGAGGCGGGGAGGAAACGGATAACGGCATAACCGTTGTTAGACTTATCTACGGTTGGTTTCCAGAATCGGTCATCACCGTAGCTTTGTTTGTTTTGGTTGCCACCAACAGATTCTGCTGCTTGAACCAACTTACTGATTTGATCGCGATTGCGCTTAAGATTAGCAAAAGACATATGTATTCTCCTTGTATTGCTGTATTGTTACTGAAATATTATACACCATATTAACTATAATGTACATAGTTATTTATAGCGATTTAATCAAAAAGTAGAGTATTTTGTTTCGGTAAGAAATTTAATTCTTGAGCTTCAACTTCTATTTTTTGTTTTATTGATGGCGAGATATATTTCTTTATATCTGCTGGATCAATTTGAGTTTCCTCACACATATGAACAACTGCATCAATATAAGATAATCGAGTATCTCTTACACAGTTCTCAATGAGTTTGGTAAATTTAGCTTTAGTCATGAAATTAGCATCATCTTCTTTCTTTGGCTTTTCTTCTTCTGTCATTTGTCAACTACCCTTAATAAGATTGTATCTTCGTTAATTCGCCCATTAGCTACTGTTGTTTTTGTAGTAAGATTACTCCATTCCTTATTAATTTGCAATGGTGTTTTCTTTAATACAATTTTTAAGAAGTCTTCAGGCTTTCTAAGTTTAGTTGACCTACTTTGTTCTACATCAATGCCTTGAATAGTTGTACCTTTAACTTCAAGGCCATCTGCTTTAATTGTTACTAATTCAGATAATGTTCTATTCTTAGTATTGAATACATAGAGTCTAAATGATCCAGGTATCGACATTGGATCAATTGAAGCCAACTTGTATTCGTTATCTTCCTTCTTATATTTAAGTTTAGCAACTTGTTTATCTGCTGTACGTGGTTTCTTAACACGTGTTTTACGAGTTGCTTTCTTAGCATTAAGGAAGTTATCACAATCATTAATAATTTCTGTAATGAATGCTAGGAATTTCTTTTGTTGTGGTTTGGACATAAAGGAATAACCTTCAGCCAATTGAGATTGCATATCATCTTGCTGACTTGCAGTTGGTAGATCAACTAATTCTTGTAAATCAGCTTGTAATGGTGTATATACATCTTTAATGTTTCTTGCCATTTGTGCTGATGCTTCAACTTTTTTCAATTCATTAAACATTGAAAACTTACCATCATGCTTACCAGCAATAAAGTCATCAATAAGACCTTCTACATTTTCACCAAGATAATCATTTGTTTTCTCTTTTATGATTTCAGTTGGAGATTTCCGTACTACTTCTGGTGCGTCTTCATCAGAAGTTTCAACATAATTTTCTTCTGCTTTCTTTTTTAGATTTTCTACATACTCATCCCAAGCACGAGTAAAGTTCCAATTATCAGGTAATGGAAACTCTTTTTTTAACCATAAAATAGAAGAAGCAATCCAAACAGGATGATGGAACATCCACTCAGGATTATGTGTGATAAGATATGATGCTTCATTTTTAGGAAAGATCTCCTTAATGTAGTTTTTAATTGTAGTAGAGATTTCTTTATTATCACATTCATTGCGAATATAATAATTGAAGTCTTGAAAACTTGTAATAGGCGCTGTTGCCAGACCAGTCTTAGGACGTCTAGCAAAACGCTGTGTTTTCTTTTTCTTAGTTGATATAGACTTCAATGACATAAGTATAACTCCACATTCAAAGATATATTATAATATAGTTTCATAACAAAGTAAACAGTTTTATACTATTTCGTCTACAATATTTTCTCGTGACTTAATAATATTAGCATTTTTATCATATAACTCATACTTAGCAGAAGACAATGGCGTAACAATGTGGCCTTTTCCAGTCACATTGGTATGCTTATGTAATTCCATCTGATTTGTTATGGGATTAATCTTAGTGTATTGACTCAAAACTTGCATATTATATAGATCTGCTGTATTTACATTATCGGTCATATTCGTTTAGTTTAATCAGTTCAACTTCACCGTCCATGTTGATTTGATGTTTAACATATCCTTCATCAATTAACCAATCAATAACGTTACCGATTTTTTCTTCGTCATTCTTTCGACCGAGATGATAACCGCAAAAGACGAGAACGCCACCATAAATTAGTGTTGAGAATAAAGTATCTAATGGTAAATCCATGATGAGTTCTCCTTTTATAGTTATTTTAATTATTTATACAGAATCAGCAATTACTTTTACATCATTAATGCTTGATAATGCAAAACTACGCCAACCTTCTTTTTCTATATCCCATACTGGTAGAACATTAACATTAACAACACGGTCTTTGCTTTCTTCTTTTAATGCTTGAGCAACTTTTTCAGGCATACGATTAGTATCCAAAGTACAACGCATTACACGTTCAGTACCATCTTTCTTTTGAAAGTTAACTTCCAAAATATTTTCACGAGCCAAGTCAGCTATAAATTCGCGATTAAACTTCATCATATAATTTATCTCCAATTAACCAATCAATTTCTAAAATGTTTTCTGGCATTTCACATAAACATTGTAATGTACCACTAGAGTTTTCAACATAATCGTTTAATACTCCACCAGCATATGAACCAAGTTCTCCATAACCTTTTTTATGACATGAATACACTGATCCAGATGTGCCTTTAAATAGATAGTTATCACCTTCTAATTTGACACTTACAATACCAGAATTCATACGCCATGAATCACCGTCAACAAAACTACCACGCCATGAACCAAAAACTCTATAATGTGGATCAGTACCTGTTATCTTAACTAGTACCCAACCATCAGGATTATATTCATTCATTATAACCAATCCTCTTTGATAATACTTTATCGATTGAAATAAGTTGATCTTGACCAAGTGACTTTGCAACTTTAGCCATTATACCACTAGTTTCTGTAGATGGTAATGCATCAATTAAAGCTTTGATTGTAACTCTACATGCAGCTAGTTCTCCACGTGCTTCTGAACATTCAAAAAAATAATCGTCCATATTAACCTCTTCTCATTTTAGAAATTTCTTCAGCTTGTTCTTGATTAATAACAGGTACTGCATTTGATTTGTGCATTGTCGCAATACCTGTTACTAATGTGCCAGTATATTTACTTGATTCAACTTTACCAGTACAACAACCACCTGCGTCTAAGCTAGGATAATTTGGTGTTTCTCTACGATAGACACTAGCTGGTTTATAATCATTTGTCTTTGGCTGTGTAGTTTTTACTTTACCATGACAATAATCAATATATTCTTGAAGAGTCAATCGTTCATTATGACGATGTTGTTGCTTTAATCGTTTATTAAATTTACGATGCTCAACAATATACTTATCAAGTTGTACTTTAGTTATTTTCATTAAACAATAATACCTGTCACTGCTTGACGCCAAGCTGATTCTACGTCATCATTAGTCTTTACCATAAAGACCACTGAACGGAATGCAACCTCACTAGGATTATTTTTACCAGTAAGTGCTACACCATTTGCAAAACCCATACCTTGTTCGTTTTGAACTAGCATACGAGGATCTTCTAAGACAACAACACTGTCATTATCTTCTTTAAGTTTACCAACAAATTCACCTGAAATTGTTAGTACCGTTACGACATCACCTTTTTCCATTTTAAGCTCCTATTAAGTTTGTAAGATAAACGACCAAAAAGACAAGGAATACAATAGGAGCTAACTTCCATAAAACTTTAACTGTAGCAGCTGCCACACCAAAGAAAAATCCAATTAACAAACCTAGGATACCTAATCCTAAAATAGCACTATATAATACTTCAAATTCTTGCATTATTTTTCCATTAAAACATCATATATTGGTTTAATAAAGTCTTGCTTATCTGCATTAATATCTTCTTTTTGTGCAGCAATCCAAGCTTTACGATCTAACGCTTGCAAACCCATCAATTCCTGTTCTAAGTAATCTGCTGCATCACGCAAATCATTTACAATATTAAATGTTTTTTTAATATCATCTTTATCATCAAATGGCACGATGTCTGTGTTTGGAACAACTTGCATTTCAATTTCTTCTTTTGCAAGGTCTTCCCAAGTTAATAACATCTCTTCGCCATCGTCTTCATCATGAGTCCATACATGAAGATGAATACCTTTATCACTAACAAAAGGCATGAATTCTAATCTATGGTTAACTCTAAGTTTAAATGTACTTGACATAATTAATCCCATTCGTTATCAAAACGAGTTGTTTCACGATAAACTTCGCCATAATGCTTTTCAGCATATTTTTCAGAATCAGTCCAAGCATTGATATTAGTATAATCATCTGCTGGAATATCTTTTTCATATTTAGATTCAACAGTATCTGTCCAACGTTGAGCTCGACGTCCAGCAACTTTAACTTTATTACTTGCTTTTTTAATAGCTTGTAATTTTTGCTGACGCTGTGCAATGTGTTTGATCATATTGTAACGAGCTTCTTTTTGTTCAGGAGTCATATTCATACCTTTTTCATTAATGAAGATTAATTATAAACTAGTTTACTTGATTTGTAAACCTTTTTGTTTGTTAATTTTGAGACAATTTTCGACTTTGTAATTGCAGTATTTGAAACCACGTGTTGACATATAAGAATCACTTAATTCTTTTTCTAAGCGATGAGCTTCTGTTTCCCAAGGACGATTCTTATAAGACATATTAGTATAATACTTTTTAGTACGAAAACGAGTGGTTGAAGGATCACGTGCATATTCATATAATTCTTTACGTGCGTATTGACGTACATGAACCATTTCATGGCAAAGTGTTGCAACAAATTCTGACATTTTGATATTAGGATCAATACGAATAGTAAATGTACGATCGTCAATATGTTCACAATCGCCAAAGACACCTTCTTTGTAGAGTAGTCCTGGAACCAACTCGAGGGTCAGATCGAGGTTATTCATGCGAGGGAATAGGTTATCCTTAGTAAAAGAACAAATATCCTCTGCGAGGTTTCTGACCTTTTTGGTGGCACCTTTAGAATTAAAGAAAATCATTTAAGAGAAACTCCGGCTTTTCCAATTTATAGTGCTATTCTACCACAGTTTTCCGGAAATGTACACTGTTTTTTTCATTATTTTTTCCTTATAAATCAATGGCTTAGAGCACATTTTCGTAAGCCATTGATTCTAAAGGGTTTTTTCTTTATAAAAGTTTTTTATAGAGATATAATTATTTGTTATAAATGCCTTGGAGGAAGGTCTCAAACTGCTCAACCTTAGCCAACCTATTAGGCCAATGGATATAGTCCTTCTCAGGGTTCTTCTTGAGGTTATTCAGCAACGGAATGATGGCATTATATAGATTATCCACCTTGTCCTGTAGAGAGGCTGCAGAGGCCTGAGATGCCTCAGCCTGAGTGGTAATCTCCTGAATCTTTTCAAGCTCATCTTCAGTTACTGCCGTAAATCCAAAATCAAATAAATCGTCTGACATAATTACTCCTTGGCTTTTGCCGTTCTCCATTTTTCATATTGAAATAAATTCCAGTGATATTTTACCACATTTGGATGATGTTGTATATAGGGAATTTTCATTCCATATTTTTCAGCGAACTCTAATAAGAGCTCATCATTTGCTTTTGATATATCTATAAAGTTCATATATTCCTTAGTATTGCATGCCGCCAGAACCATGTCTGCCTGAGGTTAGATTGCCTACATTGACTCCATTTGCATCTGATGCAAATGGAAACTTTTCTACAACGCTTGTTGTGCCTGAACCATTTTGGCCACCACTAACATATCCATGTGTAGTCGACGATTGTCCAGAACACCCTTCTCTTCCCGTTGGTAAACTAAGAACATTTACAGCAGTTCCGACTGATGCAAATGGAAATTTAGTAACTAAACTCTGAAAACCTGGATTTCCAGCTGATGTATAGCCATAAGTATCAGATTGATTTCCAGCGGCGTAATGTTGATTCACGCCGGTATCACCAACATTAGTTGCGTTACCATCTGACGAATACGAGAATTGATCAATAACATTTGTGCCATAACCGCTTGTTGAATAACCATTATTAGTTGATGATACTCCGTTTAATAGTCTTCGTGCAACAGTTAAATCACCTATATCATATCTTCCAGTGTTATTTACAAAGCCAACTTTCTCAATATCACTGTTTACTGGATTACCTCCAGTTGCATAACCATAGTATTCAGATGAATGGCCAGCTGCTTGAACTTTATTTGTTAATCCACTTGCTGAAAATACACCAAATGATTCTGAAGGAAAATGGAATTGTATATAGGCATTAGAATATAATATTGCACCCCATTCCGGAGCTGACATGCCAACAGCAGGATAACTAATCGATGACCAAGTTGATCCAATTAGTGCCGCATTACCGTCTGAAGCAAATGAAAATCTATCAAGTGTAGAGCCAGATGCTCCCACACCTGGGTTAGATGATCCTCCTGAAACATAACCACTAACAGTTCCTTGCGCTGTAAAAGGTATGAAAAATGCTATCGTAAATTCTGACAAAGCAGTTGCTAGATTAGCGCCATCAGATGCTCTAAATGTTATACTAAATATACCACCAGAAGAATCATAACCTGCTGATAAAATATCTTCAAGTGACTTAGCGATAATGGTGAATGTACCATTTGAATCATTACTTACTGTAGCAAGATCATTACCAGAATCCGTAATCGAATAACCCCACTGAATTGGTAGTCCATCTGGATCGGTAGCGGATAGTGTAATACTAGTTGCTATGCCACCAATAGAATCTAGTTCATATTCTGCATCTGGCTGACCACCTGAATCCCATGTTGGTGTTTGATTAATTAATGCAATATTATACCAACTAGTGCCAGTCCAAATATAAAGACTATTTGTTTCAGCGACATAAGCTTGATCACCAACTTGATTATTAGTCGTCGACAAATCATTTACTTCTGAATAATCTTCAGTGCCTAAAGGAACATCTGATGATATTTTTTCCTTAGTTAGCTTTTCGTTATCACCTAACAAATTTGCTAAATTTCTACCATTTGATTGAGCCATTATTATTCCTTAGTATTGTTGTCCAGTACCACTCATAGCGTATGTCAAATCACCAACATCTGTTGCATTAGCATCTGATGCGAATGGAAACTTATCAATAACGTTTGATGCTCCAGCAGGTGTACCACCACCAGAAGTATATCCATAATCAGTAGATGATTGTCCTGCTGGAGAACCTCTATCTACAGACAAAGTTCCGACAGATGTTGCGTTAGCATCTGATGCGAATGAGAACTTGTCGATGGGATCACCACCAGCAGTATATCCATAGTTAGCAGAGTTTTGTCCTGTTGCTCCAAGTTTACCAACTGTTAGATCTCCGACATCTGTTGAGTTCGCATTAGTTGCAAATGGAAACTTTTCGATAACATTTTGAATTGGATGACCAGCACCAGCGAATCCGCCTGTATTATATCCATAATCAGCAGATGATTGTCCTGCTACGCCGTATTTAGCAGAAGTTAGATCACCAACATCTGTTGCGTTCGAATTAGTTGCAAATGGAAACTTGTCGATGATGTTTGTTACTCCATCACCTCCAGAAGTATATCCATAATCAGTAGATGATTGTCCTGCTGCATCACGTCTATCAAGAGTTAATTCACCAACACCTGTTGCTGTACCGTCTGCTGCGAATGGGAATTTATCAATCTTTACATACCATACATTGTAAGTATTACCACCAGAGTTATATCCATATTCAGAAGATGATTGGCCTGCTGTTTCTCCTCTAGCAAGTGATAATGAACCAACATTTGTTGCATTAGTATCTGATGTTAATGAGAACTTACTAATTATGTTTTGGTTTGAAGTATATCCAAAGTTAGATCCCTGTGCGTGAGTGCTTGATGCTTTAAATGCTATCGTAAATTCTGACAAAGCTGTTGCAAGGTTTACACCATCAGATGCTCTGAAAGTAACATCAAAAGTACCACCAGAAGAATCATAACCGGCTGATAAAATATCATCAAGCGACTTAGCGGTAATTGTAAACGTACCGTTTGAATCATTACTTATTGTTGCTAAGTCGTTACCAGAATCGGTAATCGAATAAGTCCATTCAATTGGTAGGCCATCTGGATCAGTTGCTGATAGTACGATTGAAGTAGCAGTGCCACCAATTGAATCTAAATCATATGCAGCTTCTGGTAAACCACCTGAATCCCATGTTGGTGTTTCATTAATCAATGCGATATTATACCAACTTACACCAGTCCAAATATAAAGACGATTCGTTGCTTCAATATAAACTTGATCGCCCACTTGGTTGTTAGTTGCTGGTAAATCATTTACAGTTGAAATATCTTTAGTACCTAAAGGAACATCCGATGATACACTTTCTGTAGTTAACTTTTCGTTATCACCTAACAAATTTGCTAAATTTCTACCATTTGACGCCATTTTAATTATCCGATAACTATATTTTGATTTGCTGCTAATGTAAATGGATCATATGTCCAAAGTGAAGAATTTGTTACAATATGTCCTGGTTGTACATCAGCACTCGATCCATCAGATCTACATAAATAATATGTTCCTGCTGTTGCGGTATAAGATGAAATATATATTCCATCAAACCAATAATAAACTTCACCTGTTGCAGTATTAAATAACATTGATTGTGTTCTGCCACCAATGTTATCCCATTCTTTTATGTGATCAGCAGCTGATCCTAAATGGTTAGGCGATAAATATGTGCTTGTTAAACCAAACCCTAAAGTTCCCCAAGGACCAGAACTCGTTGGTTGAAACTCTACATAGTACCATGCTGGATCACCACTTCCCATTGTATAACCAACACTACTGAACCCTAATGTTCCTAATTGTGGTGTTTGTGTTACAGTATAACCATAACTACTAAAAGAACCAGCCCAAGAACTACTAAGAGCAAAATTAGTAGTTGTAGATCCAAGATCAATTGGTATTAATTCTGGACCAGTTATATAACTAATTTCAAATGATGAAGTCGTTGATATTAAGTTAACTCCATCTGTTGCTTTAAAGATTATATCAAATGTACCGCCTTGTGAATCATATCCAGCAGCAATAATATCATTTAATGATTTTGTAGTAATTGTCATTAATGATGAATCTTGTGTAATATCAACAAAAGATTGTGCAGAATCAGAAGCAGTATAACTATATGTAACAGGTAAACTTTCTGGATCAAAAGCAGAAAATGATATTGTTAATGGATTACCACCATTTGAATCTAAAATATAACTTTCATTTGGCGCGCTATCCCAACTTGGTGGATCATTAATTACAGCAATACTATACCAACCTTGGCCAGTCCACATAAATAAACGACTTGTTTCTTCAACAAATGCTTTTGCACCAACTGCATTATTAGCTGCAGGCAAACTCGCAGCATTAGAATATGATTTAGTACCTAATGGAAAATCAGCTACTAAATCATCTGCTGATATAGTAGTTTCAGTTCCTAATAAATTAGCTAGATTTCTGGCATTTGATTGAGCCATTTATTATTCCTTAGTATTGTTGTCCAGATGCATTAAATCTTTTAACTGTTAAATCGCCAATACTTGTTGCACTAGCATCTGCCGCAAATGGATATTTGTCAATTGTAGTTCTACCAAATGGCGCCAAACCATATCCGCCATCGATAGGGAAGAAATATAAACCGCCAGAAGAATATCCATAACCATCAGAAGATTGGCCAGCACCAAGTTGTCTATTTTGTGTTAATGTACCAACAGATGTTGCAGTACCACCCGACGCAAATGGGAATTTATCAATTACATTTGTTGCCCCAGCGTTTGAACCACCAGCAATATAACCATGTGTAGCAGATGAACTTGTAGCAAGGCCTTGTCTAGCAACTGATAAAGTGGCTGCTGAAGATGCATTAGTATCTGATGCAAATGGGAACTTATCAATCGTATCAAAGTATGTAGTACCAGGACTAGTACCACCACTTGAAAAGCCTTCTTCGGCAGATGAATGACCATCAAGGTTTTGTCTTGCTATAGAAAGGTCTGCAGTATAAGATGAATTTCCATCAACAGCAAATGGGAATTTATCAATTCTAGAAGTTACGCCTGGAGTCCAACCACCAGCAGCATAGCCATTTTCTGTTGAACTGTGACCAGCTATATTTTGTCTTGCATCTGTTAAACTACCAATTTGAGATGCATTACCATCACTAGAAAAAGCAAACTTATCCATTACCGCACTCCATGATGGAGTTACACCACCGGTATCATATCCGTTTTCTGCAGAAGATTGACCAGCACCACCTTGTCTTACTTGCGTAAGATTACCAACATCAGTTGCGTTTGCATCGGATGCAAATGGAAACTTGTCGATAACATTGAAAGTTGCATCTACTGGATTTTCATCATAGCCGCCAGATGTATATCCATAGTTTGTTCCACCAAAACCAGCGATTTTAAATGAAATAGAAAATTCAGACAAAGCGGTTGCTAGATTAACACCATCAGATGCTCTGAAAGTAACATCAAAAGTACCACCAGATGAATCATAACCTGCATTTAATATATCAGTAAGGGACTTAGCGGTAATAGTGAATGTTCCGTTCGAATCATTTGTAATAGTAGCGAGGTCGTTGCCCGAATCTGCAATCGAATAAGTCCATTGAACTGCTAGTCCATCTGGATCTGTTGCTGCGAGTGTAATAGTAGTTGCAGTTCCACCAATAGAATCCAGTTCGTATGCAGCTTCTGGTAAACCACCAGAATCCCAAGTAGGTGTTTGATTAATCAATGCAATATTATACCAACCTTGACCTGTCCAAATGTATAAACGATTTGTCTCTGTTACAAATACTTGATCACCTACACTTGCTGTTCCTGGTAAAGATGCTGCTGTTGCATATTCTTCGGTACCTAATGGAATATCTGATGATAAACTTTCAGCTGGTATAGTAGCACTAGGACCTAAAAGTTTTGCTAAATTAACTGCGTTTGTTGTCATTTCTTATTCCTTAGTGTTGTTGTCCTGCTGCACCATGTCTAGCAACGGTTATATCGCCGACGTCAGTCGCATTACCGTCTGCTGCAAATGGGAACTTATCAATTACATTAGAAACTCCTGGTAAAAAACCACCAGAAGCATATCCATAATCAGTAGATGATTGTCCGACAGCCCATAATCTAGCAACTGTTAGATTACCAACGTCTGTTGCATTAGCGTCAGTTGCGAATGGAAACTTGTCGATTACATTTGTTGGACCTGGAAATCCACCAGAAGCGTATCCATATTCAGAAGATGATTGACCTGCTAGAGCATTTTTAACACCAGTTAGATCACCAACATCTGTTGCGTTGCCATCAGATGTAAATGAGAACTTGTCGATAACATTCGAATATGCAGTTCCATAACCGCCTGCAGAATATCCGTTTTCAGATGATGATTGTCCTGTTACTCTATATCTAGCAACGGTTAGATCTCCGATATCTGTTGCGTTAGTGTCTGTTGCGAACGGGAACTTGTCGATGACGTTGGATGGACCTCCACCACCAGAAGCATACCCATAGTCAGAAGAAGATTGTCCTGCAGGTGTGTTATTCCTAGCAACGGTTAGATCACCAACATCTGTTGCATTAGCATCGGTTGCGAATGGAAACTTGTCGATAACGTCTGATATTCCTGCATCATAACCAGCAGAAGTATATCCAGATTCAGATGATGATTGTCCTGCTGCAGAATATCTAGCACTCGTTAAATCACCAACATCTGTTGCGTTGCCATCAGATGTAAATGAGAATTTATCAATTACATTTACAACAGCAGGATCTTGGCCACCAGTAGCATATCCATAGTTAGAACCTTGGAAAGAATACGGTAAAGCAAATGCTATTGTAAATTCAGATATGGCTGTAGCGATATTGATATCATCGGTTGCTTTAAAGGTAACATCAAATACACCACCATTAGAATCATAACCTGCTGCAATAATATCTGCAAGGGATTTTGCAGTAATAGTGAATGTACCATTTGAATCATTAGTAATAGTCGCAAGGTCATTTGCAGAATCTGTAACAGAATATGTCCACTTAATAGGTAAACCTTCAGGATCTGTTGCAGATAATTGAATTACTGTAGCAGTACCGCCAATTGAATCTAGTTCGTATGCAGCTTCTGGTAAACCGCCAGAATCCCACGTTGGGCTTTCATTAACAATTGCAATATTATACCAGCCTGCGCCAGTCCAAATGTATAAACGATTTGTTGCTTGAACAAATGCTTGATCACCAATTTGATTTCCTGATGCGGGTAAATCATTAGCAGTTGAATAATCTTCAGTACCTAATGGAATATCTGCTGATAATTGAGATGCATCGATTGTACCAATGGATGAACTGGTGACCGTACCATCGTTATTAATGAGTTTACCTAATAATAGACTTTTTGTTGGCATTTAAAATAGCTCCGAACATTTTTCGATATAAAGCTATTTATATATTTTTCACCAACTACCGTCGTCGAATACAAACAATACTCTTAGAAACAAGAGTTGAAAATCTAATTTGTACATATTAGGATTTAAATCATCTGGTTTTATAACTTCCCAATCAAAACGCCAATGGAAAGGATTAACAATTATATGGATCCATATACCAGAATAATATATCCATTTAAAAATTTTATTCACTAATGATTCTTGGTTCATTTAATAATTTTCCAAAAGTTAAGAAGTAACCTTTTGCTTGTAAATAGTTATCAGCACGCGTAGTTAATACTGTTGGTATTCCCTTTAGATCAACTTTGCATTCCCACAATTTCATGTTATTAACCAATCATCTTCATTTTGTAATACAACAGTTTCCATACCATCAAATTCAGAAATACGAAAAAGAGTTCCAATTGGAATCCATTTAATTTCAAGTTCTTCAGCACCACCAAGATATTTAAATTCTTTATTAGGGTAATCTTTTAAATAATCTTCAATATTATCTAACCAATCCATAAATGAATTATTTGTGGTACTTTTCTTTAGTTCTTCAAGCATATAAATTAAGCTTGGATCATATAGTAACTCTTCTACTTTATGCCATGAATACCACCCATAACCATAAGTAGGTTTGTAAATAACACCAACTTTACCATCACGAATTTCTTTTTTCATTTTACTGCTCTCAGTGCCGGAAACCATTGCCATTCTTCATCACCTTGTAATTCATGAGGATATGCAAATCGCATAACCATTTTTTTATCATCCCATATTTCCATACAATCAATAGGACGCATCCATTCACGAAACTCTAATCCTAATTCCATCAATGGAATCATATCTCCACTATGACCATATAAATTATTATTGATTCTTAGATAATACATTTTCAAGTTCCATTATACGTTTCTTTAATGTATATATTTCAGCTTCTTGCTTGCGTATAATATTTACAAGATCATGCTTTTCTTGTTGTTCCATATTTGCACGTCTACCGTTTTTCCAATTACCACAAGTCGCTTTAACAGCATCAAGATATTCTATTTGTTTATCTGTTGTAGCATCTTCCCATTGCTTTGGATAAAGTATTTTAATCTCATCACAATCAACCATACCCGCATCATCTAAATGCAAGTTACCATTACGAATATGTTGCTTAAGCTCTTTAGGTTTTAATCCTAAAAGTTTAGCGACTTTGTGAAGATATAGAACCATTGTTCTTCCTGTGTGTAGGTGGACGGAAGTGTTTATCGTAACGTTGTAAATGTAAGCAACTAGTTTGTTCAAATGAAAGAGCATATTGTTCTTGATAAACTTCACACGACTCACGTGTTGGTAATTCCATAATAGGAATCATTCCTCCATGAGTGCTAATGAATAATACAAATACATCAATCATTGGTATGACCTTTAAACAATTTATGTTCACCAGGCGGAGCAAACTCATCCATCGTACAAATTGCATCTTCCTTACGTCTGAAATACATGCAAACACCAAGTGGAGTACAAATATACCACATATTTACTTTTTCATCATATTTAATATCTGACTCTTTCATTTTGTTACTGCCATAAACAAACCAATATTAGAGAAAGCATAACCAAGATAAGCTAATCCCATGCCGGTATTACCTTTTATAAACTGATCAACGAACACATAGGTATAGATAACACCTGTTACTGCAATTAAATGTCCACTCATGCTATAAACCACCTATAAATTCCCCATAAATCTATAAAGATAAAGAAGAAGTTTTGTATAAACATTGGTACATCTTTATGTTTTATAAACAAATAAGATAATGCGATATGACCACTCAAGAATATAAAGAAACCATATCGACTAATTTCAATATTAGAAGATAGTAATAGTGCTGCAGTTAAAAAACATGCAGTACCAAACCATTTTAAAAATTCTATTCTTTTTTCACTCATTTATAAAACTTCACAGTGCGTGATTGACCTTGATCATCAGTAAATGTAATTGTTGAATGACTATACACTCGTTCTTCTCGACGAGAATGTCGTGTTACTTCTGAGCAAGTTTCTTCTTGACGATAACCAACTACACCACCTTCACGTTTAGCACCTTGTCTAGCACCAATGATAGCGCCTAATGCGGTCATTGCATCTTTACCACTACCACTACCAAATTGATGTCCAATAGCACCACCAATAATTGTACCTGTAATAGCACCAGCTACATCATCATTTCGAGTTTGACCATAAATTGGAACCTCTACCGTTCGACATTCATGATGTGTTTGTGGTACTAATGTGGTTACCATTTTATAATGATCAGTTACATAACCATTCGCGACAGCGCCTTCTGCATTAGCTAATCCAGAAGTTAATGCCAATGCCATTACAATACTAATCTTTTTCATTAATCTTCTCTCTCATTTTTTGCATTTTAACATATGATTCATACCATTCAGATGGAGTCATCATTTCAGTTTTACGATATCCCATCTTTAATCCAACTTCACGATATGATTTCTTTAATATCTTAGCAGCTTTAGTGCCAAGGAATCGTGATACTAGTTTAATATGAGTTAGTCTAAATGGTAAACCATGATGAGCATTACCAGCTGAATGAGCCAACTCATGAAGCAGTGTATCCATTTTAAGACCATACCTAGGACACAACTGAATCTTGTTATGCCATGCTAGTCCAGCAGTGCCGCTTCTATAACCCATATCTTTCTTTTCTAAGATTTCAACTTCATGACCAGCAATGTCTTTCCAAAGTTTAGATTTAAGAATACGTTTAGTTACCTTACGTGCTTCTTTATAATCCTCAAACTTTAGAATCTTAATGCCTTCTTCAATCCATTTAGAACGAGCAATACGTTCAGCTTTATAAACCTTGCTTTGTTCTGAATCTTTAAAAGCAGTTCGACCTTTACGACGTTGCTTCATAGTATGCTTATGACAATAGTCAGCATACTTATTCGCTAACTCAGTTGAACCAAGAATGTCAGCCCATTTGTCAAATTCATACAACATGTTAAGCAGCTTTAAGAAGTGAAGCAGTTACATTCCATGTGCCATCGAATTCAGTAATAACAACGATGTTTTTAGGATTGACCTTTTTAATAATACCTGACATTTTGCCATTCTTACCAGTCCATTTGACTTTATCACCAACTGAAAATTTAGCAGCAGCTTTACGTGAATTCATTTTAGTTTGATAATTGAATTGATCAGCAATCAAATTCATATCTGATGCTGATGCTTTAGCGAAAAGATCTGCAATGGTTTTTAATTCGTTTGAAGTAAGACTCATAGTTTCTATCCTTTTTCCAATTTATGGTTATATTCTACCATGATTCTTCTCAAATGTACACCTTTTTGTGAAAAAAGTTTTTCCTTTAAAATCAATGGCTTAGGAGATAGTGTGACGTAAGCCATTGATTCTATTAACTATTTTATTTTTTAATAGGGGTATAAATCTTAATTAATTTCTTTAATAATGGTCAAATATTCCATTCTTTTTGCTCATCAATAGCTATCCGAGCACATTGGATATAATCTTTGTCTTCTTCTGACATGACACTCCAGAATTTAGTGACGCTATCAATAACTTCATTGACTACTTCTGGATTCTTTAAGTGATAGTTACCTTCCATCCAATGTTGTATTGCGTTCATTCGATCGTTAATTTTATCGTAAATATTTGCCATCACTTATCTCCTTAAATAAAGTCCAGTTACCGGATCTGGAGTGACCATATCGTTGCCACGGCTCAATGTCATCATAATAATCACGCATGATCTATCGTGTCATGTAACGCTCAGCTCTCACGGAGAGGCGAGTTATAGAGTATATTCATCTAGCTTTTCATTAAGTAAACGAATAGATTTTGCTCCATTTTCTGTTGGACGTCTCATTTCTTGTTCCAACGTATTTGCTAATTCGAGAATTAACATTTGATAATGTTTTTTCTCATTCCATTCTTCGCTATTATTATATATTCTAGCAAAGCGAGATTTTAAATCACAAAATGTGTATGCTAAATCTTCAGCTTCTTCACCAATTTGTTCAATCACTTCTTCACGAGTAATATCTAATTTTCCATCAAAGAATTCAGTACCATAAACTGAATGATATAGTGCAGCCTTTACAACTTCAGGACCAACCTGTTTACCACTTTCAGCAATCAACGCAGTACGATGTAAATGTTCAAATAGTGTAATACCTGAATGTGGAATCTCATCTGTACGGTCTTTAATCCATTTTACAAATGATTGATTATATTCAGGGCCGGCAGTTTTAAATACTAATACTGATCTAAATACTGGACACGCTCTTGTAAGACCACGTGCTGAATGCCAGATATCTGAATTGAAGATTACACCACGATTTCGTTTAGGAAAAGCTGCACCCTTAAAATTATCATTATCATCTAAGAATGTTGTTTCACCACCCCAATCACGATCCCATTCTTCTTCATTCATATAAATCAAAATAGTTTCTGATACTGCGTCAGGACCATATTCGTCTTTAATCCAAATATCATCTTTGTGATAATAAGCATCAGTGCCATAGGTATAACCATTTACATATGCTCTTACTAATACACGATCTCCAATTACTTTTTGGATTTGATCCCAAAGCTCTTGAATTTTTGGATGTGCATTAATATAAGGAAGTTCATTATGGTCATAACCTACAACACGGCTACTCTTTAAAAGCATATTATTCCAATGGCCATAGTCATATGTGCGGCGTGGATTTGATTTCCAGCCATATGACATACCACGACCATTTGAAATATAGAGATCTCTAATCTCGTCAATTAATGGCTCTAAACCATCTAAATTGAATATGCCAATTTCGTCCATTATGCTACCTCTACTAGATAACCTTCATCTGTTGTAGAGATACGAACAATCTCACGATCATCAACTTTAGTGCCAAGAGCAATATAAGGACCGCCAGAAGGATCGAACATCCCTAAGTCGTTCAAATCCAAACCGTCTTGACCTTCTTTACCGCCTACACGACCATAGCCAAAATCTTCAATAATAAACTTATAGGTATTATCTGTTATAGCATTAAAACTATATTCTTTATTAGAACGGTTTTTATATGTTGTATTACTTTCGTACATTATAGACCTTCTCCACCAACAATACGATTAGCACCACAAAGCATACCATAATCACCTTTTTGAGTTGAATCAAGTACACGTAGAACTTCTGATGCATTACGACCAACATTCAAACCATGCATTGAAACATGTTTGATTACACCATTTGGATCAACAATATAAGTTACACGATATGGAACGTTAGCTTCTTCAGAAACAATACCCATCATTGTAGCAAGCTTATTACCAGAATCTGCAACCAAAGTATGCTTAAGGTCTTTTAAATCTGGATGTGAATCGCGCCAACCTAAATGACAGTATTCATTATCAGGAGATACACCATAAACGGTTGCATCTAATTCAGCAAACTGATCAACATGATTATCAAAGTCTACAATTTCAGTAGGACAAACAAAAGTAAAATCTTTTGGATAGAAATAAATTACTTTCCATCCTTCAGCTTTAGCCATATCGACTTTTTCAAATTGACGATCTGCTGTCAATGCTTCTAATTCCAATTCAGGAAATGGTTTATCTAAATACATATATCACCTATATAAGTTAAAATGGTCTCGGTGGCTGGATTCGAACCAACGACCCCGTGGTCCCAAACCACGTATTCTACCAGACTGAACTACACCGAGTAGATTGGAGCGGGTAGCGAGAATCGAACTCGCAGCATCAGCTTGGAAGGCTGAGGTATTACCATTATACGATACCCGCATTATATTAAGTATGTACAATTCTTATCAGATTTATGATTATAATACATTTGACCTTCATTGTACATAGATTTTTTAATAAATTTTTTAAAGTCTTTTTCTACTTTAGTAATTAACATCCATGAAACACTATATGTATTATCTACATTATTGATTGTTTCGTAATCACCTACGATAAGTTGCTCAACATAATCGATGTTTTTCAAAAAAGTCGACACATTTTCAGGTTTATCCCAAGAATACCAACGAACATCTGGCTTACTAAGAAACTTCATACGCTTGACTTCAGTTCGTTTACCATTCCACATCACATCCCATGCGTAAGTACTACGATCTTTTTCATCAAATTTAGAAGGATTCTTTGTAGCGCCTTGACGCTTTAAGGCCAGTTCAAGAATAACACCCGCTTTAACAGAGTTATAAACTTGAGCATATCCTCTATTTCGATTACGCTTAGGACAGGCATGAATGTCTTTAGCCATTGTTTCTATGAAGTCTAACTCTTCGTCAGACATTTTAAAAGTAATATTCTTAAGCTTCATAATCAACTCTAAAAATTGGAGCCAGTGATAGGAATCGAACCTACGACATCCACATTACAAGTGTGGTGCTCTGCCTGCTGAGCTACACTGGCAAATTAGACAGTTTCTTAACTTGTCTAGGTTAGCCCAGATGGTGCACCACTCATTCAATTATGTGGAATGAGACACAAAATTTGGTACCAGCGGGCGGACTCGAACCGCCATGACCATTACAGTCGAGGGATTTTAAGTCCCTTGTGTCTACCAATTTCACCACGCTGGCAAAGCAGCCTCCCCATAAGGAGAGGCCTGTGCATTTATTTATGCAGCGCCATTAGCAGCGTAGTATGCTGCAACCATAGCACGAGTAGGAGTGCCAAGACGATAGAAATTCTTGGTTTCACCTTTGCTATTAGTACGAGCATTAGAATAAACGGCGTAACCTTTCATGCGAAGCTGACGAACAGCCTCATGTGGGTTACCAACTTTGAAACGAGCAGCGATTTGCTTCGCAGTCATCTCTTCGCCAGCTTTAAATGCTTCTAGTACACGTGCAGTTTTTGACATAATAAATTACTCCATTTTGAGTTTAAGTTAAAATTGCATTATAATTTATAATGCGTTATCAGCTCATTATTGAGCAGATTCATCTGAAGGCTTTTTAAGTTCACCTTCTAATTCCATTAGCATTTCAAAGACACCTTCGAAATGGTTATATGTATCAAGACCATCAGGTAAACCTAAATAGATTTCAACCTGATTGATAATTTCATTAAGTAAGTTTTCAGCTCTAACAGTCATCATTAACAAATGCTCCATCAATATAACCTGCGATATATTCTTCAGACACAGGACCTATAGTTGATTGCAGCATTGGACGTACATGTTCTTTTTGAAAGTCTGAAGGAATCCAATCTTTTGCTCGATCATCTTGACCAGCACTAACACCTTTAAAATAATCCATAAAATTCATAGTAACTCCTAATCGCAATTATCTGCCATATAATTAGAAACGCTATCATAAATTTGTTTTAAGAAATTTTCTGGAACCATTGAAAGAACGGTTTCAACATCAATTTCACCAGTATTAACCATACCAGCTAAAAGTTCTTGATAATTTTTATCCATTGAATTTGTCCTCGTAAAGATATATTATAACACAGTTTTCTGAGAAAGTAAACACTTTATTCAAATTCAATTCGCAAACGTTGCTCATCAATTTGTTTAACCATTTCAGGTGTAACATCTGTCATATCAGCAATTTGCTCATATGTGTTATAAGGAAACTCGGCAAGAAGTTCACTAATTTCTAAAACTTTATTACCCATTTTACTCATTTTGTACCTTCCTTTTCAAACATATCCAAAACATAATCCCAACCAAGATCTTTCACTGCAGCATTCACCAACTCTTCATCATTGATGTTGGCTTCCATATATGAAGGTGAATAACCCATGCCACTCATAATCATTTGCAAGCGAAAACGCATTACATTATTAAGACCACAAGTACGAACATATGTCATTGTTTCAACTATATCAGATGCTGATACCATTAAAATACTCCAAGAGAAATTAATAAATCACGAGAAAAATGCATTACCAATGCAATAGCAAGTAGAGTTAAACCAATCACTTGAGAACGATTCATATTAACCTTCCATCCGTTTAATGTATTCTTGATAGACAGGTTCGAACTCTGGATTAGATTTTACTGCTTCTCGAATTGCTTTAGATTCAGCTTCACCTTTAGTATAAACACGATGATCATCTGAATAAGAATACCAGAAGTCATGACGCGAAAGCATTGTTTCAAATTCTTCTAAAGTCATTATACATACTCCACAGTGCGATCATATTCAGCACGTTTAGCAACATACTCTGCTTGCAATTTTTTAATATGCTCATCAGTGCAGCCATCATTCATATAGATTTCGTGAGTGATACGCCGTGATAGTTTACTCATCTCGTCCATCAATAAACGAATTTGCCAAGTTAGTTTAATCTTTTTCATAATATATCTCCTTAGGTGTAGAAAGTTTCACCAGTGAAAACATTAACAACCTGTTCACCAGGTCCTAATGCTGCACGAGCTTCTAAACGTTCTTCCTCAATTTGTTCAGGTGTACGATTTTTGCGAGCTTCAATATATTTGGCAATCGCTTCAGCATCTTGTTTATCTTTATAAGAAAGAGTGCGGCGAACATCAATAAATGAAATGAAACCAGCTTCACAAAAATCAGTTAACATATCTTCAAATGGACAACGGTCATTTGACTTCCAAAAGATTACACCATCAGACATATAAGTACGTTCATAGTTTTCAGCAATTGTTTTTGCATCATAACCAGTGAAGGTGTTTGTTAATTTTGATCTAATCATGTTTTCTATCCTTTTTCCAATTTATGGTTATATTCTACCATGATTCTTCTCAAATGTACACTTTTTTGCGAAAATAATTTTTCCTTATAAATCAATGGCTTACGCAAAACTCGGCTCTAAGCCATTGATTTTATTAATTATTTTATTTTTTAATAATGGTATAAATTTTCTTTATTTTGCTTTAGATTTACTGATTTCTGTGATTTTTCCATTAGAAACCTTAATATAGACGTCTTGCCACTGTCCAGTGTCTTTATCTGTGTCATAGAAATGGATATCTCCACTAATATCTTCTCGAAATACCCAATCCCAGAAGACTTCTTTTATACGTCTGCCATCTTTGACATCCTGCATCCAATCTCTATCGACTTTCTTAAACCATAATTCATCCTTTCGAATTTCATATAATTCAAGACATTGTTCAGGTGTATCTTTTGTTTGATACAATTTACCATTATAGTTTATATAATCAAACATACCCATTATTTCTTTTCATCAAAATATAATTGATTCCATGCTATAGAATAAGTTCCTTTATTAGTGACTAATTGCCAACCATTAAAGGATTCGATTTTTTCATTTGTATTTTTTTCTAGGTATTCTCTAAACTGAATTAGTGTATCCCATTTACGGTCAAAAATCGATTTTTCTTTTTTCAAGATTTATTCTCCAGTTATGATATTATAGATTTCTTTCCAATTGTTTACACGAATTACTTCGTCTTTTACTTCAACATCTTTGTTATGATCGTGATTCATTAGAATACTTTCTAATCCCATCTTAACACCAACATCAGCGTTTTCTGGTTTATCTTCAATCCACCAACAACCTGTATCGGCATAGTGTGATAGCGCTTCATCTTTATCTGCACCAGTGTCTAAGTAGATATACTTTTCAAAGACAGATGGTCCAAACATTTCAATAAGGTTTTTAGTACGTAGACGTTGGCTATATTCATCATCACTTAATGAACTAATTATGTGGAAAACATAACCGTGTTCTTCATGTAGTTTTTTAATAAATTTAATTGCATCTTTATATGGTGGAAGTTTACGAATCCATGCAGACTCATTAAACATCCTTGCATACATTTTACCTTCATGGCGTGGAAGACCATAACGATCAGCGACTTTGTAGATATCGCGACCAACTATATTTTTGCCATGACGTTTCATCCAACCATCAAATGCGTATAACCAGTCAAATAGTACACCATCAGCATCGGTTAGAATTACTTTTTCATTGATCATTTATCAGCTTTTCCTTTTTCATACATTTCATTACTATAATTAAACAACCAGGTTATAAAGTCGTCTATGTCCATCTTATCAAAAAAGATTTGTTCATAAACGGCGCCAGCCATTTGGCCAAACTCCCGGTCATTCTTAGGCTTATTTTCATTGCTCATAAGAACCTCCATAATTTTACTAATATATTATATAACAGTCTTTTGGAAATGTACACTCTTTTGTGAAATTAAAATTGCTTTAAAATCAATGGCTTAGAAATTATTTTATTGGAAGGTTAGAAAAAACCTTAAGTTTATCTCTTTTTTGCTGCTTTCTAGACTCTAAATGTTTATCCATTAATAGATATGGATCAATTGCTTCATATTCTTTCATTAAATCAATGATGCATAACATGTCGCCAATCTCAGCAGCGAGGTGATGTTGATTAGTACTTGAATCGCCAAAGCGAATAATCTTAGAACATTGCTGTTGGATTTCAGCACATTCTTCCATAAGAATAGTTAGAAGTTCTTGTTGTTGTTCTAAATTTTGTAAGTCTTTACTTTTAGGCGTATAGTCCAAATTCATTTTAATACCTTTCACAATCATTACAAGATGATGATGTACAACCAGTACAGTGTGTTGCTAATTCTCTGTTTATATATCCAATTCTTAACATTGCTACTTCTAATGTACTTGGATATGAGATTATATGGTGTCCGTCGTGTATCTTATAATTATAGTTTACATCATCATAAAAGATCGTATATTGACCTTTTCTAATTACTTCTTGATACACTTGGCATTTCTCCTATCATAACTAGCAATTTTATTTATAAATATTATAACCTATAAACCAATAAAAGTACACACAATAATGATAAAATTAATAAGTGTAGGTGTCTTGGTTTTCTTTATATATGGCTGTGAAAACTTTAATAGTGTCTTTACTTACTCTGAAACTGGAGTAAAATATGGAATTGAAAATAAACCAAATGCTGAACAAATCTCTAATGGAAAGAGATTATTTAAAAATATACTTGAGCCAATTAGTAATCAATATGGCGGCTTAGTAGTAACTAGTGCTTTTCGTAATGAAAGGATTAATAAACTAGTAGGTGGATCATTAAACTCTCAACACATGACTGGTGAAGCATTAGACTTTCGTGTACCAGGAAAATCTCATAAAGAAGTTGCGAGATGGATTATTGATAACTTAGAGTTTGATCAATTAATATTAGAACCGACATGGATTCATATATCTTATTCTGATAAAAATAGAAATGAAGTTTTAACTTATAAGAATAATAGATTTTATAGGGGTATAAAATAAAAAAGGACTCCGAAGAGTCCTTATGTATAGATGCTAGTTACTTATCCCACTGTACGCCACTAGCAAAGCGAGTTCTTACTTGTCGATTGTTATTAATCCAAGTTCTTCAAGTTTTCCTTCTGGTTCTGCCATACGCTTGAACAAGTCATCATATGCTTCGATTCCTGGAATCTTACCAATATGCTCTTTCTTCATATAGTAGTAAAGAGGACGTGAGATTGGATACGAACCATCCGCAATCGTTTCAAAGTCTATATCAACACCATTGATTGAAGCACCTTGTACCTTATCACGATTGTTATCTAAGAATGAGAAACCAAAGATACCAAAACGATTCTTTTCGGCAGTTAGTTTCATAATAACAACATTATCATTCTCACCAACTTCAGTTACATGACCATCTTCACGTAATGATGAGCATACTGCTTTATATCCATCTGGACCTTTTTTACCCATTTTGTAATCTTTCTTACAAGTCTTATGCATTACCAATTCAACAAATGCATCACGAGTACCAGATGTTGGTGGAGGAGAAAGAATATCAATCTTTATATTAGGTAAATCTGGATTAATTTGATTCCATGTTGTATATGGATTTTTAACCCACTTACCGTCAATTAATACTATTTTAGAAATTGCTTTGAATAATTCTTCTTTTGTTACAGAGATCTTTTCACCATCTTTACTATTAGCAAATGCAATACCATCAAAACCAATTAATCTTTCAATTGGAGTAACACCATTCTTCTTACATGTATCGATTTCTGATTGTTTGATTTGACGTGATGAGTTTGTAACGTCTGGAGTATCAACACCAATGCCTTTACAGAACAACTTCATGCCACCGCCTGAACCTGTTGATTCAATAACTGGTGCTTTGTATGTACCATATTTTCCGAGAGTTTCTGCCACGACTGTAGCGAATGGATAAACTGTAGATGAACCTACAATTTGAATTTGATCACGAGCTAATGCTGATGTAGTTATTAATAAAGCGCCTATCGCTAAAAGAGTTTTTTTCATTTTTTCTTTTCCTATTAAACATAGTACTACGTGGTACAATACTATCTATTGTTAACATCTAGAAAAATGAAAGTTAATTAACAATCTGTAATATAGCTGTAATAAAAAAGCACCCGAAGGTGCTTTAGAGTGGTAATATATCAAATACTATTGTGGGATATGTTGTAGCAAGATGTGCTACACATTGTAGAGCAAGTTCATAAGTGGCATATACTCGATCAATAGTAGTGCCTGAACTAGTATGTACTACAACATATCCCATAGCATTTAATAACCGCCTTTACGAGCAACGTATGGCAATCCTGCAATACGGTTACCCTGCTTTGATGGAGCACCTGGGAACAATTGGTACAAGTCTTTAGAACTTAACTTCTTATTCCAAATCTTACTCATACCTTTGTTAATAACACGTTCCATTGGTTGCTCATTGTGATCAAAGTACTGCTCACGCAAGTACTCAATCACATCAAAGTGTTCGGTTGTAAGTTCACTCATTGTGTCATCAGCTGCCGCCATTGCGTGTGCAACTTCTTCTGTCCAATCAGCGATATTAACCAAGTTACCATGCTCGTCAGTTTCGATGGTAACACCATTTACTTCTAATGCCATGATAACCTCCTTAGATACAACCAGTCGGCTTTGGTAGTCCTGCAATCTTACAGCCTTGCTTACCAGGACCATATGGGAATAGTTCGTACAAGTATTTGTTTGTACCATACTGTTTACCAAACTTCTTACCTACTGCTTTTGTTAATACACGAACTGCTGGAGCAATTTGAAACTCCTCATAGTATTCGCGTAGGAAGTTAATAATATCCCAGTGACGATCGGTTAATTCGATCTCTTCGTCTTTTGCTAGTTCTTCGGCAATTGCTGGAGTCCAGTCATTAATGTTTGCCAAGTAACCTTCTTCATCTACATCGTAACTCATTGTACATACCTCTTCATTATTTGCCAATCTGTTTCTTCACGAATCGGATTGCTTTCGGAACGGGACACTTGTCCCACCATAGTTGGAAGATTGTGTTCATTTCTTACTCCTTAAGTTTTTCTAATAGTAAATTTAAACTGGCCATTTAAATGCCCTGTGCTTTCAAGTACATCACCAGTTTGATTACAGAACGCTTCAAAATCCTTTACACTACCAGGATCTGTTGCGATAATTTCCAAGATCTGACCGCTTTCCATGCCTTTAAGACTTTTCTTTGCGCGTAAGATAGGTAATGGACAATTTAGACCAGTGGCGTCTAATAATACTACATCTGCCATATCTTATACTCCTATGGTAAAAAAAGGGGAGCCCAATTGCTCCCCCCATTATTTTATTTATATAGAATTATATTATAAATTCTTAAAATACCATGCGCATACCAACAATAGTAGTTGGATCTGTTGCATCGTTATCATCAGTGCTATAGTTTACATATGCAGCAGTTGACTTAGAGAAGTTATGTGCCAACTCAGCAATATAAGTTTGATCACCATTCTCTACATCTTCGATACCACCACGAAGAGTGTTATTGCCAAAATCAGTTGCAGCAACTGCAGTAACAGTTACAGTATCATCATTAGCAATTTCATAAGTAGCACCTACAGATAATGCACCAACGTTAGTTGTAGCACCAAATTGCTTAGTTGTTGCTGAAGTAGCTTTGTCTTCAGTATATACACCAGAAACACCTACAGCACCAAAGTCGTGTGAGATAGCAACTTCATAAGAATCAATCTTATCTTCACCACCATTGTCTTGAACTGTAGCAATAGAAACATCACCAACAGAAATAGCAACTACTGAATCAGCACGAGTACCACCGTCTGCACCAAATGAAGCGCCTTCAAAGATGTCAACAGTTGAGCTAGTAACTTGCTTAGTTAGATTTGACATACGACCAGCCATAACAGTAAAGTCTACCATATCCAATGCAACATATGCATCACGTGTAGCAGAAGAACCTTGGTCAGTATTTTCAGTATCAAGATCTAAAGAAATGTTAGCAGTAGCTGATGCGCCATTACCCAAATCTTCAGATACAGTAAAACCTACGTATGCATCATCTGCTGATGCGTCAGTGGCGCCATTGCTCATAGTGATTTGCTGATCAAGCTGGCCATAAACAACTGCACCTGCTGCTTTTGCATCCTTCTCTGGTGCGCAAGCTGCGATTAATGTTGCTGCTACAGCAACTGCTAATAAAGACTTTTTCATATTAACTCCTTAAGTTTTTAAAAAAGAAACTGTATCATAAAATATACAAATGACACAGCTGTATCATAAAATATACAGTATTATGTATATCTTTTTTTCCTAATATATTAGTATAATTACTAATATTCCTATTCAGATTTTTTATAATGGATAAAAATTTTTTATAGGATATAAAAAACCCCTCATGAAGAGGGGCTGGAATTTATAGCAGAATTGTATAAAGGTTATGACTTACCTAGATAGAATGCTCCTGCTGCAAGAATGGATGTTTTTAACCATTCAAAATGTACAACTGCATTTTCTAATCTAATAAACTCTGTTTGAGTTTTTGTTGTATCAATTAGACCAAGTAAATTAAAACCTGTAGTACGTTCAACTGGTACGACAACATCGAGTCCAGTTAAACCTGCTATCATTGCCCAAGCTCCCATACCAAGCATGGATAACACAAAAATTCTACGTGTTAATTTTGCAAATGGGTCATTACCAACTCGAGCTGCTGCAGCATCAGATGCTTTTGTTGCTCTTTTAGAAGCTTTATCAGCTTCCTCAGATTTAGCTTTCATCATGCCAATCATCATTTCTTGTTGGGCTTGTTTGGCTTTTTGTGCCTGATCCATGAATTTAAACAGGCCACCCATAGCTGCGCCACCAGCCATTGTTATGAGTTCCATAGGTATCATTGTTTTGTTCTCCTATTTATTATATGGTGCCTAATTTTATTTATAATAAAGAGGATTCCAGATATCAATGGAATAATTACAATAAACCAAGGGAATTCGCGAACGGCTTCAATTGATTTATTAGGATCAAATTTTATATCAGGCGTTGGAATAGGTAATGGCTCACCATTTTCATCGTGAGTTTTTACACTATCTATTTCTACATTAGGATCTTCAATTTCATCTTTTTGAGTATCATCAAAAAATAATGATGATTCACCTTTTAGCGCTTTACCTACTGGCAAAAAGGATAAAGTATTACATCCAACTAACGTAATACTTAACATCATAATAAAGATCAGTTTCATATCATGCTTTTTGAACTACCATAAAAGATTTAAACATCCATCTTAATTTTCTATGATAGTCAAGTCTTTCTTCCAGAAAGTTCACTAGTCCAAATTGTTGTGCTTCATCAGCCATATTGCGTGTTTCCAAGATTAAAGCTAATAGCTTATCATTATCTTGATTAATACGATCAATCATAACTCTTGAAGCTGGAATAGTTGTTTCATCTTCAATGATGCTTAGTTCACTAAATCTACCAAGTGAACCAGGCGCAAATGAATCTAATGCACGAATTTGTTCTGCATACTTATCTACAGAATTCCAAACGTCTTCATAAATATCACCAAAGAAATCGTGGAATTCATAAAAATCTGAACCTACAACATTCCAATGGTAATAGTGCGTTTTTAGATAGAATGCAAAGGTTGTAGCCAATGATTCTTTCATTTTATCAAGTAACTCTTCCATTTAAATTTCCTTTCTCGTTGGAATACATTACTATTTATATCACTTTTGCACGGTGTTAATCATTTCTTCGTACAAAATTTCAACTTCATCCATTTCATTACGAACTTCAGATAAGTTTTGTTTGTGATAAATGTTTGCAATCTTACGGACATATTTCTTTTCAACATCCAATTCTTCTGAGATGTCATTAATAATATCACGTTGAAGATCTTTTTCAGAGTCAACTCTTGTCATAGAGTTAGACATTTCAACGACTGCATTATATAGTTTCTTGCGATCTTCAGGACTAGATAGCATTTTTTTCTCCTTTTAAAGATTGAGGCTTTTGCCGATTGTACGATCTAACTCTTCGAGAGTAACCATATCTTGTTGTTTTTCAAGAACAGTTCTCTTTGGATTTAGATTGAATTTCTTTTCGAACCAAAAGTTAATAGTATCAAACTGATCTATTAACCATCTAAAAATTTTACGTTTCATTAAAATAATTCTTTTTCAGTTAATACTTTAAATTCATATGATTGTTGATTACACCATTCTTGTGCATACTTCCATTTAGCCTTATTGATATCCCATCGCTTTTGATAATAAGGTTTAATTTCAACTATTATTTTTCTATTGTCATATGTTTTAATCACAAAGTCTGGATAATAGTTATGCCACTTTTTATCCTTAGGTGAAACATATGGGATATGTAATTCTTCTGAACTCCATTCAAGTACTTTAGGACTACGATCACAATATAACATAAATCGTCTTTCCCATAGACTTCTATATGTTATACGATTGATATTACCAGAATATTTTTCTTTATTCTTTGGTTTATATCTTCCACGAATTGCTGTATTCTTCATAATTTGGTGGGCCCACAAGGACTTGAACTTAAAAAATGGTGCGCCGTGTCCGATTCGAACGGACGACCCCTCCGTTATGAGCGGAACGCTACTGACCACTGAGCTAACGGCGCAATAAATCTTCTATAGTCATATCATCTAACTTGTTTATCAATTTGGAGTCTATAACTATAAGTGTTTCTGTAAAGTGAGACCATTTTGCTTCATCACGATCCGTTTTGTATCCTTTTACTTCAATATATACATCTTCTTGCGGCAAATAGAAATCTGGGAAATAAGTTCTTTCGCTGCCATTCCATGTATAAGAGAATCCTTTCGGTTCATTATACCACTTTATATTTTGTTCGTCAAACCATTTAGCAACAGTTAATTCCCATTGACCTTTAAGTTTGCAACCGCTATACTCAACGATTTTTACTCTACCACACACATTATTCTTTGTATAAGATTCCGGATGTTTTTTAACTGCCTTCTGCATTGCTAAAGAATGACAGGCTCGCCTTTCATCATCCCAAGATTGGTTCTTACTCGCTTCAGAAATCTTCTTACGGGTTTCTTCAGACATTTCAGCACCGTATGTATATTGGTTACTACCTTTCTTACCCTTCATTCCATACGAAGGTTTTTTAATCTTCCTGTTTGGATTTGAATGACAGTATACTTCATGTGCTACATTGCTAGTCTTGGTCTTTGCTTCTCTTCTACAATATTGACAAATAAACATATTAACACCTCCATGTTTATTTATATGCTTATTTATCATTTCCAGAGTCCACTGCTCTAACCAACTGAGCTATAGGCCCTTAATAGATTCCGTAAACTGATTCTTCTGAAATCAATGCTGCTTGTGAATTATCAACACTGACTGCTAAAGCATCTCCCCATTTAACCGCAACTTTATCTCCAACTTGTACATCCTTTACATCAGGTCCAATCGCTAAAACAATTCCTGGTTTAGAACCTGTTTCTGCAGATCCTGTTAATACAATACCAGATTCTGTTGTGGTCTCTGATTTACCTTCTGCTAATAAGATATAGTCTTTTAATGGTTTCATAATGTTTCCTTAAATTGTTCCTTAAATTGGCGTCCCGTAGGACAAAACTTTTTACATTGTTCTATAGATTCTATTATAACAATATTTTTATATTGTGTCAATAGTCTATCTAACTTTTTCTTTTGAACTTTTACTGCTTGAGGATTTTTTGGATCTAAAAATAAATCGTAATCTTCAAGATAAAAGTCAGGAAAATAATTGTGTGTTACACCTTCTTCATCTATCCAAGGTATAGGATCTGGTCTTACCCACTTAATTTTTAATTCATCTAATCTTTTAGCTAATTCTAATTCCCAAGACGAATCTAATAGAATTCCTTTATACTCAACTGTTCCCTTTTTCAATCTTCTATGAGGAGATGCTAATGCTTTTTCTCTTAGAAGTTGTTTTGTCTCTTTAGTGTGCTTTTTACCTAAAAATGTTCCTGGTTTACCTTTCATTGGTGATTCAGGAACTTCTTTACCATCTAACCTAGCAACGGTATATTGATTTGTTCGGCCAGATTGTCGTCTGGCTTCATTCATCGCCTCAACATTATTTCTTCCCAAAGCATCAGCATATTCTTTTCTTTTAGGATTTTTATCGCACCATCTAGAATGGTTCGCCATCCAGCCGCTTGGTTTATCGGAAATATCAAATTCAGTTTTACAATGTTTGCACTTTCTTATATTCATAATAGTAACCTTTAGTAATTGGCGGGCATACCAGGATTCGAACCTGGAACGAGGGTTTAGAAGACCCTTGTGATATCCCTTTCACCATATGCCCTTGTTACTACTATTTATATAAACTAAGTTTTCTGCTCTATCCTACTGAGCTACTGCGAGATTATGATTAATATTATAATACAGAAAATTGTAAATGTAAACTACTTTTTGCCTTTTTTATTCAAAACAACTTCAACATTATCTGGTAGTGGTACATGTGAATGACCAGAAGCTGAAGTACTATATAGTACAAATTTTCTATCTTTGAACTCGTTAAACATACCTTTCCAAATAGGTCTCCAACGAGATGTGAGTCTCTCAGTATTTAAATTATCACGAGAGGATTTCATATATGAATCAGACGAACTGGTAATATCAAATGCAAATATAGAATCAAATCCATACATATGAATTTCATCAGCTTTAAGCTTATTCATGATATAATGTGTAGCCATATGACCGCAGTTAAAGTCAGTATAGTTTGGTGCATACTTAGGTAATACAGTATAGAATTCTTTAATTTGATGAGCATGCTTCATGTAAAATGGTGCACGCATTTCCATATACTTCTTAGGTCTAGCTCCAAGTGTCCAATCACCTGGTACTTCAATAACGCCATCATCAATAGCTTTCATCATTTTAAAATCAACTAGAACAGATGTGTATAATCCTGGAATAGCAAAAGGAGGAATATTACATGCAACCTTTAATCCTTTCTTTTCACCTTTTAGAAACATTCCCGCTGATTTACCATTTCCAATTAAATGTACAGTCTTAGCCATTTATTTTATTCCTTATGTGTATACCAAATATTATCTGGTCCAATGTTATATCCTAAAATACTTATACCTGACAAATGAGTACTACCAAACTCTTCATCTATTGCCTTTTTAACTTCTGGCATATCAATATCATGTCCAGATACTAAACCACCTTTTTTAACTTTTGGATACCATGCATGAATATCCTTTTTAACTCCAGCATAACTATGATCAGCGTCAATAAATACAAAGTCTAATGAATTATCTTCGATATCATTTGCTGCTAATGCTGTAAAATTTCTAACTATTTTTGCTCTAGGTTTATAATTGTCAGCAAACTCTAATAAATCTTTATACCAAGGTGCTGGCTCTTTTTCTAATAGTTTTTCTGTAGTAGTGATTCCTTCTGCTTTCCAAATTCTATCATTAAAGAATACATCTACGCCATATAGTGTTAAATTAGGACAATTTTCAATAAGATGTTTAAATGTTGGTCCACGTAATACACCAAGTTCAGCACCTATTTTATAATCATTATCTTTTATAATTTTCTCAAGCCATAATTTTCTATTCACAATTTGCTCCTAATATATTCTTTACCTTTTGGTCCAGTCCAATGCACTGCTTTCTTCTTATTGCTGTCTTGACCATCTAATAATTGAATACGTAACCAATTATATTCGTTTGGTACATCATTAATATACATTAATCTTGTTAGAGGATTATTCATCATTGAGTGTAGAACCTCTTGATCTCCAACCTGTGGATTTTGTTCTACATTATAAGCCCATTGATGTAAAATCTGTGGTGAATCTTTAAAAGCCACAACTCCTGAATTATGCCATGTCATACCACGACGTTTAGTCCAAGGCTTATCTTCCACCATTGCTAACTTATTATCTATACAATAATTAAAAACACCTGAGATATCATCCAATACTTCGATATCAGTATCTATCCAACATGTATAATTAGCTTTTTTAGAAGCAGTAATCATTGACTTTGGTTTTTTAAACCAACCTTGTTCAGTTAAATGTGATAGATCAATTACTTCTGATACTTTAGATTTTTCTAATTTATTTAATGCTTCTTTTGACATACCAAAGTTAGCAACAATCATTGGTGTATCATTATGTTTAAAATAACCATCTAAAAACCATTCTAGCATCCATTCAGTATTTGTATCGCATCCTGTTAAGAATACTTTATCATACGATGTCATAACCAGTTCCACCTTTCCAATTGTGTTTTGCTAAACAACCTTCTTCTTTTTGAATTGTAGTAAATGTATCTCTAGCTTCTACTGCCCAAGGATAATATTCTTCAAGCCAAGGGAAATTACTTGTATTTAGAAATACATCTGTTGGTCTAGCATCAGTCTTTGCTTTTTCAATAATAGCTTTTGCGCCTAATCTATTTAGCATATAAGCATGAGCACCAGGTAAATATGGTTTAGACGTTAAAGGATTAACACCAAACATATTAGGTGTATTATATTTACCATATGATGGGTGACCAAATGAAATAAGTTTATTATAAACTACAATTTTTGGAATAGGTCCAACAAAATATGCATCATGCTCTAGTATAAGATAATCATCATTATCTTTTGCTGCCATTTCCCATAATGAATAATGAGATAAAAATGCTGCAACACAATTTTCTAAACGAGAATACTTCTCATTGAATCCATCTACGGGAATTCCTTTTTCTTCTAATAGCTTTAATGGATTATCTGATGGTGTAATAGCTTTAAATATTTGAACATCAATATCATAAGTCTTAGCTGTATCAATACATCTATTTGCAGCCTTCATAGATAATTCATTATCTTCTATAGCAATAACAAAAGCTTTCATTTCAAAACCTCATTCGGTCGTGGTCGATTTTAATTTTTGTGTATCAGTGTAATATGTTTTAGTTACACCTAATTCACCTGGCATTAATTGTTTACACATTATAGCATCATTAGGCCATAACCCAAATTGATTAACCAACTCTATTAGATGCTTAGCTGCACTAGGTTTAATTATATATGCAGAGTTTCCAGCCAAACCTTGTGGTACGTTATCAGAATCTATTGATGGTACTGGTTGAAAATCATTATCTTTACTTTGAATTTTACTATCAAACAAATGAGCTTTACGAGTATTACCAATAGGATTGTTGATACCTATTATACCATATTTTGTATCAGTCGTGTTAAAATTTATTTTCTTTTTAAAAATTGCATCATGTTCTAATATAAGAATTGGCTCATCATCTTCAACACATTTCTTCCATAGATTATAATGACTCATAGCACAAGCAATTCTACTATCTGGATTCTTTGTAGGATATGCTTTCTTTAGTAAGCCAGAAGCCATATCAAGCCCACCACCAGTCCAAGGATAATTCCATTTAACACCATTAATGGCCATATCTTTATTTACATTAATAGGTGTGATTGCATCAAATCTTTCAATTTGAAAATCATTACTAACTTTTTCAGAGCTTTCTACTAATTTAGAATAAGCAGACTCAGATAATTCGTTATCTTTTATTACTATACAATATGCTTTCATATTTTCTTAGATGAAGAATTTAATTCTTTTTCCTTTATATATTTTACTGGAGATGGATGAATATAATACAAAGAGAATAATTCATCGTCAAACAATAAATCGTTTTGTGTCCAGCCGTTTGTTTTACACCAATCAACAATAATTTTACACGCTTCTGGTGTTAGAATATACCCAGTACCGCCTGCAAAATATTTTTTACCGTGAGGATGTACATAAAACACTTTATGTAATCCATCACCATTTATATTTAATTGTGTTGTATTCTTTAAATTATTATAATGCTTTAAGGCAATAAGCATACTATCAGTTGTTAATTGTATACCTAATGGAGTATTCATATTAAAATTATTTGGAATATTTAAATCACCACAACAAACTGTATCATGTTCAACAATAGCAATAGGTTCATTTAATTCTATACATTTTACCCATAATTCATAATGTGAATAGAAACAAGCTTTCTTTGTTAATGCTAATTTTTGATTACTATATTTTTTAGTTAATTCACCAGTCTTAATATTATACTTTTTATCGTAATCATTTAATATTGAAGGATAACATCCATCATGTAATTGTGGTTCCCATCCTTTATATTTTAAAAAGGTATCATAAGATTCTTTGGCAATCTTTTCAGATTGATCATATATTGAATTATATACTATAAATGTTTTCATAATTAAAAATCGTAATTAAATGCTTCAATATCTCTTTTATACAAATTAGCAATTAAATCTTTACTCTCGGTTGAAAATAATTCTTTATAAGCTTTATTATTATTTTTAGACGGATTAGTCCTTTTGTCAAAAGACTTGTCTTTAAAAAATGGTATTTGTTGCATATCATCTTTTAAATTTTCAATTTTACAAATTTTGTCGAATATTGATACATCTTTTATCCATGTCATTTGATCATGTGCTAAGCTAAACCAAGTATTATTCCAAGGGAGGTTAACATTAATGTGTAACCATTCATTAAAATCTTTTTCCATTAAATTAAGTTCATTTAATAAAATAGTATCTGGTACTCTTTTAAACTTTCTAATTCGACTAGTTGTTTTTTTATATAATGAATTTGCTAATATTTCTTTTCTAAAAAAATACCAACTGCATACTCTATCCCAAGGATTTCTAACAACAGTAAACTTATAATATGAATTAAAATCAGGAATTTGTTTTTGACACATATCAATTGTAGAATGATAATTACCATCTGTTGTTTTATTATTAGTTACTTCATAGATATCTTTATTAATTCTGCCCATTGCAACTCTAACTGATTTACCAGCAGTTTTAGGAATATGAACAAAGAGTAATTTTTCTTTTGGTGAATATACACTCATTAAGTAATATCCTTAGTAAAAATAATATTATATTGATTAGTATATTCTTCATCTCTAAAAGATGAAGTAAAACCTTGAGAATGTAAAAAGTCTATAATCTTATTATCTATAACCTGATCTTTCCAGAATTGTTTGCTTTCTACTTCTATCTTTATCAAAGATGTTTTTTCTAAAATTGATTTAGCACCAACTAATACTTCGTAGCCAACACCTTCAACGTCTATCCACATTGCAATATTATTATATTCATTAGAAAACATATGATCGATTTTATCTACAGAAACTGTAACATGTTCATAATGAACATTACTTTCTGTTCTTTCAAGTATAGAATTATTCTTTTTGGTTTTAGGCATGATTCTGCCATTATTAGTCAATTGAACATAAAATGTAGTTTTACCAACATAATCTGATATTGCTAAATTATTAAATTCAATATTAGAAGGAAGTGTATCTTTAAACATATCATAATTATAAGGATTAGCTTCGTATGCAATTACTCTACATTCAGGAACTAATTTTTTTACTTTACAACTTGTTTGTGCATTAAATGAACCAATTTCTAAAAATAAGTCAGGTTTAGTATCAGAAATTAAAGAATAAAATTTCTGATCTAACTCATTTACATCTAATGTTTTCATAATATAACCTTTTTTAATTGTTCTATGTTATTACCACGATCTAGTAGTTTATCTCTTAAGAAGAAATGAACAAAGTATGCTTCCTTAATCTTATCATCAATAACACCTTTATACAAAGCATTCCATTTCCAATCCATGTTTTTTACTTTCATCTTTTCTCTCTTAACCCATGTATTTAAAAGAGTCTGATCTGTAGACCATTTCCACGCACCGATGCCATCAACAAAATCTTTAAATTCTGGACGGCGAATAAATTGTTCTGGCGTATCACCTCTTAGGTAAGTATCTATACTTTTATTAAAGACCATTAATCCCATATTAAAGAATTCAGCACCAAGACTATTCCACTTCCAATCAACATCTTTTAATGAATCATATTGCATTCTAGAATAATTAATAATCTTTCTTTTATAGTCTTCAGTTAATGGCATTTCACGTTCTACAACTCCGCCAAAATCGTAACTCGAATCCAAATCATCAAAAATATTAGGTGCTGTATCACGTATATAGATGTCAGCGTCCACAATAGAAATTTGATCGTATTGCCCCAAATAACCAAAAGCATTTTCTTTTTCATAGATTGGCAAAAAGCCTCCATGTTTTTCATAAGACTCTTTACTACGATTAGTAGCAAATACATCAGGCTTAATTGCAAGAATAGGATGTCGTTGTACAATATGATCTATATCGTATTTCTTACAATACGCTGCAACTGATTCTACACAAAAATCATATAGTTTATTTCGTTGGCCAACATAGACCTGATAGATTAATCGTTTCACTTCAATACCTCTGGATAAAATGCTTCATAGAACCATTTATTACTATTAATAATATGATTATGAAATCCATCACTTAATTTTCTATTTGGTTCTTTCCACGGTAATAATTGTGGTTTAGTTACATGTTCTGTTTTTTCTGCGAAGTAAGCATTATCATGTTCAAACATTTCTGATTGAGTAATATTATTTAGATCATGTTTATATGGTTTAAGCTCTAAGAATTCATATACCTTTTCTATGATATATATTGGATCTTTAAGGAAGTCTTCGTAACGAAGAAACTGAATTCTTTCTGGTTGTTCATTCCACAGGTACATAAGCTTTCTAACTTCTTTATTTAAGCCTTCATGTAAACTTGTTTCTTTAAAATCTAAATAATAAGATAGCTTTTCATTTTCTGTCATAGAATTATAAGGCGTATCATTTTGACCAAGAGTATCATATGCAGCAAAAGAAGAATTTAATTTATCAAAGCTTTCTATTACATCTCGTAGATCACGAATAGTAACAAGTATCTTTGACTTTGGAAAGAGGTGATGTAAATCACTCCAGTTTCTGGCTTTTGATATAACACTTGGTTTATTAGTTAAACCTGAATACCAGCCTTGAGCACCATAAGTAATTAATCCATGATAAGCCGCATCAGCTTGTCTAACAGACATTGCTTGGACTTGTTCATTATAGCGTGAACGAGTTAATATCTTCTTATGAAGAATAAAAGGAAGCGGATCAGTTGTAGTGGTAAATACTTCTGGATTCTGTTGAAGTATATTCATCAATACTGTAGATCCAGAACGTGGTAAACCACTACATAAATGTAAATTTTTCATATTCATAGTATATATTATATCACAAAATAATGTTAATGTAAATTATTCTTTAGTATTGTTGTCCTGCTGACCTATATCTACCAGAGGTTATATCACCTACATCTGTTGCATTAGCATCTGATGCGAATGGGAACTTATCTATAACATTAACATAGCCATCAGTTGCATTAAAGCCACCAGATGAATAACCATCTGATGTAGATGATTGACCTGTTACACCCCATCTAGAATGAGTCAGATCACCAACATCGGTTGCATTGCCATCGGTTGCAAATGAAAACTTGTCGATGATCGTCTGAACCGAACCGGCGTCGCCACCAGAAGTATAACCATGCTCAGAAGAAGATTGACCTGCTGCACCATATCTAGTAACGGTTATATCACCGACATCTGTTGCATTAGCATCAGTTGCGAATGGGAATTTGTCTATAACATTGCCACCATAATTTAGTCCACCTGAAGTATAACCATGCTCAGAAGAAGATTGTCCTGCTGAATAACCTCTAGCAATGGTTAGATCGCCGACATCAGTCGCATTTCCATTTGTTGCAAACGGGAATTTGTCAATTACATTTATATTATAAGCACCAGAATTGTATCCATACTCAGTTGATGATTGGCCTGATAAATAATATCTACCAACGGTTAGATTACCGACATCTGTTGCATTAGCATCAACTGCGAATGGGAATTTGTCTATAACATTTCCAACTGCTGGTACGGGTGAACCACCAGAAGTATATCCATTTTCTGCAGAAGATTGACCTGCTGGATAACTTCGGTTTGTAGTACTTAAATTAGCAACAAATATTGAGTTCGCATCAGATGCAAATGGGAACTTTTCAATGAGAGTTTCACCACCGGCACCACCACTATTGTATCCATAATTAGAACCTTGAGCTTGAGTGCCACCTGCAGCAAATGATATAGTAAATTCAGACAACGCAGTAGCAAGGTTATTACCATCAGATGCTCTGAAAGTAACATCAAAAGTACCGCCTTCTGAATCATAACCAGCACTTAATATATCTGCAAGGGACTTAGCAGTAATCGTAAACGTACCATTAGAATCGTTCGTAATAGTCGCAAGATCATTACCCGAATCTGTTACTAAGTAAGACCATTGAATTGGAAATCCATCTGGATCTGTCGCGGCCAATGTAATAGTAGTTGCAATTCCACCAATAGAGTCTAGATCATAAGCAGCTTCTGGTAAACCACCAGAATCCCAAGTAGGAGTAGCATTAATTAAAGCAATACTATACCAACCAGATCCATTCCAGATGTATAGTTTATTATTTGATGCTACAAATGCTTGATCACCAATTTGATTGCCGGTTGCTGGTAAATTATCAATAGTAGCATAATCTTCAGTGCCTAAAGGAACATCTGCTGAAATAGCAGTTTCACCAATTTTACCATCTTGGCCGATGATTTTTGTTAGATAAAAAGATTTAGTAATTGCCATTTCTTTTATTCCTTAAATTTGATAACCACCGGTATGTTCTGGTCCGCCAGTCATTGATAAAACTGATTGTGAAGTAATTTCATTTGCATAAGCAAATTTTATTTTCTGACTGCTGCTGCCGGTGCTTACATATGCACTTGTTAATTCACATGAAGAAGCGCCATATTGATTACTTTGTGATAAATCTCCAACATTTGAAGTATTCCCTTCATTGGCAAATGGCATTTTTCTTAATGTTGCGTAGTAAGTACCAAATATTAAATCTCGGCCGCCATATGCATAACCATCAGTTGCACTAGCAGCACCCACAGGACCATTACGAGCTCCATCTATGTTACCTATATTACCTAAAGAACCATTACTTGCAAAACTATATTTTTGTATATTACTCAATGCCGCTTGAGATGGGGGAAAATACTGGCCGCCAGCAACATAACCATTCTCTACACCGTTCATTGGTGCTTGATCTACTGATTTTTGTGTTAAACTACCACTGTTTATTGGTGTTTCGGATGCAAAAGGATATCGTTTAACTGCAGCTTGAACTGGTGGATTCCATGAATATGGGTTATAACCGCCCATTCTATAACCATCTGTTTCGGAAGACATTCCAGCTCCACCATATAGATTGTAAGCAAAACTACTTTCTATTGAGGTTGTTGGAAAAGTAACAGTTGAGCCACCTGCTGCAAATGGAAATTTTGCAACGTTATTATTATTTCCATTTGGTACTCCTGGATAAGTATAACCACTAAATACATATCCAGCTTCTTTTGATGACATACCTACATGATAGCCTCGTACACTTGGCGCTCCATTAATTGGGTGATATGCTTCAGTTGTAATAGTTTCAGAAGCATATGGAAATCTTAGTATTTGATTAGCAGTTGTATAATAACCAGTAGTTGATCCTTGAAATACATATGGAATATATAAACTAATTGTAAATTCAGACAAAGCTGAGGCAATATTAATTCCATCTGTTGCTCTAAAAGTAACATTAAACGTTCCACCTGTTGAATCATATGATTCAATTTGAGATGTTGGTAATGCTGTAATAGTAAATACACTTGAATCTTGTTGAATAGTTGCCAAATATTGAGCAGAATCAGATGCTGAATAATCCCACGTAATAGGTAATCCTTCAGGATCAGATGCTGATAATTGTATAATAGTTGAACCAACATTATACGAATCTAATTCGTATTCTGCTGCAGGTTGACCACCAGAATCCCATGTGGGACTCTGATTGATTAAAGCGATATTATACCAACCGGCTCCAGTCCAAATGTATAAACGATTTGTCGCTTGTACAAATGCTTGATCACCTACTTGATTACCAGTTGCAGGTAAGTCATTTGCTGTAGTATAATCTTCAGTACCTAATGGAACATCGGCACTCAACTTTTCAGTATTAATTGTAGTTGAGGTATTTAATAGTTTTGATAAATTAACTGAATTAGACATTTTTTATTTCCTATACCGTTATGATACTGCCTTCTGTTATGTTTGACCATGTAGGATTACCATTTGTTTGATTTGATCTCAATGTCGCAAAGGTTACCCAATTTGCTGCATCATAAGTACCGTTTAAATTTCCAGTGTAATATTGTAATAATGTTTCTTGTGGGCATCTATTAGGTCGTGCACCAATAAATGTTCTCAAATTTAATGAACCACCTTCCATTGCAGTGTATTCAATTGGATCATGTAAATACCATGCGATCCAATGTCCTGTTCCAGATGACCAAGATGTTCTTGCACCATTAAACATATTACCAGGACCAGCATCCCAACCACCATTATACGTTGTTTGTGTAAATGGATCACTGGCGTTTGAAGTATATATGCCATATTTTCCAGGAACTGGTATTTGCCCATATGTTGCGGACATAGCAGTTCCAGATGTTCCTGACGTTGATAATCTAGTACCATCGCCTAAATAAATTCCTCCAGCATTATCAATATCCCAGAGATAATAACTTGGACCAACACTAGCATATAATCTCCACAATTGGAAAGTATTTGGCGCCCAACCTAATGTAAAGTTTGAACTTGCTGTTGCTGTATTTACTCCATCAGATGCTTTAAATGTAATATCAAATGAACCACCACTTGAATCATATCCAGCATCTAAAATATTTTGTAATGACTTTGGTGCAATTATAAACGTTCCATTTGAATCATTTGTAACTGTAACAAAATCATCACCTGAATCCATTTCGTAAGTCCAATTTAAGACTTGCTCTTCTGGATCAGTTGCGATCAAATTAATTGTTGTTGAAGCAACAGAATCTAATACATACGCTGCTTCAGGTAATCCTGCAGAATCCCATATTGGAGATTCATTTACTAATGATATATTGTACCAACCTTGTCCATTCCAAAGATATAATCTATTTGTAGAAGCAACATAGGCTGTATCACCAGTATCATTACCACTTAATGGTAAATCATTTGGCGTTGCATAATCTTCAGTACCTAATGGTACTTCATCGGAAATAGCAGTTTGAACAATCTTACCATTATCTCCAATTATTAAACCAAGATTAAAAGACTTTGAAACGGCCATATATTAATCCATTGTTAATGTATCAATATAATCATTAGCATCCATCATACGAACAGATGGTGTAGTGCCAGATCTTCTATTACAGCTAGCACCAATGTATGTTACACCACTAACTGTACCATCACCAATTTTAACCCAGTTATTACTAGTATGACTAGATTGTCTATACCACCAACGTGATACGCCATTTGCAACTCTTACAGCAAACCACCAATCAGTACAAGTAGAACCTTGATATGCATTATATGTAGTGTCAATACCAGTAAAACCAAAGCCATTCGAATCAGTATCATTACTTAATCGACTAACACCTTCAACAACTTGATTACTTGCGTTGTATAAGTACATACCACCACCACCTCTATTACTGAAGCTGGTCGCATAACCAGAGAAATAATATACTGCTAAGTATTCATCACCTAATTCCATTGTCCTTGGTTGAACATGCATACCATCAAACATTTTGGTTGTACTTGTAAGAGTCCATGTCCCAGTGTTAGCATCGTATGAATCAGTCCATGTACCACCATCACTATACGCATCTAATAAAACACGAGTTGAATTAGCCCAAGCATCTCCTTGAGTATCTAAGTTAACTGCAACACCATTGGAAAAGGTAATTGTAAATTCTGATACAGCACCAATGATATTAATACCATCAGTCGCTCTAAATGTTACAGCAGCAGTACCACCTGCAGAATCATATCCAGCTGCTAGAATATCTTCAAGTGTTTTCGCAGTAATTGTAAACTCATCATTGTTTTGAGAAATTGTAAATAGATCTGCAGCAGAATCAGCTGCTTCATATGTCCATTGTATAGGTAAACCTTCTGGATCAGATGCAGCCAATTGAATTACAATAGGTGTTCCACTATTTGAATCCAGTTCATATGCAGCTTGAGGTTGGCCATTGGAGTCCCATATTGGACTTTCATTAATTAAAGCAATATTATACCAGCCAGCTCCAGTCCAGACATAAAGACGATTTGTTTCAGCGACATAAGCTTGATCACCAACTTGATTACCAGTAGATGGTAATTGCGTGGCTGTACTATAGTCTTCGGTTCCTAGTGGAATATCTTCAGACAAAGCTTGTGTTGATATCTTGTTATCTTGTCCAAGAATTAAGCCTAAATTAAAAGACTTAGATACAGCCATGATTGTTTCCTATTAGTTATCAGTTGTTTCTTCGGTTGGTTCTTTATAACCAATCATCTTATCATAACTAATACCTTCTGTGATACCATTCTTGAATCCCATCGTATTCATACGAATTTCATCAACTTTCACCACATCAATCAATTCATTGACTACTGTATCTACGAATTCATGTAGACCACTAGTGTCCCAGCTACCAGTAGATAACTCTTGCTGAATATAAGCTTTAATTGTTACCAACATTTTAGTTGGATTAACGCCTATTTGCTCAAGGTATTCCTGTTCGCCTTTGGTAATAGAACCATATTGTCTTACGTCACGAATACATTGAACAACACTTCTTTTCAGATGAGCTTTTGACTCTTGTTTCTCAATGTCTTCTTCATTAAATTCGCCCATATTTTCTTGTAATTGTTCATACAAGTCAGTAAGAGCTAGAATGTCTTTCATAGCACCTTCAATATATGTTGTGCCACTTGCCATTCCTTCTTTTAATTCGAGAAGTTTTACTTTAAGATCAACTTCTCTCCAGTATTCGATTTCAGGATTAGAAAGTTCTTCTTCTATCTTTTTAATCTTAACTTCGTTTTTAACTTGTCGCCACTTAGCTTCATTCAAAGCTGATTTCTTACTAGAAATCTCAGCAGCAATTTGTCTCATATTCTTTTCAGGACTATGGTAAGATAAATTAATATGTTTCCACATCCATTGTGTATGGCTTCTATTCCAAATGTTTTGAAGATCTTGAGTCTTCGCTAACGCTTGGTCAACCATAACACTATTCTCTACAAGACTTCTACCACCAAATGATTCAGTCTTTGCGAGTGTACCATGTCCAAATACTTTTGATACAGGTACATTATATTCAGATCCGTCGGTTACAATTAAATCTTGTCTAATCTCTTCAAATAGAGTTAATTCAGTATTTAATTCTTTAGTGTCTGTTTCAGCCATTATATTTTATCCTCAACTAATTCCTTAAGAAGATCATAAGCATCTTTTTCTTGCATGCTTAAAGTTCTTAGGATTTCACTTAGTTCAATTGTTGTTAAATCTAATATAGATTCTGCTAGTTGCATTTCCATAGTTCTTTCCTATATTTATATCATTTAAACCTATCAGGCCCATGAATCCATATAACAAGTGTCCATCTTTCACCTTTTGTTACAGGATGTACTTTGTGTAAACAGAATGATGGGAAGGTTGTAATTGCACCACGTTCCATAATTGCATCAACAAGATTACCATTATTATTCACTTCAAGTTTACCACCTTCATATGATGAAGGATCTGATAATTGAATAACAACAGATAATTTACGAGTAGCAGATTGACCAGCTCCAGCATCAATATGCCAGTCATAATGACCACCTTCTTTATAATGTAATAGCTGAAGACTATGAGTAATACCTAATAGATCAAACTTATAAAGCTCTTTATTTAGATGCTCTGCCGCAGCAGCAATCTTAGTATAAATCCATTTATATTTCTCTTCTAAAGGAATATTATAAACATCTACTGTTCTTGTTTCAGCAGCATATGTACCTTCGTAATCACCAGCTCCAACAGTACCTTTGACTTCATAAAGATCATCTTTAGATTCAATAATCGATTGGCATTCTTCTGGTGTTAACATTGCTGATGGCATATTATGAGAACCTAGAGTGGCAATTCCTGGGAAAGTATCATCACATCGGCGTATCATAATACCGTCTTCAATAATATTTTTATTCATACCAAAATCAAATGGTTCACGTTCTTGCTCTTCAGGTTGAGGTGCACGCTCTGGAAAATCTTCCATTTGTGGTATTTCACGCGGTGGAATAACAAATGTTGGTCGTTTAATTTCTTGTACATTAGGAGTAGTTTCTCCTTTAATACGAACTAAATCACCAGCATGACCAGCATTCTGACCTTCTGCATCTACAAAATGAAAGAATACTTGTGTTTGCCATTTTCCTTTATATGTTGTACGCCAATGTGGTAATTCTTCACCACGATACATAACCATATCACCAACATCAATTTGAACTTGTTCACCAATTCTATCATCCATATCTTTACCAAAATAAATTGGCCAAATACGAGATTCTTCTGCGTGTCCAAGAGTTAATGTACCAGAAATTTCGCATGCTGGTCGATCAGTATGCCATTCTAATGTTTCACCTGGTTTATAAATTCTAGAGTAACAATAAGCAGGCAAAAGCTTTATACCCAATTGATCGGATAATGGTTCTGCAAGATTGTTTAGAATTTGTTTTAAATAGACATCATTATAAATGCTTTCAGATAAAGGACACTGATCGTCTTGTTCAAGTTTACCTTCTTTAGAAAGTTCAAATAAATGGTTGGTCAAATCAGAACATGCTTGTTTATCAAGAACACCACTAAGATATACCCAACCTTTATCTTTAAAGGCATCTGCCACTGGATTCATAATCTACTCCAATTATGTAATAATTATTCTGCTGCTTCTTCGATTTCCTCGTTAGCAACTTCTTGTGCTTCTTTTTGCTTAGCCATAAAATCTTCTACGATTACATTAAGCTTATCAAATACAGCACCAACAGTAGAAAGATCTTCTGCTTTAAAAATGCCGGCACGGCTTGATACATCTACAATTTGACGCAATACAACCAAATCATTCATATTAATTTCAATATTTGCGTTTTCAGTCATTATTATCTCCTATGATAATTTCAAGTAAAAAGGGTTACTTCTCTATTTATATAGATAAACAGAGACATTAATTAAAAAATTATGATATAATATAGACTTAACTTAATTATAGAAGTATTCGTCTTCCGAAGATGAGTTTATATCATCAATCGTGTAATTCGTTTTCGATCGTTTCTTAGTATCGATATCATGAATTTTAGAATCTCTGTTTAGACGATAATTAGTTTTATTTCGATTCTGTTTCTTATTTCTAGGATCAAATCGTGTATACTTAGCCATAATTCCTTCTTATGAGTTATTGTTTAAATCAAATAGTGGTATACTCCATCCGGGGTAACCATCTATAATATTATACACCAAAAAAATGGTTTTGTAAACAGTTAATTATATAAATAGTATCATATACATTGCTTACAAATATATGTATACTTGATTGATTTTTGACATAATCAATAATATGGAGAATAAAAGATGTTTAGAAAATTAACTACTTTGCTGGTTTGCAGCATTTTATCATTTTCTGTTATAGCAGAAGAAGCTGCAACTGATGCGCCAGTGTTGACCGGTGCAGGTACTTTAACAGATCCAATTACTACGCACTCAACTGGTAATAGCACTGTAACCACAAACGGAAGTATGACCACTAAAGTAGAGTCTCCTCCTCCTTCAGCTATTTCACCGCAATTTAGTGCAGGTAGTAATAGTGATTTATGTACAGTTGGAGTTGCTGGTGCAGTACAAACACAAATTTTAGGTATCTCAGCTGGTACAACTTTCACTGAAGATAACTGTATTAGATTAAAGAATGCAAAAACATTATATGATATGGGCATGAAGGTTGCTGCAGTATCAGTAATGTGTGGTGACCCCAAAGTATTTGATGCTATGATGATGGCTGGTACGCCATGCCCTTATGATGGTATGATTGGAGTTGAAGCTAAAACAGCTTGGGAGAATGATCCTGAGCGTGATCCACGTTTCTTAAAGGAGAAAGAGGATGATGATATACGTAAGACCTTTAGCGCTAGCAGCGTGCTCGGTGCTTTGGGCTGGTTACTCATATTCTGATCCAGGATATACGTATGGATATACCCCTAACGCTGTTACCAACGGTTATAGTTGGTCTATGGATAATGTTTTACCTTCTGCTCCAGGGCTAGATATTAATGGTGTTATTTACAGATATAGAACAGTAAAAGATCCAGATGATCCAATGAAAGTTCATGTGCAGAATGAAAATGCAAATGGAAATGGTTATATCTTTAGAGAAACAGATGATTGGTCGGGAGTTCCTGGCAATTCAATCAACAAATTAGTTTCAATTGATAATATTCCCAGATCAAACTGGGGTGATGGATCAATTGAAATAGAAGGCATTGGTACTATTGAAGAACCAAGTGTGATTTATACTTATAGAGTAGATCCATGTTTTAATCCTCAATTGGATCCAGCGTGTGAAGGCTATATTCCACCACCAGAACCAACTCAACTTACTGTTGATGTGAATGATTTATATAATGCTTTAGATGATGATGCAGTAAAAAATGCAATGAAGGAATACGACGACGGTGAGATCTACGACGAAGAAGAAAAAGAAAACAATAAAGAAGATAATGAAAAAGAAAAAAGTAAAAATCGTTTAGAAAAAGCAATGTCGGCCGTTGATAATAATCAAATGATGGCAGATGCTTTTGCTCAAGCGCAAATGTTACAAGCTATGAATAATGTCATACCAATGAACTCTTATTATGTTGGCACTATTGATGGCGGAACATATAGTGAGACTGTCACATTAGATGGCGGTCAAATACAGGATAATCCTGCTGGACGTAGAAATAATATGGCTCAGCAGAAACTGCATAAAGATATGGTTGATATGCAATACTAATTATTATGTTGTTATTATGGTAAAAACTAAAACACAACTAGGAGAAATTACAAATGTTTAAGAAAACATTGTTAATCGCTGCTTTAAGTTTTTGTACTGGTTCGGCTTTAGCTGAAGAAGTACCTATTATTGGAAATGTACAATCTAAGTGTGTCATTAATATTGATACAATTGGTGTATATGGAAACCCTACTGCAGATAAACTAAGTACAACAAGAGCCGATGGCGGTATTGAACCAATCATTCGTTATGACGTATCTCTTGCTGATGCTTATAAAGCTAAAGTTACACATCCAAATAGCTTTTCAACTTCACCATCATTAGATGATAATGTTACATGGGCTGGATCTACTTCTGTTGCTGATACTTCAGATGCAGGAATGTCTGGTTATGATGCAGCAAAAGTAGAATATGATAATGTAACTGAATTTGATTTAACTGTTGCTGGATCTACTTGGTTTAAAGTATCATCTACTGCTACATATGGTTATGGTAAAGCATTACCAAGCGGTGAGTATCGTTCAATTGTACAAGCGGAGTGTATTGCAAAATAAGGTATAAATTATGCGCTATATGATGTTAGCTTTGATGTTGGTTGTCAGTAGTTCTTATGCACATGAGATGACGCCAACATACCCTAAATTAACACCATCACACGTTGACGGAGTATCTGTAACTACAATGCAGATGTTCAATAAACGAAAAGATGTTGAATATTATGAAATTGCTGTATTTGATTCAGAATGGAATCCTATTCCATTTGTTACATCATATAATGTAATTAAGATTAATTATCTCGGTCATGTTACGTTTGATATTTACATTCGTAATAAAGACCGAGATAAAGCAACATATATTTGTTCTAGATCTAAATTAAAGAGCGATGATTCTGCAGCAACATTAGTATCATCTAAAATATGTTCTAAATTGAAGAAATGAATATGAAAAAAATTGTTATTATATTATCGTTGCTTAGTGCAACTGCGATGGCTGAGACCAGTTCGTTAAATTTGGCATTACCAAATATGGGTTCAACCTATGGATCTGATTCTATCAGAGCAGGCGATTTAGATTGTAAAAACTCTATCGGTGGCGCAACTAATTTAGAGTTTGGTGTAACTGGTATTATTGATAATGCTGTAGGTCCTTTTGATAATGAGGATCCATTGAATCCACAATCTAAGGATATAGGCCTCTATGCAAGGATTACAATCCCTCTGGATGCGCCTAAGGAAAGAATTAACTGCAATACATTATATCAATTAGAACTACAAAAGAAAAGACTAGAAGTAATGAAACTTCAACAAGAATTAAGAAGATTGCGTCAAATGCAATTTGAGAACTAAACCTGGAGCGATATATGGCAAAGGATCTCGGCGACGAATTAGAAAACATCGAAGAAGGTGTTGAAAATTTAAAGAACAAAGAATTCGAACTATTTGGTATTAAAATGACACCTATGACGATTGGTGCTGCTTTTGCTGCGCTATCAACAGTTGTTGGTGCATTATATGGTGGATTTGTTATGTACCAAAAAGTTGAAGAGATTGCTAGCTTAGATCTAGGTTCATATGAACAACAAATGGTTGAAACCAGCAACCAAATAGAAATTCAAGGTAAATTGTTAGAATCTATTGAACAGAATCTACGTGATACTAAACAATTAACTTATGATATTGAAAAACGTGTCAACGACAAAGTCGTATATTTTGAAAATAAAATGGATAAATTTGAAAATAAAGTGGAAAACACGAAAACAGAATTAGAAGAAAAACTTCAAAAAGCTTTAGATAATCCATTGGCTAATTAAGGAGACACAACTGATGGTAGCAAAAGATGTATTAGATGAAATTGATATCGATGGTGATGGTTCAATTTCAGAACAAGAGATGCAAATCTATCTTGAAGCAAAACGCAGGGAGATGGAAGATGAAGATGCTAAAAGAGATCAACAACGTAAAATGGTTTGGTTCGCTCTTTTTGGTATGTTGCTTTATCCTTTGTTTGTATTTGGAACTGAAGCTTTGGGCTTCACTAATGCTTCTGGAGTAATTGGTGATATGGCACCAACTTATTTCATGTCTGTATCATTAGTAGTTGGCGCATTCTTTGGTGCTGATGCTTATGTAAAAGGCAAAGACAAAAAAGGTGATAAGAATGATAAAAAAGATAAGAAATAAAATTATGTTGGTTGCATTAATCGCTAGTGCTTCTATAGCACTAGCACAACCAGACATTCCTGAAATTCCACAGCCACAGCCTGAAAATCATAAGGGTATGGCATTGCCAATGATCCTTAGATGTTTTGATTATCCAGCTGATGAAGGCTTAAAGAATAGTTTTGGTGAGCTACCATTTGTTGAAGGCAATGGTGATATTGAGTTTACTAATTCTAAAGGATCTGTTCCTATTAAGATGAAGTTGTATGTTAATCCAGATACTCGCTCATGGACAACTGTATTCATCTTAAGTCCTACACTTAATTGTGTTGCTAGTGGTGGTGGTGCTGATTCATTTGGGCCAGCGAATGTAGCTGAAGAAGGAATCAGAATGTGAAATGGGTATTAATCTATATTACGCTACAAGGTGACTTTGGTAAAATGGCATCTTACGGTGAATATGATACAATGGACGGGTGCTTCGATGCTCGTGATAAATTAATCGAAGTGGTGGGTCGACCGATAGTAAACTATCAAGCTATTTGTGTAATAAAAGATGAGGAGCACTTTTAATGAGTGCAACAGAATTCGAAACTTTATCTCCTGAATTAAAAAAATTACAGTTAGATATGTTAGAAGGACATTGGTGCATCATAGCATATAATCCGTGGTATATTACATTGCGCAATCATACCACTGGTGAATTAAAGCAAGAAAGATATAGAGATTAACACCAACAACTATTTGGTTTACAGTCTTCTATTTTCTTTTTTCCAACACACATGTTATATACTGTTATTTTTAGATTTTGAGCATCAGTGGCAAAATCAACGCCACCACATTTAATATAGAGATTAATACACTCTTTAAAACCTTTCATTGTTTCAAATTGTATAACCATTATAGATTATGCTCTTGAACAATTTCTCTAAGTTGACGTGCTATTTTATTATATTTGTATTCCCAATTTTGTGATACTGCTAATTGATTTTCATACAAAGCTTTATAATCTACTTTCTTTGGAAAGAACTTATTAAATAAATTTTTAAACCACTCAATCATTTCCAGTCATCCTCTGATAATCTTTGCTTTAACATATAATTCTCAGCCTCAAGGTGTCTGATTCTATTCAATAATTTCTTAGGATCAAGATTTTCAGTAGAATCAGAACCTTTTTGGCGAGAAGTTTCTTTTATTGCTTCACAATATTTTAGCATGTCTTTCGACATTATTCAGATATCCATTGAATAATAATCGATGTCATAAGACCTATAACGAAGCCAATACCAATATTAACAATATCCATTTTATAACTCCTCAAGTTCTCGAATAGTTTTCTTTAAGTTGCGTTTGATGATCTCTTTTGCAACTTCTTTCTTTTGTCCTTTTTGTTTACGGAGTGTTTCCCAAAGGTACGCAATCTTAGCAATCAGACCATTTACTTTTCCAAATACAAAAGGCATAATATTCTCCTTACACACACCCTGTTGGCTTTGGAAGACCACCATACTTAGCAATTTGTTTCATTGGTCCAGACTTCCAAATATCATAAAGTGCTTTTGCTTTACGATCCATACCAAGTGCTTTACCAAAGTCGCGTACACGAGGTACCATACCATCGTTTTCATACATCTCACGTGCTAAATTAATATGTTCTACCATTTCTGGTTTTAAAACTACACCATCGGCGATTGCCATTTCATTCATTACTTCTGGAGTCCAATCATTCATATTGATTAAGAAACCATCACCATCACGTTCTAAACTCATTTATTTTTCTCCTGTTGATATTTAAATTCACGCTTTAACCACCATTTATATTGGTTAAAGTATTCAGATAATGTGTCATACTTATCTTCTATTCTCCATGCATCAGTTTCTAACTTATTGTCATGGAAAAGATTATTTACCCATAAACGAAAATTACTTGCTTTTTTCATGATACACTCTCCATTTAGTTATACTAATTATATCATAAAATAGAATCATTGTAAATAGTTTTTTAAGTTTTTTTATCTCTTTGGATTTTATGAAAAACCTTAAGCCATTCTACATATGATTTCTGGAAGTCGTTCATGGCATCATCATTCCCCAAGGACTCATACGACTACGCATACCACCTAAACGATTATTCATTTCCCACATACGTTTATCCATAGAACGTACTGCTGAATCCATATTAGTAGTGTCCTTTTGCATTTTTTCTACAGATTCTGCCATAACTTCCCAGCTATACACCATTCTTTCCATGTGTTGATTTGCAAGATAGCCAACATATAGTACACAAGCGGCTACAGTTAATTGAGATAATGCAGTTATCCAACCACATATTTTCGTTGAATCACAGTTCATATGTTTTCCTTATACTGCCTAAAACATATTTATACAATAGAAAAAGGGAGCTTTGCGCTCCCTTTTGTTTTAAACCGAGAAATTATTTAAATAAAGATTTAAACTTATCCCAGAGAGATTCCGAAGTTTCAACAACCGTATCGGTTGCTTCGGTAGTAGTTTCAACGATTGTGTCGACTACCTCTTCAGTTTTTTCTACTACAACATCAGTTGCCTCGGTAGTAGTTTCAACAACTGCATCAACTACAGTTTTTTCTTCTACAACAGGTTGAGCAGGGGATTGCTCAATTGTAGTAGTAACTTCCGTGTTTTGAGCAACTGATTGCTCAGTAGTAGTTTCTTGATCCTGCGCTAGAGCAGAAGTGGATGCAATAATCATCATTGCAATTAAAGTTTTTTTCATTTTATATACCTCAGTTTAAAATTTGAAATGAGTTATAATAACTCACTTTTATTTATACTCATTGTTCTTTAGGTTGATAATTACGGAAGATACGAATTTCGCTTACATAAGGATCACATCCTTCGCCTTCGCCTTCCATTTTACCTCCCATCCACATCTGAAAAGAATCTTCATCATGGAATTGTTGAACAATATGTTGAGTTTCATCTGGCAATTCACGAGTAATTTCTACTCGCACTTCCCCCGCAATTGCTTCAGATAATGCACTAAATAATACAATAAGTACCATTAGTAATCCAGCAGCAAGTGCTGGAATCCAACCTGGACAGTTTTTTTCATTACAGCTTGAGCCTATCACTATAGATCTCCTAAAACCCCCCCTAAGTTAAAGAAACCCCTCCGAAGAGGGGTGGTTTTATTATTGTGCAGGTGCGTAGTAATATGGAGTTGAAACAGATGAGAATCCGTTGTTGTTATCCATGTTACCATTGCCTTTGAAGTCACCTGCAGCTTTACCGCGACCAGAGAAGTTGAAAGAGAACTTAGCAGAACCTGCTGCATCACCTTCACCACGTCCGTTAGCTGCTGCATCAGCAAGACCATTTACACGACCATCGGTTGCATCATTGTCTGAAGCCAAACCATTTGCTGCGCCATTAGTAGTACCGTTACCAGTCAATTGACCAGCAGTTTTACCAGTACCTTCGAAAACCATACCAAAAGTTGCTTCACCTTCACCAGTTGCATTGCCAACTACGTCAGCGTTGCCGTTGTTAACGAAAGAACCTGAAGAGTTGCTGTCGTCAAAGAAAGCGAAAGTTTGAGTTGAAGCCAAGATTGCTGCGATTGCGATAATTTTTTTCATGAGAATATCTCCTAATTTTAAATAAAAAGTTGTGGATGTACTTATAACATTTTATTATATTATTAAATGTTAATATACTGTTTAATTTTATATATACGATTTTTACTGTAAAACCGTATATTTTGTATTAAAAGTTTTTTATACCATATAAAGAAATTTTATGGCTAACATCCAGGTTCAAACGGATCAGGTTCGAATTCACGCATAACGATATGTTCTGCTGCTCGTTTAGCGTCTACTAGGTTTACATATTTTATGGCAGACTCGTCGCCATTAATCAAAACTCGCCATAACTCAACGTCAGTTTCATCTTCAGGATAATCTGGTTTATAAATTTCACCAATATGATTATTACCATTATAGACTAAAAAACTCTGATTATGGAGTTTAGAAAATGTCAACATTAAGCTACCTCCACATGAGAACCATCTTCATTGTAAACTGGACGACCAATACGCTTGATATAATACTTATTCATTGTATCAATGTACCATTTCTTATTATCTTCTTTTAAGATACCAAGAGGTGATTCACCATTAGATAAACGTTCAAAATAAGTATCAACATCATGATTCTTAATCAATTCACGCTTAAATTCAGCTTTAGTGATAGGACGACCAGATTTGAAACGACCTACAAAACGATTGCCATACTTTAAATATTCGCCGTCGTTACGGAAGTTGTCTCTAATGAAGTTTTTCATTTTTTCTATCCTTTTTCCAATTTATGGATATATTATAAGCTAAGCTCACGAGAAAGTACAATTTAATTTTTTAATCATAAATGAAAAATGATTAATTTCTTTAATAATTCGAAAAAACCTTTATAAATCAATAACTTAGAGAGGACGGCCTAAGCCATTGATTTTAAAGGGAAAAACTGACCACCATCACTTTTTATTACATATATAAACTTACCGGCATAGTCAATCTCATATTGCCATGAAATTCATCTACAGAATGGTACAGAAAGCTCGGAAAGATTAGAAAATCTCCTGTCTTTGGTTTAATAACCATTGGTTCAAACCATTCTCTGAAAGCACTAGAGAGGCCTCTATTTGCGTTTACTCTAGGATCATATAGAGTAATTTCACCACCTTTATCTCTTTCTTCACAGAAGAGATAAAACACTCCAACTACGGATGATCCTAAATGATTGTGTGTTCTAATCTTGTGGTTCTTTTTAACACCAATCCTTAGATTCATATGAGCTGGTGTCTTTACACCACTTAATTCAAGGAAATCTGTAAATGCTGGAATAATTACATTACGCTTAAATTTTTGAATCTCTGAAATATCACTCATATCGTCATGAATTTCTTTATCGATTTTTTGTGTTAAAACAAAGTTAGTCACTTCATCTAAAAGCGCTCTTTTTTCACCGTACAATGTATCATATAAAATAGGTGTATTCCACCCTTGAATCAATTTCATAATTAATATAATTTACCAAATGGACCAAATTTAGGTCCTTTCTTTTGTGCCATAAAGAATAAATCTCTAATAAATTCTTTTCTTCTTTTTGCAGTCATTTTTGCTATGATATATGCGAATGTAAAGATTTGTGATATAACCACATTATCTTTTGCTCTACCATTTGTATCCCAAGACTTTTCAAGATTACTCACAAACTTATTTAAATCGCCATTAATATTAAAAATAGTTTTATTTGATTTAATTACTTTTAACTTACTTTCAAAATCTTTTTTATCAAATTTCATAAAGTGTGAATGTTCTGGCATTTTTTGATTATCAGTAGATAATTCTAATTTGAGCATATCTTTTGGTACTTTACCAAGGAAAGCTGCTGCACCAGATCCAACAAACTCGTATGTGATATTACCAATACTAGCTTGATTACTTTTAATACCCATTGAATATGTTCCACCATGATATTTAACAGATAATTTACTTGTAACCGAAGTAAACTTATTTGTATTGGTGTCAAATGGGATATTCAAATCAAATCCTAGAAATTCAACCTCTTCTTCTTTTGCGTTAGATTTAAGATTAACCAAATCATAATTAAGATTTTTACCATTATTCTTTTTAAGAGATACACCAACAATATCATATTTGTTATATGCTGTTACTAATATAGCATTCACTTCTTGTATTGTTTGTGCATCATTTAATTTTTTCTGATACTTATCATACGTACTAGATTTAAGTAACCAAATATCTGCTGGATTCCAAGAGTCTTTCTTTGCTATTTCAAATTTAGAATTAACAAGTTTAGTTATCCAATCCATAAAACCACCATCACGATTGAATACATCAAAGTTATTATTTGGTAGTTTAGTTATAGCAGATATCTTTTTAAATTGTAATGCAAATGAATTATACCATGACTTTTCTTCTGTAATTCCAGGATATATCTTCATTAATGTTGGTAACATTTGTTCAAAGTTAGTATAATTCTGAGTAGAACTAGACAATAACTCTTCAAATATTGCAAGTGTACAAAGCTCTTGTTGCTGAGTTGTAGGAGCATTACTTGTTGGTCTTGAACCATTACCAAACTTTAAAGCAATTCCAGGATATTTCTTTTTATAAACTTCTATATCAAGTAATTGTTTAAAGTCATCTAATATTTTAACATTACCAAATCCGCTTGATCCAGTTTCAATCGTAATAAATTCTTCATATGAAGCACCATAATTTGCTTTCATATCTTTAAATAGTTGCAAAACCACCTTAGCTTTAGTGCTAGGTAGTTTCATTTTTGTAATGTCGGCTTGTTTTCTAGGACGATAGTTATATGCCATTGTTATCCCTACAAATAGTGTTTTTACTATTTATAGAGATTTTAGTTCTTTAAATTTACGGTTGCGACGATCAAAGAAGATTGGTTTAGAAAACATAATCTTTTCGGTTGTTCCTTCTTTTATATAACCAATGGCTTTAATTCCATTAATCATATAAATGTGATTAGGAACACGATATTCACACTTCCAATTATCAGTAACTTCTTGTAGATATTTCATTATTAAGGCCTATAAGGTAACTTTCGTATCGCTTCAAGACACGCTAACTTAATTATTTCTGCTTCTAAATCTCTAAGTGGAACACTAGGAACACTCATAATAATTCTCCTCTAATAGACAGAAACTGCCTGTCCATTCTCTATAAATTTCTTTGTAGCTACCTTCAATACGTAACCACTCTAGGCGACCAGCAACCATTCGCTCAACACAATACACAAAAGGTTTCATACAGTGCGAACCTCTTTTGCAAGTTCATCAGCAGTCATCCCAAAGTGTTGAGCGACAGTGATTATATCATATGGGGTATTTGCTAACCAGTAAATTGCCAATTTCTTATCTTCAACACTCATTACGCTACCTCCTCACGTTCATTACGAATAAATGGTAAGAATTCTTTTTCATATCCTTTATTATATGGTAGACCTAAACAATAACAAACGTAACCAGGATCCCATTCAAATTCGAATTCATTAGCTTCGATTTGATAACGAATAGCTGTTGCACGATCACAACCCGCAGCTTTCATGGTTATAGCAAGACCATCTTCAAACTCTTTAACTGCTTGTGCTTCGCGACGCTCATTCTCTTTAATAGCATCCTCGAGGTCTTGGATAGCTACGTCCCACAACCACTGACGATGTTCGTCGGTCGTATCCTCATCATAGAATGAACTATTGTGAGGACGGAAGCCATAAGCATCCTTATGAAGGTCAGAATAAAGATCATAATCAAAAGTGAATTCCATAATATTCTCCTTAAGGCTTTCTACCAGTTGTGATTTGTTTACGGCCTACATTCCATATTGAACCATATTCCATCTTAGGTTTTTTATTTCTTGCAGGTTTAAGAGTTTCAATTTTGCCGCCATTAGATAAGAAGGCTTTAATATCCGCATCGATATTTCTGCGTTCAATACTTCTATTCATTATGCGTCTCCTTTTTTATTATCACAATATTGAGCAAATGCTTCGAACAACTCACTACGTTGATTACGATTGAAACCCCAAGCTTCACCAAAAGCACGAACTGCTTCCATTGGATGCCAACCATCAACTTTGACTTTGTTGTAAATATCTTCTAAAAGTACTTTACTAAATTCCATAATAATCTCCAATTAAAATGACATGACAAATAACATGCCAAGACCTAAACCAATACAAGTAAATGTGAATGTAGAAATAAATACTTTTACGTTATTGCTCATTTTTCTATCCTTTTTCCAATTTATGGATATATTATAAGCTAATTCTTCTCAAATGTACACAGTTTTTTTCATAAAAAAACCCTTTAGAATCAACCACTTAGTGAGGACAAATCTAAGCCATTGATTTTAAAGGGAAAAAACTATATAAAAGTTTTTAATTAAGGTGTAAATCTTAATTAATTTTGGTAATAATTAACGACCTTGACCCCGATATTTCTTAAAACTAGCCTTTTTTCCTTTATTCATAGAAGAAAATTTGACGTTTTTATGACCAATTGAAGTCTTCTTATTCACTGGATCTGGATGCCAAGATGTACCTGATTTAATTGCCATTATTAAGCTCCTTTTGCATTGCTTCTATTTTATCTTCAAGTGCTGTAATATAATCCATTATTATATCTCTATTACAACATTCACCACAGCATTTTTCTAGTTCGTCATGCGCAACTAAAACTATGCCACAAATACTTTTATCTTCCGAACAACTTCCTTTGTTTGTACTCATTAATAGTCTCCAGTAATTTACTAGTCCAATTGTCACGATGCTCAATGAATACTTGAGGCTCTTCGTTATCTACTGCTATAATTGTAACCAATTGTGTTATAGGCATACCAGTGCGTTCTTCCCACATAATAGCATATGCCGATTCTTGTACAAAGTATCCTTCAATCCATTCTTTCTTTTTAAGTTTACGAGAAGTTTTAAAGTCTATAATACTAGGCTTACCATCGAAGACACCAACACAGTCAACGCGGCCAGCCAAACCAAGATGATGAGAATACAAAGGTGCTTCTTGAGCGTACACATCACCAATCCTGTCGTCGAGGATCGGTCGCACGTTTTCAAAGCTTTCGATGATATGGGGCATAAAGCTTTCTTTAAAATTCTCTTCATTATCGATATACTTCTCTATGATTAAATGAACTGCGGTACCACGAGTAGATGCTTTACGAGAAATCTTATTTGCTTCCTCTTCACCGACTCTTGCTCTCCAAGCTTGAATTGCTTCTTCGCTTAGAATAGATAATACTGTTGTAACTGAAGGATATTTATCTCCTTCTGGAGTTACATATTTTCGGCCAGATTCATTTTGTTCTGTTGTTAGATCATCATAACCTAGATCAATATTCACATGATTAAACATATCATAATACTCTTTCAGATTCCCATCGTATTTTCTTACCATACTCTGCTTCAAATAACATTATTAGAGAGTCATAGGGCATTACAGTTTCGCCCTTTAGTCTGTCGAGGAAGTTGCTTAGTGCATTCCAGTCTTCAGTATGCATTGGAGCGAGAGCGTATTCATCCCATCCATCGTATCCATCCTTACTTGAGTCACGAATGTCGATACGACCTGTAGACCAACAATCACCGTGTTCTTCAACCCACTTCTTATTGATTGGACCCATCCAGTTGATTGAGTAAGAGATCATTTTTTTGTTAAATCTTCCAAGTTTTTGTTAATATCAGATGGTTCTGCAGATTTTTTATTAACTGGTTACATATATGTGACCAGTAGTCGTCTCAAAGAACTTGCTTTGATATTTGATTGCTTCCAGATCCTGTTTGGTTTCTTTCACTTCATCTTTATTCATTTTCGCTCTACCAGTTTAGGACCAGTGCAGTGATCATGCAAACATCCTGGGGTCATTGGACCGCCACCATCACAACAGATTTGTTCAACTCCCTTACCATGTGTTTTAATCCATTCTCGATACTCTTTTCCTGTTGTGTGGTATTTGATTACTGTTAGTAAAGCATTTGCTAACTCTAGATCTCCTTCGAGACTATTATTCAATTCATAATCCAACTTCAGTTCACGCAGAACAATCTCATCAACTGCTTCATCTGGAATATCAATTTCAACTTTCATCTTCCACTTCCTCTTCCCACACTCTCCAACAAAAATACTTACCGTGTGCATCAATTACTTCTTGAGGATATCCTTGCTCTACAAACCAAGCATGGGAAATTTCTACACCTTCAGGCAAGACTCTAGGGAATCCAAACTTCCATCCCATTGGTGGATCAATCATTGTGACTTTCATTTCTCTCCTCACTACAATCTTTGCAATCGCATTCCAGTGCCTTTACATACTGTAAGCATTTTTTACAGACAAAGTCTGGTTCTAGCAACCGTTTTTTTAGATCGTCTGCACCTTCGTAATCACGGTCGCTTATTCGTCTACAACTACAAACAATCATTGTTACTTTCATTCATCTTCACTTACCGTATTTGTCATCCATGCGTAGAATTTCTTTCAGTGTGCATTGGAGCAAGAGAATATTCATCCCACCCATCATATCCTTCTTTGCTTGAGTCACGAATGTCAATACGGCCTGCTGACCAACATTCACCGTGTTCTTCGATCCACTTTTTGTTGATTGGTCCCATCCAGTTGGTGCTGTAGGTGATCATTTATAATACTCCGCATTCCATTCTCCAAACACTGTTGGTGCTTGTTCACTTGCTAGTTCCATATCGTATGTGTGTGGATAGTGCTTCAAACATTGGTATGCTCGTTTTCTAATTTCTTTAGGTACACGAGGTGTTGCTTTAGGATCCATTAAGTCTTTTAGAAACTGTTCTGTTCGCAGTACTGCTTGTTTTCTTTCAACTGGTAATGTCATAATTATTTTACTTTAATAGTATTGCCTCGGCCTGAGCCAGATTTCATATTTCTAAGTACATCTCTAAAACCATCTGGTGTTCTAGATAATGTATCTTTTGTGCCTGATAGCAAACCAGGCGCGCCATAGATTCGTTCATAGTTACTATTTTCATCTAATAGTTTCTTATAATCATCATACGAACAAAATACTTCAAATTCTTCTTCAGTATCTTTATTTCTAATTCTATAAGTTGGCATTATTGCTCCTAAACCATTCTGGCATTTCTGTGTAATTCCATTTAGCGAATAATTTCTTTTCGTTAATATAATAGTTACGGTATGCTTTAATAGTATCATCACCCTTACAGTCATCTGGCATACACTGAGGTGGTTCTACAAATTTACCACAATCAATATTTTCTGGCTCTAATGCAAGAATATTACGTAACTTCTTATCTGTTTCATGTTTCTTACCATATCGTTTAGTGTATTCATCACAGGTAGCAACAAATAGTTTATATAAGTAATTATAGTTACCACATGATTTACGTGTCCAGACTGTATCTGGATGATTCACGTGTGCTGCTTTATATAGCTTTTCGTTACGAGCATCATCAATTTTCCACCGTTTAATTCTACGATTATTGGCAGTTAATTCAATATATTCTTCACCATCAAGAATGCGATGTGCTGTAGAAAGCATTTGCGCATACTCGATAACCATTTTAACTACGTGCTTATCGCAATGTTGTGATGCACATACTACTGGATCTTTGTCTAGATAAAAAATATTCATAATGTATATTATACCACAGTTTACTCTTTAATTAAACCAGGAAATGCTTCTGATACCATATTTTTTGTTACATATGGAATCTTTTGTTTACTAATCATTGAAATAACTAAATCAGCATCTTTAGGGTGAATTGATTCCAATAAAGCAATATAGATCTTTTCTCTTTTTGCTTTCATCATCTTTTCACCTTGTCCACCTTTTACAAAATAAGTAAATTGTTTATTTTGTCGTAGCAATGAACTAGGACTATTGTGTCCTTCTGCTGGAGTGAATGGTGGTTTACCATTTGGAATCAACCATTGGATAGTATCATCATATGTTCCACGGAGAATATCTTTTAGAGCCCAGCTTTCATTCTCTCTTAGAATCTTAATTTTATCTTCTTTTAATCGTGCTTTACGTGCAGCATCAATAACTTCGAATACTTGTTTAGTAGACATTATAAAAACTCCTGTACATTTTCTAATAAAAGCTTACAGCGCTTTTGTACCAAATATGGAAAAACCTTTCCTTTATTAGGATATGGATCTTGACTTTCATACATATTTAGGATCTTTTCTATAACTGGTTCTGGTGTTTCAGATAGATCAATTAGTTTCTTATTACGAATAAAGTTACGATATACATCAGCACCCATAGCTTTTTCCATATCTTCTGATGCTAACCAAGCTTCCATTTTCTTTTTGGTTACAGGTGTTTGACGACGTCCATCAACAAATACATTGTCATCAGACATAACATTAGGTACACCATCACCAGCATCACCTTTAAAGATATGCTCCATTAGTGTTAAACGTGGATTATCTGATTTAACAAATTTCTTTGTCATTGGAGAGAATTGTTTGATGTTATCGTATTTCTGTAGTTGTACAAAGTCTTTATCCGCAGAAACAATCATAACTTGTTCATGTTTACCAAACTCTTGTGTGCTTAATGCAATATGAGCAATAGCATCATCGGCTTCACAACCATGAACTTGTAGAACATGATAAGGGAAGTTTTCTTTGATTTCTTCTCTAATCATATTAATAATACGGAAAGCTTCATCCCAATCAATAGGAGATTCTTCACGGCCTTCCTTACGTTTAAATTTATATTGAGGGAAATACTCTTTACGCCAGTTATCTTTGCCATCTGCAACAATAACTACTTCGCCATAGTCTTTATGAAACTTTTGACGATACATACGAATAGAGTTTAGAATCATATGTCGAAGAAGGTTTTCCTCGACTGCGAGCTTTTGCACCACTAGGTTGCCAACGGCAATACCGTTAAAATCAATTATAATCATAATATGTTCCTGTGTTAGTATACTAATTATATCACAGCCGAGTGAGAATGTAAACCTTTATTTCTTCTGTTTTGCTAGTTCTTTCTCATATTTTTCACGGTCAACCACTCCTTCATTTAAGAGCTTTTGTCTGTTAACTTCGTGTTGTGCTTGAGTATCGTCTTTAGAACCGCCAAAATAAGGAACACAATGACCTTCTTCAGCCATAACTTCAGTTACTAATCTACCATCAGCAATTTTAAAGTCGCCAAGAATACGGCCAAATTTGCCTTTCATATCTTCGCCAGACTTATCTTCTGTAGTGATTAGTGTAGCACCTTCTTTTAAGAGTTCTTTTAAACGCTTTTTAGCTGCTAAACCAAATAGTTTTTCAACTTTGTTAGAAGTACGTGATTCAGGAGTATCAATACCCATAATACGAACACGCTCATCTTTTAACCAAACGCCAAAACCAAGATCAATATCTACATCGACAGTATCACCATCGACAGCTTTTAATAGTACAACATCGTACTCATTTACTTTTAATTCACGCATTATGACTTACCTAATGTGTTTAGAGTGAATTTTACCTCCAATAAACTCATTATAATATTCGTCAGAAAAAAGAACTTCCCTGTCAAATTGTTCTTTCATCTCGTAGTAAGTCATTTCGCCTTTTGATTTACATAATCTTAATATCTCACGATGGAATCTTTCACCACCATAATCTTCAACAAGTGTTTTGACTTGTTCGCTTGAACCATAATAATCTTGCCAGTCTGAATCGACCTTCTCAATTCTTTTTCTTTTTTTACCTTTCAATGGAGGTCGTTTAATCGTTCTCCAGAAGAGTTTCTTACCAACATACTTTTTATTATTTTCCTTATCTGTAATTAGATAAACAAAACCAGTATAGTCTTGGTAGTCATTCTCTTCTGGATTGAACAATTTATTTTTATAATACCACATAACGAATCCTATTCAATTATTATATGGTATTATTTATAAGGTTTATTATTCGTCTTCTTCTTCGCAATCATCGCATAATGAATCGATAATTTGTGCATTAACATCTGCTGAACACATAGGACAATAACACGGCTCGTCCTCGTAGTCTTCCATATCAGTTGTTACTTGCGTTGTCGTCTCACATGATAAACACTCCAATAGATAATAGTACATAGGTTATTCTCCTGCCCATACGTCATCCCACTTACCGGTTAATGCGCCTTTAGCATAATCGGTAGCTCTATTTTCGAAGAAATTTGTATGAGTTGGAGCATTAATCATTTCCTCAACCCAAGGTAATGGATTGTTCTTTACTTTGAATATTCCCTTTAAGCCCATAGAAATTAATCTTCTATCTGCTATATATCTAATATATTCCTTTACTTCTGAGTCAGTCAATCCTTGAACTGTTCCCATTTGGAATGCTAGATCAACGAACTTATCTTCTAGATCAACCATTTTGGTGGCAATGGTATAGATTTCACCCTTTGTTTTATCATTCCAGATTTCACGGTTTTCTTCGATATATGTTCTAAATAACTTAATAACACCTTCGGCGTGCATAGTTTCATCAACAATAGACCATGTTACAATTTGACCCATACCTTTCATTTTACCATGACGTGGGAAATTAAGCAACATAATGAATGATGAGAATAATGCTAGACCTTCAGTAAATGCAGATACAGCAGCCATCTTTAATGGAAGACTACCGCCATTATCTACCTTAGATAAGAAATACTCATGCTTTTCACGCATAGCATCATATTCAAGGAATTCATTATAAGTTGATTCTGGCATGCCTAATGATTCAATAAGGTGTGAATATGCCGCAATATGTAAAGCTTCACGAGCAGCAAAACCCATTAACATCATTCTTACTTCTGGTTGAGGGAAGTTTGGTAGATAATTTTTAACATAACCACCCGCAACATCAATATCAGATTGAGTAAAGAATCTAAAGATATTAGTAAGGAAATACTTTTCTTCTTGTGTTAAGCGATTCTTCCAATCCTTTACATCTTCCAACATTGGTACTTCAGTGTGTAACCAATGGGATTGTTCATGCTTGAGCCACATATCATAAGCCCAAGGATAATGGAATGGTTTAAAGTATGTTCTTTCGTCGTTTAAGCGTAATTTCTTTGTGACCATTAATCTAACTCCAGCTCAGCTTTTAGCTTCTCTGGAGCATGTGCACCAACAACGCGCTTAATTTCATTTCCATCATCATCTAATAATACCATTGTAGGTACACCACGAATACCAAATGATGCCGCTTTATCAGTATCTTCATCAATATCGATTTCAGTTAGAGGATAAGGTAATTCAATGTTCTCTAAGATCTTTGATAATTGTTGACATGGACCACACCATGACGCGCTAAATTTTAATAGTTCCATTTTTTTCTCCTCTAAATTAACCTTCACAAGCCAAGCATTCACTGCCGCCTGCTACAGCTGTCATATCAATTTCTTTAATAATTTCTCTTTCAATCTTTTTAGATACTTTATCTGCTTTACCAATCTTTTCAGAGCGGCAATAGTACATAGTCTTAACACCTTTCTTCCACGCTAAGAAGTGTACTGCGTGCAAATAAGCAATATTAGCATCTGGTCTAAAGAATACATTCAATGATTGCGCCTGATCAATAAACTCTTGACGATCAGCAGCATGTTCAATAACCCAACGTTGGTCAATTTCCATTGATGTTTTGTAAACTTCTTTTTCATGCTCATCTAAAATTTTAAGATGTTGCACAGATCCGTCATTTGAAATAATAGATGACCAAATCTTTTGATAATTTAATGATTCATCTTCTTCACATTTCTTTTTAATAAGAGCATCTAAATACTTATTCTTATTTAAGAATGAACCACTTAACGTATCTTGACGATAAGCATTTGCTCTCCAAGGTTCAATAGAAGGTGAAGTATTACCCATAATAATAGATGAAGATGCATTAGGTGCAATAGCCATAACATGTGAACAACGTCGGCCAGTACCAATAGCATCAGGTGCTTCACCACGCTCTTGGCCAAGTTCTAAGTTTGCTTTTTCTAACATAGAGTTAATGTGTTTAAACATTCTAATATTAGCAGACTTAGCTAATGCAGATTCAAATGCAATATTTTTCTTTTGTAAATAAGCATGGAATCCTAAAGCACCAACACCAACAGAACGCTCACGCTCTGCAGAATACTTAGCACGATCAATAGTAGATGGCGCATTAGAGATAAAGACTTGTAATACGTTATCAAGCATTTCTAACATATCACGTAAGAACATCTTATCTTTAGACCATTCATCATAGTGTTCTAAATTAACTGATGATAAACAACAAACAGCAGTACGATCTTTATTTGTTGGTAATATAATCTCAGAACACAAATTAGATTGATGAACCTTTAGACCTTTATTTTTTAACCATTCTGGTAGTTTATCATTAGAAGTATCAATAAAATGTAGGTATGGTTCACCAGTTTGCATACGCATTTCAATGATACGTTGCCATAATTCACGTGCTGATACTGTATCTTTTACTTCACCAGTATGTGGATCTTTTAATTGCCAAGTATCATCAGCTTCTGGATCAGTCATACATTCTTCAATTAAATGCATAAAGTCATCAGTAATATTAACGCCGTGATGTAGATTTAAACAACGGAAGTTTTGATCACCAGTAGGTTTACGCATCTCAAGGAATAACAAAATATCTGGGTGGTTAATATCCAAATATGCTGCATAAGAACCACGACGAGTTTTACCTTGACGATATGCTAAAGATGATGCATCATACATTTTAAGGTGAGGCATTACACCAGTTGATTTATCATCAGCTGAACGAATACCAAAACCAATACCAACACCGCCGCCTAACATAGACAACCAGTTTGTTTCAGATAAGTTATCTACTAATCCTTCTGCGGTATCGTTAATAAAATTCAAATAGCATGAAATAGGTAAACCACGCTTACTACGGCCATATGATAATACTGGCGTAGAATATGATAACCAATGCTTCGATGCGTATTCATACAAACGTTGTGCATGATCCGGGTTTGAAGAAAAAGTTTTTGATACATATGCGAATCGTTCTTGAGGAGATATTTCACTTTCCATCATATAAGATTCTTTTAATCTCGTAACACCTAATTCATCAAATAATGAATCCCTATTGGGATCAATAACAATTCCCATATGCTCCATATTAAGCTCCTATTCTATAATGACCTTTCTTCAGGACAAACAAAGGCCTGCAAAAAGACTATGCTTTTTACTAAACTTTTTTTATTTAGTGGTAGTATTATATATTAAAGTAAGTCAGATGTACATCACTTTTTTTAAAAAAATTGTAATATACATTAAGGATTAGAATTTATCTTCTACTGTATCCTTTGCTTTATCTACTGCCTTTTTGATCTTACCGCTGAAACCAAATGATTTCTTAGGAGCAGATGCTGTTACTTTAGGCGCCTCAGGTGCTTCTTCAAGTTCTTCAGCAACAAGTACTGGTGCTTCTTCTTGAACTTCTTCTACGACTGGCGCTGGCTTTGGTGCTGCTTTTTTAGCAGGCTTGACACCTAGATACTCATCAATCTCTTCTTGAGTGAAAGATCTAGGTAATAGAATTTCATTTCTAGCTGGATGCTTCCAACCTTTAGTTGTTGGTACGCCGCCTTTTGCTGCTACCCACGCTGGTGCTTTAATTGCCATATTAGTATTCCTTTTTAAAAATTAAAAATATCATGGTGTAGTATCATTCATCCAGCCACTAAACCTCTTAAGAAGTCTAGGTGCTTTATCTTTTCTTCGTCTTCTATCTATAGCGACGATACCATCATCACCTGCACCAGCCACACTAGTTGTATTAACTGCTGGTTCTTCGGTAATATTATATTTATCTTTATACATTTCTAGAAGATCATCTGGATCCATAGTTAAGTTATATGCTTTAGAAATGGTAACCGCATGATGTTCCATTGGAATATCAAGCTTATGAGATGAAATAAGTGTGTGTAAAGCTTTTACAGCCATTTCGATATTTAATTCGTGTTCTTCTTTCATTTGTTTACCGTTATCCTTAATCCATTTCTTTGCAATTGGATTTTCTGGTGATCTTTTAATCCATGCTCCCATTCTTTTATAAAGAGATTGAGTAGCACCTTTAAAGTTACCTTCATTAGAATTATCTATAACATACATGTGACGGCCAAATAAGTTTTGGAACTTACCAATATTATCTTGTACTTCTTGCCACATTTTCTTTACTATATCATCTGGTAAAGATCGTGCTCTAGCCGAATTACGATCTAGTGCAGTTTGTAGATTAGTATTAACAAAAATCATTGAAACATCATAACCAAGCTTTCTTAATTCTTCTGCTTGGCCTTTAATTTTATCAAAGTTCTTACCAGTTCCATCAATAACTAATCCTAATCTACCTTTTAGGTATAGATTCATTTGTGATTTTGTTAATGCAACTGATTTCTTTCTAATTTCTTGACCCTTTGGTGAAAAAATATTAGATGGTGTCATATCCATTTGTGCTTTCTTAAGAGCTGCTTCAAAAAAATTATCTGAATTAACTAACTTTAAGCCAAATGAAGTTAATGCTGTTTGTCCTACAATAAATGATTTACCAGAACCTGGACCACCGGCTAGAAACACAGCCTTAAAAATACCAGGATCATTTACTCCTTCTAATAACATTAAATGATTTCCTCTATGGTGAAATATATTTTTTGTGCAGTTTTAATATGTGTACCTTCATATATATTCAAACCACAAATATCACCAACCGGCAAAGTATTTTCACTTACACGGACTTGATCACCAGGATTGACAATCTCTTCGCATGTTGAGTTAACCATTTTAGAATATTTTAATTTATAGACGCCGGGTGCTACTGAACCATCATCTAATAAGAACCAAGAACTTGATTCATTGAGAAATTGAACAGGCTCATAACCTGTCTCTTCTATAATCTTTTGTACACCTTTATCAGTAAGATTTAGATTTTCTTTAATAAGATATAAAGCAGCTGCATATGATGCAATAGAAGAACGACCACCCGGAATCTTACCAAGTAATCTTTTGATATTGAATACTAGACGGTGGAAAGGTGTGTATGCATTCTTTTCTTCAGACGTATTAATCCGATTTTCTTTAATACGCTTACCTTTTTCATCAATAAGGCCAAGTTTAAATGCTTCAGTTTTTTCAAAAGGTGTTACCAATAATGTTAAGAAACGAAAGGTATAGACTAAGTCACCTGCTCTTTTTAAAATTCCCATTTTATATCCCTTAAATCTCTCTTAATACAGCTACAACCTTTTTATCCATTGAAATACCAGTATATTGTTCATTAGTAATATATTTCATAAAAACTAGAAATGGCTTAATCACTGGCCAATGTTTTTCTTCTAGTTTTAATTCTAATATATTTAAAGAAGCTTCTATATTGAATGAATTAAAAATAACAATCAAATGATTTAAAATCAAACGTTCAGAAAGATTACCTGTTTCCAGATACTTATTTAGTAATCGCTTTAAGTATTTAAAACGATGTAAATCTTCTTGAAACTCTTCAAAGTCTATACACTTAGGATTATAATAATGCTTTGCAGCGTATAGCAGAAGATTATCTTCTGTTAGTACATAATTAGGTTGTTGCATAATATAGTTTTATTTTTTATTTTCCGCTTTTTACAATACTCTTATCACCGGTTGCTTGATCAGCTGGTCTCTTAGGTGCAGCTTTAACATCAGCAGCAAATGATTTAAAGTTTTGTACGTTTACTTTCTCATGATCATATTTATCATCAGTTTCAACTTTATGCATATCAACAAAATCTTTTTCGCCTTTACGCTTCTTTAATTGATCTACCCAATTATCACGTGTAATAGGATCAGACTTGTGATTTGCGGTTGGCTTATCAGCTTTAGGCTCTTTAGGCTCAAATGCTTCAGTTGTTTCTACTTTCATATCTTCATCCTGATCTTCATGCTGTACTTGAGTATTATTACCAGACTTTAATCTTTTCTTACCAATAGATCCAATACCTAGTTTACGCATTGCTTTTTCTTTCGCTTCTTTTTCAGAACGTGCAGATACAGTTGCAAAACCACGTCCGGGAATAGTGATTTTATAACTCTTATCTTCTGATACTTCTTCTACAGATTCTAGTTCTACACTTTCTTTTTGAGGCTCTACAACATCTTTTTCTTTTTCATCATCGCATTCACATGGTTCTTTACCGCATGAATCACAAACCTCATCAGATTCTTTAGCTTCATTCTTTACAGCTTTACTGACTGCTTTACGACGATTGTGGAGATATTCATCAGACTCATCTTCATCACCATCATTATCGATGTCTTTATCTTTACGATCATCAAACTTTTTCTTTAATGCTTTAGGCTGAACCTTGTCCATACCTTCACCATCGTCTGATACGTCGTTAGTATTATCTTCTTTCTTACAACTCTTTCTTTCTTCAAGAGTTTCTTCTTCAAGAGTTTCTTCCAAGACTTCTTCTTTCTTATTAAGTCCTAAGACTTCTAAATATGCTGAAGTCATGTTTTTGTAATCGATTGCCATTATTATCTCCCGGTTTATAATTTGTGGCTTTTCATTAAAGCTTATCTATATTTATATAAGTTATCCCTTCAACGATGCTGAAGGTGGTGTAAAGTTTGCGGTATATCTTGCTAGACCTTTAGTGACGCGAGCATCTTCAATATAACCCGTAAAATGCCAAGTATATTGATCTAAGCTAGTACCTCCACTCATTCTGCCAAGATATAAATTATCATTTGCTGGTATAGATACATCTAAATTAACACCATTAAAGGTTGAAGCATCCGATCCAACGTTTGTGCCATCATACCAGAAATTTATAGTACCAGATTCTCTAGTCACTGCAACATGGTGCCAGCCGCCTGTTCCCATATTAATTGCATTTGAGTGTGATGATTTAAAAGTAGAATCAAAGTTATTAGTTGGTTTGTGACTAAGTTTCAATTTATTACCTTGTTGCTGGTTATACCTAAAATCCCATGAAACTCTACTACTACTATTAGCACTAAAGAAATTACCCAAGCTAATAATAGGACTATAAGTTTCATTTGCGGCAGTTACACCGTCCACTGTTTGATATACCCAAGCTTCAATAGTAAAATCACCAGTATTTAAATCATATTCTGGAGTATGAGGGAGTGTGATATAATCACCAGTTCCATCTAAGTACATTGATGAAGAACCATTATTTGTTACTGCAGTCGATGATTGAGTGTTACCATTTAGTACTAATCCGCCAGACTGTGCTTTATCAATTATAGCAGCATCATCATGGCCATTGACCAATAATACTGTATTAGTGATTTCTTCTAGTGGTTCTGTTGGTGGAGTAAACGCAGCAGTATAAAGTGCTGTGCCTTTTAAAATTCTTAAATCAGTAGTAAAACCATTTACATAACCATTTGATCCATCCCATGCACCCCAGTGAATATGGAAGTCACCGCCTTTACACCAATCAATACTTCCAGCATTACTGCCTGTTGCTTCTTGTTTACCATTAACCCAAAGCGTAAAATTATTACCACTTCTCGTTAATGCAATATGCATCCATTCATTTGCTCTAAACGATGATGATGAAGTTAACCAAGGATCTCCTATGCCATTCCAGAAAAATGCTACTTTATTTGGTGCAGTAGTATTATTAAAACGTAATGCAACACCACCAGAAGGATTAGACCAACTTTCGCCTGAAACAATACTTGGATAGTTGCCTGGAGTACTAACATTATAATGCCAGAATTCAACAGTAAAATCACCAGTACCCATATCTAAATCATTTGTATCTGCTACTGTTATATATTGTCCAGATGCAGTATATAGAGATGCGCCGTGTGTTGCCGAATCGTATTCTTTGTAATCGTATGGAGCAAAAGGTTTAGCACTTACGTTACCATTTACAGTAATTGTATGATCATTTGATGAGCTGTCTTTAGGATATGGCAGCTGACAAGTTAATAAAGATGTATTAGTAACTGCGGTTAAGCGTTCTGTTGGTGAGGTGAATGCTGATGTATAAAGAGCAGTACCGTTAACGATACGAGCGTCTGAAATATAACCATTAAATAGTTGTATTGAACCATCTTGATTCATTCCAACATATAAACTTGGCGCCGTAGAATTCATATTTGAGCTATCTGTTTGAGTGGTTCCTATTTGTGTGCCATTAAGGAAAAACTTTAAATTAGTTCCTTCTCTAGACACAGCAATATGGTACCATTGTCCGGTAGTAAATGTTTCAGATGCGGTATACTGCGTTCCAAATGCACTGTTATTACCAGTAGAAAATAAAAATGTATCAGATTTTATTTGAATAATAAAATTAAAAGCATTAGCTCCACCCCATGATCCAAACACCGTTTGATATGTAGAAGAGTTTATGCTAGTGAAATAAATCCAACTTTCAATAGTAAAATCACCAGTACCAAATTGAAGACTAGTATCATTAGGAATACTTAAATAATCTCCACTACCATCAAAATAATAACTATAACCACCCGAACGATATGGACTGAATGTCTGTGCAGTTGCACCAGATACAGTAAGTGTTTTTGGTGTGGTATTTTTATCTGTTAAACCAGTATTAACATCGCCATTACCACCAATAGAAGTAATTAATGCTGATGTATATTTTGAATCTTCAACGAAGAAAGCCAATTCAAATGAATTAACATCTGTCGACAAGTTTACACCATCTGAAGCAGTAAATGTGATTGAGAATGTTCCCGCATCAGCTGAATTTGTAGATGGTGTGATAGTAAATACATTATCTGCTTGAGATACAGTAGCAGTATTTCCAAGAGAACCAGAAGTAACTGAATAGGACCATGTAATAGGCAACTCTTCTGGATCTGTAGCAACTAATGTAATAACGGTTGGTGTACCATCATCAGCAAGTGTATATGCTCCAGCTCCTCCTTGTGTGATCTGAGGGGCAGTATTAATTAATGCAATATTATACCAACCGTCGCCATTCCAGATGTAAAGACGGTTATTACCTGTGACATAAACCTGATCACCAGGATTGTTTCCTGTTAATGGTAAATCATTAACTGTACCATAATTAACAGTAGACGATACATCACCTGCAGTTACTTTACTCCAAGCATTATCTGTGGAATTATAAATGTATCCACTATACTTATCACCATTTGCTGGATTTGTTGGAAATGTTATTGCCATTTACTATTCCTTAAAATTTTAAAAATTAATATGCACTAAAACCAGATGGAGTACTATATACTCGTGAATCTTTATTAACGCCAATATGTAATTTAGCATCCATATAGGTAAAGCTAGATGTTCCACTAATATAGCCATAATAAAGATCTCCAGATCCACCAATTACTATACTACTGGAAGTAGTAGGATCTTCATACCAAACATTATTTCTAGCAAACCAAACTTCTCTTGTTGAAGTATCTACACAAATACCTATAATATCATTGACACCTATTGTACCTAATGAAACACCTGAAGTGCCACCATAATAAATAATACCATCTTCATATATTGAAGCTTGATTTGCCGATCCATAAGACATGTTTAGTGCTGCATCTGCAATACCGCCCCAAAAATTGTAGCTACTATAAGTTACAACACTACTTTCAATATACCAACGTCCCGATTTTAAAGGATTATCAGCGGTACCATCATAAGGTGATCTAGAAAAGTTATTATCAATTGAGCCAGTAAATGCACTGGTTTGAGTACCACCAGCAAATGTCATATCGCTTGAAAATGATAAATTAAACGTCGATGTTTTACCAATAACGTTTAATCCATCTGATGCTTTAAACCTCATTACAAAATCACCAGCGTCTGAATCATTTGTTGAAGGTGTGATTGTAAAAGTACCATCATTATTATTAACAATAGTGGCTTGAGTTTGATTTGATGGTGATGTATCATAGTCATATGTTATACCAAACCCATCAGGATCTGTTGCTTCTACAGTAGCAGTTGTTGCTGTACCATCAGTTGCTAACAGATAAGTCGAATTAGGTTCAACAACCCAATCTGGATTTTGATTAGATCCACTATAAACTTGATCCCATTCTGCTCCATCCCATACATATAATGCCTTCGTATCTTGAGCAATTACAAACTGGCCGAGAGTATTACCGGATGTTGGAAAGTTTGTTTTACTTGCATATTGTACTGCTGCTCCATCTGCTCCATCTGCACCGTCTGCACCAGTAGGACCACTAATAGCAACCCACACTGAACCATATCTTACATATAATGCACCAGTTGATGATTTCCACCACATTGTTCCTTGTACAGGATTATCTGGTGCAGTATCAGATACTTTAATTGCTGAAGATAATTTTTCCCAAACACCTACAGTACCATTATAAACATAGGTTTGGTAAATATCACCATCACTTGGATTTGTTGGAAAATCTAATGCCATTTCTTATTCCTTAAAAAGTAATTGTTCCATCATCAGTAAATGTATACCAATAATAGCCACCACTTTGAGTTTCTGTAACAGTACCTGTTGTTGCAGATGCTTGTCCATCTGCTCTTAATATGCAAACACCAGATCCACCAGAGCCTGCAAGGGCAGAGTGTGGTCCACCACCACCGCCGCCACCGGTATTAGCAGTACCATCAGAAGCAGCAGTTGTACCACGAATACCGCCTTGTCCACCGCCGCCTTGTCCACCGGCTGATTGCACAGTCGATGAATCATCGCTATTACCGCCGCCACCGCCGGCATAATAGTTACCATCTATCCACTGTAAGCCAGCGCCACCAACACCGCCATAAGTGCCACCGCCATTACCTCCAGATGCGCCTGCGCCGCCACCGCCGCCAGCACCAGCACCTGCTCCTCCAGCACCAGAGTACGCAGCTCCACCGCCATTGCCGTATTTCTGCCAGCCTGTACCTGATACATTACCAACGCCAGTACCACCACTGCCACCAGTAGTGCCACCAACACCGCCGCCGCCGCCACAGCCGCCACTATTACCTGAAGTACCAGTACCGGTAGTATAATGACCACCGCCACCGCCGCCTTCTGCAGTTAATGATGTAGAATCGGGTAATGTTAATGTTGATGCTGATCCATTGAATCCATTAGTATGGCCATTTGCGGGATTGCTTCCAGCTCCGCCGGCGCCAACCACAACTGAGAAAGTTCCACTTAATAAACTTAATGCTTCAGTACTAACAAGATAAGCGCCAGCACCACCAGCACCACCGCCGTCTGTACCACCGCCACCACCGCCGCCGACTAATAAATAATCAACAGTAGTATTCCAAGTTAAATTAAACGTATTTACATCATTTGTTGTATACACACCATCAGAAGCAGTAAATGTTAATTGGAATGTTCCTGCATCATTTTGATCAGTTGATGGTGTGATCGTAAATACATTATCTGCTTGAGATACTGTTGCTGTACTTCCAAGAGAACCAGAGGTAACAGCATAAGACCAAGTAATAGGTAAACCTTCTGGATCAGTTGCACTTAATGTAATAACGGTTGGTGTACCATCTGTTGCTAATTTATATGTTCCTGCTCCGCCTTGTATAATATTAGGTCCAGTATTAGTTGTAGCAATATGTTCCCATGCACTACCACTCCAAATGTATAGCTTAGACACGTCTTCTGCATATGCTAAATCACCTGCAGTATTACCAGATGTTGGAAATGAAGAAGTATTAGCATATGATACAGTTGCGTCTGCGCCAGCAGCACCGTCTAAACCATCAGCTCCATTACCTGCAGTAATCCATTGCCCATCATATCTAATGTACATTCCACCAGTTGTAGAATTCCACCAGAATACACCTTCTGCTGCACTACTAGGTGCTGAAGCAGAAATAATAACAGGAGATTGAGATGCATCCCACACACCAGTAGTTGCATTATAAATGTATGCCGTTTGACCTACTAATGTAGTTTGACCGTCACTTGGATTTGTTGGAAATGTTATTGCCATATTAAGCGCCCCAAATTTCTAATTCACACATTGACAAGCCCCATTGACCAGATCTACTCAATGAAAGTCTTACGTATGTTGCGTTACGTTCGATCATTATCTCTTCACTCTGGCCAGTTGTATATGTACCCCATGTCCAACCAGTAACAGCTGTCCAATTTGTACCATCACTAGATGTTTCTACTGCAGTAACAGATGTAAACGAATCACTACGAGAATATGGATAAACTACAATCTTTTCAAGATAACTAAATGCAGCTCCATTTGTTACTTGATTTGAAAGATCTATTGTCAAAGTACCACTACTAGCATTATTTGATAGCCAGTAGGTAGTACCACCACTAGGAGAAGTTGTGCCATCAAATAAATATTCCAGATAATAATTAGGAGAACTACTATATGTTGGATCTGATGATGTAACAACAGCGCCACTTGGTGCAGTATATACAGTTTGACCGGCTGTACCACCGGTGCCGCCAGACAAATCTAATAACGCAGAGTTGAAAATAGTTATAGTCGAAAGAGATTTAATTTTATTAACACCATCATCAGCTGTTACTCTTAATGAAAATTCACCAGTTGTTGCTGCATCAGGAGTAATAGTAAATTGATTGGAATTTGCTCCTGTACCTTGTGTTATAGTTGCTGAAGCGGGATTTGCTGAATCAGTTGTAAATCCATAATTAATTGGAAATCCATCTGGATCTGTGGCTTCAACTGTTATAGTATCAGCAGAATCTCCTATCTTATACAGATAGTTTGAATTAAGCGGTGTTGTCCATTCGGGTAATGATTGAGCGCCAGAAGATACTCTATCCCATTCTGTTCCATCCCATACGTATAGCGCTTTTGTATCTTGAGCAAATGCCATATCACCAGCAGTATTACCAGATGTTGGAAATGAAGAAGTATTAGCATATGATACAGTTGCGTCTGCACCAGCAGCGCCATCAGCACCAGCTGGGCCTTGTGGTCCTGGAGTACCTACAGCATTTGTTACAACCCATTGAGATGTAGTACCATCATTATAATAAACATATGTTTTTAATGTACTACTATTAAACCAAAGATCACCCGCACTAGGATTCGCTGGAGGAGTATCAGCTGTAGTAACAGATGCACCGCCACCGGAAGCGCCTTCAATTGAAATGCCAGCAAACCCACCTTCTTCTGTAGTAGTTTGCTTAATCAATTTACCTAATGAAAATCCATTACTAATTGCCATTTAATTATCCTACACTAAAAATACTTTAAAGCCTGTTGCAACTGCAGTTGCAATTAATATCCACATAAGTTTATTAATTGTAGCAACTGTTCTACTGTTAACAGAAACAGCTATAGTTAATTCATCTAATTTTTCTGAATGTTTATTTACTCTATTGTATAAATTCTGTTTGTCAGCATCTAATGCAATAAGTTTTTCTTCTGTACGAGCAAGAGAAACCATAGCTTCTGATAGCTTATCTATCTTTGTTTCAATGCGATCAAATCTTTCATTGATAATTACATTGTTTGAATTTGTTCTTCCGGTTGTATCCATTTTAATTTTCTCTAAGGTTATGGTTATTAGATCTATTTATATGTTTTTAATATTGTTGTCCTGCTGCGCCATTACTGTATTCCAACCTCTCATTACTTATTGTTGCAAGATCATTACCCGAATCGGTAATAGAGTATGTCCATGTGAGTGGCAAACCTTCTGGATCAGTTGCAGACAATACAATTGAAGTTGCACTACCACCAATCGAATCTAGATCATAAGCTGCTTCTGGCAAACCACCAGAATCCCAAGTAGGTGTTTGATTGATTAAAGCGATATTATACCAGCCAGCACCAGTCCAGATATACAATCGATTTGTGTCTGCAACAAATACTTGATCACCAACTTGGTTACCTGATGCAGGTAGATCATTAGAAGTATTATATGACTCTGCTGCAGGTGCTACTATTTCTTGCAATAAATCGGCATCAATATCAGAAGATTGTATTGTTGTTGATGTACCTAATAATAATCCTAAATTTCTACCGTTTGACATTCTTATTCCGCCTTAATACCAAATCTGTTTTATGCCAGATATAATTGTTGTTCCACCGCCTTCACCGCCTTCGCTGTTTATTGTACGACCAACTATATACTTACTTCCACCACCATAGATTCTTTTTATCTCAGCAATATTATATGGCACATCACTTCTTAATGAAAAAATTCTTTTTCTACTTTCTGGTAAAGATGTTGATGTGGGTGAAGTGATTGAAGTAATTTTACGTCTTTTAGATAAATTAATTTCTGGTGCTACGCCATTACCATATGATAAAGTTTCTCTGTATACATCAGCAGGACCAATTGTTGTTTGACCAACAAAATTTGAACCATCACCAGCATAATAAAAATATTGAGAAAGATCTGTAGTTTTCGAAAGACTAGGACCTGCCCAGTTAAATGTCATATTAGATCCACCAATCTGTTCTTCATGAACTATACGTATAGGATAATATACATCAGCAGTTAAAGAAATACTACCACTTCTTTCTTGATTACCGTGGCCTGAACCCATATCATTATTTACAACTGCGTTAGAAGTAGTTCTTCCAGTTGCGTCTGATGCAATGTCACCAATCCAAACACCAGAGCCATCATCGGAAGATGTATAAAAAGTGTATGTTCCAGTTGTAGGAGGTCTAAAATACCCAATCCACATATAAGCATAGTTATTGCCAAGATCGCCATAACTAATAGATGTAAATAATGTCGCACTTGTGAATGGTAATGTAATACCAACATCACCTGATGCTATTGTATTTCTTGCTGTAGAAGTTAAAATTTGTTCACCATATAATCCACCTTGATTATATGTTACATTGCTTGCAGCAACAGCATCACCAATCGCATCACCTTGAGTTGAAAAATGATATGTTCCAGCTAATATATCAAGATCATTTTGTAACGTCCAAGAGACAGTGGATGAAGAACTTTTAATATGAGATGGCTCATAAAACGCATCTACCTTGTTCTCATCTCCATGTCCGTTTGAACGTATACTAAACGTTGCCATATATTATACCTGAACATTTGCAATAATATCTGATAATCCAGCACCAGTAATAATAATAGCCTGTGATGTTTCACCTGTAGTTGATGTAGTAATTGTAGCAGTTGTACCACCATCACCAAATGTCATAGTACTACCATCAATTGATAATGCAACGTCAACAGCAATTCTTTCATTATTAATATTATATGCGCTAATATTAACAGTACTATTGATATTAGAACCTTGATAATCATAAGATGATGAAGCAGGATCAATAGTAATTTTTGTAGGAATTGTTGGAGTTAATACATGATATGATGCAGTATAACCATCACCTGAAGAAGCAACTGCCCAAATTCTATCAGTTGAATCTCTACCAACCATATGGAATTTTTCTATAATTGTAGAAGTCAATTCCCAACCATTAGTATCATTCCATGTATAAATTAAGAATGAATTTTCTAAGAATACACCCATTATAGTTCTAGCATCATTTAAGAAAAGAACTTGTCTTGGTGTTGCTGGAATAATTGTAGCACTATGGTGTGTTAATTGTTTTGGATCACTTGCATCTACTGAATATGTAACGTATGTTCTAGATAATGCACTTGCATCTGATGTTTGATGGAAAGCTGTTGCTTGCATCATTGTTAAATATCTAGTTCCGTTACTAACAAACCATTCATTCCAAATAACGGTACCTTCATCTGAATGATCGCCTTGACCACCTCTAATTGAATTGAAGTGAGTAGAACTTAAATCACCCGTAATAGTAATATCTTCATTACGTGTAAATGTATCGGTTGTAGTATCCCATGTATAATAGAATGGATGATAATTTAAACTAGTATCAAAGTATGGAAGATAGAAACCTTTAACGTTTGCAGAAACATCCCATGAAGTTGATGCCATTTTAATTACATTACCAATAGAAGTATTTGCTCTTGCACCGCCATAACTTGTACCAGCAGCAGAAGGAGCTCCACTAAAATAATGTAAATCAGTTGTATTATTAGAACTAACATTATGTCGAGTTACATATTGTTGATAATCATTATCTTGTTTATTATACAAATATAATGGTTTACCATCTACCGAAGATTTACCAATATACTGAATAGTGTAAACATTTCTTGAAGTTAAATCCCAATCTGTACCATTTGGTGCAGCAGTAAACTGAGTTCTTCCTAAAGCATACATTGGCCGATGACTATAACTACCATAATGCATGTACTTAGTAATCCAGGAAATATAGTCAGAACCAGTTTCTTTTGTAACAGGCCATACTCCTTGATAGGTGGTGTCGTTGCTAGTATTGCCGCCATAAGAGTATTCATTACCAGGCTCGGTTATATGAAATTCAGCACTATTATTAGACCACACTCTAACATATTGTTTGTTATATTTTGTTGAATATATATTCCAGATATCAACATATTGCTGGTCATTATCGTCATAGATTCTATTAATAAATGAATGCTTATTATCAGGATCAATTGACATCATATGATAAAATTCTACATTATTTTGACGGTCATTACCAGTACCAGATTGATTTTGTATGCAATAAGCAGTTTCTTTAGCTAGTGCTCCAGTCCAGCCGCCCATACCCATTCTAATATTATAGGTATTGCCATCGTTATTTCTTGCATAATTACCTTGTCCTAGAGTATATCCACTGACTGCGGTAGATCCTTTACTCATTATCATGGGAGCATCAAAAAGAGGCGCTAACGTATTTTTATTAAACCCATCGCCTTCGATATAAACCGTATTTTTCCAAGGATTTTCTACGAGTGCTATTGTATTTTGTTTTGATGATTTTTTAATTTTAGCCATTTTATGCTCCCATTAATCTCTGGCTTTAAACCATTCAACGACTTCATCTTCAGAAGTCCAATCTGATCTAGATCCATCATTGTTTGTTTTCCAAGGTTGTAAGCAAACACTTCTTTTATTGTTACTATCAACAACCATAAAAATTTCTGCTACAGTACCATCTAATACTGCTTCATATGTTATGTCAATTGCAACTTCTGTTCCATCTGAATCAGCTGTTGTTTTTTGAATAATAAAATTGGTCGCCATTGCGTTTATCTCCTTGGGTTTATATCTCTATTTATAGTCTTTTATACATAAACTGCATATATAAATCTTCACCTTTTTGTGTGGTTCCAATTGCAGTTACATCGACTGTTAAATAATCACCTTGATTCATACTAATAGATTGATTAGTAACATTTGCTGTAGTTTCACCTGCATTAAAATCAAATGCTGATGCTAAATTACCATTTTTCTTAGCTTGAATAGTTACAGTATTATCTGCTGCAGTGCCTAGTTTAGCAGTAATAACAGATATCTGTAAATTATATGGTGCGTACCATCTAGTAGAACCAGTTAATAATTCAAGTTCACCAATAGTATGAAGATTAATTGGTGTTAATAACTCATCTTTAATTTGTGCGGTAACATCAGATGCAGTTACTTTATCTGATGTATTAGTTTTAATAATGTCTTCAATCTTAGCTTTTAATTGTGGTGTCTCATCTAAATACTCACCAATATCTTTTGCTTTAAATGTTTTACTTGCTGCATCAAATACAAGTGTCATATTATCAGATGAATCAAATCCTGGCTTAGGTCTAACTTCTACAATTTGATCATGGCCTTCTTGATAATGTTGTAAGTATAATCTTAAACGACCAGTACCATCTGATTCAGTCTTAAGATCTTTAATTGTAATTTCACCTTGCATTGCAGCATGAATACCACATTGATAGTACATTGTGTCAGGTGCTGAATCTGGAATAGTCCATACTAATTGTCCGTGGCCACCATCACTACCTTCTGCTCTTGAATTAACAACACCATGAGTATACTCGCCATAATAACTACCACCAGCAAAGTTAGTTCCATCATCTGTTGTTAAATAGAATGGATGTCCAGAAGTATTACTATCTAATACAAATGTGTATGTACCACCTCTATAGAATGGTCCAAGATCTGTATTTCTACCAACTTGATGTCCGAAGTTATGATAATATGAAACATAAGCGCCTGGATTATCACTATCAAATGACATATAATAATTTAAGTTTGGCAGTGTTAATTCTGGAATCGTAATATTTTCAGGCACAGTAAATTGTAATCTTTGTACTTGTGTTGCATTACCACCATTAATATCTGGATGAGTAACAGAAGTACTATCATAATTAACCCAATCTACATTATGATCTAATCCTGCAACAGAAATCCATTTCAAGAATAACCCATGTGTTTGAGTCATATTACCATGTAATTCATGAGCAAAGTTATTAATAATATAAGAACCTTGTTTATATAATGGTACTGATGATTGAATTTGATTTGTAATTTTTGTTCTTTGGTATGAAGTACGACCTGCATCCCATGTCCAAAACCAATTAGTTCCATGACCAGCTAATGGGAAGTCTGCATTTAACACAAATGTTTCAGGTACAATTTCAGTATCGAAGTTTGACATTTCTTGTAATTTAGTAGGAACTTGAGTATCACCCAATTTAGTTCCTTCAGGTAATTTAATACCGCCGCTAGTTGAATCTACTTCAATCGCTGCTTCACCAATTTTAATACCACCAGTAGGTGTTGCTCCAAGTGCTGTATTACCAAGATAAATTGTACCAGTTGATAAATATAAATCTCTAAACTTATGATTAGAATCACCTAAATCATAAAGCTCGTCGCCAGTTGGAATAATATTACCAGTGATAGTGAAACCTTGGTTATTGGTATCTAATGCAAAATTATATGTACCATCTGAAATTTGATTTCCACTTAATGTTGCATTACCACCATAAAACTTGTTAAAGTTATACATTACAAGTTCAGCACCAGAATCTAATCCTTGTACTAATGTAATTGTATTAGCATCAGTTTGTGTATAGTCAGTACCAGCAAATAAGTTAATACCATTTAAGAATACAATTAGATTATCTTGGCTATAATTTAATGAGTTACCATTAATATCTGGACCAGTAAATACAGACTGATTCGAATCAGCAACATACTTATAGTTTGTTACTTCTGTTACAGTTTTATATTCGCCAGCAATATTATCTCTAACATAATTTAAATGAGTTGAATCAATTAAATCATTTAGGTCAAAACTAAATTTAGAATAATTATTTTGAATTAATACTTCATTACCAGCATTCAATGAATCTAAAATAGTAATTGAAGAACCATCAGTAGCAGTAAAGTCTTGACCGTTTGTTAATAGAATACCATTTAAGAATACGTTAGCACTACCAGGATTATATGATAATGGAGTACCTGAAGCATCATTGCCAGTAAAGGTGCTTTGTCCTTCTATAGTCACATATCTAAATGACTGGAAGTTAATTTCTCCACCTTTATATGGAAGGTTCCAGTGATTTGCAAATGATTGTATAGTAAACTGATCATTTAATGCAGCAGCTTGAGTTAAATTAATTGTATTATTAGAAACAGTATAATCAGCTGGTGCAGATAACATTACACCATTAATAAAGACTAATATTGCTGCATCATTAATTTCTAATAAATTACCATTATCATCATTACCAGTTAAAGATGTTTGGCCTTGAGTAGTAGTAAAGAAATAAGTTGCAATAGATGATTTACCAAGATATAAATCACCAACTCTTGATGAAATATAATCAGAGTCAAAATATAATTCTAAGTTTGTATCTGATGTAGGATCATATGTAACAACCGTAATTTCATCATTTAAATTTGCGTTAAACGTTAATGTAATAGATGATCCAGAAACAGTATAGTCATCGGTTTCAATTAAGAGAGCGCCATTCAAAAATACCGCAAGGTTTTGTCCAGTGAAACTTAATACATCACCATTATCATCACTATCAGCAAATATTGTTTGATTAGCTGTTGCGGTATAAACATATTGTTCAACACCGCCAGAAATAAGTTGGCCGCTACCTCCTGTAATGCCAAGAGCATTAACAAAATCAACGTCAACAGTATCTTCAATAAGATTAATCGTCTGTTGAGAGTCAACAGAGCCTACACCGCCGCCTTCATTAATAAGCTTCAGTGTATCAAATAGTAATCTAGCTTTAGACGACATATATTATAGTTCCAACAAATTATTTACGTAAGTCTTTAAACGATTTATTAAGTACATTCTCGTTTTTGAGCTTGCCTCTCTTTTGTAACTCTCTTTTAGCAGCCATTGCGTGAGCACCACCTTTCTTTGCAAGAGTGTAAAGAGAGCTATCAGACATTTTAGATACCATCATATTCTGAGCTACTGAATACATACCTTCATTAGTTTCTTTTTCTTCTTTAGGTACACAGTTAGGAACTTTCTTACCATTCTTATCTTTCATACCAACCATTTCATAATCTTTCCAACATGGATCATTATCTTCTTTTTTGGTTGTTGCCATACCTTTAGTAGCACCAGGCTTCTTCATATCTGATTTAGCTGCTGCTCTTGCTGCTTTTGCATCTTGACGATTAATTTTTTGTGCAGCCTTTTTAATCATATCATAGCGTGCTGGATTACCTGCTTCATCTAATTCAACAGACTCTGGTAATTTACCACGTTTAACACTATTCTTTTGTTGCCATGAAATATTCTGCTTACCAAGACCTTTCTTAGCTGCTTTCTTTTGAGCTTTATCAGTATCAACGATGTTCTGAGCATAACCACGTTTAGCCATCTTAGGATCCTGCGCCATGTGTGCATCGCTGCGCTTCTTAGATTGCTTTTCGCGCCACTTGTCGAACTTGTCACCTTTCATTTTAAGAGCACGATCATGGTGAGTATACTTACCACCAAATACACCTTGCTTATCTGCATACTTAGCAGCAGAACCAACTGCTTCTTCAATCTCTACTTCTTCACTAATAGTACCATTAGCACGGAATTGACGCAGACTAGCAATTACAGAACTATGTGCTTGAGCAGAAGCAGTAACCCATAGGTCTTTACCTTTACGCTCAACTTTAGCATTCTTATCACGCTCTTTAATTGAGTTCTCAATATACTTATCTGTTTTGTCTACATCATATTTAAATCTATGTTGACCAACAGGAACTTTACCACCACGGAGTTTAACTTCTACTGCCTCATCGATTTGAAATTCAGTTTCTTCTTTCAAACCTGCTTTATGCATAAGTGATCTATGCATAGCTGGATCATGCTTTTTAATGATAGACATAACTTTATCACGTGGATCTGTATCCATACCACGAATATGTTTAGCAGCTTGATGTACAGCACCTGGATTACCAGTTTCTGAATGATGTGCTAATTTACCAGCAACATGATGGAAATCTTTCTTATCGATACCACCACTCTTAGTACCATAATCATGAAGAGCTGCAGCAGCTTTAGACTTGGTTTTCAAACCTTCTTCTACTTCTTCTTTTTTTGATGCACCAGCTAAACCTTTCTTAGCAAGATGTTTGGCCATATTTTTGATAGGGTTGCCAAATCTGTCTTTACGCTGTTGACCAGGTTTTACTGTTTTATAAGGTTTTGAAAAAGGTGGTTTAACATCTTCGCTGAAATAATCTTGATAATCAACTGATTCATGCATATGTGCTTTATTCTTAGTTCTATAATTTTGAACAGCTCTATTAGCAGCACGATCACCACTTTTTGAATAAGCACTTAAATAAGCATCAGCTTCACCTTTAGCATGTTCAGGCTTCTTATAAGACCCGCCGCCATGATACATTGTATGGCCTTTAGTTTTATGTTTAATCTGAGCTCTATACCCACCTTTATGTCCTTTATCAGCATGAGTAGTATAGTCGGATGCGTAAATTGCTTCCTCTAAGCCTGTTTTAAAATTCTTAAAATTTTTCATTTTGTTAAACCCTATCAGTTGTTTGTTATTATACTATTTATAGTTATTTTAATTAGCCATTCCATGTAGCCATTGAGCTAAATGTATTGTGAACATTTTGTACTTCACTTTGAGATAATTCAACATCCCAGAATAATATAGCTTGAATTTCATAACCAGATGACCAGCTTAATCCGTAATTGTTCAATTGGAAACCATTTGATGATGCGCCGCCAATTCCCGTTATAGCATATGAATTAAATAAATTAGCATCCATCGCATTCCAAGCAGCTTGTCTATGTCCCACGTTTGTACCATTTACATATTGTGCAGTCCAAGTATAACTATTTCCAAGGTCTGAAGACGATGATGGATCCATTACACCTATATATTGCGACCCGCCAGGACCCCATAAAACTGTTTGATTATCGGCACCGTCATTGGGTACTGATAATATTATAATAGCGGTATTAACATTACTAAAGATATTAGTATCGAATGGAATATTAGTATTAGTTGCAATATTAAGTACTGTAGTACCACCTATTCCAGCACCATAAGTAGCAGATCCAAGGGTAATAGTTTGATCGTTACCCGCCGCACTTAAATCATATAAATCTGTTCCAGTGCCAGGATAGCTACTTGTCTTTCTAAAATCATACCAACCAATCAAATTAGCTAATTGTGGTAAAGGAAACGCAAGTGATATTGTTGAATATGCTGAAGAGAAATTTAATCCATCAGTTGCAGTAAATCTAGCAGTAATATCACCAGAATTATTAAGATCAGAATCCGGAGTTAATGTAAATGTACCATCATTATTGTTTACGATTGTAACTTTAGTTTGATTAGATGGATTAATATCAACATCATATGTTATAGGGAAACCTTCTGGATCTTCTGCTGCAATTGTTAATGTTGATGCAGAATCTCCTATATTTAAGCTTAATGTTGAAGGTGGGCTTGTTGTCCATAATGGTGAATCATTAGGACCACTATAAATTTGTTTCCAAGCTGAACCGTCCCAAACATATAATGTTTTAGAACCAGTAACAAATGCTAAACTACCAGCAGTATCTGGGAATGGTAGTTGTGCTTCAGCCGCATATTCTTCTACACCTTGTGGAATAGTTACTCTAGCTGCAACATAATCAGAATCAACAACTGCTGCAACATTTGATTCAATATTATTCCAACCTAAATCATTAACTGCAGTATTAACAATTGAAGTTAATTGAGTATCTGGAATTTCTCTAATATAATATTTACTAAATGATGTTACTACCAATTCATCGTTTAATGACGCTGCTGGTGAAAGTGTTATAACTGTGCCATTTGTTGCAGTGTAATCATCTGATGTTAATAACACACCATTCAAATGAACTAAAATATTTCCAGGATTATATGATAAAGTATTACCATTATCATCGCCATTAGAGAAAGCAACTTGCCCCGCAGTGGCAGTAAATTTAAATACATCTACTGTAGCTTCAGTATCAGGGAAACTATTATCTAAATAATTAGCTACCTTACTATTAATATAATCAGAGTCTAAATCAATATTAAACATCTGAGACATAGATACAATTAAGATCTCATCATTAGCATTAATAGCTTGCTGAATAGTTACTGTTGATCCATCATTTGCTGTATAGTCAGGACCTTCTACAATTAATACACCATTTAAATAAATTAAAATGTTACCATTATCATATGATAAAGTATTGCCATTAGCATCACTACCAGAGAATATAGTCTGGCCTTGAGATGCAAGATATCTAAACTTTTGTAATCCTAATGTAGATGGAAAATCTGGTAAGTTAAGTGGGACATAATGTGCAACACGATTATCAATATAAGATGAATCAATAATATCAGAAGCTTCTAATACATAACGTGTTTTAAAATTATGAATATTAACTGCATCTTGAGAATCTAATGCAGCATTAAATACAATAGTATCACCTGCAGAATATGTTGTATAGTCATTTCCTTCAGTAAGTAAAATACCATTTACAAAGACTTGAAGATGACCAGCATCATAATTTAGTGTATTACCATTAATATCTAGACCAGTGAATTGAGTTTGACCTTGAGATGCAAAGTACTTAAACTTATCAATCTCTCTAGTACCGCCATAGATTTCATTGATTCTATTTAAAACATAATTTGAATCAATAATATCTTCATACGCAAAATTAACTTTAACATTTGTTGTTACGATTGTAATTTCAGTATCAACCGCTAATTGAACAGTTGTTGTAATCTTTGAAGGACTGGTTGAAACAACATAGTCTTCGGTTTCAACTAATAAAACACCGTTAGAATATACATCAATCGTTTTATTAACTAGATCTAATGTATTACCATTTGCATCAGTTCCAGTATATTCAGTTTGTCCAGAAGTTGTAACATAATGATATTTAGTTACATCAATTTCGCCTGGAAAATCTAATGGAACATTAGGTGATAAGAATAATGTAGAGAAAGAGTTAATATAAATCTCTTCTCCAGCAAGAGCAGGTGTTGTTAATGTAATTGTATTACCATTAGAAACGGTATAGTCTTCGCCTTGAATATAAAGAACACCATTTGAAAATACTTGTACAGCATTATCTTCAAAAGCTAAAGTATTACCATTTGCGTCCAAACCAGTAAATTGTGTTTGATTTGCTGTAGCGACAAATTTAAAGTAATTAAAGAATCCTTGACCGACAAGTACTTGGCCATTAACCTTATTAAGAATATAATCAGAATCAATAATTGCTTCTAATGATGCTGAATCGATTGTACCAGATCCACCACTACCAAAAGTAGCATCTCTAAATTCGAATTTATTTGTGGTATCATTCCAAACAATAACTTGATTATCAGTAGCAGTATCAGTATCGATTCCTAATCCAGGCAGACGTAAACGATCGCTTGAGCTATCGCCCAAAACAATATCGTTAGCTGGTGCACTAGCAGTTAACGTAAAGACTTCAGCAAGTGATCTACCTTTTGTCGCCATATTAATATTCTCTTATTTGTAATACTAAATTAGTTTTGCCTTTAATTATACGATGATATTCACATGATTCAATATGAAATTCATCACCTACTTTTAGATCAAATGGAATTTCATTATCATATTGGAATTTCCATCCTTCTCCTTCTAGAACTTCTACGGTTCTATTATTTTCATCCCTATGCCACACAAGTTCTTTTGACGAAACGTCTTTATCAAATTCTCTAATAATATAACCATCTTCAACAACCTGTGTGTAAGGTCTATTAAGATTTTCTACCAAAAGAAATTGCCTCCACCACTAAGTCCTAATTGTTTTGCATAATATGGTAATCTACATGACCAATAACCTGATGAAGTCTTGTCATTTTTTTGATCACAATTATGTCTTGCAACGAAAGACTTACGCGCTGCAGGGTCATCGATCTTAGCCTTAAGGCCAGTTGTATCTCCAAAAGAAACCTTTTTAACATTACCTGTTTTTGGATCTTTCACATAAACATAAAACTTTTTAGCGCCACCACGCTTTGGTTTATTAAGTTCTACATCTTTTTCTTCGTTAATTTTACCAACGATTTGCGCATCTACATCAACTGCAGATCCATCTTTAATTCTGAACTTAGCAGTACGTTTATTTGGTAATTCTAGAGTAATAAATTGTTTACCAACGTTCTTAACTTTAAGTTTGTATTTACCAGACTTGCCGATTGGTCCAGAAGCAGTTAGATTAACTTCTACAGTATCGCCTTTTTGAATATTCATCTTTTTCATAAAAGGACCCATACGTACTTCGTTAACGGATTCTCTTTCCATCATTGGACAATCTAAAGGTACATGCTTTCCTTCATACATATCAAATAAACCAATATCAGTTTGTTCTAATAAAAACTTATCAATTCCTTCTGGAATATATGTACCTTCTTCCATTTGTTTGCGTGCTTCAGCAAATAAAGCATAATAGCCTTCTGAACCAACACGAAAAACATTTTCATTTAATGGAATACCTTTTTCGATATGATACTCTAAATTTAGAGATGCATCATTATTATATGTCTTAAATGTTTTCATCCGAATTCATGTCCTGCAACGCGTCTCATTTCTTTTTTAAATTGTTCATATGAAGGCTTTTCTTTATATAACTTAATAGAAATTTCTGGTCTATCTTTACCTTTAATTCTCCAGTTATAACCTTTTTCTTTATGTTCAGGTTTAGTTGTTTTTACAACTCGTCTTTTATAACCAGCTTCCCAGCTTTCTGAACCTTCATCTAAACTTTCGGTAACCATATTAGCTAATTCTCTAGCATCAACACCATTATATTGTTTTGCTATTTGAGAAGCATAATATTCAATACCATGTTTCTTATCTTTCTTTTTACGTGCCCATACTTTTTTTAGTGTATCAGCAGCATGCTTATAAGCTTTCTTATGAGTTAGCTTACTTACACCTCTGGTAAACCAATTACCATCTTCTTCTATATAGGACTTAAACGTTTTCAATTCTTTTTACCACGCTCTTTAGCCATTAATGCTGCCAATTTACCAAGAGTATGTTGATCTTTATGAGTCATATTATCTCTTTTTCTTTGGTCTAATTGTCTATTCATAGACTTACCATACTCAGCAGATGATTCATTCTTTTCTTTGCGTTCTGCATCTAAGAAAGCAGCTACTGCCATTTTCTTACGCTCATCTTTATCTTTACCTTTAAATTGAGGAGCATCGGATGATTGAAAATCTTTAACCCAAGCACCCATTCCATCAGATACTTTAAGAACTTCATTTACACTTTCTTGATGATCAGAATTTGCAACCTTTTTACGTTGCTTTGGAATCATCTTAATTCTCATTTTACCCATAGCATCTCGATATGTTACAGGTTTCTTATCAGCAGAAGTTACAAAGTTTGCTGTATTAACATCGCCAGATGCTTCATCAATATCATCTTTTCCTGTAGCTTTTGCTCTAAATGCTTTCTTTGCATCAGCAGGAGTAACTCTATCAATACTCTTAATCATTTCTTCTGGCTTCTTTAATTTTTGTCTAAGAGAAGCTTTAATTTCGCCAGCTGATCCACCATCAATATACATCTTTGGCAAACCTTCAATGTCTACTTTATATAATGCTTCATTAACATCTTCTTTCTTCAACGCTTCTTTTTCACGTTGGTGTTTATCTGCTAATGATTCTTTTTCTCTGGCATGCTTAAGTTTTAGTTGAGCCTTTTGTGCTTCTGATGCAGCTTCTTCAACTTGCTCTTCTTTTAACTTACCTTTCATTGCACCATACATTTTATCGCTTTTACCTGCTTCGCGATCCTTATCTTTTTTCTTTTCAGCATCTGTAGGTGGTGTATATCTTAAAGAGCTAGATTGTTTTTGTTTAATTAAACGACCTAATGTTCTTGGTCTGCTCCAAGCTTCATCAACGCTTTCAAATTTCATATCATCAAGATCTAAATCTTTTACATCTTCTTCATCTTCAATATCTGACTTATTAGCCATCATATAATCTCTAACAGTATCTAAATCTTCCATAGCTCTAGAGATTTTTCCCTGACACCATTCAGGAAGATTTTCATCATCTTCCATCATATCATGTAATTCTTCTGCAGCATCAGCAATAACAACTAAATGATCTTTAGCCATATCACCTTCATTATCATATTCATCATCGTCTTCATACATTGCATGATAGTTTCTATAGCCTTCATGTAGTTTACTATCTAAACCACCAGCAAGTGCATCGAATAATGAGAAGGCTGAGATGTTTTCGATTTGCTCCATCTCTTCAGCCAATTTAATAAACTCTGGCTTATTTGCATTATGAGCAATAGCCGATCTAAAAGTATTAAGCCATTTATCTGCTGACATTTTTATCTCCCTTGGAATTTCTCAATCTAGCAGACTGAGCTCTTTTAATAGTATTAAATGTTTTAGGAACCTTTGCCGTTGGCTTTGGTTGTATTGACTTTTCGTTACTAGGTAATTGGCCTGGAATAATTTTCTTTAAATCATTTGTATATTCAGGCGTACCAACTTCATATACTTTTTCTTCTAGTGGCTCTACAGCATCTAGCCATTTACGAATAGTCTTACCATCTGATAATTCTAAAATCAGATAATTAGATCCTTTATGTTGCACTGTTGCAACTTCTTCGGTTTCTTTAATAACAACTTGATCACCTTTATTGAAAATATCTCCGGTAACAAATTGTTCTCTAATCTGTGAAACAGGTTCCATTTGAACATGATTTCTAAATTCGGTTTGCTCTTTAAGACCCATACCTTTTCTCACTGCATTAAATAAATCTTTTGAATCTTTATTAGAAAAGTTCTTAGGAAGACCATGTGAGAATTGAACAAAGTCATTGTCTGCTGCAGCATTTCTTTGTTTGGTTGCAGACGCGCCAGATACATCATCAGAATCTGGATCTCTTTCACCTGCTGAAATAACCTTAATAGATTTAAAGTTATATAAACCATGACGAGCTTTAACACCATTATATTTGTTTAAAAGCATGTCGAATTCTTTTATACGATCATCACCAACAACCATAACTAAATTTACATAGCCTTCTTCAAACATTGAAGTGGCCGCGCCCATAACATTCTTTACGTTCTTATTCATCATAATAAAACGAGCATGTTTTGGAAACATCTTACGCACAAATTTAACTTTCTCTGTATACGACAAGGGATTCTTTTTAGCGTCCTGTGACTGCGTAAGATAGACACGATATGGATTACGTTGTGCTTTAGATGATAATTTATCTAAAAGCATACCATGTCCAATAGTAGGAGGATTCATTCTACCAAGAGTAAAATAAATTGTTTTTTCTTCTTCTACTAAATATTGTCTGAAGGAATTAATCATTTCGAACCGCCACCCCTTTTTCTGGCTAACTCAGCTTTACGAATCTTAGGTAGTAGTTTCTTTGCAATACGATCTATTCTACCGCCCATTCTTTCGAGTTTCTTTTCAATTTCCTGCTTACGAGCGTATGTCAATTCGCTCTTAGGAATTCCTTTAGTAATTTTCTTAAGGACTAAATTTCTTGCTGCACGTCTAGAACGTTTCTTTAGCACAGGCAAAGATGCAACTCTTCGCTTAGCTCTTAAACGTCCCATGCGAATCTTTGATTTGTTTTTACGGAGAGAACGAGCACGCTTTAAACGTTGTTGTAAACTAAGCGCTTCGCCAACAGGACCGCCGCCAAGGCCTCTACGCTTTCTACGTTGTGCTCTATAATTCATGAAGTCGTCTTCACCTGCAAGAGTATCGACGACAGTTAAGTCTTTAAAATCTAACATTAGTTTCTTCCTGGTTTATCCCATCCCTTTAATACATCTGGCGAAAAGTTGTTGTATGAAAATTCCAATCTGTCAACAATCTTTACCGCGTCACCACCAAGTCTATCGATAGCAACATAACCTTCATGGCCTGTTACCTTAAAACCGTCCTTAGTTTTCACAAACGTATCGATAGTTTTCATCTTATTAAGTATATTTATAAGCTTTAACTTGACTTCTACTATTAATTTTTGCAAGTCAAACATCTTTTTAAGATTAGCTTTATTGCTATCACTAAAGAATAAAAGTAACTCATCTAACTTTTTTTGTTTAGATGCTTTACCTTTATCTGATTTCATTTTTTCTTTTTCTGCTAGAACTTTTTGAATAATCCATTTAATAAGACCATTTACATGTCTTGTTGTATTTGTAATTGATTGACCAGCTCTAACATGAGTATTATTATATTGTTCAATCATTCTAGGTAATTCAGGATGCGCTTGTAATTGTTTTAGAGTAGTACTAGAAATTTGATTAAAGAGTTTACCAATCATAGTTAATTTTTTATTAACATCATCAGTATCTCTTTTCGTCATAGTAATATTAGTCATATCTCTAAGCATTGCATCTTGTGACCACACATTAGCAGATTTTTTAAACTTACTAACATCTACACCGTATGAAGCTTTCATTGATTCGAAAGTACTTCCCGTATAAGTAGTATGCCATACAATACCAATCTTTGCACGTTTAATTTCTCTAGCGCCAGGTGATTTTGCTGGTACTGCGTAAATGATCGTATTAGGATGGAAAGTTAAATAGCTTTCACCATCAATAGTTTCAGTACTTAAATCTGATTTTGAGAATAGAAAATCACCTTGTACAACACCTTTAATTCCTAGCTCTGGTAAATATTGTAGTGCTGCTTTAAGTTTATCTGAGAGGTCACCAGAGGTGTCTGCATCCACTTCTTCGGGTGTTTTATAGACCTTAGGGTTCTTATTAAAGATACCTTTCTTAGCTACAAAGAATTTACCATCAGATGGATCAATACCAGCAAATACGGCAGGAGCGCCGTCCCACTTAACACTAACAGAACCGCCATGACCACCAAGCATATTTCTCAAATCTCTAAGAGCAAAGATTGCTTCACGGACACCATTCACGCCACCATATAATACTCTATCCTCAATATGAGTCATATGAGTATTTTTCTGTTCGTTAAGTGTTTGACTAAATGTTTTCATTCATTATCCACCAAAAATACTAATACCTTGTTGTTTTAATAATTATACTACTATTTATATAAATTAAAAAAGGAGCCGAAGCTCCTTTTTTATTAAGCTGCTGTGGCAAATTTGACTGCCTCTTCAGCGGCTTGGACTTTACGTCGTTGGTTATTACCAAACCATTGACTATGTAGTCGATTCTCTGCATTTCGACCTTGCACGTGGTCAGTAATATAAGTTACTGAATTAAGTGCTTGCCACCACGAACCTTCTGCAAAGTTAGCACCAGGTTGAGTCTCAAGAACGTCAAATGCTTGTTGTGCAGAACGTGAAAGATCATCATATGTTTTAACAACCTTTTCACCTTTACGCGATGTTGAAGGGAATACTTGGTTATAGTATTGAATCAATGCATCCATATCGAAACGTTTCTTACCAAGGAATTCAGCCATCTCTTTGTACTTAGCAAACTTTTCATGTGCAATACCAAGAGTCTCTTTTACAGTATCTGCGTTAAATTCAGTACGGTGACCAACTTTAACTGCACGTTGTGCTTGCTCATTTAGTGACATTGTCAAAGTATTATTACATACCACACGGATAGGTGTGAAACGAATATCAATTGACTTACCATATTGGTGTGGATTAGAGAACAAGAGATATGAATCAACTTGGTCACCACCAAAGATATCAAATGACTCTTTAACTTTTGCAAGAGCCCATACAACTTGTCCATCACGAAGTGAACCCGCTGTATGCATTTCCATATCACCTGCAAGTACATATTCATTAAAGAAGTCAAATGCTTCTTCATTTTGTACTGGCTTCCAATCTTTACCAACGTTAGTTAGGATACGACCGTCTGTTGAACGAACCAAAGACTTTTGACCAGTTGGAATACGATCACCTTTGAATTCAACAAATGATTCTACTTCTTCAACACCCCAATCAACACCAGCTTTTTGCATCATTTGAGCTGGAGTTAGATCATTACTAACTGATACACCAAGACCATGCCAAGGGACCTGACCTGCGTATGCCATTGTTTCTACCATATGTGCCATATTATTTCTCCTTAGTGAGTTTTAGCGGCTTTGGTGGAAGATAATACCACCCAATTAGGATTAGAATAGCGATCAAATACAAACCACTTTCCATCTTTAAATAAGTAAGCAAATTCTGCACCATAATTAGTCATATTTGCTTCAAGATCTGCTTCACTATCAAAATATTCTGGATCATCTTTATTTGCATGCTGATCCGGATCAAGATTAGCTTTCATTGTATCATGCAATGAAGATAGGTAACCTAGATCTGCAAGAGTAAAAGCAGATTCTTCATCATTGAAGTTACGAAGAAGAGTAGTACCTACACCTTCAAGATAACCATCATAGTGACAATAAGTGGCAACTACACCACCACCATTTTCTTGATTAAATTCTGCTGCAATAATTGAACGAGTAGCCATGATAAATTCTCCTTAAGATTAACGACGGTGGATGTAAGCATCAACACGATCAGCACATGAGATTGGTAAACTCATCGCTACACGTGATTTGATATACCAATCTGGGACTGTATTACCGTGTTTTTTACGATAATATTCTTTGCAACGTTCAAAACGATTTTTGCCACGTCCTTGACATTTAACATAGAATTGATAATCCATACCTGCATTACGAAGTGAACGATTCATATATTTGACAATGTTACGAACTTCGTCCAACTGCTGCATATCTGCTACAGAATTACAGTCGAAAGTACCAACATATGCGTTACTACGATTTTTATCCATTTTAATACCCATAATATTCACCAATTAAAAGTTGTAGTCATAGTATTTGTAAGGTTCGTCAGCAAGAACAAACTCGCTGTTTTTGTAACCAAACAATTCTTTGTTACGATATTTCTGTTTCTTTTTACGACGAAGACGAATAACTTCGTTGTTTTCATTAGAAGAGAAAATCCATTTCTGTTCGTGATCATTAGTACAATAGCCTGAATAACCGCCAACAATAAATTCTGGTTTAAAAGAAGGATCAAGTTCAGCATCTAATTGACGAACTTCGATAGTTTTGTCTGAGATTACTCGAATAACTTCATAAGCTTCACGGTCTGTATAACCAAGATATGTTGCGAACTTTTTCATAATTTCTATCCTTTTTCCAATTTATGGTTATATTATAAGCTAATTCTTCTTAAATGTACACAGTTTTTTTCATTTTTTTGAAAAGAATTTTTGCTTTAGAATCAATGGCTTGCGTAAGAGAAGGCTCTAAGCCATTGATTTATAAGGATATTTTATTTTTTAATGGATATGTGATTTATGATTAAAATCTTTAATAATGAGAGAAAGTAGCAGGGTTTTGGGTGATAAGGAAACCCTGCTAGAACCTCAGATGGATCATGCTGCTAGAGCATAACCACCATAAACGTCATCGTTTGCGTTTACTTTAAATGACAGTTAGGCTGTCTAGCCATTCTCAGTAATGCTTTCAAAACCCTGTCGAAACTGATCATCCCCGCCATAAGCACACCCTGCGTAGTCTTCAAACGTACTCGTCGAACCTTACTGCGCCTGACGGGTGTGCTTATGGTGGAGATGGTGGGAATCGCACCCACGTCCAGAGCTCCTATTGACATTACGTCAACGAATTAATTGCATCATTTCTGCTGTGACAAAAATAACTTTGCCTAAAAGAAATGTTGCTGCAACCCACAAAATCACATAGCACCAACAGCAACTACATGATCCTATGGATTTAAACCATTTATCAAGCATCTTTCTTAGAAGCAGTCTTTTTCTTAGTAGTCTTCTTCTTAGTCGTTGCTTTCTTTTTGGTTGTCTTTTTAGCTGGTGCTTTCTTAGCAGGTTCAGCTGCTTTATCTGCTGCTGTAGCTGGACCAACTTTACCTTTCATTTGTACATTATGTACGTTAGGTGCTTTATGATTCATATCAACAGGCTTATTGCGATATTTTACAAGCATTGAAATTACCAAAGCTGCAACTACCACACCAACAATAATTAATAATGTATCCATAATAATTTAACTCCTTTCGATATATGGTATATTATATATCATTTTCTCTGTAATGTAAACTACTTTTTAGTAGCGTTTTCCATCAAATATTCAACTTTCTCTTTAAGATCGTCAAGCATTTTTTGATGTTCTTCTAACAAAAGTTCAGTACTTAATACTAAATCATTTGCTTGGTTTAATTCTGATAACATAATATCAGAACCATATGTGATATAATCAGACATATCAACAATATTTTGTACAGCATCATCTGAAATATAAACAGTTCCACCTGCATCAAAATCACAATTTATTTCATAATCATCTAATGAAACTGTGTATGTAGCATCAGCAGAATATTGATCTGGCCAATATGTTGTAGTTGCACCATATGTTTCACTTAGATCAATAGTAATAGTTGTACCATCTACAGTAATGATATCGTCATCTTTATCTTTACTCATAGTATTCTCCTATACATTATCGTGTACATATAGCTGTAAAAGAGCATAATGAAGTACTTTCATCATATCCTTTTTAGCATCTTCTTTGGTGCCTTTATTACCATATCTTTGGGCGTACTTTAAGATATTACCAACAAAGAAACCAGCTCCGTGGCCAGCATCAACTATAACTTCACTGGCTTGTATATTACCTTGAGCATAGTGTTGTCCATAAGTTGCGTTAATGTAATCACTAAGCTCTTTAATATATTTATCTTCGTTGAATTTATAATTTATATTAGCCATTAGTAGGCAATCTCCTTAATTCCTAAGGTCCAATTTTCAGCAGCATCTTGTACGTAATGTTGACTTTTTCCTGGAAAATTTTCAGTAAAAAATACTTTTCCTTCCGAATTAGCATATTCGATAAAATATTCACCATCTTCAAAGGTATGTACTACTCTTGCTTCTTCACCTTTTTCAGTATAATATACACTTACGACATCTCTATGCATAGCTATGCTCCTATTCTGATATAAAATCATTTGCCATAGGGAATACCTCAGCAATCACCTTGGCACATTCTCTTGCAAGTTCCATATGCTCTTTTTGAGTTCCATGACCAGATCGCAATTGGATATAATGTACCCAACTACGAAGAGTTCCATTGACATACAATCTAGACTTAGTTAAACCTTCTGGTAAAACAACTCTAGCTTGTTCTTTTGCAATACCATTATGGATTGCCCATTCATATGCTTCTTTAGCAGCATCAATAACTCTTTTCTGATGTTGTTCAAAAAGATAAGCTAACTTTTGATCATCAGTTGGAATAGAGTTTTGACGATTATTATAATCTTGTAGACGACATTCACGTGTTACAAATTGATCACCAAACTCTGCTGGATCTGCATAACGTTGTGAAAATTCTTGGAATGAAAAAGATCTATGACGGAGTAATTGACGAGCAATATCTCTAGTAGTATCTACTTCAATACAAGCGCTTACCATCTCTAATGGAGACCAATGAGCATGCTTAATAAGATAATTAATAAGCTTTTCTGAAGTTTCAATATTATATTGATTATTAGGATTAGATACTCTAGCTGCAAATGCAATCAACTCTTGAACATTATTCATTTGTTCAGATAGATTGTCATCAAATACATCTTTATGTAATTGTGAGTAACTTATAAGTTTTGCTTTCATCATAATTTAAAATCCGTAAATTTGCTATCATCTGGAGAAGGTTGCTTTTGATAAACTGGTGTATCATCAACTAATGTTTGTTCACCTTCATCAACATCATACAATCTCATTTTAGATCGGTCAACACCAATAACAAAACGTTTCTTGTACGTTGGATCATTATATCTATTCTTCAATTGTTTTACTGCAATTTGACCCATATTCTCAAGTTCTTCAGTTGAAACAATCGCAAACATTAAATCGGCTGTAGCAGGTAGACCAAATGATTCTGAAGTATCTTCAAGACCAACATCAGTATTACCATAACCAGAACGAGTTGTTTGTGTGGCTGACATAATTGGTGCATCAAACTCTACAGCAAGACCACGTAGTTCTTCAGCGATTGCTTTGATATAACTATAAGAGTTAATAGAACCACCCATACCTTTCATACGAGATGAAGCACAGATGTTTAAGTAATCAATAAAGATAATATCTGGTTTGAATGATTTCTTAAGTTGTAATTCATTCAATAAAGCTCTAAAGTGGCTAGCATGTGCTTGGCCAGTTGGATATTCTTTAATGATTAATTTACCATTAGTCTTATTAGAAATATCTCTTACTTTATCAGAGAACATATCTTTGGTCAAGTTTTCAAGTTGATCAATAGGTACATTTAGTAAGTTAGCATCGATACGTTCTGCGATACGTTCTTCTGCCATTTCCATAGTTATATATAAAACATTCTTGCTCTGAGACAAAACCGCGGCAGCATGATGACACATAAACAATGACTTACCCACACCAGTACCAGCAAGGATAATATTCAACGATTTCTTTGGCAAACCACCTTTTGTAATAAGATTGAAGTAATTCAAATCGAAAGGTAAACGTTCTTCATCACGATGATAGAATTCAAAACGTTCTTGATAATTTTCTAAGTAGTCGTGACCAACGTTATTATCAAATGAAACCGCAAGAGCTTTTGTTAAAATGTCTGGTAATGAATTCTTAGTAAGAGTGTTGTGTTTACCATCAATAATCTGAATAGATTCCATAACCGCATTATACAATGCACGATCTTGACACCATTTTTCAGTCGTATCATATAACCATGTCTTATCAGTTTCTTCATGAGCAAAAAGATTAGGAAGTACTTCTACTGCATGGCTATATTGTTCTTCATTCAAATTTTCAAGATTATCAATTTCAATCTTAAACGCTTCAGCTGTTGGTAGTTTATTATACTTACCAACAAACTTACCAGCTTCTTTAAATAAAATTTTGTATACACCTTCAAAATAATCAGGTTTAATGAAAGGCAAAACCTTTCTCATATATTCTTCATTGGTAAGAATATTTTTTAATACAACTTGTTCGATATTTGTGTTCAAATTACGTCCTTCATGGTAATGCCTTCATTATTTACAATAGCTGATTCAATAATAGCTAGTAAAGTATCTGCAGCTTGTTGTTGTAGCCCAACTGTATCTTCTGTTACAGTTTCATCTGGACTACTTATAAGACTAAAATCAAATGTCATGTAAGATTGTTGTTCATCTAACTCACCATTTTCATCTTCACCTTTAATAGTAATCTTGCCATATTCAATTACAGTTTCAGGATAATCACCAGTTAGAAAACGAACACGCCAAAGATCACCGTCAGCTGGAACAAGTTGATAATCTTTATTCTCATAAAGACCAGTTTGCGGTTTATATTTTTCTTTACTCATCTGCATTCTCCGCAATCTCTTCCATATCAACTAATGAATTGTAGCCAATAGAGTATTGCTTCTTAAGAAACTCTTTAAAGTCTGTACCTTCAAAGATTGGAGTCCAGAATTCTTCTTCTAACGTTTGGGCTTCTCGTACTTTAGGCTCCACAAGTTCACCAGTTTCTTTATCCACCCGACAATACCAACCATTGCTAGGCTTAACGACGTAACCACCAGCAAGGCCAGCATCGAGAAGACCACTATAACGCTGAACACCACCTTCCCAAGAAACAGTAATAGGAATTTTAGATTTTTCTTTAACATATCTTGACTTCTCTACATTAATTACAAAATGATAACCTTGGATTTCTGTACCTTTCTTATCTTGTTGACGGCCAAGGATCCAGATGTTATCAGCTGAATAGTAGATACCAGTACCACCACCAACTACATCTTTAGGGAACAAACCAATCTCTTTATAGGTGTGGTTAATAGCCAACAATGGAATATCTTTCATTGTTAGATAAGGTGTTGTCATACGGAACAAACCTTTAAGTGCTTTAGCGCGAGACATATCAGCAACTGATTTTTCATTCAATGCATCTTCCATTTCTTTCTTTGATGCAAGGTTACCAATAGAATCAATAACAACAATTACTTTATCACCACGTTCGATTTGCTCAAGCTGGCCAATCATATCAAACTTAAGTTCTTCTACGTTAGTAATAGGAGTATGAAGAACACGTGAAGTGTCAATACCATATTGTTCAAAGTAAGATTGTGGTGAACCAAATTCTGAATCATAGAATAGCATAACAGCATCATCATATTTTTTCATATAAGCTGCAGCCATCAACAAAGCAAAAGAAGTTTTAAAGTGTTTAGATGGACCAGCAAGAACTGTTAGTCCAGGAGTAACACCGCCATCAACAGAACCAGATAACGCAACGTTAATCATAGGAACGTTCGTTGGTACCATATCTTTTTCTTTAAAAAATTTAGATTCAGAAAGAACTTCAGTATGCTTAAGCTTAGAGTTCTTTTTAAGTTTGTCCATTATACTCATAAATTAAACCTCGTCAAATTTGACTATCCACTCTTTTTTATGTTCCCAACCAATTTCACTAAAATATTCAGAAATTATACCTGGAAGAGTGTTTTCCAAGCGTTCACGTGGAACAAGCATTTTATACTCAAATAACTCTTTTGAAGAAATTGGAGTTGTATTTCTGAGTTTTACTTTTTCAAGTGTTTTACGATTTTCGAGAACAACATTTTTTGCATTAATAGCATATAAGCCTCTGTCAAGAGTTTTATACATTGCTTTGGCCATATAATCTGGCATATATGTAAAAGCAGAAGTGATGCTAGAAACTTCTAAAATTGTTTTCATATTTTATCTCCGTTATATCAGTAGATATATTATAACAAAATTTCTCGTCAAAGTACATAATAATTTTACATAAAACCGTCAAGAGTTGATGGCTCGTATTCAGACCAGAATGTCTGAGCTTTATTATCTTGAACAGCATATGGTGCTTCAATAGTATCAATATTGCCACCTAAGAAGTTTTTAATATTAGTTGCCATATCCATTGCAGTACTTACTGGAACATTTTGTGCAATCATATTAAGATTTCTGCGTCCACCGTGCAAGATAAAATCTTTTGGCATCTTCATAATATCAAGAGCTTCTCTTGTATTGATATAACGATTTTCATCAGGGTGCGTAAGAGTAGTTACAAAATGACCAACAAAAGCACCAATATGTCCTTTACCAATCTCTGTCATCTTACGCATTAAGTTACCACCATTATCTAACTTATCTTGCATACGCTTACATTTTTGAGCAATACTATCATGACCATTTGCTCTCATCCATTTAGCAACTTCAGTATATTTTATTTTATTTGCTTCAATATAAACCAATGGATTAGTCGACTTCTCAATCATATTAAAGAAATCCATATGAGTAATTCCACCGTGCATTTCTTCTAAAATATATTGATAGTATGGATTATCAGTTGGCTTTTGTAAATTAGTTGGACTATTCCACATTAAGTCATTTACAATATCATCATGTTTAGATGATCTAATCTGTTCTTCAATACGAGTAAAAGGCCGTTTATAATATTCAAATACTGGAATCTTATTACCTTTCCAAAAGAAGTAAAAGGTTCTATCACGTACTTGTGATAAGCCATGAAGAAGAGATTTAGTTTTGTATATACTAAGTGTATATCCATTTTCTCTTGCAAGCTTTCTCATTTGATGAACGATTGGTGCACCCATTTTACTTGCAAGACGTGGAGCATTTTCTCCCCAAAAAACAGCAGGTTTAATTTCTTCAAGAACATATTTAGCTGATGTAATCATCCAATCATTAGTTGTACTATCACTACGACTACTTGGGCTTAAAGAAGATAAACCTGCACAAGGACAAACTGCATTCACTACGTCCACAGATTTATTTTGTAAATCACCTTGATCTAATAAATGATAAGGTACTTCATTATTATAATATTCTAAAAGTTGTTTATCATTATTTTCAAAAGGTGTATAAGAGAGAATATAATCAGGTTTATTACCAAATACATTCTGCATTGCAATCGTTTCACCACCAATAAGTGGTACTATACTAGCGTACTTCATTTAAAAATTTCCTCGCAGTTGCTAGTGCAGAATTAATTGCTTGGTGCATATCAACATAAACGTACATACCACAACGACCAATAAACTGCATCTTAGTTTCATCTACCATATCTTTATACAGTTTATATATCTTTCTATTCTTGCCTTCTACATCTTTTACTGGATAATAACGCTCAAGATTATTATCACGATAGTCACACGGTTCTTCATAAGTAAGAACAGTCATCTTATTATTATCGCCATGACCTGGAATATTTTTCCATTCGGTTACTCGAGTATATGGACCATCATGAGTAAAGTTAACAGTACCAGTTGGTAGCACTTTAGACATTGGTAATTCCACATTATGGAACTTAATAGAGCGATACGGTAATTCGCCATGACAAAAATGGAAGTAATCATCAATTGGCATTGAATTAAAGATATAATCGTAATCATCTTCCATTTCATATGTAAATTCTGTATCTAAATTTACTGTAATGTTTTCATGTAAGAAAATACTTTCAAAGACTTCAGTATAACCATTCTTTGGCATCATCTGATATTCATCATTAGGAAAATATAATTCGTTATCATCATCGCGAGTAGGAATACGATTAATAATTGATGGATCTAGTTCATCAAGTGTTTTACCCCACATTTTTAGAGTATAAGGTCTAAAGAAAATATCTAAAACGTTTTCTTCACCAACAATCTCTTTAGTTTCTTTATTTACTGGAAGAGTTACATAACGGCCATCACTTAACTGTGCTTTTACTTTATGTTTATAATCAATCCATTCAGTAAACTTAGATAGCCAATCAACAACATCTTTATTATTAGTATGAAACAAATGTGGACCATACTGGTGGATTCTGATGCCATTCGCATCAACATAATCATAGGCATTACCACCAATATGGTCGCGTTTATCGATGACAGTTACTTCATGATCTGCTTCTGCTAATTCACGAGCAATAACTGCACCAGAAAATCCAGCACCAACTACTAAGACTTTCATAGAATAACTCCAAGTTCTTTTTGCTGTAGTTCTTTATCTAATGGATGATTCTTATATAGCATATGTTTTTGTGCTGCTGCTGTTTCCATCAATTCGTCAAGAGACATTTGCTCTACATCATGAGCAGTTAAGCTTGCAAGTTTTTCATCTCCATATAATAAAAACATTTCATCATATGCACCAATAAGAATAGAACCTGCGTCGGCAACTTGTAATGGACGAGCTCTCCACCAGCCTGATCCTGCATGATCATAACCTGGCATTAAACAACCCCATTGTTCTGCATAAACTTTACACATATCACCTTCACCAAGCCGACGTTGTTTTTCTTTACGAGAACCAAAGAATTCAATCTCCCAATTAGTCACATTTTGTTTCTTTAACCACTTAGCAGTCTTACCTTGTACTAATGAAGCAAAGTTAAAGATCTTAGCTTTATTAGAAGGAGATACAGTATCTTCAGCTTCAGTTAACGTCATTTGTTGTTCCATAAAATCCATTTCATCTACAGGAATATCACCACGATCACCGGGTTTACGGTTACGATGATATGGATTAGGATTATAACCAACCAACAATTCTTTAGGATAGTCAATCAACTTACTTAGATCACCACCCATAAAGACAGACATTAATACACGAGCTTTCTTTTCGCCAATATATTTTACTGCATCTAAAAGAATATCAGTATGTGGTTCCAATACTTCACGTGAAAGAGTTGGATCACAACCTTGACTTTGTTGAATAGTAAACTCTTTTAATAGAGATTCTTTATCAGTGCATGATTGAATACCTTTAAAAATATCAGCTGTTTGCCAATCATCAAATGCTAGTACAAGATTTTCTTTTGGTGTAGCGTGAATAGCCCATAGACCATTATAAAAAGCAAGTTGTAATGCTTGACGTGGTGAAGCAAGAAAACAAATAACACGATGATATTCAGATAAATCTTCACCAATATTAACAAGACGTTGTTCTACTTCATAACCCATATCTTCTAAACAACGTATTAAAGAATAATGTGAAGGAACTACTTTCAATTGCTGGCGTAAATAAAAATCTTTTGTTGTTTGATTCTTATTCATACCAGTGATTAGAATTTTTTTCATTATTTTAACTCCATTTGATATGCTGATTCGCACATATCTTTTAGATCACGTTTAGTTTCCAAATACTTAGATTTGTTATCAACACACAACTCAGCTGGATCGCCTTCGCGGCGTGGTCCATATTCAATTTTAAAGTTGTTTGTACATTGTACCATTATATCACAAACCTCTGCATTTGTAAACCCTTTACCAGAACCAAGACATTCATAGTCTTTATTCTCAGGAGTATTTAGTGCAGCATTACAGATAGCATCTGCGAGATCTACCACATGAATATAATCACGAATACATGTTCCATCACGCGTAGGATAATCATCTCCAAAGATAACCATCTTCTCTCTTTTACCAGCAGCAACCTCAGCTGCTACTCTAATAATATGAGTCGATTCACCAATCTGTCTAAACTCACCACCAGATCCAGCAACATTAAAGAATCTAAAGATAGTATAATTCTTTGCCATCTGTTTAATAACATCTTCAGCCGCTACTTTAGATTTAGCATATGGAGAAATAGGATCAAATGCGCCAGCAGTAGAAGCAAAGATAAAGTGATCACAATCTACATTCTTTAAAACTTTCATTGTCTTATGAAGATTAGTATCATAATATTTTGCAGGATTAGTCATCGATTCTGCAACAGAAATATAACCTGCACAATGTACTACTACATCATATCGTCCAACCCACAAAGCAGCATCATGAATATCATAATGTGTTAGGTACTTTCTAACTGGTTTAGCATTAGGTGAATCTTCAATATCAACACCTGTTACTTTAAATCCAGCATCATATAATGCTTTTGCGGTATGAGAACCAATATAACCATTTACACCTGTTACTAATGCAGTCTTACTCATTTTCTACTCCCAAGCGTTTAATATTAACTTTTGCTTCATTGCACATCGAAACAGTAGTATCATAAGACTCTTGCCAAATTGGTGGAATCTCTCCTTCCATATCCCAATAGATGTTTTTGACACCTACTTGGATAACACCTTTGGCACATTCAGAGCACATAGGAAGCCCCCAGATGTAAAGATCTGATCCGTCTAAAGATACACCATTATACGTTGCATTATATATGCAGTTCATTTCTGCGTGCACGACGTATTTATATTTAGTCTCGCGATCCTCATATCGGTTCTCGTCATCATTGATTCCTCGTGGGAAACCATTATAACCCTGTGCAAGTACTTGACCTTTTGAGCCGACTGCTACAGCACCGATCTTTTTAGATGGATCCTTAGACCAACCAGAAAATTCTTTCGCTAAATTCATATAGCGGTTTTGCCATGATTTATTAACAGGCCACATAATTAATCCCACAAACTTCTAAAATATTTTCCAAATAAACGAAATCCATTGTCCATACGTTTAGAATATTCATCATACTTTTCTTTATCAAACTTTCCTTTTAAAGAACTTGTATCCATTTCATACCACTCATATTCTTCATTTTCACCCTCATCATTAGGAAATAAAAGTAATTGAGCTGGTCCAACACCAGTACTCTCCATTTCAAATAAACTTACTGAATCGCTATCATAGTTAAAGAACTGGTCTTCCCATTCGTTATTAAGACTAGCAAAAGCAAAAATCATTTCATCAATTACATAATCCCAAGCTTTAAAATGATATGGATCTGTTTCACCTACTTCAATAGGCAAATCACAGCGTAAGCGTTCTGGACGATCTTCCATATCAACAAATGGCGCACCATGTTTTTCCTTTTTTAATTGTCTCAACATTGGTTCAACTAACAATGCTAGTGTATGATCCATTGACCAAGTATCGTAATCATCTATATGAATAGAGACATCACGATAACCTTCTTCTACATATGGTCCAATTTGTACATTCATTTCATTAAATCTCCAAAGAAAGAGAAAGCAACATCTTTTGCAACTTGATCTGTTACTTCCCACATCGGTATCATAAGATTAATTTCCTCTGATGTTGGTGGTACAAACATTTTATTTGTATCATCAAACCGACCTTCATTAATAGTATTCATCCAAATTACATAATCAGGTTTAAGCAACTTACGCGTTTCAGGTGTAGGAGAAATCATATCAACAATAGAATAAGGATATACAGAATTATCTACAAGTTTACGCATACGAGTTGCAGCTCGAATACGACCTTCTTCTGAAAAATCCCAATCTTGATATGCTTCACGAATTTTATCTGCATTAAACCAATTAGGAATTACGCCATGATTTTCAAATTCAGTTTTTAGTTTTTCAGCAAATGTAGTCTTACCTGAACCAGGTAGACCCATCACTAATATCATTTTATTCGACATCCCAATCATTCCTAATTAAATCAAAATGGCGTTCATATACATGTAAATTTTGAACTTGCCAGTAAATTGTACTTGGTGTAATAACATCATCAATAGTTTCTGTTTGACGATTAATGTCATCACATAGTTTACGAAGAACATATTTTTGCCAAGCAAAATCATTCTTATATCCAAAGACGACATCATTTGATCGCATTTGAACTACTGCATACATTTTTTTATTACGAATATAATAAGTTACACCATTAGTACAAATAAAATCAGACTTACCATCTTCATTAAATTCTGTCCAGATAGTTGGACGTTGATAAACCATTTCAGCACGACGGCCGTCTGGATTATTGAGTAACTCATTTAATACTTTCTCGTATTGATTACCATATTGTTCAGAGAAAATTAGTAATCCATAATTTGAATTAATAAGGCCGTCGCTGTTAGCAGCATACTTCCAAGCAGCAGGAGGATCGCGATCTTCGCCGAAAATGTCATTGATATTGTTCGATTGTTTTTCATACCATTCAATCTCCTTCATGATATATTCATTATTAGGTTTACCAAAGATTGCTGGTTCATCAGCAATAAAAGAAGCGCCAATCCATTCAATAGTCTTAGCACCAGTTTTATCTGTGGTAAAGTTCTTTGCTCTTAGTTCGCCTTCAAAGAAAGCACGGACATTTTTAACTGTTGGGATATTCATTATTTAGCCTTTTCAATATTATAAACTGATTTACGTAAACCACTACTTGAGAATCTATGATCTCGTTTATTAAAGTAAAGTTCAATATCACGTCGACGACATTCATCTTTACCAGTAAAGTCTTTATCACGATACTCATCACCGAGAATACGAATATTAATCGGATACATGTTTATTATATCAAGTAAATCGGCTTCTGTACAATACGGAATGATTTCATCTACATATTTTACTGCAGCCAATTGTGTATGTCTTTCTACAATGGTTTGTACCGGTGAATTCTTTTCAGGACGATCAACTGATGGATCTACTTGTAATCCACAAATTAAATAATCACATCGTGCTTTTGCATCACGCAACATTGTGATATGACCAGCATGTAATAAATCAAATGTACTACAAGTAAATCCTACAATCATTGCTTCTTTTCCTTCGCTTTGTTATTCATCAATTTACAAGATCCCCATTTACATGATGGGTTTATTTTCTTTTTACATACTACACAAGTATCAGTCTGAGATGAATTCATTGTATTCTTCTTCTGTCATAAATGATTCAATTAAACTAGTATCTTCAACTTCTAATTTAAACATCCATACAGATGCATCATCATTTAAAGTTTCTGGTGTATCTAGAATATCTTCATTAACTTCGACTACTGTTCCAGCCATTGGACAATAAACATCTGATGCTGCTTTTACAGATTCAACTACTGCACAATCTTCATCTGCTTCATAGTACTTACCAACTTCTGGTAACTCAATGAAAACTAAATCACCAAGTAATTCTGCAGCATGCGCAGTAATACCAACAAAGACGTAATCTCCGTCTTGTTCTACCCATTCGTGTTCTTTTGTATAACGCATTATTCTTTTCTTCCTCCGTCAAAGACGCAAACAAAGTATAAGCCATTCTCATTAGCATATACTCTATGAAAAGCACCATCTGGTATTTGAATAATATCACCTGCTCTTACATTGAACACTTCATCATCAATTTCCATTTCACCATCGCCATACATGAAAAAATAAACTTCTTCTTGTCCTTCATGGCTATGACCATTGGTTGCTTTATTTGGTTGTAATCTTGTTGAACTAAGTACTAGGTTATTTAGTAATGTATTATCAGTGACCACATAACGATCATCTGATTTTACTACATTACCATTTACTACCCACCCAGCATGAACATAATCTTCAATATCAATCATTATTAAAACCTAACAATTTATTGTTATATTCCAATAGAGATTTAGTAGCAGTTGGATCAATGCCTACACTTTCAGCCCAAGCACACCAACCATAGATATCTTTTGGAATACATTTACTATTAGCTCCACGATTATCAGGGAAGACAAAAGTCCACCATAGATTTTGTCGTGGGTCATCACCATAAACAGCTTCTCGAATAGTATAATAATCTACTCCAGCTGCTTCACATGCATCATATAATTCTTGGCATTGCATTACCTTATAGAAAATTGCACGATTTTCAGAGAATTTAATAATCTCTGCTTCATATGCAGATACTTGACGAATATTAACATTAGCATTATAAGCTTGTTGATAACATTCAATAACTTTACGAGTATCTTCTTTAGTACCACCAAGAATCATAAACTGACGAGAATCCATTTGTAAGAATGGATGATTAGGTGTTTCACCAAGATATTCTGGTTGAACTACAATGCGTTTATTATATTTCTTAGCCATCTCATCAGCAAATCCTGGTTGAGTAGCAGAACGAATAACAATGAAATCACATCCGCATTCTTTAATAGCATCTTCTACAGCAGAACAATCTAATCCATCGCCTTGATTCCACGGAGTAGGTACGGCAAGAAAAGCAATATCACAATTTTCTAAAGGCTTTGTAAATCCTTCGATATATTTATCGTAAACTTGTGCATCAGGAAAAAGTTTTTGTGTTGCTTTGCCAATCCAACCGTATCCAATGATTCCTACTTTCATATTATTATTCTCCTAAACAATTTTTTGTTTTGTACATTCTTCAAAGGTCTTAAAGGTTCGATCAAACTTAATCTCGTATAATTCCATTACACCAATAAGAAGATTTATAAGTTTATCTTGATGCTCTGGTTTCATACCTTCAAAGAATGGATCATCACCAACGAACTTATATATGTCTTTTATATCTGTTGTTATATTCCAACAGTCAAGAATTTCTTGTTCTAGGTCAAATCGTGTTTTATTCATTGTCGGCTGCCACATATCTATCATCCCATTTCTTTTGTTCTAAAAAGTAAACATACAAGAAAGCACATTGTGTTAAAGCATGTGCTAAATGAGGTTCACCAGATTCTGGATCAAAGTCTTCACCACTCCAAAAAGAATTTAGATGTCGTTGAAGAGAAGAATAAGAACGTGACCATTCAGAAGGATCTTTACGCCAGTTATTAGCGCCATATTTTGTAGCACCAAACTCTAGTACTGTAGCCATAGCTTCGATAACTTCTGGGGGTACTAAAGCGATAGGTGCTTTACCATCATCGTATTTCATATTATATCTCAGTTAAGTTGATTACAAAATGGAAGCTCATTACTTGAGCTTTCCGCTAAGTATTTATGCGTCAAACGAGTCTCAGTTTCTTTATGTGTTGAAATTTCTTCTTTTATTTTATGACCCGTTAATGGACAAGGATATTCTACCACATGTCGAGGACAACGTACACAGTAAACTTCTACAGTATCTTCTTCAATAGAATCTAGTACATCCATAATACGACGATTAGTAGCATCACCATATTTACCACGACCTTGTTGATAAGTATTTAGTCGACCAGCAAAACCCATTTTACCGCCAGCTTTACCAATCTTCATTAATTGATTATTTACAAACATAAAATAAACAATATCACCCATAGCAATTAGATCTTTACGACGTAGACCTTCGTCAAGTTTAAAACGAAACTCGTCGCCATTCATAACGAACTTACCTAGGTATTTAGTATTACGTAAAACATTCTGTTCAAAATTCATAGCAAATCTCCACTTTATGGATATATTATAAGCTAATTCTTCTCAAATGTACACAGTTTTTTTCAGTTATTTTTTCTTTTAGAATCAATGGCTTAGATCAAACCATCTTATATGCGTACTCAATAGCACGATCTGCTTCCACATTTAGTGGTCTATTTTCATACAAATTTGATGTATCTCTATCAAGTTCACGTATAAGCATTTCAATTTCTGTTGCAGAGATAGGATATTCTTTCTTAAGAGCATTAATTGCAATAGAACTCATAATACGATATATCATAGCATAACGACCAGTATTATCAATATGAGCAATGTCTTTATATTCTTTTACTAGCTTCTTATTTACAAATGGACAATCAGTATAACCTGACCAAGATATAGTAGTATTTTGAAGTTTAGATTTTTTGTATTCGATAACTTTCTTTTGTAAATCATCAGGCAGACGATCCATAAAAGTTCTGCCTTCTTTTATTGGAGCTGGATGTTTTTCTATAAGTGCATAAGGATCAACGTAATCACCAATATTAGTGAAAATAAAGTTATCAGCAGAATCGTAAGCTGCAGGGATGTAATACATTCTAGATAAGTCTTTAGTTTGTCTATCTCCCACTGAACCAACTTCTGTGTTGAGAGCGTACCAGAATTTTTTGATTGCATCTGCTCCAACTGTTGTTTTAAGTGGGAAAACAAGTCTGAACTTTGGTTTAGCAATGGTATTACTAGCAGTACTATAACAAACATAGTAATACCTGCCGAAACGAGAATGAAGTTCATTTTTTAGATCGCCTTTGAATTCGTGATCGTCTACATCGATCGCTGCCCAACCAGCCCAAGCAATAACGTTTTTATTCGCTCGAGTAGTACCATTAGTATATATGGCTGGAGACATCAATTGTGCGTCTTTTTTTCCTTTACGTCGTATTTTTGACAGATCGTATAAAAACTTCTCAAACTTATTCCAGTCTGAGAAGTTCATATTTTTGTCAGTCTTATTATCGTAAATAGACTTAAAAAATGTCGCTGAGATTTCCATGATTATCTTTATGGCTTGGTGCAGTCCAACCTTCTGGTTTCATTAGATCTGGTAATCCAAGTGGATTAGGACGCTCTGGTTTAATACCAGGTTCTTTTGACATATTAGCTGCATGTACACGATCCCATGCTTCATGTGCGTTAACACCAAATGCATCAAGTGTTCCAATTGCAACTACACATAAATCAATTAAGCCATCAACAACTTCTTCTGCATCTTTATTCATAAGAGCTGAACGTGTTTCATTATACTCTTCACCAATAAAATCTAAGCGAAATTGTAGAAACTTTTGAAGTGTTTCATAATCTTTTTCAAATAATTTTTTAAGTGCCCACTCATGCACACCAAACTTTTGATGCATATCGTGAATATCTTTTACCCAATCTTTAGACATTATAAACTCCTTTGTTATAGACTATATTATAACACATGATCAAGAATTTGTAAACCATTACGAGAAGAAATCTTCAAGAGTATTTCTTTCGTCAACAGACCAACCAACAGCTTCAAGGATAGGACTTAGAGGTTCAATGAAAGTCTTTTCAAACTGCATATCATAGTCAATATACTTATTTAGATTCAATGGCTCTGGAAGGTAATCAGGGAACGAGATAACGTTTTCCTTGATAGGATTAGGTAACTTCATATATGAGAATTTAACCTTATCACCAGGTTGAATCATTGAATATTTGTTTTCAAGAGATAACTCTTTGATATAGTGATTATATAGCAAAGCACCGCGAACATGAATCGGCGTGCCTTTACCATAAATTGTAGTGCGGTTTTTCCACTTGTCAATTTCATTTACACCACGAGGGAATGATACATCTTCAGGTGGTAGTTGTTTAAATTCTTGTTTGAAGTCATTGATAAACTTACGTGTCTTTTCTTCAGAACCAGAGATAATAATCTTAAATGATTCCTTAAACTTATTACGAACAACTTCTGGTGTAGATGATTTAATAGCTTCGATACCCATGATCTTGAGTTTAGGTTCAGCATATTGTACACCTTCATTGTTATGTACATTAAGGATATAACGTTTCTTTGCAGTCCAAATACCACGATCAGCAATAACTTCACGACCCATTTCCATTCGAGCACGGTAACCATTCATTACATCGAATAGTTTAGCATAAGCATCAGCAATAACTTTTTCAAAATGTTCTTGGCAGATTTTATCAAGTGCAGCAACTGGATCTTTAGGCTGTAACTTTTCTACAAATGGACCGAAGTTAATATAAACAGAATCAGTATCAATCGCAATAACATAATCAACGTTATCAGTCTTAAGAATCTTATTCATCTCGATGTTGATAGCTTTTTCAGCCCACTTAATCGATAATTGGCCTGTAAGAGTTACACTTTCAGCCAAAGCATTGTCGAAGTACTTAAAGTATTTGTTAGCTAATGCACCATAAAGAGAGTTAAGAAGAATCTTAATCGCCATCTGGTTATTTTCAAGTTGGTTAATTTCAGATTCTATTTCATGAGATTTTTCTTGTTCATAACGCTGTTTAGCTTCAAGCATTTTCTTCTTGACTACTTTACGTTCTGAATACAATTCAACGATAAGTTCCGGAATAATACCTTGACGATCTTTATGAAAACCAACACCACTTGCTGTTGCAGCTATATCACCAGTAGTAACTGGTTCAGACATATTTAAATATTTTTCTGGGCCAACTGGGAAACGTTTATCGATATCACGTACAATAGTTTCGGGTGAGATATTATATTGTACAATAATATTAGGATACAGTGAGTTTAAGTCAAATGATACCACCCAATTATGTAGACCAACTTGTGGATCTTTTACATAACCACCAGCAATACTTTTATTTTCACCGCTAGAGCCTTCAGCACCAACAACTGCGTATGGAATCTTAGGAATCTGACCAATTGGAGATATAATACGTTTCTTCATCAAACGACGATAGATAATTGATTCCCATATAGAAGTAGTACCAAAAGTATCATTAATGTTAACGCCACCTTTAAATGCAATCGTAAGAGCTAGGTTAATAAGACCCATCTTATCGTCCATACGTTTAACAAGCAAAGTATCTTTAATATTATAGTCAATAAACTTTTGGTGATTATGTTTATATAGAGTATGAAGACTACCATACTCAGAATATGATAATTTACTTTCGCCAAGTACCACGTGAGCAATATGATCTAACTTGTAAGATTCTTGAGCACCATAAGAGTAACCAAACTTCTTAAACAATTCAAGATAGTCTGCTTGTTGAATGCCAGTTAGTTCATAACCATATTGAGTTCGTCCACCAATAACAGTATTACGTTCGTTAATAAGTTTCCAAGGAGACAAATGTTTAACTGCTTCTTCACCGCCAATTGCACGTATACGATTTACAAGATAAGGTACGTCAAAGAAACGAATATTCCAACCTGTTATAACATCAGGTGTATTTGCAATCCAATATTGTAAGAAAGAAGATAAAAGTTTTGCTTCGTTTTCACAACGATGATAAGCAATACCAACACCATGAGTATCAATCTCTGTTGCTTCAGGATTATATTCGTCCAATCCCCATACTTGATAGTAATCAGACTTACTAGATTTTAATGCAATAGAGATGACGGGATATGCTGCTTCCTCAGGCTTGGGGAAACCTTCATCGGAAGCAACCTCGATATCGAAAGTTACAACATTAACGTCATCCATGTTGAACTTGATGTCATTAGGGAATCTTTCAGTAATATACTGATGGATATAGTTGGTCGTACCATAGATTTTGAAGTTGTCCATATCACCATACGATGTCATAAACTCTTTAGCTTCTTTCATCGTATCAAAATGAATTGAATCAACTGGAACGCCATCGAATGATGTCCATTTAGTCTGACCTTTTGCTGGTACAAAAAAGGTAGGTGAGAATTTTTCTTTCTTTTCGACTTTTATGCCGTTTTCGTCATAGCCGCGATAAAGAATGCTATTGCCATAACGATTAACTGATGTGTAAAAACCTGACACTGAGACCTCATGATATATGTGATAATACTATATTATACCACACTTCAAAGATAAAGTAAATAGGTGGTAGCGACGGAGTGACTCAGTACCTTATTTAACTACCCTGATGTCTTCCGTGAGACGGGCACTGTCCCTATCTAGCCACAAACGTCGCTACCAATAGTTATTTATTAAAATTTAGATCACAAAATCCTTTTCATCAACATTTTCAGCCAAATATTCTGGCTCATATGTTTTAGAATTGTATTCGATCTCAACTTTACGTGGTTGCTTTTCATCTGGTAAAATTCTTTCTAAATGAATAGATAGAATACCATCATTAAGTTCAGCACCCATTACCTCTACATATTCTGATAGAGTAAATGCACGCTTAAACTTTCTCTGAGAGATGCCTTTATATTCATATTCTGAATCTTCACGTTTGGTATCACCAAGATCACCAGCAATAACTAGTTCACGATCGTTCACATCAATATCAATGCTGTCACGGTTATAACCGGCAACAGCCAACTCAATAATGTATCGGTTGTCTCCAACTCGAACGATGTTGTGAGGGGGAAAGGAAGGTTCTTGTCTTGAAGAGAGTTTCTCCAAATCGTGAAATAAACGATCAAAGCCAACAAAAGAATTAGGGAAAGCACGTCCCATAGAAAAAGTATTAGTCATAATGACCTCCTATTAAGCAAGGTTAAGTTGTGCCCCTATTGCGGGGCGGTTATAGGACCCGACTATTCGGCATCCTAAAATTATTTATACGAGTTTTACTTTCTGCCGATGTTATACTTAGGACAAAGATCCCATTCATTTCTTTCTTTGAATGGAATAATTTTAATTTGTCTAAGTGGTGCCAATGGCTGAGCTTCTTCTGGCTGTTCAATTGAAATTAAACCCCAATCAGACATTAGTGTAGCGATAGTATTTCTACGTGCAATGTCAGATTCTTCAAGAGTAGAACGTTTTCCGTCTAATAAAAATAGTTCTTTAAAGTGAACTATAAAATATCTACCTTGTTTGTGTAGAATATGACATGATTGAAATAACTTCTTATCTTTTCTTGAAGCTACTCCAATACGAGTAAGAGTTTCTCTGACCTTTAAAAAATCGTCAGGTTCATTTAAGTTAACCTCCAGCATCATTTCTGGAGTCCATTCTATAGTTGTATTTTCTTCCATTTTTTCAACTCACTTTTTTGTTATTATTGATAAAACATGCTATTGCATAATACTATCTTTATTTATATAAAATAAGTTTTTAACCTTTACCACCTTTATATAATTTCTTTTTGATAGTAGTAAGTTGATCTTTAGTTAACAATGAAAGAACTTGACTTGCTTTCTCGTTGGAATATCCATAGTACTCTTTAATAGCATCAATATCTGCTGAAGTCTCTGGTTTATTCCACTTAGAAAATCTCTTACGTTTACGAATAAGGAGACGAAGAAAATCATACTGCATTCTATTATCTAGATGATGCTGTATATTCATTTCATTCGCCATAAGTACAGTATCTTGAAAGTAAGATAATCCTCTATTTACCATAAAAGGATTATAAGCTTTCTCTGCAAGATCATCAACCATGATGTCCTTTTTAGTATCATTAATAGAATTTAAATACTCAAAAGGATTCATGAGTTCAATGCCTGTATAATAGTTTGCATACGCATAACATCCATAGCAATATCATGACGCGGATCATGACCAACAAATGATTCTTCAAGACCAGGTGGAATAAATTTATTATCTGCGCCTGTGCCCCAAAGTAAACCATCAAGTAATGAACGAGTATCACGTACTGTCCACCAAGGATATGGATCTTCTTTGCCAATCTGCTTCATAATGTATTCAAAGAAGATTGGATCAAATGTGTTACCACGAGTATAGACTTTTTTAATCTGTTCAACGTCAGCATTTTCTACAAAGAAAGAATATAACTCAGTAATAGACTTATCTGTAGACATTGGCTTTAGAGATTGTTCTTGAGCTTCTTTAGGTTGGCTTTGCCACCATTCTAAAGTAGGCTTATCAATCTTACGGTCAAACTTCTTAACTTGTTCAGCAACATCAAACTTAATCATCTTAGCAGAGTTAACTAACTCTTGATAAGAATAAGGTGATGAAGTAAAACGACTTTCACTATAGTTAACCATAGCAAAAGAAAGTACCACACCATTGATTTGATTTTGAGATAAAGTTTCGAAATCGTATATTACACATTCGTTAATCATATTAGTTCCATTCAATATTAGCCATAATTTCAGTCATACATGCAACTACATTCAATTCATGGTCTGCAACAAAAGCATTCTTATATTGGTAATCAGCAAGAATCAAAACCAGTTGAGGAATTGATTGTGGCTTAACATAATCATTCATACGATCATAGATACCTCTAAAGATTGCAGATGCATCAGTATCAATATTATTAACAACCCACTTACGCATCATCTTAAAGTTTTTATCTTTTAGATGCTTGAGTAGTTCATCATAAGATTGTTCACCAATATTAACAAGAATACCAGTATCTATTTTACCACTAATTGCATAGCGTTGACACTCATTTAATACACGGCGCCAATCTGGTGCAAACTTCATAATAAGTTCAGCAAGAGTCTTATCATCATGTTCAACCTGTTCAGCATCAAGGATAACCTTTAGACGCTTCATAAATTGACCAGATAATCCAGCTAGAGTTTTCTTATCTGAATTAAACTCATATACAGAACAACGAGAATGTAATGGTTCAATAATACGATTCTTAAAGTTACATGTTAGAATAAAACGACAATTGTTTGAGAATTCTTCAATGAAACCACGAAGTGCTGGTTGAGTTGATTGCGCATTAAGATAATCTGCCTCATCGAGGATGACTACTTTATAACCACCTTGTAATGAAACGGTGGATGCAAACTGTTTGATCTTAGTACGTAATGTATCAATGTTACCTTCTTCAGATCCATTGATTAACATATAGTCAAGATCTAGCTCATTACATAGAGCTTTGGCAACTGTCGTTTTGCCAAGTCCAGCGGATCCCGAAAAAAGCATATTCGGAATCTCACCAGACTCAACAATCTTTCGAAAGACCGCTTTTAATTTTTCATCAAGGATAGTGTCGTTAATAGTCTGAGGGCGATATTTTTCAACCCACAAGAAATTATTTTTCATAATGTAGTGTTATCCTTTAATGATAAATTATTCAGAAGCTTGTTCTTGTTTGAATGCTTCTACAAGTTGTACACCTTGAGTGCACTGATCACGCAATTGACCGATAGTAGATAGTTCTTCACCACGGAATCCACCGCGTTGAGTAACCGTATCAATCACTGCGATTGCAGATCGAGCAACCTGATTGAGTACGTCATAAGCACGTTGGTGCTGAGCATTATCATCTGGCATAATTATTCTCCATATGTTGAATTTTTCTCTAGAGCGATCCAATACTTCAATCCGTTTTCTTTGTTCTTGAATTCAGAAATAAGCTTGGAAGAAATACTAACTTGATAATCACCTGAAAGGATCTTTAAGTTAGGAATGTTAAATACGAAATTGTATTTATCGATTTTAGAAGAGCCTTCGACATCAATTGTGAATGTGTTCGCTGTGCTATTACCTTTAGTAGTTACAACAAGTGTTACACTATTGGAGTCACCGGTGACACAGAGTTCACTATGTCCCAATGCGCCTGCAGCTCTCTTGATACGCGATAACGTATCATTATCTAAAGTAAAGGTAACATCAGGTTCTGGCATGTTTACATCTTTTGCGGGAGCTGTAAGCATTTCAATATCTGAAAAGAAATATTTTACTTTAGATCGTCCAGTTGAATCACCAATAGTCACAGAGTTTTCATCAAACTTTAGACGTGGTGTGTCAACAAGATTTAGTACACCCAAGAATTCGGTAAGATCATAGATACCAAAAGCTTGAGGGAATTGTTCGGGTACTTCAACTTTAGCTAATACATTCTTAGCTTCAGCGATTGTTTGAAGAACATTACCTTGTCCAACAACTAAGTTAGCATTAATGCCAGCAAAGTTCTTCAAAATATTAATGGTAGATTCACTTAGTTCCATGATAAGCTCCAATTGTGTTTGTGTAGAATATATTATAACATGTTTGTTTAGGATTGTACATACTCTTGTTTCATTTTACTGAAATTTTTATCCTTATAAAATTCAATCTTAGATAAGAATTTGTTCTCTAAGATATCACCTTTATGAGATATTACAAATGTGTTTGTATTATCATCTAGAGTAGATAGAATCTTGATTAGATTCTCAACTCCATCATGATCCAAAGAAGAATCAAATGTTTCGTCAAGGATAAGAAGATTAGTAGCAACCGAATTCTTCATCTTAGCAATCTGACGCCAAGTAAAGAGAAGAGATAAGTCGATCCTTTGCTTCTCACCTTCAGAAAATGAATCATAACTAAATGCATCACGATGTCTTGAACGAATAGTTTCAGTAAAGCTTTCATCAAGATCAAAATGAACAAAGAAGTCTAAGACTTGCAAATATGAATTCACGAGTTTATTTATAACAGGAAGATACTGTTTTATGACTTTTGTTTTGATACCAGTATCTTTTAACATTTCAGCCATTGCATTCTTATAAGCTAATTCATCAGACAAAGTTAACTTTCTTTCTAATAGATCATCTTTGTCTTGAATCATCTTAGATAATTCTTCTTTAGCTTCATTTAAATCAGCTACAGCAGAACCAGCAATATCTTCTTCAAGAGTTATAATATGATTTTGTAATCGAGTAATCGCTTGGTTATTAATATGAATTTGACTTTGTTTTGATTTAATAACACCCAAATCAGAATCAATCATACTAATTTCGTTTTCAATTATTGTAGTTTCTTCAGAAGCTTTATCCATAGCAGCTTTAAGTTCTTTAGCTCTGGTCTTTGCATCTTCCATTTTACTACTACGAAGAACATCATCTATAGATTGATCACATGTTGGACATGTTTCATTCTCTGAATAGAATTTAGCATCCTTTGCTACAGCAGACATTTGCGATTTAAATTGACCACTGAATTGTACTAATGATTGTTTCTTAGTTTGGAATGAAGCTAGCTTCTGATGTAATGGTTCATAATGTTCATCAACCATACTTGAAAGATCAATATTATGTTCTTGAAGCGCTTCAATCTCTTCACGATCATTTTCAATATTCTTTTTCTTATTATTAATATTAGTTTCAGTTAAATCATTAACATCTTTAATATATTTGTTTTGAGTATCGATTTTATTCTTTACTATATCTAAAGAATATGATGTATCATTAATCTTATCTTTAAGATCACTAATCTTTTCTTTTAAAAGAACATTCATCTTCGAAAAGATATTAATATCCAATAGATCTTCAATAACATCTCTACGATGTTGTGCAGGTAACTGCATAAAAGGAATAAATGAAGATGAACCAAGTACTACAACTTGGTGAAAAGATTTATGATTTAACTTAAGAATATTTTGTTCTAATAACTTTTGATATTCTTTAGTATGAGATTCTTGATTAAAGAGTTTACCATTCTTATAGATTTCAAAGATACCAGGTTTAATACCACGTTTTACTTTAAATTCAGAACTACCAACTCTAAATTCAACTTCAACAATACAATCTTTATTATTGATAGTGTTAACAAGTTGTGGCTTATTAATACTACGATGTGGTTTACCAAACAAAGCAAACGAAATAGCATCAAGTAAAGTCGATTTACCTGCACCATTTTGACCTACAATAAGAGTAGATCTAGAATCATTTAGCTTTATTTCAGTAAAAGAATTACCGGTGGAAAGAAAGTTTTTCCACCTAATCTTTGTAAATTCAATCATTATTTATGCTACCTCGAGAGCCTGAGCTTCCGTCAATAGATTTCGCATATTTACTTTAATACGATCTTTATCTAATTCAGTGTCGACACTTTCAACATAACTATCAAGAAGACTTGATGTATCTTCTACCGAAATAGATTCATCATCAATATTACCACCAACAAACTCGTCAAAAGTTTCAGCAATCTTCAGTTCGTGAATCTTACGGCTTTGAATTCTATCAACGAATCGATCAAAGGTAAATGGATCTTTCTTGTTAACTACAACGATCTTAACAAACTTATCGTCAAGATGGTCAACTTCTATAGTATTATAATCCATATTTGTGTCGTCGTACACTATTTTTTCAAATAAAGTGTAAGGATTATTTACAGCTGTCAATTCACGTGTTTCTGTGTCCAATACATGGAAGGCTTTGGGATCATTTGCATCAGACCAGAAAAATTCCATTTGACTACCAAGATAGATGATATTATCTTTCTCTGATTTAGTATGGAAATGACCAGATAAAACCATCTCGAAACGATTAAATAATTTGTGATCCATACCATGTTTATTGGTAATACCTTTCATTAAATCAAAACCGCTTAGTTCAAGGTGAGCACCAAGAATATCAGCACGACAATTACGAATAAAGCTCATAGAGTCTTCATAATTTTCTGGATTGATCCAAGGAAGTAATGCCATACGTAAAGAACCATATTCCATAACAGTAGGTTCCATAACAATATGGATCTCATTCATATAATGACCAAGTAATTCTTTTAGAGAATTTAATTCATTTGTATTCTTATAGTAAGTATCATGATTGCCCGGAATAATATCCATAGCAATACCATACTCACGTAGCTTATCCAAAAATATTTTACGATTATGGTTTAGCGCTTTAAAATTTACAAACTTACGATGATCATAATAATCGCCAAGATGCACAATTTGCTTAATATCATTTTCTAGTAAGTATGGAAAAAATACTTTACTATAAAAATTATCAGCGTGCTTCAAAAATACATCAGAGCTATTTCTGATACCACAATGTGTATCATTCAATAATGCTATTTTCATTTAGTCTTCCATCATAAACTCTGAAAGATCTGAATCAACAGATTTCTTTCTTTTCTTACGAGTATTTAGATTATTGTCTTTTGCAAACTGTTTAATCTCATTATCGTAAGTTTTAACTTTATCAATTCTTTCTCTTAGATTATCAACAAAGTGATTAGCATAAGTTTGTGCTACTTCATTATCTTCACCTTCAACTAAGAATTGATCATAAGAAGCCTGAGCCATATATCTTTCTTTGATTTCTTGTTGCTTCTTTTCTTTTGTAATACGACGCAAGAATGCATACCAGATTATCTGGGTAAAATAAGCAAACGCATTAGGTTTACCAGTTCTTGTTGTAGCATTAACGTTATAGTTTTCAATCGCTTTTAAACAATTTTCTACTGCATCCATTACCATTTCTTCACGATACGTATATCTGATAAAGTTTGCTTTATGAGATAAATTCTCTGCAATCTTTAGAAATGACTCTGCAATGTAATTAGGAATAATAGGTGCTTTATTACCTTTATCTTTCTCTTTTTTTGCTTCATTAACATAGTCAACTACTGCTTGAGAAAATTCCTTATTATTAACGTAATGTACAGGTTGAGTTTTTGTCTTTGCCATCAAAGCCTCCACATTATTACTCTAATAATAGTTATATTATAAACTATTTTGGAGTAAAAGTACATAAAAAAATTTATTAATTAATTAAAAAAACTGTGTACAAATCTTAAAAAGTATGATATAATATTTTAGTTCCCGGCGGGGAGGGTAGTATATAAGATTAGTGTACTACAGTTTCACCATCATTGAATACATTAACAAAAGAAGAATCAGCCTGAGTGTCAAAGTATTCATCTAAAGTTTCACTATCTTCTTCTAATTCACCATCTGCTTCAATATAAGTCTTTACTGTCTCTAAGTAACTCTCAGCAAATTCATAATCAGGTAGAGCCATTGCGACTACTTGGCTACCATTAACAACAATGGGTCGTTGTTCTTTATTAATTTGATATACCATATAAGGTCTAAACAAATAAACAGTTTGATTGCGTGCTATATCATCTACTCTTTCAATACGCAACGGATTCCTAACAACAAAATCGCCAGTATCTGTTTGATTATCTACGATTTCTACCATTAGCTCACTTCCGTCTGTGAGTCTTATTTGTTTAATATTCATATTATAGATCTACCTTATATAGTTTAGATTTGAAGTTCTCTTTATTATATATCTTGACTCTTTCTTCACCATGTTTTAAACAATAATTCTTCTTTGATTTATGTTGAAGATCGTCGATAAGATCATATAATATAGTAGTTTCACCGTTTTCAGATTTACGTAACCCACGACCAATTGATTGCAATACTCTAATTTGTGATTTAGATGGTGAAGCAAATACAATATTATGTAGGTTCCTAATATTTATACCTGTACTAAATGTGCCAAAACTCGCTACAATAATAGCATCTTTCTGTGACTCAGTGATTTTACGTATAGCTTCTCTATCTGTAGCATCTGTTTGGCCAGATACAAAAAATACTTTTCTCTTTTCATGCGCTTTATCTGTAATCATATCAAATAAAGGTTTACCGTGTTTCTCTACATATTGGAATAGAACTAGTGTATTACCTTTTTGATCTAATGCTAAGTTAGTAATAAACTTATTTCGTTTATCGTGTTTTACAATAAAATCAATTTCTTTTTGATAAGTATTACCTGCGCATGCTTTACAAGTCTCATCATCATATTTTAAATTAAGTAACTTAATATCTAAGTCAGCAAGAGTATCTTTATCTTGAAGATCTTTAGTTGTAGTAACTTTCATTGTTTTACCAAATAATCCTTCAAGAACTAATTGGTGAGTTTGAGTTCCATCTAATGTACCAGTTGTACCAAATCTATAAGCTACATCTCTAGATTTATTCATAATAGATGACAATGATTTAGATTTAAATCCGTGACACTCATCTCCAAATATGACACCAAATTGATCAAACCATGTCATAGGTAATTTGTAAATAGATTGCCATGTACTAATAAAGACTCTTTCACTAATATTTGTTTTTGGCTGTCCTGAATAGATAACGTGACAATCTTCTTCAGCATTAAATGATGGATCATTATCAGAATAGTCAGCAAAATCAGAATACATCTGTTGCACAAGAGAAGTTGTTGGTACAATTACAAGAGCTTTGTTATCGTGATTTTCTAAGTACCATCTTAATAACACATATATGATAAGAGATTTACCAGAACCTGTTGGTGATAGTAATATTACACGCTTTCTTCTAATACTTTCACATATAGCGTTAAACTGATAATCTCTAACTTGAATTTTTTCACCATGACTCTTAAGTTCTAAACTATCAATAAAGGTCATAATTTCGTTAGGATCTACTTCATTATAATTTTCTGGTGGACCATAAGGACCATCAACAAACTCTACTTCATAATGTCTCTTAGCTGCAAAGTTTGTAACATATGGTAATAAGCCTACTGGTAATTCTTGTGCTTGTTGATTATATAAGTAGACTTTTCCATCCCATACTTTATTTTTATAGGCTGGCATAAATTTATAGCCTGGAACATAAAAAGAAAAGAAGTCTCTTAATTCTGCTCCGATACCGAAGTCTGTACCAACAGTTAATACAGCTTCATTTTTCTTTTGTATTACTAATTTATCCGCCATTCTCGAATTGTTTCCATTTTATAATATTTGAGATACTTTGATGTCTCCAACGTAATGTCTCAACAATCTCTTGTAAAGTATCTACAATAGTTTTACGATAAGCGATCTTTTCTTCACTCTTCTGTATATCTATATCGCTATTATAATAGTAATCCATCTCACCTTTCATAACTTTAAGACCATTGAATGGATCAAAATCCCAACCTTTTTCTTGGATTTCATCACCACTCATCTTACCATTATAGTATAACCACTTATCTTTAAGTAAAGTTTTCTGATTAAGCTCGGCTTTTTTCAATTGTAGTTTAGCTATTGAAAGTAATTGTAGATACTTTGAGTGCATCTTAGCGATATCAACAGTAGAACTACTTAAGTTATTTTCATCAATAAAAGAATCTTTTTCCCATGATTCCAAAATATTTTCTAAATTAATCACAATTTTCTCCGAAGCATTTCATAACATATATTATTATATCACAGTTTTCGGAATTATAACACCTCAAAATAACCTATTTTAAATGTAACTGGAAAAGTAATTACAGGGGTTTCAGATGTAACAGATTCCATAAGCATAGTACCAATATTTGTTGGTATACAATCTATATATCTAATCTGTTTAACTGTGTTATTGTGGCTACTTGTAATAGATAATGTCATATCTACTTGATGTGGTTCATCATCACTACCACCAGAATATTTAGAAGCTACATGATTTGTTTCCACTTGTCTTAATAACCATTCATATACTTCTACATATGATTTCATTTCTTCATCAATGATAACATCAAATGATAAATCTTCAAATTCAGCTGTATCGCCAGCAACAGCAATACTACCAATTCTTTTATATGGAATAACTGGTGTATTAATTGTAAGGCCTGGATGTACAACTCTTTGACAGAAAAATTCTAAGTTCGCAAATTTCTTTCTATCAATAACAACCTTAAAGTTAGAAGGTTGTAAAAAATTTAAATTTTGTGTAAGCGTACTACCATCAGTCATTAATTCTACTGATGTGTTCGGACTAAAACTAGGTTGATCAACTGCCATTGGTATATTCCTATTGATATAATAAAACTATTTATAAAGAAAAAAAAGGGACCCCGAAGGGTCCCAAAAAAACAAAATTATATTATTATTTTTATAGGGGGAATCTATTATGCAGACAAGATGTTGTCAACACGGAAGATTCTGTAGTACTGGTTAGACTTAGCAGCAGCCAAACCGTCAGCAGGATTCTGACCTACGAATGGGTTTGAAGCCATACCGTAGCGAGTCTTGAAGCCGATTCTTGGCTGGAAGTCATTCTCACCAACTGCACGAACCATTGTTAATGGTACGTATGGGCAGTAGAATAAGCCAGCATCGTATGGGTTAGTACCCTTGTAACCAACAGTGATGTAATCAACAGTTGCATAAGGATCAACATAAACCTTAGTACGACCATTCAATACACCTGCGAAGGTGTTACCAGTGTCATCAACGTTCAAGTTGGTAGACATTGCTGGAGCGTAGTCCAACATACCAGTAGCTGCCAAAGCAGAAGCAACATCAGAAGAAGTAATGATAAAGTTACCACGACCTCTACGAGTTTCTTTAGCAATTTGGTTAGCTTCACGCTCGATTTGAACCATCAAGCCCTTGAACTTCTCAACTGACCAACGACCATCTGCATCAGTAGAAAGGTCGAATACACCACCAACAGCAGTGTTAGAAGTTAATGCACCAGTCTTAGCTTGTGAGTTAATGGTACGGATAACTTCGCGGTTGATTTCAGCCAAGATCTCAGCTGACAAGATGTTTGCCAACTCAGCTTCTGCATCCAAACCGTGGATAGCTTTAAGATCCTGTGCCAATTCCAAGCTGTACTCTGCCTTCAATGCGCGAGACTTAGCAGTAACAGTTGCTTTCTCAATGGTGAAACCCATTTCTTGGAAAGACGAACCAGTGTTACCTAGAGCCTCAGCATCAGCTGTAGACATTGGACGACCAACATTAGGACCAGTACGCTCATTATCGATGTTGCTGTCAGCATCAACGCCATCAGCTACACCGCCAAGACCTGAACCTTCGCCAGCGCCTGAAGTTGAAGAATCGCCAGAGAATGCTGTGTTAGCTTCGTTGAACAATGCTTCAGTGTTAGAAGTAGAACCGCCATCGTAGCGAGACTTCATTGCGAAGATCAAGCCAGTAGGACCAGTCATAGGCTGTACACCACAAACATCATATGCCATCATGTTAGGCATAGCGCGACGAACCAATGAGATCAATACTGGATCCCAGTTGTCAACAGATGAAGTGTTGTTACCTGCAGTCTCAGCTAGGAAACCAGCTGATTGCGCACGCTGCTCTTGAAGAGCCTTCTCTTGGTTTTCAAGAACTACAGCGGTAACTGCTTTACGGTGGTGATCTTTGATTTCACCAACTGAGTTTTCGTTGAGAACTGGTGCCCATTTCTCAATCAAAGTGTTGTAATTAGACATTTAAATACTCCTTAATTACTAGTTTATTATTTCTTTGGGTAGGTGTTTCTCATCGCGGTGAGATACTTATCCATTGAGCTACTATGAACTTCTTCTTGAACTTCTTCTTCAGTTACTGATTCATTGATACTGTCAACAGTTTCAACTTCTTCGGTAGCTTCAGTAGTAGCAGTCTTGAAATAAGATTCCTTAATGGTGTTAACACGGTCAGTGAATGATTCCTCATCACCATACTCAATGCCTTCAGCCATTTTTTCTAATTTAGAAACCTGAGTTTCTGCTAAATCTTTAGAGGCTTCTCTAATGATAATCTTACGCATAAGATCTTCGTTAGACTCTCTCATTAAGATGTTATTAGCTGTTTCTTTATCCAAACGCTCTTCCAAGGTTTCGATTTGACCAACTAAATCATCTACTAGGTCGACCTTAGACTCAGGAACTTCAATGTAAGATTCTACGAACAAGTTTTTAAGGTTGCCCATAAATGTCTCAGCAATTTCAGTTCTCAAACCTTGCTCTACAGCAAGTTTGTTTTCTTCCATCCAAGTTTCAACTACATAGTTGAGATAACTATCGATTTTCTCTACGAGACCATCGCGAGCTTCAGTAAGACCAGCTTCAATTTCTGCAGCATACTGCTCTTCAAGTGAATCGATACGAGTACCAAACTCAGCTGTTAATTCAGCTTCGATAGTAGCAACTCTTTCATCAACTCTTGAGTTTACAGCAGCTTCAAATACTAATGAAGCCTTCTCTTTGAACTCTTCAGAGAGGGACTCGTCTGTACCCATCATAGCGGTTAAGTCTTCTCTGTATTCATCTAAAGAACGAACAGCTAATGCTTCGTCTTCGATTTCAACTGACTCACCCATCATCTTCTCATATGAAGCTGAAAGGTCAGATTTACTCATGCCAGCCAACTTGTTGTACATAGCATTAACCATGCCAAGTTTGGTCATTTTCTCTGAGTTAGACTTGTCACCTTTACGCTTAGGTGCAGATTTTGTTGCATCACCTGCTTTGTCGACTGATGCGACAGATTGGGCTTCTGCATTTTTAGGATCGTGAGCTTCTAGAACATCTTCGTTTTCAATGAGCTCAACATTATCCTGAACTTCTTTTACTTCTTCAGTCATGTCGTGACTCCTATAGTTTATTTAAGTAACGAGAGGAAATTCTTAAACTCACGCATTTGCACCTCTGCAAGATCTTTACGTGAAGCTTGTTTAATTTCAGTCTCAATTTTTTCAATTTCTTGAGGTTGAATCACACCATTATTCCACACCCAGTCTACGCCTTCCATAATTCCATTAACAAATGCTTCTGGCGCAGATGGATCTTGAACAATGTCTACAGTCGCAAGCATGAAATCATCCTTTACGTACATAGTTCCATTTTTATTCTCAAGACTACCCATACCACGAGTTGAAACGCCTAGCTTTACACCACCATCAAGTAAACCTTTTACGATTTTACCATTAGGAGTATCTAGAATAGACGCTTTTCCCATTACATTATCACCGTCCCATTCAAGAGCAGTGATAAGGTGAGAAACTTTGTCTAAGTTAACGGTTGGACCATCAGGGTGATTTAATTCACCAACCGCTCTCTTAGTTTTAACTTGTTCGTTAATAAACTTGTCAACAGCAGATTCCATAATTTGCTTTGGATAAATTCTGCCATTTCTATTTTTAGACTCAGCTTGTGCGAAGATGCCTTCGATCACATATTTCTTTTCGCCTGACTCAGTAGATTCAGTTACAAACTGAATATCCTGATCAACGTATTCTGCAATAAGCTTCATAGTCTTTTCCTTATAGTTGTTTAACGAGTTCTTTAGCCATCTTTATGGCTTCTCTTTCAGAAGAGTATGTATCTAATAAGTCACCGTCGACGATAGCTTGGTATTTACTACCAACCTTTTTAATTTCGACAGTCACTTTACCGACTTTGATTTTCTTAGCTTCATAAAGTGATTCTTTAAGCTGTTTGAAATTCTTCATCGGCCTCTAACTCTTCTACTTCAAAATCTTCTTCTGCAACTGGATCATTAAAGACATTAGTTGCAACTTCTACTCTCTTTGCATCCAAACGATCAGCTAAGCGATCATTAATTTGGTCTGCAAAAATGTCTGTTGCTGATGAATATTGTTCTTGTTCAATTGCTTGAACAAAATCCATAATAGGATTTGTCTCTACTTCATCAGCGGAGATTTCATCTACATTAACATCTTCTAAATTTTCTTCACTCATTTCATTTCTCCTGTTTTATTAAGATATTTATAAAAATTAAGTTTTCTACCATCAATTTTTTTATAAAAAATAAAAATTTATTTATACCACCCCATGTTGTGCATTAAATGCAGCAGCCAGCATATCTAAAGCCTCTCCAACCGTTGTCGGAGTAGTATTCCAATGACTTGTATTTGATGGAACATATAAGTCATCTAAATCTGTACTAATATTGTTATGGTTTATTATAACAATTTCATCATTAATATTTGCAGCATCAACTAATGTTATAGTTGTGCCATCATTATCTGTAGTCCAATCCGCAGTCTTAGATACTAATATACCATTGATATAAACAGTAACACCGTTAGGGTTATATGATAATACATTACCATTATAATCACTATCAGTAAATACAGTTTGAGCTGAATCAGCAACAAATCTAAATTGATCAATAGGATTACTTGGAGTTCCGGTATATGAGAATGCAAACTTATGAATAGTTAACTCAGCACCAGAATCCAATCCTTCAACCATAGTAATGGTTTCATTATCAGTTAATGTATAATCGCCTTGTGTTAAATTGATACCATTTAAGAAGACAATAACATTATCATTATAATATAAAGAATTACCATTAGCATCAGAACCAGTAAATATTGATTGACCAGAATCAGCAATGAATTTATATGATGTGATGATTGTATTACCAACTACTGTATTAACTCTAGCATTAATATAATCACTATCGATAATTAATTCAAGTGCTGCAGAATCAATAGTACCTGAACCACCACCAACTGCATCAATTCTAGCATTAATATAAGCAGAATCAATAATATTAGTTACAAACCCAGAATCTCTGTAAATATCAGCTTGTCTTAATTGGATATAAGCAGAATCAATAAGTGTTATAACATCAGACTGATTAACTTTGGAACCAATGAGTGTAGTTAAGTTTGAATCACCATCAACGATTGCATCAGATAATTCTTTTAGCGTATTAAACGCTTCGGGCGCGCCAGCAATTAACGAATTAATTGCACCATCTACAATGCCAGAGACATTGTTAGAATCTAAAATAAACGGTAAATTGGTTAATGAATTATAGTCATAATTCTGTCTTACTTGTACATATGTTGAATCAACAATATCAACTACAAAATTAGAATCTAGTGTAACACCACCAGCATTAAATTTACCGCCATCATTTTTAAGTGTAACACCACCAAGATCAATAGTATTACCACTTAGATATAAATCTCTAAATCTGTTACTAGAACTACCAAGATCATATGTTGAGTCAGCTGCTGGAATTATATGACGAGACGTAATGGTATTATCAGCTCTAAGCTTTTGAACTATTAATTCATTATTATATGGATTATATCTAAAACCAGCTCCATCTAAATCTGCGCCTAATTGATAATGTCCTGTGTTTCCTGAGATGCCAGTAAACCTAATATATGGTATATGGAAATCAGCATTTGAATCTGATGGTCCTGCCTCTCGAATGTATATTCTATTTGCATCATATGATTGTCTTGCTTGAACGTATGAACTATCTGTTATATCAATTACGAATGCTGAATCTCTGTAGAAGTCAACTTGTCTTGCTTGAACATATGCGCTATCAACTAAAACTAGAGTATCAGAATCATGTCTAGCAGTTGTATAATATAAGTTATTACCTTCAGACAAATTAGTTGTAGACTTAGCGCCAAAATCAGTATTAAAATCTGTAGATGTATAATGAACTAAATCTGTAACCTGTGATTCAGTAATAGAAATATTTAAATTTTCTACAAATGATTTTGTAACTCTATTGTCAATTGCAGAATTAGCTCTTGTGACAGTATAATATTGATTAGTACCTTCTGTTAGATCAGTGGTTGTAAAGTTAGAGATATCATCAACTTGGCCAGTAACATTACCAACAAATGAACCGTATAAAGTTTCAGTACCAATAGTCCATCTATCATTTGTCTCATCCCATAGGAATGATTTATTAGCTGCAGTACCTCTTTCAATTTCAATACCACTCGTACCTAATGAAACACCATTACCTGATTCATTACCGTTTAATACGATAACATTATCTCTAATTTGTGTATTAGCAGTATTTAAATATGTCGTAGTACCTTGTACAGTAAGATTACCACGAATTAATGCATTGCTATCTACAGTTAAACTACCACCAAAGTTACCGCTGCCGAAAGCATTAACACTACCTGTAGTATTAAATGTCGGTGTTGTAATTTCTTTGTTAAAATATAACGCATCATTGTTATAATCATAGAACATACCAGCATTAGGACCTACAATCATAAATCCTTTGCCGTCCATTGATGCTGAATCTATAATATAACCAGGACCAAATGAATCACCACCGAGTGCACTATCTAGAACCTGAAATGAGAAACCAAAACCATACGAAGAGTCTGCTTTAATAGCAACACCACCCATATTGAGTGTATTACCAGTTACATATAACGATCTCCATCTATTATTAGGCGCACCTAAATCATAAATGCCATCTGTTTGAGGTATTATTGATTGATTAGCTACACGTCCGCCTAGATCATTAATTATAAATGGATCAGCATCTTCAATTTGAGTTATTGTACCATTAGGATCTTTATATAGTAATGTTAATTTATTGATATTATAGTACAGACCAGGATTAACATCAATCGTACCTGTAATAGAAACTCTATTAGTCGGTGATGTATCATGCTGATTATATACAGTGCCAGTAGACATATCTACTATTGTTCCAGCACCACTAATTTCTGTTATATCTTTAAATCTAGCATCATTTTGAGAATAAGCACAATAGCCATAAGCAACTGTACCAGCAAATCTTTGTAAATCAGGATCTGAATTTAAATCAATTGTATAATCATATGCGGAATTAAAAGTAGTACTACCAAAATTGCTGCAATGTATAGTAAGTGAGCCTTCATTTTTTTCAAAGCCCATTCTTGTTTCGCCAGCACTATTCCAACCTTGTTGCCCTTCACCAGTATCAAAGAATTTTATTTCTCTTTCATCACTTTGTCTAAAATTATAATATAGTGCAAAACCGCCTGATCCTGGATGGAACGGGAATCCACCACTATTTCTTAATATTGATAATGTATATTCTACACCATTTTCTACAACAAAACCAACAATAATACCAATTACATCATCATCAGTACCAGGACTATAAACAGTTGCAGAAATTTCTAAAGGTTCTGTACCATAATAAGCTGGAGATGTAAAACCAATAAATGTTCCGCTATTGACCGTACTACTTATTTGTCCAGTATTTGCATCATATGCCCAAGACTGAGTTTCATTATAATTTGCTGGATAAGAACCGCTAGAACTATGAGAGAATCTATACCAAGTATTAAATACTTGTTCTTGTGTTAAGAAAGCTCCAAGTTCATTTTCTAAACCGCCTGCATTTGCGATCCAGCGTCCAATTTGCATTAATTGCAAGTTACCTTTATGATAAACAGGATTATTATTAACAAGTAAAAAATCATCATTTGCTACATGAAAATGTGCAAAGTCACTAGTAAAATCCATACCAATAGAAGATGCTGGAGTACCATATGAATGGAATGTTCCAGTTCCGCCAGACGACGCAATTTCTGCATCAGCAGTTGTTTCCCAATCAGATTGCATTGCTGCAGCATTAGCATAAGTACTAGGTATTTGACTATACCACCATTCAATACCATCTTTATCAGGAAGACGTCCTAAATAAGACACATACCAACCAGCAATAGTTGCAAAATCACCTGTTGCTGAGCTAGGTACAAGATACCAACCAGGATCACTAAATGAGCCATTTGGATAAGTAACAACACCTCTTATATAAGTGCCATTTGCATCAGTTAACTCATATCCATCAAGTATAGCAGTTGGTATATTAGTTGAATTGTATAAGTATGAAGTGATCAGCGCATGTGTAGTTGGTCCAGAATCAAGATGAGCATCCCAGAATTTTATTCCGTGTGTACCATTAGAATCTGGATTACCAACTCTATAATGTCCAGTTCCAGCAGTATGAGTATTGTTTCCAATAATTAAGTCATTACCAATACTTTCATCATTACCAACATAGAGATTATTAGTAATATAAACATCATCAGGTAAACCAACTTGAACAGTATCAGTCGCTTTAACTTCTACTTCAATTTCTTTAGCTGTTCCTAAGAATGTAATTGTATCTTCTAATACGACTTCTTCAGTGTTACCATTTGAATCTGCAATAACAATTTTTCTAGTATCAACATAGTCTTTATTAACAGCATCAGTACCAGCTGTAGGTGTATCTACATCTTTAACTCTATTATTACCCATACTAATATCATTACTAGCATTTACAGTAAATTTATTTACAAGAGTATCACCTTCAACTGTTAAATTATTTTTTATAGTTGCATCATTACCAACTTCTAAATCATTAGTAATTTTTACATCATCTGGTAAGCCAATAGTAAGAGTTCTTGGACTTGAAACAACAGCTTCAACTTCAAATTCAGTGCCTAAAACAGTAACAGTAGAACCGACAATTGTACCAAGTGTAATAACTTCACTATTACTATCACCATCAGCTATTGTCCAACCAGCACCCATATGTGCATCAACTACAGCTTTAGTTACAGCATCTTGTGGATCAACTGGATCTGCAACATTAGTAACTCTATTAGCACCCATATCAATAGTACTACCACTATCAACTGCAAAATCTGCTACAGTAGTATCACCATCAACGTCTAAATTATTTGTTATACTTGCATCATTGGCTACAGATAAGTCATTACCAATAGTTGCATCGCGAGCAACATGCAAATCTATACCAATAGTAGTTCCACCAGCAACATGAAGATTTTCACCAACGTAAAGATCTTGTGCTACAGTCGCACTATCAACCCATAATCCGCCATAAATTACTGAACCTTTATCGATACGTAATTTATCGGCAGAATCAATATAAGCTAAGTCTTCGTTATCATATGAATATAAGGCATTAGCCGAATGGTCTCCCATCGCAGCAAATGTTTTTCCAGTAATTCTTGCGGAAATAAACGCAGCTGGATTTTCATCACCTTTTCCAGAAGAAACTTCATATGCTTTTGCACCTTCATCGTTCTTCTCGAATATAGCAGCATAAGGTGTTCTTATAATATCTTCTGCTTCAAATCCAGGTGGTGGTGCAGTTTGAATAGTACTAACATTTGCAATTTTAGTTAAGCCTGCACTTCTAGCAGCATCTCTTAATGCTTGTGTAACTTCTGCTTCCCATGCATCCCAACTGGTTATAACACCAATCTGACCATTTGTCATAGCATCAATATCAGCTGCCAATTGATCTGATGCAGCAGGATCACCAAAAGTATCATAATCTGTAGAAGATACTACATCTACTTCTGGACTATTATATTCACCATCAATGTTTATGATAGTTAATCTTAAACCACGTGTTTGGTTAATTCCAGACTCTTCACCATAGTAAGCAACATCATCTATTAATAAGTATGAACCAGTTTCATTACCATCTTCACCTGCAGCAACTAATGCATTATGTTCATTTAAACCAGTTCCTCTAATTGCTAAAGTAACAAAAGAATTAGATGTTTTTGCTGCGTTTAATAAAGTTATTGGTGAAGTAACACCTTGATCACTCTTAATATAAAAGATAGAGTTAATAGCTGGATTAGTATTAAATAGTAATCTATTTGTGCAATAATAATCTTGATATCTTTCATTTGGATGCTGATAATAACCAGGCTGATCACTTGGTTGTAGATTATATAGACTAATTAATTCAGGATCGGATAAACCAAATGAATCTAAATATGTCCAAACTCTATTTTTATATAATTGAAAAATTTCAGATGATCCAATAGAAGTATCATAGAAAGTAAAATCTGATATTGTTCCAGCTTGTTGATCTACAACATATCCAAATTTAGATTCAGGTATAAACTGTGTTAAATCTAAATTAGTATTACCATATGTTTGATTTAAATCAATTTCCCAGCCATAATTTATATTAGATGACCCCCACTCACTAATTTGTACAAAAACTTTAGCAACAGTTACTTCTTTAATATTGTTATATGTAAAATCTTTTGTAACTCTTAACCAAGTTTCACCTTGTACTGACCAATTAGCAGGGGTGGATGCAATTTTACCAACAGTTCTAGCATCATTATCTGGGTGTTGTAAAATATATTCATCAGATTGGCCATAGTTATAAACAATAATAAAGTCGCCTTTTGTGCCATCATCATTCAATGTAGTTGGTCTACGCAAAGCAGATAAAGTATTTTGTTTTATTTCTCCAGTAAACTTATCTGTTGTTTCTACATAAGCAATTATGACACCCATATAGTCATCAGTTGTTTCTGTTGAAGATAATTTTACTGTTAAATCATATGTTTGATATGGATATTCACTAAGTACGCCATTAAATGTTGTGGTGCCAGTACTAATTACATACTCATCAGCAGCACCGTCATATGCCCATTTGTCATAATCAGCAGGTGAAGCATTAACGCCGTTATTATCATGAGAAAAATTAGTAAAGGCTTTATAGAATTTTTTCTTTTCTGATGTAGTTAGTAAATGAATATAACCTGGAGGTGGTTTTGCTAATTCTAACTGCATTTGTGCAGAATCTTTAACAAATCTTCCTTTAGTTGCTATTGTATCTAATAAATGAGTATCTAATTCTGAATTATATGTTAAGACACCACAAGGTAAATTTTTAGGTAAGACTTCTTCTTGATCAGTTTCTTTAAGATAACCAGCAAGATCTGGTTCTATATACCATAAATCTGTTTTTTCATCATAATAAAACTTTTTATCAGGGTCATTATATGAACTAATAGCTGCATTATCACAGCCATACTTATAACCAGTAAATCCATTTTCAACCGTGATACAGCCATTTTTGACATTTAGGTTTTTAAATAAACCAGAATCAACATGTAAGAAAGAACCTTGTGGGTTATAATAATTACCAATTTGTGGTAAATTTGGATCAAATCCACGTAGTGTCTGGAATTTTAAATTTAAAAACTCGCCGCCTTGAATATAAGCAGAATCTAAATTAGCAACACCAGATGCAATTTCAACTGTTTGTAAAATATTATTTTCTGATGTCAATGTATCATTAACAATTAGATTATCAACAACTAATGGGTCAGGAAGTGATATACTACATTGAACATCTAAATGACATACAGCTAAACTATCAATTACATATAATTTATCAAATGATGCAGAATCAGCATTAAGTGAATTCATTGCAAAAGAAGATTGAGCTTGTGATGATTCGATTTCACCTGGATCAAAAACATATTGAGTCGAATCAACTGGAATTATTTCTTCAGACTTATACAGTTGAAAAGTGAATTGAGTATCATTAGCTAAAAGAATACCAGAAGCAATTAAATCACTACGTGGTGAAGTATGTGTAGCAAACGTAATATTATTTGCGACTAATGGATCAATTTCATCGAGAGAAAAACGTAATCCATATTGGCCTGATTGATAATAACCATTAAAATAATCATTAGGTATAACAATACGATTATCACTACCAGTTTTATGTGTAGACCATGCTCTTGCTTTAATAGGGTCTACTGACTTTTCTAAGACAATAGTAAAGTCTACGTATGATGTTTCATACGGTACGTATAGTGTAACAGTTTGGCTACTTGAAGTTGACGATGGCGCTACTAACTCACCTTCGACGCCTAAATCTGTTTTATATCGGATTACGTCATACATACGTTAGGCGACCTATTAATTTTCTTCTACATCAATATCGTCTGAATCGTCAGTTGGTTGAGCTTCAGCTTGAGCTTCAACTTCAGCCTCAATTTGCTTGTTAAGTTCATCAATATCCTGATCATTATATCTAAGTACATTTTTAAGTACCCATTCTCTTGAGAAGTAAGTACCAATGTATTGAGACATCATATCAAGAGTTTGCATTCTTTCTCTTAATACTTCTGCATCTTTAAGTTCTGAATAATGATTGTCTTTATTATAGTCTATTCTAATATTTGGCTTCCACTCATTCCAATCATCTTCAGTAATGACTTTCTTAAGTAAAAGTTGTTTCTTAAGTATATCTAAGAATAGGTAACTAAATCTCTTTCTTAGTCTATTAATAAACTTTTGGAATTTAACTTCATCACGACCAATTTCTGTTGCTCGGCCAAGAGAGAATTGAGCTTCTTGCTCTAATCTATTAAGAGGTACATTTAATGCACGATATACTCTCTTCTGGAAGTAAATAATATCATCGATCTGACCAAGATTTTCACCACCAGGAAGTGTAGTAATTTCAGTCGAACGACCACCTTCTTTTCTTGGTAACCAAAAATCTTCAAGCATAGACATATGCTTACGATCATCTCTGAGCTCACCAGACTGTGCATCATAAACTAATTTATTACGATACTTAGTCATAATGTTCTTCATATATTCTTCAGCTTTACCTTTTGGTAAATTACCTACATCAACATAGAAGATACGACGCTCTGGAGCTCGTGCAAGACGATAGATAACCAACGAGTCTTCCATCATTCTTAATTGGTTAATCGGTTTGATTGCTTTGTGTAAGTGTGAAACTACCTTTCTTCTTGTCTCATCTAATAGACCAGAAGTAACATAGCTTATAGAATCTAGAGAAAATTTAACGCCATTCGTTTGTTGTCCTGGCTTTTCTTGATAAATGTAATATTCATTTACATTTTCAATAAGATCTGCTCCAGTAACTGGATCCTTTTTCTTATTGATTTCTTTTACTTTACGAATTTTAGTAGAGTCAATAAAACGAATATCTCTAATGCCTTCTTTAGCATTTGACTCATTTAAAATTAAGTGATGATATAGTCTACCATCGACATACCATCTTCTGAAAAGGTCATGACCATTTTCAGCAAAATTCAGCATTGAAAGAACATTATTGAATTCTTCAATGACTTGTTTCTTGATTTTATCTGATGCTTCGACATCATCTAAATCGATTGCAATTGAATCTTCGTCATCATCAGTAACAACTGCTTCATTAATAATATCTTCAATAGCGGCATCCACCTCTGGATGTACAGCTACTCCACGATATTTCATAATGAGTTGGTGATTATCTTTAGCTCTATCGCCATCAATATCAATAAACTGTCCAAAATGACCAGCAGATGCAGTCACATAACCAGCCCCATCGTCACTTGTGTGTGGAACGACGGATTTTAATTTTTTATCTTCATTTTCATCAGCTTTCGATCTTTTAATCTCAAAGCCGAAAAGTTTAAATCCATTGCCTGCCATTTGTTAGTCCTTACTAAATCATAGTATGAAGTAGAGGGCCGACCATTCGACCCTCCACCAGTTTCAATTACTATTTATTACTATTAACTAGTAGTGTTTGATTCCCAGTATTGTACCTGGAATTCTACACCGAACTCTTCAATAGTATCAACAGCGTCATAACTCAAATCAATCGCACTGATCATAGTAGGGAAACATCCTCTAAAGATGTATCTTTTACTAGTTGAACCATCTTTATTAAGTTGGTCAACCATTAAATCAGTTTGATAAGTTTGAGGGTTAGTAAAGCCAGTATTAGTTGAATGAGCATTCATACCATTCATCCAACGTTCCATTGCATTTCTAACATTCATATCAACATCGTTGATAATTGTTACATTCCAAGGTTCAAAGGTACGATCGCCAGCAACCTGTAATTGTCTTCCTCTAAATGGAACAGGAATTGTGCTAATCATTGATGCTGGAAGGTTTGCACCTTTACACATAAATGAAGCTAGCTCAGATTCACCGCCCGTATAAAAAGGGAAGTTAAGAGTTACCTTAAAAAGATTGGGACGTGCGCCGCCACCTTTTAGCTTGGCTTTGAAGTCATCTACTCCTAAAATAGCCATTTCTTTCTCCTTAATTTCCTATTAATTAAACGCCAGCGTTGCCGTTACCAACAACCTCTTCAAAAGAAACACCTGTTCTTACAGCTACAAAGTTCAATGTAATGTAGTTGATTGAACGAGCAGGCTTAATGAAGAGAGATGCAACGAACTCGTTACGATCGATAACATCACCGGTGTTGTTTGTTTCGTCACAAACAACCTTAAAGTCGGTGAGACCTCTTCTACCTTTAACGTCTCTTAGTAAAGGCTCTACGATATTAACAAACTCCGCTCTTGTGAACTCATCATTGAATTCAAAGAGGATGTTGCCAGCTGCCGCTGAAATCGCTCTCTCAAGTACCAAGAACAATCTACGAACGTTAATACGATCGAATGCAGAAGGTCTTGCTAAGTGAGTCTTATCACCATAAAGGAGAATACCTTGACCCGGAATATTAGCGATTGGGTTAACACCAGCCAAATACAATTGATCCCTTTCAGACTTATTAGGAGTGTAAGCCAATGAGGTTACGCCTAATAACTGACCTCTTCTAGGACCAGCAGGTGAGTACCAAGGTGCGAAGTTATTATCTGCCGCAGCCATGAGACCAGCTGTTGAAGAACAAGCAGGAATAAAGATGTATTGGTCGTTATATTTATCATAAACTTTCAAGTAGTTATTATCTACAATGAGATACGAGCTACGAGTAAAGTTAGCAACATCAGTTAAAGTATCAGTTGCAGCATCAACAGGATTGTTAACTACAGCACCTCTACTTGGCGATGTTACAACTACACAGTCCTTTCTAATTCCTTGAGCAATTGCTACCATGTCATTAACAACAGTAGTTTGCGCAGTTGAATTAGCTAAGCCTGGAGCAATCAAGAAATCTACAATGTGAGTATTAACATCTTCAAATAGATCAAAACCAGTTACATATTCGTCTTCAGACAATGTATCAGAGTTTTCACCTAAAGTAAGAGTTACATTAACTTCACCAGTAAATGAGTATGATTTACCTGATGCAGTTTTGCTACCAGCAGTATTACCTAATGCGGTTGGGAAGTCTACTAACCAAACGTAATTAGATGTTTTATTGATAACTTCTGCGATATAAGTAGATCCACCTTGCTCATCTTTAGCATCTCTAGCAAGAGATAAGAATGGGAAGGTTTCAAGGATCTGACCTTTAACACCAGTGAATTCACCTTCAGTATCAACTACTACAACGTGTACTTCGTCACCAGTTGCGCCTTTAAAGTCCGCATATGATGAAGTACCAGGAGTACCAGTGAAGCTACCAGAGTATGCCCAAGTAGACCAACCAGCTGCACCAACAATCGATACTTTCAAGCTATTACCCAATTCGCCTGGATATCTAGCAACAAAAGTATGACCATTTGATGTTAGCGTTGCTCTTTGTGATTCGAATGAATCATCATTCTTTACAATAGGAACTTCTGTAGGTGAGTTTGTGGTGTCATAAGCATTTACACCATAAATTGCTCTGCCACCCGATAGAGTTACAGTAGGAGTTGAACTGTAATAAACGTTACCGTTAGAGGTTACAGTTACAGTTGCCAATTCGTTACCGTCTGAATCAATAGTTGTAGCTACAGATGGAGCAGAACCAAGTTCTGGCGATCCAACAATTGTTGCATTTGGTGCAGAAGCATATCCGCCGCCATTATCAACAATAGTAACATTCAACGTTTGATAATAATCACCACCAGAAACAGTAAGTGCTGGTGGATTGGTGCTGTCATAGAAATATGGTACAGCGCCAGGAGTTACAGTAACTGTAGTAACACCATAGTTATTAACAGTTGCAGTGACAGTTGGTGTATCACCAGAGTCAGGTGCATTTACTGTAATAGTAGGTGCGGCAGATGCATAGATATCACCACTGTCTACAATAGTGAATCCAGTAATCTGTCCAGATGATGTGTTATGCGTAGCAGTAATGCTAGCAGCAGTTCCAGTGTTGATTAGAGTATTAGTATCTGTTAAACTAGTACTTAATACAGCAGCCGGACCTGGTTCATCAACTTCAGTAATTTTTCTAACAACCATAAGGTCATCAGAATATCTTAAGTAGTAAGCCGCAGAGTGGAAGTCAACTGAATTGTCTTCATCGGGAGTACCGAAAACTCGTGCAAGCGTTCCTTCGTTATTAATGAGCGTAGGCTCGTCACATGGACCCCAGCGGAAATTACCAACAATAGCTCCAGTCGATGTAGGAACGTTTGGTACCCCGTTAGTAAGGTCAATTTCTCTTGTGACAACAGCCGGAGACTCTGATGGAGTAAATAGTGCCATGTCGTTTTCCTTATATCCAATAGGTAAATGATAAGTGTTCTACATAATACGGTTGAATAGTTATACAACTATTTCACTTATCTATATTTATAACTTTTATATTTTCAATATTCTTCTACAGAGTAAGTAACTTGCCAAGGATCATCTCTTTCAACATATGGATCATCTAATCCATCATCTCTAAATCCAATTGGCATCATATTTTCCATCATATCTTCTTCATTTATTTGTTTTAGCGCTTTCATTGTATTGATATCAGTAATATCCTTAAAGAAAGTTTGATCTGTTAACCAACCAAATAATACTAAACACATAACTAAGTCATCATGATTACCTGACTCAGCTTCGTATGAATTACCTTTTCTTGAGAATGTTGATAATTCTCCAATAGTTTCAAAATCATTTACAATTAATTGATCTTGTTCTATTAACATTTTAAGCATATTACAACCAATTGCTTTTACAGATTTAGTTGTTCTTATACCTTTATCTGAACTCTTACCGAATCCAGATGAAATTCTTTTACCAGATCTACCAGCAGATTCTGTATGTAATAATGTTTCTTTTTCAAACTCATAATGCAGTAACTCAGATACTTGTTCACCAATATCATTTACTTCTATGAGTGTATAAGCATCATTATACATATTAGTTGTTCTAAAGATAACCTCAGCATAGTCAATTGGTGTTATCATATTATCTCTAAAGGTTGCCACTTGTTGATATGGCATCTTTGTAACATCCATAATTTGAAATGCTGAATAGTCTAATCCTTTACCTCTAGACACGTCAACTACGCAAACATAAGTATGATCTGCTTTTGGTTCTTTATAAATGGATAATCCATTCTTTTCTTTTAAAGGATTTCTAAAGACTAGTTCTTTTAATTTGGATCCATCAATAAGAGTATTAGAACTACCAAGGAAAGCACACTCGTACTCTTGAGCAAACTTTTGCATATCAAAGTCAAGTGCTTCTAATGTTTCCTGTTTCCATTTTTCATCACGGCCAGGAACATCATACCACATAACCTGAAGGAACTTATAACCATTACGGTTTTCTTTTGCGCCTTCGCACGTTTTATAGAAATGATTTAATCCATTAGGTGTTGATGTCATTAAGACTTTAGTATCAGTACCAGAAGAGATAGTAGGATAAACAGAAGCAAAAAACTCGTCATAACCCTCGATAAATGCAACCTCGTCCATGTATAAGAATGAAATAGATTTACCACGAATTGCCGATGAGGTTGTTGAACCAGCAAATACTTTACAACCATTCTCTAGTTCTATATTACCTTTATTCCATTCCTTTACACCTTGTTGCATCCATTTAGGTAATGCTTCATATGCGATCTTAATTCTTTCAAGAACTTCTCTTGCTGCATCACCTTTATTTGCTAACAATGCAACTGTTTTGTGTTCATTAAATAGAATATAATGAAGAATTACCGCAACCGCAGTTGTGGTTTTACCAGCTTGTCTTGATGTAAGAACTGCAACACGACGATTATTCATTATAAGATCACAAATCTCTTTTTGATAATCGTACATATCCATTGGGATAAGACCTTTATCCACATGAACAATCTTTATATAATTCTCAGAAAAATGTATAGGATCTTTGGCACACCTAACATATTCTTGTACGGTCTCTGGAGTCCATTCAATTAATACATTAGATCGTTTTAAGTTTAAATTACCAAGATACCCTTTTGCTTTTTCAGCGATATCTTCAATCATTAACAATCTCACCTTCTATATCATCAATCACTTTATTCTCATTATCATTCATATCTGCAATCATCTTTTGTAAATCGGTTGTACTACCCATAAAGACCGCAGTGTTATTTGTAATTTGTTTTGGTTCTTCACCTTTAGCTGGTGCATCAATAACTTTCTTTTTCTTATGTAGATCCATAAGACGATCGTTAACATCAGATATATTCTTAATCATACCTGAGACTACTTCAAAAGCACGAGGATGTTCTAATGCTCGAGCAACCTCAATCATTTCTTCTAATGCACCTTGACCTTTTTCAATTAGATCATAATAGGTTCTTTTTGAATATTCGAAATCATCATCTATATCGTTTTTATCACTCATAAATCACCTTTAATTAAATAATATACCGTCACCATCTGAATCTAAGAGACCAACTGTAATTGGATGTACAATCTGTGTTGAATCATAATCAGTAAATTGTAGAATATCACCAACACGATTAACAATAGATGGTAGTAAATTATATGAATCATATCTATTTAATATGTCAACTAATCCATCAGTATTTTCTGAATCAACGTTGTATTCGATTACTACGTTATCATAAGATACTAAATAATTACCTCTGAAATAACTCATTTTATCAATTATATTATCTAAATCAGTAGATAGAGATGAATCAATAAATTCATTTGTTTGGTATTGTCTATCTGTAATTCTAGCAATCATACTAGTCAAATCACTATCAATTTGAGAATCAGCTGACATTGGATATTTAATTTCATTATCATATCCATAGTATCTCATAATCTTAATAGTATCTGAATCCATAATGGTCAATGCAGAATCATAACTAATATATGGTTGTCCAATTGAATCATACTTATAGAATGGTTTCAATGGATTAGCAATAAATCTAGATGGATTTCTATCTGAATCAGGCTCAAACTCTTCATGAATAGTTTTAATAAAGCCAAATGAAACTTCAGCAGAGTCTAGACTAATACCATGTGAATCGCCAGTTAAGATATATTGTTGTAGTTTATCATCAACAATAGTAGCTTGATCCATTTCAAACATATCGATAGTAGCTTTTCTGATGATATCGCTTTGAGTGATTGGGCCGTAGAAGTTAACATGCATTAGAAAATCTAATGTATAGATTATAGTTCTTCTATCAGCAACCGCACCTTCATAATCATCAGTAAAGGTTACACCTTGAATAGAAATAGGAACGTCTTCTCTTAATTCTGGTGCTAATTCAGTAAATGGTTTAATAGTTAATGTATATTGTGGATTAAAATATGGTAATATCTGCTCTACGATTTGTAACGCATCATCTTGCTGTTTAGCAAAAATATTTAATTGCATATTAATATCATATGGAGCAGGAGTAAAGAATTTATTCTTTCTATCGTCCTTAAATACATTATTATAATTATTAAGCTTTGGAATCTTTCTTTCTGGATTATAACTTAATGCAATAATCTCAAAAGACATTCTAGGTAATTTTAAAGCTACTTGTTGATTATTATCTAAGTCTGGATTATTACGAATTCTCTCTAAATACTTATCCTTTGGCGCATAAGATAATGGAACTTTAACCTGACTAATAGTTTTACCAGATGCATTTTGTCTTAGAACATGAATGTTATTAAACATTGTTCCGAAGATTGCAACTGCTTTTCTTAATCTTTGATGATAAAAATACTGAAACATTATATTATCTCTTAACTAAACGGGTTACTTGAATTATCAACTTCATCATCAGGATCACCAAATGGATTAGCCTCAGAGAAATCTAAGAAGTCTAATAGATAATTATCTGATGCAGCATTAAATTCATCATTTTGTTCTGTACCAGTACTACTTAAGCTTTCATATACAGCTTTAATAATTCTGGTTTCTTGCTGAGTTTGACTTTCTTTGACACCATCAAATCCTTCGGTATATGGTGGAAGAATAATATCCAATGGACCAGGTTCAAACATTACATACTCACCAGAATCTCCACCAACATGAGCAACTTCTACAATATGCGTTGTTCTATTGTAAGATATAACTTCACCGTGTACTTTCTTACCTGATGCCAAGACTTGTTCAATCTCTCTACCAGGTGTAAAGTTAGGTGCCCAATCAGCATTATCGCTATCCCAGTTAGGCATTAAGTGTAATGCAACTGTATAACCAAGTTGTTCAATATCATCGATTTCATTAATAGATGTATCAAAGTCTTCATCATTATATTCAAACAACTCACATTGTAACTTATAAGTTGGTAAGTTATTTATTTGATAGAATGGTTGTTGATGTTCCACATGCATAATCTGGAACATTGAATTAGATAGCGGTAAGTAAATTAAATCACCTTCTAATGGTCTTTCACCTGTAATATCATTTTGAGGATCACCAATAATATAAGTCCATCTTCTTCTAGCAACAATAAAGGTTGCTTGGTCTCTAATTTCTACACCAAACTTGGTAAATAGATCTCCTTCACCATCAAAACCTTCGGTGTTTTCAATATACATTTCGATCTTATACGCAGTAGAAAATCTTGAAGGTACATCTTCACCAAATATTTTGTTTTCATTTACAATTTCTCTTGGTAAATAATAAACATCTTGACCATATATTTTTAAAGACTCAATTATAATGTCTTCATATAATCTTTGTTCACTTCTTACGCGCTCAGAGAAAAATCTATTTCTAGCCATGATTTATCCCATATAAAAATCTGCAGGTAACTCGTATTCGAGTCTCATATTCTCTTCTAACTTTTGAATATCTGTTTGTGCATCTTCATAGATTTGTCTACCATTTAATGTAACACCACCTGGAAGTTGCATACCTTCAAATTTAATTAAGTTTTGACCCCACTGTCTTTTAAACAATGCGGTAGTATAATTCTTAATGAATCTATCATTATAAACCGATTTATGTGTTTCAGGATCTATAATCTGATAAACCTCTGCTACTACATAATCTCCTTCTTTAATATCACCATCACGAAGATCTCCAAAGATGTATAATCTTCCTTCTCTTCTGGTAAATGATACTTGAGGATGCCCATTTAGTTTAGTATCTAATAAAGAAAGATATTGCTGCATCTGATCATAATATGCTAAATCACCTGCAAAGTTCTGAAGATCAGCAATATCATTTAGCATCATTTGATATTTTACATCAAAGAAATTTAGAGAACCACCAAATGAAGCACTTACTGGGAATAAATGTGAAATATAAATGATATTATCAGACACTGGAATATATCCATTAGTAATATCATCTGCAGTTACTTGATGCTTAAAATATATTTTGAGAGTTGCATCAGAATGAAACTCTTGATAGAACTCAAGAGCTTCGTCAATACGATCTTCCATTTGATCATATTCAATATTGATTTCAATTACAGGTGAGCCTAAATTGCGTAAACAATAATCTTTTAATTCTTCTCTGTTAGTAACCGCTGGCATATCATTATCCTAGTAGAAATTTAATTACTTTCTACTATTTATATGTTTTTAACCAGCAACTTCATAAGGAATAGCAGTTGAATATTCATCAACTGAGATATTATTCTTACCTAAAATAAGTATGCCATTACCTGAATCATTAAATTGAATATCTTCTATAGTTTTAGTATTGCCAGTAAGAACTAATAATTTTTCATAAGATAGATTTAAATTACTATCAAATCCAAATTGTTGAACAATACCATCGCCTCCAAGATATAACTTACCAGCAGTTTCTTCTATTTCTAATGCTTGCCAATTTGTACCATAAATTGATGGAATACTATACGAATCACCAGTAGCAATAAGATCGCTAATTAATGTGGAGTCTTGTCTTTCATATTTTAAAATTCTATTTGCAGTATTATCTAATGTGTATACCTTTTTATTATCATCACTCATATAGAATGCATTAATAGGATGATTAAAATATAATTCCTTATCATTTAATGGATATTCAAAAGTAGCTGTATTTAAATTAGAATCAATATCATATTCGTATATAATACCATTTCCTTGTAAATATAAACGATTATAATTAGAATCTTCTAATTTCATTATAGCTGATAAACTATAATTTTGTTGAACATAGTCTGAACTATCTTCTAAAGAAATTGTAGAGATATCATCATTTAGTATATTGTATTGTCTTATTTTAGTTGTATTTGCAATATATAATCTATCATCTTTTATTTCAAGTGATTGATGATTGGAACCAAATGGAGGAATTATAACATCTTGTTCCGCAACGTTCATTCCTAAAGCTGTATTAAGATTAGTTAAATCATATTCATGACCAGCATTAAAAGTATAACGATAAACTGTACTAGCAGAAGTATTTAAAATATATAATGATGAACCATCATCTGAAATACGTATACCAACAACTCCTTCATCTCTATAACCAGCCGCAGGACAATCTCCTCTACTATTCGCTACACCTATTTCATGCATTATTGTTTGGCTAAGTGCCGCTGTTGATAAATCCCAAGGTGTAGATAAGTCATATCTTTTAATTTCTCCTTGGTTATATGCCATGCCAGTAATAACATACATATACATTCCGTCAGAAGAAAAACACATAGCTTTTTGTCTAGCATAATGTGTATAACGAGTATACCAGCGATTGACTGTATATGAACTATTTATATTATAAATATATATCGATTTTATAAAAGATTCAGCATTACAATATCTACGTTGTCTCCAACTAGGATAACCTGGAATTTCAATAACTTGACGATAATCACCAATTGCTTCTGAATGATAATGTTCTGATGTAGATATTCTATATGGTATTCTTAGTTTATAGCTATGAATATTATTACTATTATCTAGCGTGTAATACCAATTTCCATCATTTGAAACAAAAGAATCTCTATCTATATTAGTGTTTTCAAAATACGATGCATTAAAATTAGTAGTTAATATATCCCAAGGTGTACTAAGTTCGAACTGAGATATTTTTCTTTTACTATTATCCGATACGTGAACGATATTACCAGTACTATTAAACACTATATCAGAAGGATCTGAAATTTGACTTGTATTAAAATTATATTGATTATTTGTACTTTTTAAAGTTTTAATTGTATGTGGAGTAGCATCTGAATCTATAGCAAATTCATATATGGCATCTGTTCCATTATCAGCTATAAATGATTTAAACCCATCACTTGACCAATCAAAACCTTCAGGCGAAGTAATATTAGGATCAGTAAATGTTTTATACTTTACTAAAGGTTGACCTATTCTTGTTTCTTTTAAATGATTCGGATTATTATAATTATTACCAATTAATGCAATGTGATTATGAGAATATTCATAATTTAAAAATAATTCTATTGCTTCATCTGAATCACTTACTCCAGTTACTCTAGGAATACGTTTTTTACCATCAATAGTAACAGAACCAGTAGCTCTTAAGAAAGCAATTTTATTCCATTCCTCAGGTATTGTAGAATTCCTTGGAAAATCTAAATAAAATGGTGGAGTATTTGGCGCCGAAGTTGTAATTACAACATTAGGTTGTTTACTATATGTTTGAGAAGTTGAGCGCGTAAGTGTCCATGAAATAGGATTCATATCAGAATCAAAATGTGGTAATGTGATAATTGCTGAATGTGCATCAATCTCTGGATCATAGTCATCGACTAATGAAAAATTAACACCAATCTTATCAACATAAACATCTTTTATATAATCTTTATTGAGTGCAAATATTGGAACATTAACACCATCTATTTCTGTAAAAATAGAACCAACACTAGAATCATAAAATGTATTTGAGTATTCTACTGGTATAGATTCCATTTTAAACTCCGATTAATGGTTCTTCATAATATGAATCAAAATCAAAATCATTAACATTTAATCCACTTAAAGGTAAGTATTCCATATTTACATATTGAATTGCACCTGGGAAGTTAAAATTGCTAATTGTTGTTTGATATCTGTTACATATTACAGAAATTCTAATATTATCTTCTAATACAGTATATTCATCTAACGTTATCACTGGATAAATGTTGCTATCAATATATCCTTCAAATTGAATGACAGCTTCTCGGCCTGTCATCATAGATTGATCTTGGCCAGACAAAAGACGTATTAAATAATTCTTATTTATAGAATCATCGCCAATGTCAACTAATTGAGAATAATTTTGAAAATCTTCATATTTCCAAAGAATTTCATTATTTTCTTCGTCATATTTTCTTAATGATACAACAACACCTAATGCACTATCTTGATCATACTCTGCAGAATCGAATATTAGTGGAGCTGCAGTATTCCAACTAGGTCTGTTTAAAACTTTAGTAGTTGGATTTCTGCCTGATGAATCTACAATAACACCATTAATTGGATAATATGTTTCCACATCAAACCATCTATATGCATCTGCACTAAACGGACTAAATGAAGATTTAGTGACTGTTCCTACTTTTGTTAATAAGCTTGATCCAGGAATATCTATATCATTTGCAGCAACAATTAAATCGTCGTTTTGATCACCTTGATATTGTTCTAAAGGTCTAGAAACAGAATCGATGTTTGATGTTTTAATTCTAAACGCTTTAATATAACCATTTAAATTTTCTACAGTATAATTACCAGTAACATTATTTAATGATAAACCACCACCAATATATAATTGTGCTGAGTCAAAGTTAAAATTAATTTGTTCACTATGAATAGTAGAATCATTATGATCAACAGTAATTACACCACTATCATATGTTAGTCTAATATATTCCCAAGTATCTAACTCAGTATTAGTTGGAATTTGATTATTATTAATTAATAAATCACCATTGGTGTTATGAGATAATAATATTAAACTATCAACACCAGCTGAAACAAGTAATTCTGTAGAACTATCTACTGTTGGAATACTTGAATCTACAGTGTATCCAGACTCTGCTAATCCAATATTGTGTAACTCAAATCCCTGAATAAATCCATTATACACACCATGATAAACATAATTAGAATCTGAATAAGCATCATCTTTAGTATTTACAGTTACAACACCACTATAACTATTTGCTGATGCCGAAGTTTTATCTGACAAATAACAATTAGTTAAAACAGCTTCGTCACCTTTACCATATGGTGATGCATTAAGTGTAGAATAATTTGTAAATATACATTGATCATAATTAATTTGTTGTGTAAAATATGGGCTTTGATAATAAAAAATTAAATTTTCTGAATTATTATCAAAAATAGTTCTATATGCTTTACCGCCATTTGCATATACACTATTACACACTTTATAACCATTTGGTTTAAAGTTTGGATCTGGATATCTGTTAACTTTTAAATATGCGTATTGAGATAGATCATCATCACCATAACCAAATAACGGGAAGTAAAATAGATTATTGCGATAATTCGAATCATAATCAAGATCAATTACTACATTATTCGGATTATCAGTTGCGCCACAAAGTAAGAAGTTATTACCTTTAAACAATGTTTCAGCATGGCGACTTATACCAGTAGCACTATAACTATCTTCATACAGTGTTACTTTATATCTTCCTTCTGGAAGCATTAATACAGCACCATTTGGCATATTAGTTAATGTGTTTGTTAGATCACTATCACCAGTATAATTAAGAATACTATTTAAACCTTTACCAGACTGATTAGTTACATAATCAATTGCATAATCACTACCACGTTCTTCAAAGTTTAAGCTTAGAATATCAGCACCAATATTTAAAGTATTATCTGAAATACTATCAAAATTAACATTAGGATAATAAATTAAATCACCAGTAATTGAATCTTGCCATGAATCATAATTACCAAGCAATCCAAAACCAAATCCACCATTTGGTGCACCGGCAGTATTATTCTTTGTTAATAAATAATCTGGTGAATAAACTTGAGTTGCAACATCAAAATTAATTTTGACAGATCTTTCTAATCCTTGTGCATTAATATACTCCATATCTGAAATAGCAATATAATACTCTTTATCTGGAAGATTTTTATAGCTAGGTCTACCAGCATATGATCCATTCCAATAAAATGTAACACTCTGATCTGCTTCGTCAACTAATACACTTAAGACATCTCCTTTTTGTAAACTTCTATCATATAATTGCTGAAATTCTTTTAAATATCCATCTTTACCTAAATAAATTCCTAACTGATCTTTTCTATTTACACTTTCTACACCTAAGTTGGCATTAAAGGCTTCTTCTGTAATTAAACATAAAAATAATCTTAATGTATTAGGAATTGAAGTACTAGCTTTATTATTAGCTTCAACAGTTATTTCAAAATAGAATTGATTATTACTTGATGAAGGCATAATAGGATTATCTGTTTTAATTAAATATGGCCATCTTCCGTATTGGTCACCATCATAATATAAAGAATTCATATTATATTGATTGCCACCGAAATCTATAATTACTTCTTTATTTGATTGAGTAATAATATTATTAGGTTGAGTTAAATTATCACCAAACATACGATATTGTAAGTAATCATTATTAGGAATTGTGGCTGAACCATTTGGCAAATAGTTCTCATCAATAATACTTCTATGAACAAGATTTTTAGGAACAGATGCATCTAATGCAGAGACATTTCTCATATTAAAATGTCTATATGTATTTAGCGGCCCAGTACCCCAAGGTACATTCCAGTTATCACCATCAGCTGCTTGTCTGCGATAGCTCCATCTTGAAATTTGCCCTTGAGCAGCTGGATCAGACGTGTACAACTCAGTATAGAAACCAACAACACTATTCATTCCACCAGCCCATTGACTTGTATGAAACATATATTTAACTCTTACTGGATTAGTAAAAGTAATATCACCAACAAAATCATATCCTGATTTATACATTCTTAACGCATAAAAACTATTACCTAAATTAAATCCATAATTTGTGGCATCACCTAAAATATCATCTTGTCTTGTAAAATTAGGATTTCCATATTGGACCCATTCGTAACTTTGATCTACTGTTATATCATTTCTTATATTTTCATCATCAAAAAGATTATTACCATCAGAATCCAATAATACTAATACTTGATTAAAGACGCCACTATTATAATGACGAGATGGATAATATGTATCAGTTCGTATACGATCAATTAAGTAATCAGCTGGATTATATAGTTCTGGTTCTTGTTCTCTTTCTGTTCTGTCAGAATCAACATATACTCCTACTGAAGAAACTTCACCTTCCCAAGGTATCATTACTTCTTCACGACCACCAATTTCACCAGCATAATATGCGGCTTGAGATGAGATCCAATTCCAATCGTATCCTCTAAATGAAGGACCAGGTTTTGAATGAGATATATAATGAGTATTATCGCTATGCCAATAATTAGAGCATGGCGAGTTAGTTGGAATATAATCGTATCCTTGAAGTTGACCATCAATAAATAATCTAATCCAACCATTTTGGTCTATTGTTGTATTTAAAGTATTTACATCAATAGAAGCATTTCTTTTTCCTGGCATGTATTCTAATACAATGCTATGTGATTGTCCATCTTGTGGTAAAGAAGAAACTGGAACACTTATATCGTAATGTTCAATATAATCGACTGCCGAACCTAAATATAGATTTGAATTATAAATTCTACTTAATAATTTTTTAGTACCATTATCATCAATAATAGCAATATATGTACCAACAGTAGCATCGCCAAAAGAGTTCCATAAATAATGAGGTAAACCAGAAAATAATACACCTCTTTCCCAGTTTGGTGGAAATGTTGTTTCAAACTTAAATACTACATTACGTTGATATTTGAGATTAAATGGTTCTGGTATATTATTTTTATAAGCATAACTCCAATAATCACCAATAGTATAATCTGTATATTGTTGGATATTATCTATTAAAGATCTATTTCTAAATGAACTTTTAGATGCCCAAGAACCTTCTGCTAATTCTGTAGAAATATTTTGTTCACCAACTAAATCGCCATCAATAAATAATCTTGCTCTACCAGGATTAATGCGAATATCCCAAGCAATTAAATGTTCTTGTCCATCAGTTGGGAAATTAGTAGTTGATACTTCTATTTCATAATTAATTGTATCTGGTCTTAAACCAACACTTAATATTAAATTACCTAAACCATCTAATCTTAAACGAGTATTATTTTCTACTGTACCAACTTCAAATAAAGTGCAGTCGGTTTGCTGTGAAGGAAAAATTGCTTTACATTCAAATGCAGCATCTTTAGCAATAGAATAATCTGATATGTAAGTAAGATCACCATCTGTTTTAACATAATCTGGATCTGGAATACAAGACTCTTCAACTCCATTAACTAATAATGTACGATTAATCTTATCATACGAAATTAATGTATGTTCCCAAATATTCGGTGATTGCACATTATCATTAACAGTAAAATCAACATTGTTAATTGTTAGAATGGTATCATTCTTATATTTTTTATATGATACCAGAGTGTTACCATTAGCATCTTTTTGTGAAAATAATAATAAATTTTTATCTTTATTTGTATCTATCCAAGAGTTATAACTCCAAAATTCATATGAATTTGAATTAAACGAACTATCAAAATTGGCATAAGGCTTAGTTATTAAACCACCCCTTTTACCATCAAGAAACACACTTGTTCGTTTTTGTAGATTAATAAAATCTGGACTATTATATAAAACTTTAGTATTATCAGTAATTGTTATATCATATGCATTTAGAGATTGATCAGTTAAATCATATTCTACATTATTAGAATCTATAATCGAAAAGATTGGTTCATTAGCATTAGCTGCATTAAAATAATAATCAATTATAAATTTATCATTTTGTAAAATATCTTTAGTTTTAGTTGGATCAAAGTCATAACGACCATTACTAAAAAAATGAGAATTGGAAACCGCAGAAGACGTGTTGATAAATATTTTTTGCTTAAGTTGGTCTGCTACAAAAGCAATGTCAAACTCAGAACCAAATTGTGGTAATTCACCTATACTATCAAATAAATAATAAGTCATTTATCTCACCAACTTAAGACATAGAGCTTACTGTAATTACAATGTTATCATTCAATCCAGCTTGATATGATAAATTAACACTTGTTCCGTTTGTTGCAGTAAAATCTTCTCCGTCCAATAATGATACACCATTAGCAAACACCTGAATACTTCCAGGTGAATATGCTAAGGTATTTCCATTGTTATCTATACCAGAAAAAGCTTGTTGTCCTGCTGTAGCAACATAGTAATAATGATTATATTGAACAGCTCTAAGATTACTTAATCTCATAATTACTCCGTTAAAATCCAACCTCTGGTATTATTATAGTATACTAATCCAACTGCTGCAGCATTTACATCAATAACTAAGTTTCCACTTAAACCATTAATCTTATTGCCTTGTGGATCAACTGTAATGTTATTAGTAAATGCATTACCCATACCATCAATAATCTTCACTTCATCACCAAATCTTGGATTAACAGGAAGATTAACCGTTACTGCAGATGTAGTATCAACAATTAACTTCTGACCAATATTTGCGTTATATGTTGTAGCAGTAATTTCTTGCCATGAACCATTATTAGCTCTAGTAACATTTACAATCGATACTAAATCATTGTTATTTGCTGCTTGAGTTAATGTAATGGTATCACCAGAATCAATAGTATAATCAGCACCTTTAGCTACAAAGATACCATTGATGTATACCATATGATTAGATGGGTTATAGTGTAATGTTGCACCATTATCATCTGTACCATTAAAGACAGTTTGATTAGAATCTGCAGTAAAGTCATAAGAGTAGATAACAGTATCATCTGCTACACCACCAAACATTCCTGCAACATTCTCAACTACATATAATTCATCACCAAGATCCAATCCTGTTGTTAATGTAACTGTTGTACCAGCTGAATCGATACTCCAGTCTTCACCTTCAACAATTAAGATACCACCTGCATATACAAGAGTAGCATTTGGATTAACTGTAAATCCAGTAAATACTGTTTGATTATTTGCTGTAGCAATTATTCTATTAAAGTTAGTTGCAGCTTCAGTAGTATTTTCTGCTACAATTTGTAGAACTTGTGCTGAATCAACAGTACCAGCACCGCCACTAACTGCATCAACTCTAGCATTAATGTATGCTGAATCGATTAAGCTAAAGATTGCATTTGAATCAACACCTACTTCAGGAATTGTTACTAATGAATTAATGTATGCGCTATCTACAATATCTTGTACAAAACCAGAATCTCTTACACGATCTCTAGCTTGAATATAGACAGTATCTACAATGTTAGTAACAAATGCTGAATCTCTAAAGATATCAGTCTGACGAGATTGGATATAATCAGAATCAATTAGAGCAAAGATTGCAGCAGAATCAACACCTTGTACTAAGTTGTTAATATAAGTTGCATCAACAATATCTGTAATGAAGCTAGAATCTCTAACTCTATCACGTGCTTGGATATAAACAGTATCAACAATGTTAGTTACAAATGCAGAGTCTCTAAAGATATCCGCTTGTCTAGTTTGAATATAATTACTATCAATAATTGATGTTACTGCAGCAGAATCAACACCTTGTACTAAGTTGTTGATATAAGCTGCATCAATAATATTTTGATAATCAAACGGTGTTACTCTATTATCAATATAAGAAGTATCAACTACTGTATTGATAACATTAATTGTATCACCAGAATCCCATACATTTGCACCACCAGTACCTGATAGTGCATTTGATAGTGCACTAACAATCAAGTCATCGCTTGCACTTGCAGAATCAGTTAATGTGATTGATGTAGAATCTGCTGTATAATCAACACCTTCTAATAAGTTGAAACCATTCAAGTAAACCTGAATAGATCCAGCTGTAACATTCAATGAATTATTATTAGCATCTAAGCCAGTAAATACTCTTTGACCATCTGTTGCAACATAATGATAGTTAACATACTCACCACCAATAACCTGAGTTATATTCTTAATAGTGGTGTAAGTATTATTAGTTGTATTATTGATTGTTACATCGCCGTTTGAATCAATATCAACTCTAGCATTAATATAAGCTGAATCAATAATACTTGTTACTGTTGCTGAATCAACTCCACCAGAGAAGTTACTATCAACCGCAATAGTTAATGCTTTAGTTACTGCATCAGTAGAAAGAATGATTCCGTTACCGGCATCAACCGCAAGAGTATCTTCACCAATTGCAACAATATCATCTTGGCCATCAACTTGAATAGTCTTAAATCCACTACCAAGTGCTACTTTAACTTCACCATTACCTAAGTCTGAAACCTGGAATCCAGTATAGTTATCAAACTTAATTAATGAAACATCAGAGATAGTCTTATTAATTCCATTAGCAGAATCAACTTCTTGAACTGTTAATGAAGGAGGAGTTCTATCTGCGATGTAATCTGAATCGATGATATCTTGTACAAAACCAGAATCTCTTACACGATCTCTAGCTTGAATATAAACTGTATCAACAATATTAGTTACAAATGCTGAATCTCTAAAGAAGTCAACTTGTCTTGCTTGTACATAAGCCGAATCAATAACTGTAATATAATCAAAGTCATCAGCTAATTGATTAACATAAGCACTATCAACAATATTAGTTATGAATGCTGAATCTCTGAAGAAGTCAACTTGTCTTGCTTGTACGTAAGCACTATCAACAAGAGCAGTTACTCTAGCTTCTGTATAGTATTGATTTGAGCCTTCAGTTAAGTTATCAGTAGTAAATGGTTGTAAAGTAATACTATCACTAAATGTATTACCATCAGCAGTAGATACAGATAGTTCACCTGTTGCATCATTATAAGTTACACCTGTTACACCTGCAACATTAACTTCACCGACACTATCAATGAAACCAGAAGCATCAATTGTTACAACTGGAATCTTACTTGCTGAGCCATAAGTACCTGGATTAACATTTGAATTTCTAGATAATCCATCTGAATACAACGTACCAACTTGAAGATCTGCAAAGTTGAATGACGCATGACCGGTATTAATTTGAGGATCATCATCAGGCTCTGGAGTATATCCATCAAAGATTTTCCATCTGCCATCAGTAGCATCTCTAAAGATACCAGTATGAGCATATGAACCAGTATCATTGTAGTTACCAGCAAAACCAAGATCAACATAAATTGTTGGAGAATTACCTGATTCTAAATGATTCAGATAAATCATATTATCATCTACTAATAAGTTAACAGAGTTAATAGTGGTTGTAGTACCATTAACTTGTAAATCACCTTCAACAACTAAACCATTGGTTGTACGTAAGCTATTAATAACAACTGCTGCATTTGAATCAATCGCAAATTCACCATCAGCTTGATTGTATGTAATACCATTACCACCAGAAGAGAACATTCCTCTTACTGTTGAAGCTTTAACTCTTTCTGATACATAATCAGAATCAACTGTTGTAATCAATATAGGACGAGTAATAATTTCGTCGCCATCAATAGTAACCTTAGAGTTATTATCTAATCCAATAGAAGTACCATCTAAGTATAAACTATTACCACTTAAATATAATTCACCAAATGGTTTTGCAAGACTACCAATTGTTTGTCCTGAATCAGTAGCAATAATATTGCCTGATGTAGTAATATTATTGAATTGAACATTAGAAGTAGTTGATACTGCCTGACCAATCTTAAATTGACCGGTCGCTTTAGTATAAATTACACCAGTTCCAGCAGAGAATAGATTTCTAATAGTCTGTTTATTAACTCTATCAGTTACATATCCTGAATCAACAATAGTAGCAATATATGGCTCATCAACTGCAGTATGGATATAATCACTATCAGCATTATATCTAATCCAAGCAAGATTAGCAGCTGATAAGATATAGTTACTATCAGCATTTTGTCTAATCCAATCTTGACCAGCTGCTGACTTAATATAATCAGAATCAGCATTTAGTCTAATCCACTCTTGGTTAGCTGCAGTCTTAATATAATCAGAATCTGCTGCTGATAAGATATAAGATGAATCTGCGTTATATCTGATCCACTCTTGATCAGCATTGAATTTAATCCAATCAGAATCTGCTGCGGTTTTAATATAATCACTATCAGCGTTAAATCTTATCCATTCTTGATTAGCTGCAGTTTTAATATAATCAGAATCTGCTACGAATTTAATCCAATCAGAATCTGCTGCAGTCTTAATATAATCAGAATCTGCATTTAATCTAATCCACTCTTGATCAGCATGACTTTTGATCCAAGCTGAATCGGCGATTCCTTGTACCCAATCAGAGGTAAAGATATCTTCAACAAGACTTAATCCGTTAATGAATATGCCAGAATCAGCATTTATGGTTCCAGCAACATCAACATTATAAGCTGCAGTAGTTTTACCAATTGCAATATTCTTTTGTGGTAATCTATAAACTACATAAGATGGATCTTCACGGAAAGGTGTTTCAGGCTCAAGTAATACACCATCAATATAGATCTTGCCACCGTTAAGAGCAATATCACCGTTATTAACTTGTAAGCGACCTTGAAGATCTAAACCTTGGAAGTTAGGAGCTGGACGGCCAACACCCATTCTAACTCCAAAGAATGGAGACTTAGTATTAGATGCGTATGAGATTCTACCAAATGGATCATAATGGAATGCAACATCATCAACCGCTGTTGTAATTTCATCTGTAACTTCTGTAAAGCTTGGAACAGTTGAATAATCAAAGCGTGCAGTTACATAAGCAGAATCAATAAAGAATTCGTAATCAAATGGAGTAACTCTTTGGTTAACATACGCAGAGTCGAAGTATTCTTCAGCACTATCAGGACCAATAAAGTATTCATTGGTAATATGACTAACATAAACATCACCAATAGAGTCAATACTTGGAATAATCTTATCACCAGATAGATATAATGCACCAGTAAAGTTAATGTCACCACCAACATCCAAATCATATTGTGGTTGACTAACATGAATACCTACATTACCACCGCCAATATATCTTAAGTTATTAGTGTAATTATCATGACCGAAGAAATATTGTGGATACATTAAGTCATGAATATAATCAAAATTAGCTGCACTATGAATATAATCGCTATCAGCGTTATATCTAATCCACGCTCTATTTGTTACATCATCAAGAATGTAGTTATATAATCTCTTACCTTGTCTATAATAATCAGTTGAGTTAATATTACCATTAACATCTAATACGTAGTTAGCGCCAGCTTCTGCTTGGTTAATAGCAACCTGGCCGCCAACAATTGCAAGAGTATTATCATTTGCAACATCATAACCTGCTGCACCGGTACCTAAGCCAATTGCCATCGCATAGTTACCAGAGGCAGTAGCATATGCACCGAGAGCGGTTGATTTAAATCCAGTTGTTGTATTATCATGACCAATTGCAACTGATTGTGCAGTAGTTGCAGTATTATCATAACCTACCGCAAAACCTCTACCTGATACAGTATTACCTGCACCATAAGCATATGATGTTAAACCACCTGCACCATCGACTGTATTATCGTAACCAAATGCGAAACCACCATTATTGATAGTTTGATTTGTACCAAATGCATAACCACCATGATCAATAGTAAGATTATCACCAAATGCGAAGCCGCCATAGCTAATAGCATTTGATTTACCATACACAAAACCAGAAGAGGAGATGGTACTATTATTACCATAAATGGATGAATTATCTACGCTATTAATATTAGACGATCCTACATTGTTTCGGCCAAAGACAGTAATACTACGATTACTAGTATTACCTACACCGAATATTGTAGCGCCATAAGTGTTTGAATGGTTGTCAGAACCAACTACTAGTCTAACTTGATAGTTACCATCGTTATTAACACCAATTACTGTACCATATGAATTGTTGTTATTATTCCAACCAAGTACACCGCCTCGACTATTGCTAGTATTATTAAAACCAATTACAGTTTCGTAACTATTGCCTCGGTTGCCGCCACCTACAATATTTGAAGAATAGCCATCTCTGTTACCCCAACCGATAACATGAGAATAAGTTGACATATTATTGTCATGACCAATTGCATGCGAACCTTGACCAGCTGAGCTTGAAGTACCAATTACTGTAGTACCTGTGCTTGCATAGTTATTTTTACCAATTGCAACACCGCTATTACCAGCAGTACTTCCAGAACCAACAACAACCGAACCTGATCCAGCAGATATTGAAGCACCAACACCTATTGCACTATTACTAGTAGTAACATCATTACCAATAGATACAGATGAATTGGTTGAATTTACTCGACGACCAAGTGATACTGATGTATTGTGAGATGTTGCTTCACGACCAATCGATACAGATGAATTACCAGATGTAGCAATTCTACCCAATGATAACGCATTGTTTCCAGCTGTTACATCATAACCTAATGAAACACCGGTACTAGTAGATGTTGCTTCATAACCAATTGCAAGTAATTCAGCCGCACTAACATCATAACCAATTGCAACAGAGTTATTAGTATTACCATGAGATACGTTATAACCAATAGATATTTGTTGATCTGCTGTGTTACTATGTGTAATATGATGACCAAGCGCTATAGATTGATCACCCGCGTTTAGAATATCACTACCAATAGATATAGAATAATATTTAGCGCCTGACGTGCCAGCCCCAACTTCATAACCAATTGCTGTTGAGAAGGCAGAAGCTGTAGCATTATAACCAAGGGCAATAGACGAAATTTCTACTTCGGTATCATCCCAATTAGTAGTAACACCATCAACCCAACCTGCTCTTAATGCACCACGATGGCCGATCCACATGAATCTTGAACCTTCGCCATAATCAGGAACAACACCAGGAATCATACCGCCTGGGCTATCTGCAAAATCAGTACTCTTAAGAATAGTATTACCGCCATCAACCAATAATCTGGTTGACGAATCGATAAGATTGTCTAGTGTACCAACTACTACGGCGCCTTCAGTTTCAGTATATAAATCTAAATTACCTGAATCATCTCTATTTCTATATTTCCAAGGTGTAGCAATTCTTTCACCAATATAGTCAGAATCAACAATATCTTCAATACGATCTTGGAAAGGTACACCATCAAAATAAATATCACCACTTTCAAGATATAAATTACCACTATCAGTAATATTAACATTGGTGTCAATGACATTTAGTTGGTTATTAAACTCAACAACATCATTAAAATCTACAGTATTATTGAAAGTAACAATATCATTAAAGTCAGCTTCACCCGTGAAAGTAGATGTAGCTGGAACACTTAATGTGCCATCAATATTAACTGTATTAACAATTCTCTGAGATTTACCGCCAATATAAATTTTATCATTTGGATTAATTAAACTATTAGCATTAAGAATTTCTAAAGTTTGTGTATCAACTTTATTAACATCATTTGATGTAAGTGTAGTTTTAGTTGCACCAGTTGAATCTAATATAGTAAATTGACTAAATTGTAAATTATAATTTAACGATCCACCAGTTACGTCATCAGGACCAGATACAATAAATTTATTGTTTGGGAATGCTCTATCAGTAATAGTCCATTTTTTATCAGTTACACTAACTGAACCTTCATTAAACCACAATCTTGGTGGATTAACTGTACCGTCATAATAGAAATCAGGACCATATTGTAAAGTTATTGGTGTCCAATTTTGATCGTGTCTAATCCATTCAATAAACTTACCAGTTGGCTCTACTGGATTTAAGAAGAAGTTAATATAGAACCAAGGATCACCAGCAGTAATTTGATTTGCAATTGTTACAATACCGGTACTTGGATTACCAATCTGATCACTATCATATACAAATGGATTTTTTCCAGCTACATATGGAATATCACTATCAGCAAAAGTAATATTATATGTGAAATTCGAATCAGCAACAATCAAACTTTCGAAGAAGGTAGCATCTCCACCTACAACAACACCATCTTCAAACTTACCTTTACCTATAATATGTAATCTTTCTTCAGCATGAGCAGTTCCAACACCAAGTTTCCAATCAACTTGATTAGGACCAACACCCATGAATACAGTATGACCACCAAAAGAGTCGACCGTATTGTGTTGCCAATGGTCACTATCATGAACTCTTTCCATGATATAATTACTATCAATGAAGTATGAAAAATAGTCAGAATCAATAATGTCTCGTAATGCTGATTCGTTAAGCTCAACTCTATCATTAATATATGTTGCATCAACAATTGGACTTAAGAAAATAGAATCAATATAGCTATCTAAATGACCGTGGAATTCCATATCATCGATATAGAGTTCACCAAAATTAGCATTACCATCAACATCTAAGTTATATCTTAAATCTGGAGTTGAAGTTCCAATACCAACTGAAGTAGGAACTGCGCCTTGAGGATTAAAGAATAATGAAGTACCAGTTTGATTTCTTTGCCAGAATTCGTCTGAAGATATTCTTGCTTGTATATAAGCACTATCTGCTGTTGCTAATATAGTGTCTATGATTGTTTGTAATGTTAAGATGCTTGCTTGTGGAACTGGATCTCCTAAGTTACCAGCTGCTAATAGCGAAGCTTTACCGCCACCAGTATATGGATATGTCCAAGTAGAACCATTAACTCGCGAAGTTAATTGATCATCTGAATACAATAAGTAGTCATAACTATCAGCACCTATTTCAACATAGTATTGATTCTGATTAGGTTCAGTTGTACCAGTTGCTTCATCAATCCAAATTAAATCGCCTCTATTAAATAGACCAGCAGTAAACATTGTAATTACTGGACCAGCCGACTCTCTAATATTAGCAATAAAATCAAAAGTTCCAGTAAATGATTGCGGTGATGGACCGCCTTCAGCTGTACCATATGGACCTTGGTATGCTCCAGCAGCAGTTAAGTCAATAGATTGTGTTAAGTTAACATTAGAATAAATTTCGAATGTTGTAGCAGTAATTACTTTAGCAAAATACCAATTACCATTTAGAACAGTTGTTCCAACTATGTTGTTGAATTTAACATATTGTCCATCAACCAATCCATGAGGATCGGCTGTTGTTATGACACCAGGATCTGTCAATGAAATTGTAGTAACTTCAACTGGTCCTGTTGAACCAATAACTCTAGCATTTAATGCAGCATCAAGTGATCCACTTAATGTATGTGCAATATAACTATCTAATGATAACTCACCGAGATTAGTTTGAATGAATAAATCAACACCGATCTGACCATCAGTTCTTGTAGTTAATGGAAGAACTGTTTTATTACCAGTTGGAACAATTATGCCATTATGTGAATCATCATCAGATGTAAATACAAATGATGATACTGTTGAATCATATACAAATTGACCAGTTGCCTCACCATTTTTATAAAGATTACCATTGATATTAACGTTACCAGTAACATCTAAAATTACTGGGAATCCATCAGCAGTCTCATCGCTTGGTGTAAAGGTACCAATACCAATTAGAGTACTACTATCAGGGAATAAAATAGTATTTTGAACATCAATTACTTCTTGAGAATCTTTTGAATAACCATAAACTGTATCAAATGTATGTGGAAGTTTTCTATTTGCAACTGAGAATACAATGTTGTTACTAGCATTATCGCTTAAAGTAACATCATTACCAAGAACAATATTTTTACTTGCTCCAGCACCTTGATTTTTTGCATCAATATGCTGATAAATTTTAGTACCAATGAAGATATTATTATCACCAGTAGGATATAAGTCTTCACCAATCGCAATAGACTTTTCGCCAGCAACAACATTATTGGTACCTAATCCAATAGAATGATCGCCGATATATTCATTAGGATTTTTAGTTAAATCAGTCTGACCAACTCTAAATACATTATATCTTGGATTATATAAGAAATGTGCATCATTAGTTTGTGGTGACCAGCTATTAACTTGATCAGAATCAAATATACTAGAATCAGGCTGACCAGGTAATCCACCATATGTACCATTAATGCCAAATGCATCCCCGACTTCCAACTTTTGCCAAGGATTACCTAAATTAATACCAATATTCTTATCAAGTGTATATTCAACATAAACACCATTATCAACAAATACATTACCAGATGATAAACCTTGTCCTGGAATATTTCTAAGAAGATCACCTTCGTAATAGATATTACCTTTTACATATAAGTGACCTTCATAGTCAGGATATTCAACGTCAGAATCAGAACCAATACTAACGTTACCACCCACAACTGTAATTTGACGTTCAGCATCAATGGTTCTATTAGTAGCACTTAAGTTATAACCATAATGGAATAAACCATCTACAGTTAAATTTTGACCAAATGCGTAAGAGTTATCGCCATTTACTGTAGAAGAAATACCAAGTATAAATGCGTTATTAGTTGTTGATAATGGAATATTATTATTTTGACCCATTATAAATGATGGGTTACCATTTGCAATATTACCAATACCTAAAGCAACTGATCCACCACCACCAACGGTATTGTGTTTACCAATTGCAATCGATGCATCGCCTGTTGCTGAAATTGTATTTGAATCACCAATTGCAACACCAGCATTACCTTCAACTCTATTAGTAATACCAATACCAATTGCTCTTGTATCTGTTGCGACGTTATCTTTACCTAAGGTAATAGAATAAGAACCGCCTGCATCATTATTAGTACCAATTGCAATTGCTGATATATCATTTTGATCTTTAATGGTGCTTCGTGTACCAATTGCAACTGAGTTAATTGCAGAAGCTTGTGCACTATCACCAATAGCGATTGTTGAAGTATTTGTTGCAAGAGTATTTCTACCCATCGCAATAGAGTATTCACCAAAGTTACTAATATTCCAATCAGCACCTTTCCAAGAACCCGCTCTAAATGCAGTTAACTCTGGAATAAATGCAAATCTTGAAAGATCGCTGTCATCAGAATAACCAGGTAAACCTGATAAAGCAAAGATTGCTGGTGAAGTGAATGATGAAGGATTATGAACACCTGTAGCAGCAATAGAACCAGAAAGATGTAAATTGTATTTTGGATCATTTAGACCAAGACCAACTCTACCGCCAATACCATAAGGATTAGTTGCTAATGCAACTGGATCTGGAATAAAATATGCATCATCATTATCAAGTTTAGTGAAGATACCGCCGCCAGTAAACTTAGCACCATTCTTATAAAGATCTCCAGCAAAATTAATATTACCGTCTTTTCTTACTTCAAATAATGGTTGTATGCTATCATATGATAATACTTCAAAGATTCTACTAGAATCTTCTGCTGACATTAGAACATCTGATAATATTCTATTAGTTTGTACTGTTGATACAATTTTTTCACCAGTAATGTCTAATCCATAGAAATCATATACTGAAAAATCACCGGTATATCTTGGTTGTGGATTAAATTGACCAACCACTTGATCAACTTGATAACCTAATTTTAAGTTGTCGGCTTCAACTGCACCAGTATTTTTATCTACATAAAAACGGTAATAGCCTGAATCGTATAATGGTTCCCAACCAATTTGTAAACCATTTTTAACTGATCCAAGAGAAGTTCTTGAAGCAAAGATAAAGTCTCTATTTGTTGTTACCGAATCGCCACCATATTGTGAATATAAGATACCACCATCTTCAGCACTTAATAACTCAAGATCTTGTGTTCTTACAAAACCACTATCAATAACAACATCACCACGTTGAACGTGGATATCGATATCAGTTAAACTTACTTCAGCACCATCATACTGTAAATTAGTATCAGTTGCAAATTGACCAGTACTATCAATAAAGATAATTGAATTTGAATCAGACGCAGTGCCAACCAATAACTTTTCGGTTCTAACTAAATTAAATGTACCTGAATCAACTAATAACGCATCAACACTAAATTTAGTATAATGACCCGAATCACCTTCTAGATATTTAATTATACCTGAATCAGCATAAACATATTTAAATACACCGCTATCAGCAGTAAGTTTTGTTTGTACTTCAAGATCACGATCAATAACAAACTTATCATCTACTGCATAATATGTGAAATTAGCATTAGCACCATTGATAGTAATACCGGCGCCATCTGCTTCAAATGCATTTTGAGCAGAATCTGCAAGTACAACATTTTTATCATTAATAGTTACGGTTGTAGAATTAACAATTGTTTCTACACCTTCAACTTGTAAATTACCAAGTATAATAACTTGACCAGATTCTGTACCAATTGCAGAAGGATCAATTACAATCGTTGAAGGACCATGTAAATTACCAGTAAAGACTGTGCCAATTGTTGCATAATCTGATTTTAATTGTTTAACATATGCCGAATCAATATCAGCATCTTCAGATTTTAAATATGTAATTTGAGCACTATCAATAAATGCATCATCGACATTTAAATTACTAATATTAGCTTGATCAATATATGCTGAATCAACATCTGCTTGACTAACATTAATTTGATCAATATATGCCGAATCAATATCAGCTTGACTAATATTAGCTTGACCGATATAAGCTGAATCGATAATAACATTATTTAAATGACCAGAATCTAAATCAAGATGTTGAGTTCCTAAGAATCTAATATAAGCTGAATCAACTGTTAACTCATTAACGGATAAAATATCAATATGAGCTGAATCTATATCTGCCTTAGATACATTTAAAATATCAATATACGCTGAATCAGCATCAATATCTCTTAAATTAACTTGATCAAAAAATGCTGAATCTACATCTAAATCTCTTACATGTAATAAATCAACAAATGCTGAATCAACATTAAGATCTCTAACATCTAATTGTTTAATATGAGCTGAATCAATAATAGCATCTTGAACATGAATCTGATTAAAGAAAGCAGAATCACCATCTAATTGAGATACGTTTAATTGATCGATATAAGCACTATCAATATCAGCCTGAGATACATTTAATTGATCAATATATGCCGAATCAATATCAGCCTGAGATACATTTAATTGATCAATATATGCACTATCGATATCAGCTTGGTTGATATTAGCTTGACCAATGTATGCTGAATCAATAATAGCATCATCAATATGAGCTGAGTCAGCATCTAAGCTATTAATATTAGCTGTATCGATATAAGCAGAGTCAACGTCTAATTGTGATACATTAAATTGATCTGCATAACCAGAATCAATATCGATATCATTAACATTTAATTGATTAATAAATGCTGAGTCAACATCAAGATCATCAATATGAGCTGAGTCAACATCTAAGCTATTAATATTAACAATATCAAGATATGCAGAATCTACATCAAGATCTCTAACATTTAAATGATCAATAAAGCCAGAATCAGCTTGTAGGAATGTAATATAACCAGAGTCTGCTCTTAAATAATGAATTAAAGCTGAATCAACTTCTAGTTGAGATATATAAGCAGAGTCAACTACTAACTCTCGTAATTTTAAATAATCGGTATTTCTACTATCACCAATTAATAAGAATTTTCTATTTTCTGTGACACCTGGTTCAGTATCTAAGCGCCAAGTATAATGTTCACCACCAATCTTTGCAACTTTAGTTGAATAACCTTCGTCATCAATATCGCCTAGACCAATATAAAGAACTTTATGTCTAAATTCTGTTGGAGGCGGACAAACACCAGTCCAGGTGAATGAAATTATATCACCATTAATACCAACATTTGTAATGTCAATAAGTAAATCATTGAAAGGAGATTCGCCACCGAATTGACGACCGTCAATATGGATTTTTTCTCCAGCTCTCCAGTCTTGACCACTTAAAATTAATTCAACTTCGTAGCCAAGACCAGCACGAGTAATTTTAAATTCTTGACCATATCCATTTGTTGGTAAATCTTTAGTACCATCATTATATGGAATAGGAGTTTCTGTATAATTTTCAAAAGGATATTCAGTATTATAAACGGCAGTATAAGGTGAATTGCCATCGTCAATTCCTTGACCATATGCGCCAGCTTCACCATAGGTATATACGATCTCACCAGGACGAATTTTGGATGTTAAGACTAAGAGATTACCAAGACCGTCACTGTCGGCTGCGCCTGCTGAGTCCGTTTTAAAAATGAGTGGAGCTTGCTCGGTAGCCGATCGTTTTATTTTAATAATAGATGCCATTGAATAGAAATCCTACTAAAAAGTCATATAGAATATATTTTATTACTTATATTTATATGCTTTTAGAAGCCTTCTCCACCTTCAATGGTTTGATTTTCCAATAAATTTGATGTTTCCCATTTCTTTGTAGCAGGGTTGTATATTAATAAGTCGCCTAAATCTGGATCACCAAGTACATCTAAGAGTTTACCAACAGAGGTAAAGATTTCAATCTTAGTTGCAGATGGAACTGGAACACCAACAGTGATTTTTTTAATAATTGTTCTAGATGAAACTACTCTTATTGCGTCGGCCATGACTTATCTCCTCATGTTACCGAAGGTGTAACTGTTAGTTTACCTTCTAGAATTCTTTCTACAATATCAGCATCAGTATCAGAATCATAATAAGTAATTTCGACATCATAAACATAATTGGTTGGCTTCATTGCATCTGTTTGTTCATGTGTCAAAGTCAATGTAATGATATTATCTAAATTTTGATTATTAACTGTAGTAGCAGAAAAAAGAATTGCATCTGAATCTGGCGTGCTATAATTAAGTTTAATTTTACCATTAACATTATAATGAGGAATAATATCACCACTATTAGAATCAAGCATATTAAATCTCTTACTACTTCCATCTGGATTATAGCATTCTAACTTAATGACAACGTCAGTTCCTTTATCAATTATAAGATCTTCATATTGTGCCATTTTAATTAAACCTCGTAAATTTGTTCTACATTATCTGCTGGGAAAGCTCTTTCATTTGCTCTACCAAATACTAATCTAACAATACCAGCTCCGCCTGATGCATAGAAGCTTGATGTTTCTGGTTTTTCATTTAATCCAACAAATGAAATGTTACCACTAGAGTCTACAGCTGTTCCATCAAATTGGCCAGAACCGCCACCACCAAAATTCTTAAATGATGGAATACCAGTCACACCATCTGTAGTTAATGTCGCATTACCAAAGTATGAAACTTGAGATGTACCATCAGCACTTTGATTATTCTTAGTAATTGACGCCCACTCTGTATATGTATAGCCTGTTTCTTCAACGTTTTGTAAGCGATTATTAGTTGCAGAATATGTACCAAATGTATTAGATGGTTGAGCACCAGCGCTATCATCATTAACTAAGAAGTTATATTGAGCAGAATCAAATCTATATGTGGCATTAATAACTGGAGTAGCAGCCATTGATGTATTTGGATAAGATCCTCTAATCTCGCTTTCTAACATAGTAGTTGGTAACAAGCTAGTTAAACCACTGGTGCTTTGACCATAAATGTTAGTACCACCACCTTCTCTTGCACAAGGTCCTGGACCTACACCAAGATATAATGGTCCATATGGATTATCAACTAATGGATCTAACCAATCATTAAATCCAAGTTGTGTTAAAGAATTAGGTAAGCAACCAATCATATTAGGTAAGACGGCCGAATCAAAAGCATCAGCTGTTCCACCGCCACCACCGTTTTCATCCCATCCACCAGCAGCACCACCAAAACCAGCTAAATGGTTTTCAGTAAATAACAACTGATTATTATAGTTACCTATAATCGGTTGAGATAAAGAACCAGGATTTCCATTAAGACCACCATAACTGCCAAATTTTTGCAAGTTAAATTTGTTTTCTAATGAAATGCCATCAATATTACCAAATGCTATTTCGCCACCAGCCATCGTTGCATCAGATACAGTTGGATATGAACTAGACTTTTTAACCCCACCACCGCCACCAGCGATTGCAACAATTTCACCATTAACAGATACCCAACTATTTGATGGAGATAATTGTGCAGCACTAGAATTACCGCTTAATATAAAGTTTGAATCTCCATTCCAAACCATTGGTGGATGTTGAATACCAAAACAAGAATCAGCTGATAAACCAGTCGCAGGATCAAATTGATTACCAAGTATTTCAAATCTTGGCCATGTTAAATCAGCGCCGCTAAACTCTGAATCAATCATTTTAACAATTGGAGCTATACCAGCATAGAATCCAATCTTATCACCAGGTTGGACTGGAATAAAGTTAGCCCAAGCTAAACCTGCACCACCGCCGCCATATGCACCATTTGCATGTGCGTTATATGCTGCAACATAATTACTCTTAGCGAGTTCAACATCTGGTAAATCTGTACTACTATGCAAACCAGGTAAGAACATAGAACCTGGTGCACCATAACCACCAGCACCAATTGCTGCCAATGAAAGATAGTTACAACCATCAGGTACTGTTATTTCATTATAACCATTTAGACCAACATATTCAACTAATCCACTATTAAATGCACTCATAGGAATTGCTTGTGGTGTTGGATTTTCATTTACAAATTTAAAAATTGCACTATTACCAGCAGAATCAATACCTGAAGCAATTATTTCTTTACCAGTTTTTTCTGTATATAAACCAGTAATTTCTTTAAGACCACTTTTAAATATTGACGCAGAATCATTTTGGAAAACTAAAGTATTAATATTATATGGACTTAAAAGATTACCAACTTTAATTGTACCGTCTGAATCGTCACCAGCAAATAAAGCAACTGCGCCATCATTCATAAATGAGAATGTATTAGGAGTGAATCCCAAATTTAATTCTGTTTCGTATTGAACCAAAGCTAAAGCAATATTCCAAGGATCAATTATACTATATTGTGTTATAACACCGTCTACGGTAGAATCAGATGATGATCCAGGATTACTAAGAACATATAAACGTGATCCAGCTGTTTCGAATGAATCATATCCAAAGTTTATATCTTTAATTGTACCACGTGTAAGTGTATCAAATGGTTTATATGTTGATAGTCTATGTTCACTGAATTGATTATATCCTAAGATATTAGATACAGGTAAATCATATTCTAAAATTTCTGAACCAATAACATTACTATCAGCACCAGATGATTCTATGAAAACAGTATTAATTGCTGTGTATAATTTTCTACCGCCCGCACCTATCTTATGATTTTGGAATTGATCATAATATAAATTACCATTAGTAACATCAATTCCATTAAATGTCATATTTTCCCATTTGGCTGCATCCTGTGACCAACACGCAGGACCAATTCTAACACCACCTGCAAGTTCATTAAACGTGTTTTCAAGCGCGTCTGAAGTTATGTTTTGGTATAGCGTACCAGTACTAGCAGGAGGTATACTATAAACATAACTACTCAAATATGGACCACCATAGTTTGTTGATAATGTAACTCCCGATGATCCATTCCAATATTGTTTATTAATAGTTCCAATATTAATAGTTCCTACAGTTGGTCTTTCTAATACATCAAAATAAATCCAACCAAACTTTCTTGTTTGATCCCATGATGTATCACTTGTTTGTGTACTTGGCGAATTTCTCCAGTCTGGAGGGAAAGCAAAATTAGTATCATTGACATCATATGTTTCTATTTCGCCAAAATAAATTGCGTATTCACTTCCTTCTTTAATGCAATGAACCCAAGCTTGATTACTATACCAGTTTTGAAAATCTATTGACCCTTCATTTGGCAATGTGCCAGCAAGTAATAAAGTTTGATCCATGAAGAAATCATTATCACCACTTGAATCTATATCATATGCTAATAAATTTTTATATGCATTATCACCTTGATTATTATTTTGTCCTAGATTTAGTGTTAAAGTCCAGCTCGAGTTTCCACTTATATCACCAGTACCACCTTCTGTGTGTCTATTAAATGATAATGTATGTTCTGCACGAGTACTAGGATCATTTCCTTTTTCAGTTTCGAAATATCCTAATACAAAACTAATAGTGTCGTCATCCCAAGCATTATCTGATGTCATCTTCATTTTTATATCATACTTATGATATGTGTCAGAAGATACAAATCCAATATAAGAGGTTGAGTTAACATTACAACGAATTGATCCTGTGGCAGAATCATATACCCAAGCACTTGCAGCAGGTGAAGTATAAGTTCTAGTATTTGTAAAGAAATCATTATCAGCAATATCATCAACGTTTTGATGTTGGAATCTATACCAATTATTATAAATGTTTTCTTGTGAGAAACCTTGAAGCTTTTGAGCAGCAATAGACATTGTTTCTACTGGCGCAGCACTTAATGTATCTAAGTTAAAAGCAGAATCAAGTGTATGTTTAAACACTAATGTGTCAATACCTTGACCAGCATTAGTATACATAAATTCACCACGCTCATCAAAATATACACCTGAAGTAATATAACCAGCAGAGTTATATGTTAAAGTAGCATCTTGTGCTGGTGAATCATTATAATAATTAACTCTAGATAAATCAAACTTAGTAGGGATTAATTTATTTTGATCATTATCTTCAACTAATGCTTCACCTCTATAATAATCACCTAAATGATAAGGAGTTGGAATACCACTAACTGGCAATTCCCATCTATGAAGACCTGATGGACCAATCATAGTTAAGTTTTCGTTTAGATCATTACCTGCGCCATCTTTACCAAATGGAGCAAATGTTAATGATTGAGGAACTGTTTCATAGACATATGGAATAAGCGCTGATTCAATTTTAGCTGTTGTAGGCTCAAATGCAGTACTTAACTTAAACTTGTAAATAAAAGATGTTTGCCCGGTTTGATATCCACTAACAAACATTTCAGAACCATTTTTATTAAACGCAATACTTGTTGGTCTATCCATTAATGGTATACCAATAGTGTCAACTAAAATCCAAGCACCGGCATATCTATACCGAGATAATGAAAAAGCATTTCTTAATTTAATTGTATGAACAGCATTTTTATAATCACCCATTACAAAAAGCTTTTTACCATCAGATGAAAAAGTTAAATCTATAGGTGCATATTCTTTTATTTTTCTTTGTGCCATTGATATGTTGGCTGAATATGATGCAGTAGTAATATCCCAAGGAGTACTCAATTTATATTCATTAATACCGGCACCATCACCAGCAACAAACATACGAGTACCATTCGTATTAAATACTACGCCTTGTGGGCTGTTTTCTAATTTAGAAAAACCAGAACCAGTACCAATGTTTAAGCTCATATCAGCTTGGCCAACATCATCAATATCCATTTGATATGGATTAGATGCTACATAGCGATAGATTGTGTTTGTATTATTATCAGCAACATAAAAATATTGATTGTTGGAACCACCCCAACAACATCCACGCATATCAGCAGATCCACTCATATCGGTATCAAAGAAAGAAGATGCAACTGATTCTACATATGTAGATGAGGTTATAGTAGCCTCTACAGGTTTAACAAACTCTTTCGTGATATTCTCAAGAGTGATACTACCGTCAAAAACATTTTTTGGTAAATAGGTAAATGCCATATTATTTAATCTTTTGCTTTAATTCTTCTACTTCTGATTTAAGCTCTTTAACTGCTTCGATAAGCAAACCAACTACGTTACCGTAAGCAACTTGTAAGTAACCATCATCACCTTGTACAACAGCTTCTGGTAATACTGCTTGTAATTCTTGTGCGATTACACCAGTACCACGTTGACCATTTGATACTTTGTTAAATGTTACGCCACGAACCTGATCTACCTTTGCCATTGCATCAGTAATTAATTCGACATTTTCTTTTAATCTTGAGTCAGAGTATGCAGTAACATTACCTTGTGAAGTAATATCACCATCTGCATCAATAGTACCAGTAACATATAAGTCACCATTTATTTGTGTTGAATCAGTATTTAATAATCCAGTAAAACTAACACTACCTACTGAATCAACTGTTAATCCACCAGCGGAAAGTCCACCACTAAATGTTGCACTATCATTAAATACCATTACACCAGTAATGGTATCACCATTAACATTTACATATGTACTATCTACTAATGACTCAACAAATGCTGTATTAATTTTACTTCTAACATGATTTGAATCTATAATATTTAATACTTCACTTGAATCAACTGCAGGATCTACTCTAAAGTTAATATAAGCTGAATCAATGATTGTATTATAATCGAAGTCATCAGCGCGTGCATTTACATATGCGCTGTCAACAACACCTAACCAATCTGCTCTATAGTTAATATAATCTGAATCAACAATATTAGTTACAAAACCAGAATCTCTGTAAATATCTACTTGACGAGCTTGGACATAAGATGAATCAATGACTGTGATATAATCAAAGTCATCAGCACGAGCATTTACATATGCGCTATCTACGTATGATGCAATAGTTGAAGAACCAATTGTTTGAACATGGCCATGAGTATCAAATGTGATTGCATCTACAAATTGACCTGGTGTTGATGTAACATCACTAATGATAATGTTATCATGTCTAGCCATAATCCAGCTTGAGTCAACCATTTTATAAAGTTCAGCTGAGTCAACAGTACCAATTGCTCTATCAGCAATATAAGATGAATCAACTAAGTTAATAACTTGTTGTTGTGTTAGTCTTAAATTAATTGCTGCAAGTAATGTACCATATGCATCGCTATCATTATTCAATGCATCCGCAATTTCTTTAAGTGTATCTAATTGTCCAGGTGCGCCATTAATAAGAGCAGCAATCGCACTGTCAATTAAACTAACTGCTTCTTGTGAGTCTAAGTAAATATGATCAATTAAGTTTTCAACATATGATTGATTGACAACCGTAGTAATTCTAGTATCTAAATTACCTGCAGTAGATTTAACACTTACAACATGACCATAATTATCTACATTAACACCAGTAACATACGTATTTGTGGAATCAATTACTTCAAACGTTTTAGACGATGATAAAACACCAGTTGAATCATGATGAGACATAACATATGCGTTATTAACATAATCACTTATGTCTTGAGTACCAACTTCTACTGGGTGACCTTTATCATCAAAAATTATATCACTAAGGTATGTGCCAGCAGATGGGAAAACATTAGAAAGAGTTGGTTCTTTATCTGCATGTCGATCCATTACATATGGTGCATCAACAAAACGATTTGTAACTGAAGCAAGTGCAGCAGTTAGATATTTACTATTAAGAGCTGGATCTTGAACTGCTTCATCAACTAGTTCTATACCAGTCATTGCTCCAACAGAATCACCCCAAACATCTGCAACATAAGCAGTATATTTAGTTAATGAACTATCAACCAATGCTGCAATATAATCACTATCGATAAAGATTGATAAGTCAGATGAAAGAATTGCGTCTAAGCTTTGAGTTGAGTATGCAGTTAAGTGACCTTGAGCATCAAATGTTAGACCATTAACAAACTCATCTGGATTAGTTGCTAAGTTATTTAATGTTGGTGCTTTAGGATCGTGATTAATTGTAATTGTTCTATTGGCATCAGTAAATTGATTAGCACCTGACACACTTAAGTTATCACCTGCGACAATTTGAAAATCAAACTCGCTTCTTGGAATAAAACCACTATCTAAATCAACAGAACTAATTGATGTAATATGTGCATGATTATCAATAGTAATATTTGAAACAACATTATTATTCGTATTACTAGTATTTGCTGCTCCAGCTTGTTTCAACGCGTGTTTAATTTGAATAACAAAATCAGAATCACCTTTGGTGGTGAACATATCTTCATTTAGACCAAAATTAGCAGAATCACCATTATTAACTGAAAGCATACCATCAGGAGTTTTAATCGTAATTAATCCATTAAAGATATTGGCTGCTATTTCATCAATAATTAATTGCTGAGCGGTTGCTGCACTAATTGCTTGGTTTGTTACAAAGTATTTTAAAGCAGTTCCAAGATTTAGTTTGGAAACTCCATATAAATCAGTTGTATTAGCGACAATAAGATAATTAGAATCTCTAAGATCCTGTTCCGCCATTGAGTCTAAATCTAATATTCTCATTTCTTTTTATTCCGATTAATTAGTACGTTCTTGAAGTCGCATTACTTACAGCACCGACTGTTTCGTTGGTAGTATTAAATTGAATCATTCTTACTTTTAATGACCATTTAGTTGCATCTAAATCAGCATGAACTCCAGTTTCTTTTATTGGTGCTGTACCAATACCATTAGCACCGATTGTAATTGCCATTGCTGAACTATTACCAGTTACTACATTAGGTGCAACCGCTGTTAATACTGCGCCAACACCATAGCTTAAACTAGTATGACGTGTTGGTTCAACTGTAGGTGCTGGTATAACATCTCCAACTGTATATGACTGATCACTTGTTTTACAAACAAGTTCTATTTGATAGAAATCTGGAGTACCTGATCTACCATCAGCAGCATATGGGTTATTACCACTTTGAGTATAATCATAAAGTAAATAATAAACACCAGCATTAGCAAGTGTTGTAACTTCATACTCAACAACACTGTATAATGTATTACTAAAAGCATTTAATCCTTGAACTAACGTTGCAGGTGTAACAATTAAGTTATCTGAAGTTAATTGTGCAACGTCTGAATCTTCTGCAAATAGAGTTGAGCTATGATCATTTACTAAACCAGTAGTTGTAATTTGATTTGTTGTTACGCTATTGAATGTAACATCTGACGTTGTTTCAACAGCTTGACCAATACTAATAGCATTATTAGTAATAGATACACCAGTACCTTCATTGGCTGCATTCAGTGCTACTGGAATAGAAAGTGTACTTAAATCAATTTCAAGTAAACCGGTTGTATTATCATAAGATAAGCCATTATTAGGCGTAATTGAAAGAGCTGCTCTTGCTCTAGCATCAGTATAATAAAGATTACCGGTACCTTCTAAAATTTGGTCAGTATTATATTGACCACCACCACCTTGTTGAGCAGCATCAACAATATCAGCTAAAACTATAGGCAATTGACTTGATACTAAGGTACCAGTAATTTTACCTGCATCGATATTTGGAATTAAAGCTGGACTTAAAACACCAGAAGTAATTTTACTTGCAGGTAAATTAGGAATATCTGTTACTTGTATATCATTTGATACAAAAGAAAATACACCAGTTAATGGATTATAACTAAGTTCTGTATGAGATGAACCAGTACCAACAACTTCAACCATATCTCTAATAGTAGAAGGTTTTGTTCTTTCAATAAGTGTATTGACCGCATCAGTAATAGATGAATAATCTCCATCACCTTGGTCATTAATTGAACCAACACCTCCGACATTTGTCGATAAGGTATTAATTTTCTTTCTTAAAGTACCAATAGTGTCGGTAATATCAATAACAATTGGATTAGGATCTGCTGCCATAATAGTTTTCTTCAATAGTTAGTAAAAGTTGATTAATAGTATTTATATGAGATCTACGACACAGAGAAAAACTCTTCCTCATAATATTCTCTAATATCAGGTATCATTCCTTCCATTGGAATAGGAAAATCTATATTATCTAATAAAAATTCATAAACTTCTGGGCTTTCATCATATGTTTTATAGTATGGATCATTACCATATAACAAATCGGGATCCATTAATAGATCCCTAAAGTCTTCTTGAAAATCTTGACTTATCCAATATGCATAACAAAAAGCAACAACATAACTTTTTGCTGGATATATCCATTCATCTACTCTTTCATAAAAATGCCGTAATGCATTATTCTTTAAATCATGTGATAAAGTAATTTCTATTTTATTTAGATCATCTTTAAAATAATGGTTTAATTTATGAAATACTTCTTGTCTTATTTTCCATTCTTGCATAATCTAATAATCCTTTGTAGCCATTACACGAATTAGTTAGGTCTGTTACATATCTATAATGTTCAGTTAAACAGTGTCCATAATATTCACATTGCTTACATATTTCGCTTGTGTTTACTTCAGCTTCATTATCTGCCCATTTCAAATAATCATCAAATGAATCAAGCTCTAAGAAATATTCATTGTCATTCTTATCGAATTCTAATACTGCAAATTTGCCATTTGGTGTAATATAAACATGATCATTTGAAAATGCATTATATGTTTTATTTAATGAATCTTCAATATGATATTCATTAATAAATTCAAAGCTTTTTTCCACAGGACTTTCTAACCATTTAATAATAAAATCTTCAAAGTCTTTATGTGTTACATTTTGTTGATTAGCTTGATTAGTCGAATATGGTTTTATTTCAACTGAAGTAATTGCTCTACACATATTTAATTGTGTAATCATATGATCAACATCCATTTGAATAACCTTTTCTGATGCTAATATAAGAACAGCAATTGGTACTTCAGACATAAACATATTATTAAATACTTTTTCACTTTGTTCTCTTGCATCGAAATCATATGATACTGATAACGTAATATCATCATCAAAGAAAGGTTGATAAACTTTTGAGAAATTAGTATTAATATTAATTTTACCAGTATAATAATTTTTTATAACATTCTTTAACTGATAAAAATAAGACTTAGGCATTGCTGTTATTTCTCCGCCATATAAATCTACGTGATCTATATTTGGAACTTGAGATAATAACTCATCTAATTGGCCTAAGTCTATTCGCTTTTGATCTTTTAATTGCTCAGGTGTTAAATAACAAAAATCACAATTGAAATTACAAAAATAACTTGGATTAATTGATAGATTCATATCTAATATACTCATTAATATAAGGTGTTAATTCACGCTCAACTGCATTAGCTTCAAGAATCTTTGGAGCTAACTGTTTCATATGATAGCAATGATCTTCTACCATATTATGATTTTTTAAATCTTTAATTGTTTTCTTACAACCATTACATATCTCAAACATAGGACATGTGTAACATGCTTGTTTTAAACTACTTAATTCTAAACTATTCATTAATGGTGTAAGAAACTCGCCATTCATTTCTCTTTCCCAATCAATGGCCATATCTCTATCATCGCCAAAAGCACCACACGTATAATAGTCACCTTCAGGCTGTATAGTTCTTATACCAGCATCACATCCTCTATTTTGTGGACATACTGTTGGTTCACCTTGCAAACGTTTCATCATTTGCATTGTATTAAATTCCCATGAAGCTAATCCAGCTTCCCATATCTCAACATATTTTTCATATATTTTAGATAAGCGATATGGTTTATCTTGATCGCCACTTGACATTGCATAATTCAATTTACATACAACATCCATTTCTTTTGCAAGTTCAACTGTACGTATAGCACTCCATTCATTTTCTTCTGTTATAACAGCAATAAAGTCTGGACGATAACCACAGTGTTCTAACATTGCATCTGATGCTTTCCAAAAGTCCGCTTCAGTAAATACTTTACCATCACCCATTAGTCTTCCTTTACCATATTGAAATGATGTACATACTCCAACTCGGGGGTGATTAAATAAATCAACCCATTTTTTTGGTTTAACAACAAATGGCCAAAGATTAGTTGTTAATGATATAGTGGCGTGTGAATCTACTTTGTCTAAATACTCAATAATCTTCCAATAATAACTTGGATGCATCATTAATGGATCTCCACCATTTACAATAATAGTATTTGTCTCTGGAAATCTATCGATAAATTGGTAGATACGATCTAGATCTAGTTCTGATGTATGATCATCAGCTATCTTAGTGCTTGAACAGAAAGTGCATTTAAAATTACACTTTTCTGTTGGTTTAATAATTAAGTCCATCTATATCATACATAAAGTTGGCGACTATTCTTACATCATCTGTATGAATAACCTTGTGTTGAACGTTTGGTGCTTGGCTTAACATAATTAAATCATATTTACTAGGTTGAATAATACCAGTTTTTTCATTATTCATTCTAACCATTAACTCACCATTATTTTTTATATCAGTCATATAATATAAAAAGAATATATTATAACCTTCTCTTAGATCATTATGCCATTCACATGTAGAATCTTCTGATCCTTTCCATATTGAATGATCTGTTTTATTATAATTACCAAAAAGCGGTATTACATACTTATCTACAATATATTTATTTGCTTCATTAATATCTATATTGAGCATTTCAAATTGATTATCGTTTACTTCTGGAACATCAATAAAAGAATATAACTCCTTATCGATAGTTTGCGCATAACCTTTTATAATAAAATCACTAAAATCAATCATCTAATACTGCTTTAAAAGTAAATTTTAAAAGTTTTCTTGGAGAAGTATTTTCAAAGTTTGTTGCTCTATGTAAAACATCACCATTAAAGAATACTGCTCTTCCTTTTGCAATATTCACATTATGGATATTGCCGTTATAATCCTTTATTTCTAATGGATCTTCACAATCTTCTAAGTATACAACAACAGTAAAACTAACGTCAGGAATTTCTATATTATCTTCTTCTAAATTATCTGGATGAAATTTATAAGAACCATAATCTAAATTATTCGCTAATAATTTTGCGGTACTTAATTTATATCTTTTACCAAGATAATCATTAATTTTTTCTATAACATAAAAAGCACTCGGTGGAATAATACAATCAGATCTTCCATCACCCCAACTCCAATCTTGAGTTTCATTGGCATATTCTTTAAATATAATATCGTCAACAAAATCGTCAACAACTTTCCATTCTGGATCAAATACTCTAATCATTCATTTTATCTGCATATTTAAATGTTTCTTTATAAACACAACCATCAAAGTCACGTTCTAATCTTTTCCAATCATTTCTAACAAAACAACTAAATGGACATCTATTATAATATTCACAACTAAAGCAATCATGATCATTTAAAAACTTTTCAATAATTGCATCATTGGTATCAGATATTATAGTAATAAAGTCTTCGGTATCTTTATGTTGTCTTATTCTACAACTTGATGTCCTATTATCTGCTTCCAATAATAATTTATTTACACTGGGACAACTCATTTTATTTAATGATGCGTTATTAGTAAAAGCAGATAAGTTAGTACATTCTGGATAATGATCTAAAAGGAATATATTAAAATTATATAAGTCTCTCTCACTTGGAACAAGTGTATTTGGAACAGTAGGACCTGGTGTCAATTGATCCCAATAACATGGGAATAGACTATAGAGATAATCAAAATATTCATCACCATTATTTTGAAGGCGATACATACTTTGTTTAGTTGCAACAAGACATATTAAACTAATATGGTCCTTAAAAATTTCTATATTTTCTTTGAATATTTTAAATTGTGCTGGATTAAATCTACCTGTTATATCATAACTTACACTTAATTTTAAATTATGTTTTTGTAGCCATTCAAGCATAATAGATGTATTATCAAATACAAGATTACTTACAAAATTGAATGTTACAGACTTATCTAATTCATTACATAATTCATTTACACCATCTATAAATTCGTCATAGATTGGTAGATATTCATCAAACAAATGATCTTGAAATAATTCGCCACCCATTATATTAAGAATATAATGATATTTGGTATTGGTATTAAAAAAGTCTCTTATTACATCAAGCTTGGAAAGTATTTGCTCTTTACTTTGACCAATTTTAGATTCATGATCTTGAAAGCAGTGTATACAACGTAAATTACATTCCTCAAAAAAGAATATTTCTAATTCTCCAGAGTCAGGTATTTTACTTTCTATAACACTTTGTAAATAACTCATAATAAAAATAAATTAATTTACTTAATTGTAAATTTAGCTAATTTATCTAATTCATCTTCTTGTTTAAGCGATCTAATATATGTAACAAATGGCAATACAATAGAACCACCTAGTGTAAATGGCAAATAGATTAAAGCAATTTTTTCATCTAAAATTTCTTGTAAAGCAGATTCAAACTCTTCATCTGTTAGTTCACCTTTATAAACCGAATCAAGATATTTAAACATCATTTCAGAAGAAATTGGTGATTGAATACCGGTTCCGCTTTGATTGAATGCCATATCACCATAAATTGCACTAGTAACTTTTTGTACAATATCAACGAGCTCTTTAACTTCTTTTTCTGTACCATTAGATATATCTAATTTAGAACCAGCTCCACCAACATATGCTTTTCCAATCTCTATGCTTTTTCTGTTATTCCAACAATTATTAACAAATGGTTTCATACCAGGAAGCTCTTTATAGTTTTTAATAGTTTTCCCTGAGCCGCCTAATAATTCTTGTAAATCATTATCTAAAATTAATATATCAATATGGCGACGACACTCTAAAATAGTATCTTCATATTCACGCTTAATCATTTTAGACATTAATGTTTTGAGTTTACTCTTATGGCTAGATCCAGAATCAGCAAACACAGATGCAATTAAAAATTCATATGAAGGCATATAATCAATATGACTATAATCTCCTTCTTCTGTATCTTCAAAAGAATCTTTCATAATTTGAGCTAATTGTGTATTTTGCTTTCCATACATTTCAAGTGTATGGTTATAACAATCAACCCATACATCAAATGAATCTTGATCAAAGTTTACGGTTGACTTAAGCCAATGAGTAGCAATTTGTGCAAAATGAAATGTATCAGCATAGATAGTAACTTTTTCATTCTTAGTAAAGCCAAGTTGAATAACTGATTGTGGTGTTAATGTTTCTGCCGCAGCAATTATAGATTTAGTATTATAAACATTACCACCATATTCTTTTGATACAACAATACAAGTGTCTAATGTATTAAGATAAGTATCTTGTTCTAAAAATACATTGTTAAATAAATGGATCATGCTTTTAGCTCCTGCATTGTTTGCAATTTATCAAACATTTTATGATAGTCTTCTATATCTAAACTACCTGATGCCATACTATGTGTTAAAATAAACATTGGGTTGTTTCTATTTGCCCAATAACTAAATAAGTTTTTACCTTTAAAAATATATTCATTGAAAAACTTAGGATAATATCTTAGGTTATCTGATTTAGTTTTTTCAAGCAATGAATATAATGAATCTCTTTTTAATAAACTAACAAAATTAACACCTTTCATATCACCATCATCTTCAGCAATTGGTGCATTTTCACTAAACTCTTTAAAAGTTTCGTCTTGAATTGAATGCATATTATATAGTGTTAAACTATCAATTCTTTGTTCCCAAATATCTAGTTCTTTAGAATACTGTTCTAATACATCTGAATCTATAACTGGAATAATACCTCTTTTTTGCATTAATAAATTAATAATAACTTCTTCAAGCAATGGTATATTAACTATCGATGTTGAGTTAAGATATACTCCAACCATTTCAACCAATTCATCTGGCTCAGTAATATTTAAATCACAAGGAATATCTAAATTACTCAAATATGTAATAAGCTTTTCGCCTTTTAAATTTGAATCTTTATAGTTAATAATAAATTTAGTTTCTTTATCTTCAAAATATAGTTTCAACAAATCTATGGAAATAGGTGCTGTTGTTTCAATAATATTCATAATTTCCTCTTATCTTCTGCCACGCGAACCATGACAAGAACTATGACAGCTCGAATGACAAACATCTGTTTGAATAGCTAAATCAGCTGTAGTAGATTGTGCAACCTGCTCCCAAGCGCTTTTTAGAGCATTAAAGTAATTTTCAAGTACACCTGCGGTTATAACATAACCTTCTTCAACGCGCATAATCCCATTAATAGCATGTATTCCACCGGTCCAATTTGCTTTTACTTGTCCTACATCAGTTAAATATGAATCATCTAATAATGCGTATTTGGTTTCATCAAATGCGATACCAGGATTAGCATAAGTTCCCTTATTTCCGCCTCCGCCAGTTACATTTAATTTAACATTCATTGTTCTAACACGAGTATATCTATTTGTTTCCCATAATATAGCTTTCCATATTACATATGCTGCAATTGGATTTTCTACTCGCTCAACAATCATATCACCTTGATCATCTAAAATTGGTTCAATTGTTAAAATACCATCTGCTGCAGTATCTGCTTGTGCTTGAGCTTTAAATGCTTTTTCAACTGTTGAGAACTTCTCAGTTAAACATCTAGCATACCAATATTGTAAACCACCAATTTCAGCATCACGTTGTAAGTGTGTATTATATAACTTAGCTACTTTATCAACTAATGCTGGACCAGTACCAGTTTCATATAATAACCAGTCTTCTCTTGGACCATGCGGTAGTGGTCCGTCCCACATTGTAAGATATGTGCCATCTGATTTGCGTATTTTGGCTTTATAAAAAGTACCTAAAACAAACCAAGACCCATCACTTGGAATTACTTGAGTTATAGGTGTGCCCCAACCGCTAAAGGTAAATCCTTCATACGGTAAATTGTTAGCAGACCAGACATTAGGATCAGTATGAAAACTATAAACTGCTTTCGCATAATCTAAAAATCTTGGTACAATTTCTTCTTTTTTAACAGGATTAGTTAAACTCGCCATTTTGTTTATCCAAATGAATCATTAATAGTTTAGGTGCAGGACAGACATCGCCTTCCCACGGTAATTGGTGGCAATCTCCACCACAATATTTAAATACAGGACATGAAAAACATTTAGGATTTCTTCCTCGTTCTTCAGCTATATTTTGTAATCTTCTAGGACTATTTATAAGGTTTTCTATAGAATCGTTTATATGACCAAATTGAAATGTTGGCGCAGAATTAGGACAACCTGAAATAGTACCAGTTGCATTAATGGTGAAGATCTTTTCTTCGCAATCTCTACAGAAAGTACCACATGTATTTAATCCATTTTCAAACTTAGCATATACATCTTCAAGGAATGAATTTTCAAACCAATTTCTTGCACCAACTTCTTCTGATTGTAAATGCATTTTTAAGAACCATTCATTAATTTCCATATTGGATGGGAATATATCTGGATGCTGATTTGCATTACCATCTCTTGTTAATCTTTCAAATGAAACTTCTTGAACACCAAGCTCTTTACAAAACTCTAATACTTTAATTGGTTCCATGTTTATTAGTCCTTTTGTAACACTAATAAACATTCTAATTGTTACGCCACGTTTTAATAATGATTTAACATTTTTATGCCATAGATTATATTGTCTATCATTATCAAATCGAATATCTGGATCCCATGATGTACCAATACGATTATTTAAACACTCTTCAATAAATGAATAATGCTCATCATACATTTTAAATGTTAAATTTGATGTAATGCCCCATGACATATCAAGCCATAAGTCTTTACACTCATTATAGACTTTACGCATTTCAGAGACATGAACAAGAAAAGGCTCACCACCATGAAATTCACAATGAGCCGTATCTAATAAATTAGGTCTATGTTGTCTAAAACGCTTTAACCAATCTGCTATTTTATTTGGATTCCAATATTTCTTTGGACCGTTGATTCCATTCGTAAAGCAATGACGGCAATTAAGATTACACGTTTCAGTTGTCTTTAGGTAGAACATCCATTGCATCATCAGCATCCTTTAGTTTGTTTTGTATAAAATTTTCAAGTCCAAAACTTAACATTAATGATTCATAGTAATTTGTTGCGCAATGAGGTGTGTTTGCTGGTATAAAAATAGATTCACCTTCATTTAATATAACTTCATCATTTCCAACAATTAATGTTTTAGTTCCTTCTACACAAAGCATATAAACATCATCTGGATCTTTATGCATTGGAAATGAGTATGCATCTTTAGTTGCATAAAAAGCATGACATGTCACTGGACCATTATGTTCGTAATGTAATGCTAATTCCTTACAATAATCAAATATCTCTTGATTATATTTTTCTAAACTTTCAATCTTTATAGTGGCGTGGCTATATTTTGATAATTCAAGAGAACTTTCAAGAACGGTATTTCTACCTTCATCATCTATAATAGACACAATCCTTTCTTCGTAAGGAATCAAATCTTTATTATATAATATTTCAACCAAATTGTAAACTGAAAACATGACAAATTCTTTCGTTATAATTTAAGAATACATTCAACTAATTTTAAAGCTTCGCTATAATTATCTTCTAACGCAATACCAACTAATCTTCCAGTACCATTTACAGAAGCTATACCATTACTTGATACATATACACCTTCACCTTTCTTAACTGGATCAGTAACTTTAACAGGAACTCGACCAACTAGTGCAAGAGGTACACCACCTTCTAATTCACTATTCATAAGAACAGCTGGCTTTTCAGAGATAACACCCACAGGACACACTGTTGCATTGGCTGCGGTTACTTCTTTTTCTCCACCAACCATCATTACTGTACCAACTTCATATTCTTCATCTGGTAAATATTTCTCAGCCAAGTCAGCGTATTGAGCAAATTGAGCAACACCAGACATAAAGGTAATGTATGCATTAGAAAATGGACTACCGGCTGTACCGATTTGACGACCAGATCCTGATGCTTTAATATTGGCCGCCATTGTGACGTCATCATTAAATGTTTTTAAGCTATTAATCGCTTGATTAACATCCGTATACACAACACCTGATGGCATTACCGCACGATCTAATTGCGCGCCTGATGTGGCAATCTTACTAATTGGAATAGTAGGTAATAAAGCTAAATCAAATGTTTCACCAAAAGAAGCTGATGTTCTAGATGCAGGTAACGACGGAATAGTATTCAAATATAGAACACCTGTGTCGATCCAACTCGCATCTAATAATGGAATTCTACCACGGCCTAATACACCAGAATTAATTTTATTTGCATCTAATGATGGAATTCTTAGTGGATCAAATTGACCAGTAGTAATTTTTGCTGCACTTAAACTAGGAATATCGGTTTCTTGTAATACATCACATGTATATGTAAAGACAGCATTAGATGGATCATATGTTAAATTACTATATGTTCCTTGACCATTTTTTGTAACAGTAAATAAGTTTTTCGCTTCGGTTTCAGTGATAAACTTAGTTTCCATTGAATTAATTGCGTCAACAATAGTAACATCAGTATCAGTAATTAGATTATCTAAATCACCAACCCATGTGCTAAGACAATTCGTCTTTTGACGCCATGCTTCTAGCGAATTACTTAAATCAACATATATCGTTCTAGCCATTCTGATGTACCTTTTGAATTAATTCCTTAAGAAGATCTTTAATTTCTCCAACCTCTGTTTTTAAATTTTCAAGATCTTGTTTTTCTTGTTTCCTAGCTTGTTTAATTTCCTTTAATCTATCTATTTCAGATTGATTATCACATAATATAGCATTTGTTTTAGGATCACGATATAAACCACTATGATCCTTGACTGGTATTAACCTATCACGTATATCACTCATATTAATTTGCCAATGCAATTGCTCTTAAATCTCTTACCACTGGTACTTTACCCATAGTAGTTGAAGTAAAGACTAGTTTTAATTGGAAGGTATCAAAATCATCAAGTGTTCCATCAACACCACCAATTGTATATTCATAGTCTCTGAAAATATTTTTATTTTCATCTGATGGTACTAACGAATCAGGTGTTGCTAATGTCCACTCTTTCTCATAAATACCGTCTGAACCTTGAGTTGTTCTATAATAGACATCCATTCTACATACAGAAGGTCTGTTTGCAGCAATCAAAACTTTTAAACCACTTGCATTATTCAATAATGATACTGGTTTAGTTATGTGTTTAGCTGCTGCTGAACCACCTGTTGCAGAAGTTTCTGGTACAAAACCAATAACTTCATTATATCCATTACCTGTTCCTGGATTATCTATAACATTTTCAATCATAGTTAAACTTGCACGTTGCATATCAACAACAGGTGAAACATATTTGTTAGACGATGTCATATTAACTGTAACAATCGCAGACTTAGATACCGCATTATAAGATGCAGGATTTTCTTGACCTCTATCTCTAATTACTCTTGGATAATTGTCTAATGGATTATCTTCATTATTAATTAAACTAAAGTGTTCAGTTGGATCTTGCGCATATAAACTTTCTTGACCAGCATATGATTGAGTCGAAGTAAACTGACCTTTTAAATTATATGCAGAGCCAGTTGGTTCCAATACAGCAATTGCTGGTTGAACAGAATTGAATGCAAAACATTGTGTTACAACAACCGAGTTACCACCAACAGGTGTAGGAGCAATAGGACTAGGTGGTGTGACACTAAATCCAGCAGGCTTATCAATTGTATAACCTGTATGATCTACTTTAACAATAGTATGATCATCATTCAATGCATTTAATCCAGATATAACAGAATTATCAACACCGTCAATTGTTACAGTATTACCAACTTGGAATCCATGTCCTGGATGTAAAATCTTGATATATTGAGGATTTGTTTCAGTTGGATCATCATCCCACCATAATACAATAGGATCAAATTGTAATAACTTACGAGGAGGAGAATGATTAACAAGAACAGCTTTACCTGATGCATTATCACCAAAGTTTGCTTTGTGTAAATCAAACTTAAGATCTTCCCACTGTAATGCTTCCCAAGTCGATGCATTTTGAGATTTAAATAATGAACCATAGAATGCTTGCTTAGAAATTCTCTTTTCAGTTGTTCCTAATTCAAACTCACCAACTTTAGACATCCATACTTTATATGCTGGTGTTACAGTTTGAACCATAACTGCATATTCAGTATTACCTTTAAGATATACTGGCTCATCAAATTCAAAGTCAGTACCAACAGTAGCATCTGCTGAAGTAACAACATCACTAGACTGTAATAGCTTATATGAACCAGGAAGAATATCAGTAGATGAAGGATAACCATTAACCATTGGTCTTAGTTGTACCCATACTGGATTTTCATCTTTAGATTCAAAATAAACAGTAACTTTAGTTGCAAACATACCTGCAGGATCTGTTACTTTAAATGATTGTGCAATTGGATCGCCACCATCACCGTCACCTGGATCAGGTTGGAAGTTAGTCCAATTAACAGAACTTTCAACAACAGATGTTTCTACACCAGTTACTTCTAAATGACGAGTTGAAAGAATATCTTTTTGACGTGTATGTAAATAACCAGTTGAAGTAAAGATAGTCTTTGCTTTACTAATTGCATCTTTTTCTTTAGGTATAGAAATATCTAATAATTTAAATTCATTCTCACCTGTTCTAAATCTTCTAGTATTATTATTAGGAATAAAGAAGACACCTTCAACAGTACCTTGAGCATCAGTATATAGTTCATCAGCTCCACCAGGAATTGCTTGAGCTAAGTCATAAATATTACCTGGTTCAATCTTATCTGCGTCAATATTAGCATTCATCATTTCAATTGCTTTACGAGAGAATGATTCTCTTCTACACCAAGATGAAACATCAGCATTATCAAAGAATGGCCACACTCTAGTGTTAGGCATTAAGCCTTCACCTTTAAATGAAACATAGCGTGATCTCATAAATGGAATTAAGTCAACACTTACTTCACGATCACCAATTTCTTCATGTACAATATTAGAACTTGTAATTGTATTAACAACTGTTGTAACAGTATCATCTCTCCACGATGTTGTGCGAGTACCACCGCCTTCTCTGTTACTTGTTTGTCTATTGGTACTACCAGTAACATGAGTTTGACTAACAGAGTCACCTACACTTAATTGATTCGGATCTACGCCGTGCCAGTTAAAGTTCCAATCATTCCATCTTAATGCACCTTCGTAATGAACAACTGTGCCATTATCAATAATGTTTGGATCCATGTACTCTGTAACATGCCATGTATCAGATGCTGGTGATAATGTAATATGACCAGGATAATCTAATGTCATATATGGATTAACTTGAATAGTCGAGTTTGCTTGATCATGTGAGATCGCAACTTCTTCAGTATAATCTAAATAAACATTATCACCTTTAAGTACAGTATTAGATGATAGGTTTGGTTCAAAATATAAACCAATATGCTTTGATAGATATCCAGGACGAACGTTCTTATTTAGAATATCAATAGACGCTCTATATTCAGGATTTCTTGTATCTGCATTATATCCTGATGCAAAATTATCAACAAAGAAACCAGACTTAGCTCTATTACGGCCATCAGCATCCAATACATCAATATTTTTAGTATCTAATTCTAATAATGATAATGCTGTTGTTCTTTCGATTTGAGTAATTCTCTTATCCAATTTACCGATATCACGCATCGTATAACGACGATTATCGATCATTGTATAATCTACATAATCAGGACCAGAAACATTACCTGGCATATCAATAGTATATAATGCCATTGAGTTATCTGGCGTTTGTGGATATGATGGATTATCTGAAGGTGTACCTGTAACATAATTAAATGCACCAAGTTCAGTTAATACTAACTTATCTTTTCTATCAGCGTAATATGTGATATCACCTAATAATACATCACCATCTTGTGGAATAGGACGTTTAATTGAGTTACCACCAACAAACTTATCATCATCTCTCGTTGGTCTAAAATCTAGGTGTTGTAATAAGTCAATATTATCACCATTGCTATTCACATATGTTGGCTCTTCACCAGACGGATATGAATTAACACAGAAGAAATCACCTGAAGTACTGTGAATATAATATTCATATTCAACATAAAGTGTATTAGAAGGTGGAACTCTTCCAGCTTTTGCAATTAATTTACCAATTTGATAATGAGTATCTCTTTGGCCATTATCAAGAGTAAATGTACTCATTGCATCTGGACCAGAGGCACTATTAAATTTAAGTACATTAACTTTAATAACATCAGAGTTAAGTAATTCAGCATAGCCTTTGGCTGGATCATATGTAATAGTAGTTTGCTTTAATCCTTTTGTTTTGACAGATGGAATTAAACTTGCTGTTTCGTAATAAACAACATGAACAACTTGATCTTGTAAACCAAACACACCAGCATTAATATCAATTGTACCACTAGTTGTACCAATACCAGAAATAGTAACATCAGTTACTACACTTAAAGGTGTATATGTTCCATTACCTTCTGGTTTTAGAATAATCCAATCAGAAGAATTACTTAATGTACCACTACCAGTTCCTACAGAAATTTGTGTAATACTATTACTTGTTAATGTAACCTGTTGTGTCTTTTGAATTCTAGCACCTTGCATAGATGAAATATTTTTAACATTTCTTCTACCAACGGGGAAGATCATATCAGAATTATTAACTTCTTTAATGAGTACTTTATTTCCTGTTAATTCTGGAACAACATAAGAAGGAGTATAAATTGCACTTGATGGAAGTTGTGGAACATTTGTCCAAGGATAAACAGTTGGATCTACACCATAGGCATTAGTAATTGCTTTTGGAACACCAATACTTCTTGCATAATCTTTAAATGTAAACTTCTCACCTAAATTAATTCTTTGTGCAGTGCCGCTATTTGTTTCTTCAAGCATTTGAATATCCATCAAATAGACTTTATATTGTCCATTTCCAATAGCTTCAACTGCTTTAATTCTACATGTACCAATCCAATAATAAGTACTTGATGCATCTGCTGGAGCATTACCAGAGTTTAATGGAAAAACTGCTGCATCAGAACCAGTATCAATTGCTGGTGTAGTAGTTGGATCTAAGAATGCATTTGATTGACTTGAAATAACAAGACGATCTAAATCTTTTACACCAGGTAAACCTTGTAATTCATCAACGATTACATAGTAACCATAGTCAACGCCAACTGCGTCATCTTCATATGTAATTTCATCATTAATTGGTTTATCTACATCAATAAATGTGGGTGTTGGTTTAGTAATTCTAAAACCATTAACATACGCAATACCAGGACTAATTCTAGCAGTTAACTTAGTAGAATCTGTTTCATGCTCATCAAATCTAAATTTAAATGGTTGAACAGTATAATCACCAGACTCTTCTTCTGTTCTTTTAGCCATTAACTCATTGATCTTATTATAACCTTCATATCCAGTTACTTGATCAATAGCTTTTGAGTTTTCAATAGTCGCATAATAAATGAATGTATCTGATGAACTAATATTAGCTTTGTCAATTAACTCAAGAGTAATCTTTAATCTATCTGCACCAGGCGCTGTTGTGTTAGGTAATAAACCTTGATTATCAAATAATGATGGATCATCATTTGGTGTTATAACTTCTTCATACGCTCTGAAACCAACTGTACCAGTATAATCATCACTATACTTTGATAAGTATATAGTTTGTGATGGAGCTCTAACAAAGAAACCTAAAGCAAAAAATTCAGCTTGATTAACTGAAATGGTAGTGCCTTTACCTGTTGCAGGATTAAGAGTAGTATTTGTGGTCTGTACTTTTAATACAGCATTACCATCAACTTCGTTTAAGTCTTCACCTGCTGCTACAACAGGTGATGTTGTTTGTGATGTAACACCTGCTGCAATTGCTGCTCTATCGGTATAACGTACATATAATGTTGCAGGATCAGTCGCTGTAGCAGCAAGGATATCAACAACTGTACATCTAATACCAGTCGTAGCACCTTCAAAAGTTCTGCCAATAAGAGTTGTAATATCAGATGGCAAATTAGTAACAGCATCTAATTTAATAAATTGAATTTTTCTATCAATTTTGGCACCGCCTGGATTTGCAGCAGCACCTTCTTTAAATATATTACGACCAAAGATTGCAATTTCTTCTTGAATGATAGTTTGTAGCTGAGTTAACTCTCTAGCTTGCAAATGTCTTTCATTATTAAATAAGATTCTATGATATCCCTTTTCGATATCAAAGTCATCTCTATATTTGCTTTTAAGAGTATTCGCTGTTAGTTTTGTAGCCATCTATCTTTTCTCTTTAAATTAAATTGGATTATTGCCATTAAGTTGTTTAAGCTTAGTAACTATTCTATTTATTGCTTCTACTAAAGTAGTCGGAGCAGGAGCTTCCCAATCAGTAGGTATTAATCCAGCAAGAATTGTTTGATCTATTGCTTCAGGTGCATTTTGTGTAATTGAAGCTTCAACTGCAGGTGTTACTTTATTAACAACATAATCACTATCTATAACAGTAGATATATCATCATTTATTGAAGCGCGTGTTATTGGTGCAGCCACATGCTCAAATGTATGAATATAGCCAGAAACGCTACCAGCATAATCTGTTAAAAATGTATAGTAATGTTGATTATTTGGTTCTAAAGAATAAGTATAATTACTAGTAATTGTTAATGTAGTAAAGTCTAAAGAAGTACCAGTAATATTAATTAATTTATCACCTTTAGATATATTTTTAACTTTTGCTATCCAAGTAGCAGTTACTGGATCTGGATCATAAAATCTAAATGCAACTTCTCCATTTCCATTTTCGTTAAAGTGTATTGCTGATACACCACCAAAACCTTCACCGCCAACAAATGGATTACTATGTACAAAATTACCACTTGAATCCATACTTACTTTGGTATCGCCAATATACATAGTTGCGGAAGAAAGATATAAATCTCTAAACTTATTGTCTGGTTCGCCTAGATCGTATACACTATTTGAAGCTGGAATTAAGTGAGTACCAATTTTACCATTTAAATAATCTTCTAAACCAGCAGAATCTAAACCAGTACCAGTAGTTTGTCTTGCTTGTACATAAGCTGAATCAATAATAGTAGTTGCATCTACTTGTCTTGCTTGTACATAAGCTGAATCAATAATAGTAGTTGCATCTACTTGTCTTGCTTGTACATAAGCTGAATCAATAATTGGCTCTAAGAAATCTTGATCTATTGTTTGAGCAGCAATATTACTTACATATGAGAATGGAACTCTTGCTTGTACATAAGCTACATCTACAATACTACTTACAAAACTTGATTCAAATTCAACTAAACTATTAATGTAAGTTGCATTAACAACATCTTCAGGCATAACTTGGTTTGCTTGTATATAAGCTGCATCAACGATACCAGTTACAAAAGCAGAATCTTTTACTGGTGTTTGGTTTGCTTGTATATAAGCTGCATCAACGATACCAGTTACAAAACCAGAATCTCTATAAAAGTCTACCTGTCTTGCTTGAACATATGCTGAATCTACAATATCAACAACAAAACCAGAATCTCTATAAAAGTCTACCTGTCTTGCTTGAACATATGCTGAATCTACTAATGATGTTACACCATCAGCATTTAAAAAACCACTGTCATTTACTAAATCACTAAGAGCTGCTGGAGCGCCAGTTAAAGATGAATAAGCATAATCCTGTCTTGCTTGTACATATGCTGAATCAAAACCAGTAACACTGGCAACAAATGGAGCGACATACGCTGAATCAACAATTGAATTTATTAGATCAATTACGTATGCTCTATTGTCATTACCATCAATTTGTGTAGTAATATTATTATTACTATCTAATTCTATTACACCATCACCTAAATGAATAACTTTATTACTTAAATAAAGATCTCTAAATCTTTTAGATGAAGTGCCAACATCAAACGATGCATCTGAATCCGGAACTAATGTAGATTTAATATCACTAAAATCTAATCCATATTTTAAATCATTCCACGGAGTAATACCATTACCAACTTTTACTTTGTTATAAGTAGTATCTAAACCGAGTTCACCATCATTTAAAACCGTATTGGCATCACGCCAACCAACCCAAGTGTCTCTTCTAATTTTAATTATAGTTGGCGCGGCCATTACGCATTGCCTCCATCAATAACTGGATTAGTTACGCTGCCCCATGTAGCATAATTAGAACCTGTACTACATTCAGTTAATTCGACAACAATCTTAATATCTTCTGTTTGGTTGATTACTCTTTCAACAGCAGTTCTATTATGCAAATAAAGAATATCACCAGACCAAGGATCAACTTCAGGCTTAACTCTTGGATCAGCAATCGTTGCATTACCAATGCCACCTTGTTCTGTAATAGTTTCACCAGCTTGGAAAGCAACATAACCAGTGCTATCATTTTGGTGATACCATAATTCTGTTCCAGTGTTATTAATATCATCAACAATACCTACAGCACCAGATGTTGAACCTTCAAAATATCTATCTTTTGTAAATGAAATTGGACATGCAGACAATGTCATTGAATATAAAGACTTACCAGTTACATCAGTAAATGGATTGCCTTGTGCAGAATCCATTGGATCTTTTAGAATTGCAATTTGTCTAAAGTCTTGTAAAGTAATAAAGTCATCATCATCACCAGCAATTTTAACATTAAACATTACTGAATTACATAATAGATCTGACGGTGCATCTTTACCAAAACCTTTATTAGAACTAATTACTGGTCTAACAACTGCACCAACACCATTTGAATCAACTAATGTTAGAAGTGCACCATCAACTCCTGAGATATAATCTAATGTAGATGAATCATTTTTATATTCAACTTTAGCAATACCACCTGTAGAAGAATCAACAAAAATGTCTACCTTATTAGTTACTTGCTCATTAATATTTAATTTAACATTTGAAGAGTAACCGCTACCGCTATCATCAACAATAAATGAAGTAATCATTTTAGGTCTAGCTGCGGTTTGAACTTCATATTGTTTTAGAGCAATACCATTAGAATTAGAATCTACAAAACCAATTGTTTGAGTAGGCATATAATTCTTAGACATAAACAATGATGCTTTTAATGTAGATACGGTGTACAAGAATTTCCATACATAACCATCTGATAATTCAAATGGATCATTATTTGCAGCAGTTGGTTGAACAGTAGAAGGAACTGGAACACCTTGATCATTTCTACCAGTTCTTAAACAAACATAAACACCATAGTCATTATTTAAAACAAAGAAAGGTGAACTATATTCACTTAATCTTAGCTTATCGTCATATTGAGAATATACAGTTCCTTTTTTCCAGTCAAATCTTTCTACTACTAAAGATGCAGCACTAATTTTAATAATGCCTTGCATACCTTTTCTGAAATCATTTTCATTAATGTAGTTATTGATAGGCATATCAGGTGAATCTAAATTATTTGCCCAAGCCTCAGACTTACCTACTGCGACATAATAGTTTGAAGTAGGATTACCAATTTCTCTAACTAAGAAACTTAATAATTCCTTTTTAAATCTGTCTGTAACGATTGCTGACATTTTAATATACCTGTGTTATACCGTAAAGTTGTTCATCAATTAACTCTTGAAGAGTCATATTCTTAATTGACCTATTGTGTTTTAAATCAAAATTTCCTGGATTATATCTGACATCATCGTATTTAACTAGATCCCAAATATACTTATTTTTTCTTACTTTAACAATAGTAAAAACTATTGCCGCATCCACTTGATTAAAGATTGTAGTGGGTGACGATCCTCCAGTATTAGTTGTCCATTCAGCTGGTGTCAATCCAGGAAATACTGTTAGAGATCCTGTGATACTATTACTATCTGGCCACACCTGTGTCACAAACCAATCATCGGATAGTGTCATTCCATTTGCATCTTGAATATTACCTTGTGTAAAAGTACTATTCGTAAGAGTATTTTTATTATTTATATGAATTTCAAAACGATTTTCATTTGTTTGATAACCAGTAGTTGTCTCATGAGCTATATAATACATTCTAGTTATGAAAATGTCATGATCTGAATCAGCAAAACCAATAGGTAATAACATTTGAAAATTTTGTGATTGGCCGCTAGAACTAGTTGTAACTTTATCAAATCTACTTCCCCAATTTGCAGGAGGTGTAACATTACTATAATATTGAACTGCAGCTTCATCAATAACAATATCTTTTGCAATTGGAGGTGATTCGTATGGTATAGTATTACTTGCATCCACAACAGGAAGAGCTAAACCACTATAATACAAAGTTTTTGATCTAGTACCAAGATCAAATGTTCCACCACCTTTATTTACTCTTTCAATTTGTGATTCATTTTTAGTATATGTAATTCCAATTTCATCGCCATTGAAATAGTTCCAATTTGGATTCTGTGAATAGTCATCTAAAGAACTTGCAGAATAGAAACGCATTGGACTTCCATACCATTCACTATAAGATAAACTTGGATTATAAAAAGGATCAGACGACTTTAAATTAGCTAAATATTCTCTTTCATCTAACCAGCTTTTTGTGGCCATACCAGCAACTGCTGGATACGTTGGCGTATAAAGAGGAGGAGTGGTTCCTGGTTTACGATAAATTGCTGAAATAACATTATTACCTTCATCACCTATTTCATATCGAGAAATATTACCAATAATCATGGTTTCTTCATATCCAATTGAATCTACATGACAAATTCTATCTGTCATTAATTCTTCTGATAGATAATCATAATCACTTTCAAACATTTCAGCTACAACTGTTAAATCTGTAGGTGCAATATTATTATGCATACTTTCCCAGAAACGAACTGATATACTAGAATCTAATACGATATCTCTTCCTGTACCATATACAGCAGTTGATGTATTATATTCCTCATAGGAAGGACCCCATAATTCTAAATAATCCATTTCGCCGTTATTAACAGATGGATCATTTATACCAAGTAAAGAACCAGTTTCATATGAGTCACACCCAGGTCCTAATAATTTCCATTCATCAGCTCTTCTTGTATTTGATATTGCACTAGAAAGGTAAGTATCAGTATTACCAATTGGAGATTTACCGGGCTTATCGACTAATGATCTATAATCAAATTCTACTTTGCTTTCTGTGTGTAAGTCATTGTCAATTTCTGGAAGTACAGGCATCGGGCGGACATCAACATTCTTTTTAGTGTTGATCCACATATTGTGATACAAGTAAATACCAGCTGGGTGAACATATTTCTTATATAAGTTACCCCACTTAGCAATTGAAATTTCAGATGATAATAGAATAGATAAAATCTGAAGAGATTTACCATTTTGAATATACTTTTTACTGTCTGGACCGATCTTAGATTCAGGATCACCAATTGTAAAGATGTCTTCCTTTGGATAATGGAATTCCATATGAGTATCAAAGAATGCTCTAAAGAATCCTTCGATAGAATATTCAGAACCTTTGATTCTAAAATATCTTGCAAAGTTCTTAACAATTTCTCTTGGATTGTCGAAGAAATCTCCCGCAATACCAAGTCCAACTTCTTCAAGAATATTATCAATGTATTGTAAGTCAGTAGTGCTAACATCTCTTAATCCTTTTAGATCATCGATGACTTCACTGAACTCACCTTCTTGATTCATATATTCATAATACGCTTCAAGGAAAGCAACCAACGTCGGATAATCGGTCGCAAAATACTCAGGCAACACTTCCTTGATTGCATCAATTTCTAATATATTAATTGGTGTTCTTAATATTTTATTAGACATATTAAATAGTTACTTTTGGTGATTGATTATCTTGAATAGGCGAAACAATTAATTCATCTTCATCTAATGAAAGAATATAATTTCTAAGTGGTTGTATATAAGTCGACTCTGCGGGTGTAGCAGAAATCTTAATATAATCTACACCACCATTAATTGATGTTGGCTTAAATGATTCTAATAAAACTGTGCCATTTCTATAATCATATGATCCAGCATTATCAATTACAACTTCTCCATATGAAACAATTTCAATAGTTGTTGTATTTATTTTATTTCTAAAGGTACATGTTTTACCGTTATATAAGAACTTACTAGATTGAATTGAATAACCAGTACTCTTTGGCGCTTCCAATGCTACTGGGAAATTAACTTGATAATCATATTCAAATCCTAGTGTTGGCTCAAAGCGCTGTTGAACTTTAAAATCAGCTCTAGAAGAAAGAATTGATTTTTCAATATCATCAACTTCAGTTAATAAGTTTGATTTTCTAAATGTTTGTTGGAACTTATTAAAGTTATTATTGAAATAATTTTTAACGTATGCTTCAACAACAGATTTAATTTCTGATAAAGATTTACCAGTTAATTCTGGATTATAATTAAATGCAACTGATAATTCAATAAATGTATCAACTGGATCTACAAACTTATTTGAGATAGACATAATAGAAAGTCTATCAGTAAACTTAGATTCAATATTTTGTTTGATTTGATCTTTTGTTACATTAGCTAAGCCATCTTTAAATTGCATACTAATATAGACTCTACCATAATCAACAGGTAAATTATCCTCGCCACCCCAAACAGTGACATCTGTTACATCAGTAAAGTTACTTAAAATCATACCTTTATAATCTAAAGGTGTTACTAATCTTTGTTGTGCTGCAAATTGAATAGGTGCTAATTTACGAATTGATTCAATTGTTTCTTTTTCAGCACCACTAGATGACGGTGTTTGTGTACTAATTAATATATCAACAATAGAACTATTAACGACTAATGTGTCTAATGAAGCAAAATCGTTTGCACCATTCGCTGCAGATCCATTTGCTGCAGTATATTTTACAACAATCTTTTCACCGACACTTGGCTTTTTACCAAATGAAACACCATCACCAAAATTAATTTCATAATAACCATTTGGCGCTTCTTTAATATCAAAGAAACGTGTAGTATCATCAACAACAATTGCTGTTAATAAATCATAGTATGTTTCATAATCATCAGATGTAGGATTCTTATAAACATCGATACTTACAGATGATGTATCCATTTTAGCATCTGGAATAACATACACTTCATCTTCAGCTACATTATCTACAATAAATGTTTTGGTTTTAGAAACACCTTCAAATACTTCAATACGATAATTACCATCATCATCTAAGAATCTATAAATGCCATTACCATCATCATATGCATAATAGTTTTGACGTGTTTTAAATTCATAATCTGTATCTTGAGCTTCATCATCTTGACCAACTGCTCTAAACTTAGTACCAATTGGTAATTTAACAGTTGATGGTCTATTTGACATTGATGATAAATCTAAGTATGCACTAAGTAAACCTTTTGATGCAGTTACTGACTTAGGTCTATAACCTAATGCTTCAGCATGAGATACAATAGATGATCTTAATTGTGCAGTATTTAAGAATGATTCATTTAAAGAAAAGTTAGCAATTAAACCATTAAAATGTGTATTATAAGCTAAGACATCAAGGATATTATTAATACCAGAAGCTTCAAAATCATAGTCTCTAAACTGATCTTGCGCTTGTAAATATGTTTTAAGTCGAGACTTAATATCTTCGAAATCTAACGCTGTTGATGAAATATTAGTTGCCATCTTATCTTAACCTTGTTAGTTGTGTTGTTAATTCTACTACTTCACTAGTATTAACAACTTTAAATGTAATTGATACATCAATCGTATATTCGTCATAGCCAATATCAGCTACAATCCTTTGTACTTGTGCTCTAGGTTCATACATTTCAATAGCATGTCTAATTTGTGATTCAACATCATCTTCGAATATACCAGTAGATAATTCAAATAATAATCCTTGAATATTAGCACCAAAGTATGGTTGAAATGGCTTTTCATAATAGTTAGTTAGAATAAGATTCTTTACTGCTTGTTTAACAGCAGCAGCATCATTCTTTTTAAAGATATCACCATTTCTTTTACGCGCAAAAGTCAAATCGATATCTTTATAAGATGTCAATTTCTGCGATGTAATCCTAGTTATAGAATTAAGATTACGATCTTCTGCTGATAAACTCTTTACGATTGCCATATGTTAAAACTCTTTTTCTTATATTTATACCTTTATTCAGGTATTACTTCCACTAGATCGTTAGGACTTTGAATTTTACCATTAAACATTGTTTGAATTTGCATATCAAAGTTGCCAGCATAATCTTCACCGATTTCTGGTCCAACTACTACAATTTGACCATTCATCTTCTTATCAGGATCAAACTCATCATAGAATAAAATAATCTTTTGATATGATGCATTGTCCTTTAAGTATACAGCTAATTCATATAGTTTCTCAAAGTCTTGCTCACCTGTTGCATCATATAATTCATATGCAACAACACGACCTTTCATCGCAAGATCTTTTAATCCACCACTTTCAATATTTTCTGCATCATTATCTTTCTTATATAAACCTTCCGCAACAACTAAATTATATCGATCAAACTTTTTAGTTCCATTAAATAATTTAAGTATACTTACTTGCGTAATAAGATTACGTGCTATTGATTTTCTTTCATCTTGATTAGTAATATGATCTAATGTAAATGAATCACCATATGAAGATACAAATTTAGAAAGAGGAATACCAGGTCCTAAACTTGTTTGTAATGTAATCTTATCCATATGATTAGGATTATAATACGGATCAGGTAAGATATTTCTTACTCTTGCTTTTGCTGCCATTTGAGGTGGTTTATACTTCTTAAGACCAACAACAGTTTTACCACCAACACCTAATCCAGTATTACCCATTGTTACTGTTGATGATGCACCTCTAATCTTACCAACTTTACTTGGTGTTGGATTAGTATAACCTGCATTTAAAACACCATCTTTAATTAATTGAGAAGTGTATTTACTATTACTCAAATGATTATTATCTTTTAGTCTAGATCTAGCTTCTCTTGTATTATGTGGTCTAGATGTAACATTATCTGTATTGACCTTTAAATCAATTGCATTTAATAAGCCATCATTTTCATCTACTCTTACCTCACGAATACCACCTTGTGATTCATGTAAATATGATTGTAAAATAGATTTAGTAGGTTTAGATGTTTTCTTACCATCAGGTGAATGACCCTGTGATGGATGAGATCTACCACCGCCACCTAGTCCACCAGCAACTGCTGACCAACCAGCAGTGTTTGCATCACCATTTAAGCTACCATGAAACTCAATTGTTTTCATACTCTTAGCCGCAGTTACTGTTTCACAATTAACTTCATGTCCAACATAAGTATTATAAGAATACATGATAATGTTTTCACCGCCAATAGTTCCAGTATTACCAAACACTGATAAACTTTGTGCTGCAATATTCATATCTTCAGATGATATTTGTATTTTAGTTTCAGATGTTATATTAGTATCATGTGAATGTAAATAGTTTGCTTCGCCATTTACATGGTGTCTAAATGTATTTTTTACAAATGAATTGAATCCATCTAAATAAGTATGAGATACCATTTTAAGTACAGTTGATGATTTAGTCTTTTGTATAATTTCACTTAATACACCAACAATTCTTTTTCTATATGATCCCATTACATTCACAAGCCAGTTACCACCAACTCGCATTTTCATATCACCTTTAACATCAAGATCATAATCACCATTAACAGTCATCTTTAAATTACCATAATAAGTAACACAACCATCGCCTTCAACAGATAACTTATGATCTCCATTAACAACATCAACTCTATTATTTAATGCATTAACAACAATTGTTCCATCAGGTTTAATTTCGATACCTGCACCATTATTATGCATAATTAAAATACGATCACCACCAGGTGTATCATTCATTTCAAATACATGGCCGCTTGGTGTTTCATCTATTTGTACATATGGATATTTAGAAATTGTATGTGGTTTAACACCAAGATCGCAGCCTGGTGTACCATTTGTAATATTTAAATTCTTTACTTCTAAACCACGAGCAGCTTTACTTAATGATGATTCACCACCATAATTTGTCTTTGGATATTTTAATTCAGGATCATTAAAACCTTCTTTAGGCCGACCTGTATTAGAAGCAGTTGCTTTACCAACTTTATTTTCTCTAGCTATTAAATCATTATCTGTAATTGACATTAGATTAATCCTCTCGTGGTGGTAATGCCACTAATTCACTTGGTGATAAAGAAGAACTATTTGGAAGAATTGTTAAGTTTCTTTTTCCAAATTTTCTTTCAACAAAATCGGATACATCAAATCCTGGATCAAAGAAATTAGTATCAATATCATTATGACCCCATGCTTGACCACCCGGCCAAACAATATAAAATGCATTCATAAACCGAGATAGTGTTTGCCATTGCTCAGCTGTAATTGAATCTTCATTGCGATGTTTTTCTGGATTTTCTGTTCCAGATGGACATGCATAACCTGCAATTAAACAAACCGCAATACTATAGTTATTATGTCCATCAGCATGTCTACCTACTTCATTTACTGGACGACCTTTTTGTAAGTCACCATTTCTTTTAATCACATAATGATAGCCAATGCCATCTTCACTCCAGTCGTGTATTTCTTCAGAACCAACATCACCTTGATCACTATATGTATCCGACCAATGTACTACAACTTCAGTTACTTCTCTATTAACATATTTTAAATCAGCAAGTAATTCTTCAAATGTATCAATGAAATAAAATTGGAATGTTCCTGCTTCTTCTGCTTGTACATTTTCTAATGTTGGATCAAAATAAGATGGGGGTGCTGGTCTAACTGGTGTCTTTGCTTTATACCAATTATTTTCATCAACATTCATCTCAAATGCAGGAACAGCAGTTGTACCTAGATCAACACCTGCTGTTTCTTGTACGTTATTAACAATGTTATTTAATGATGGATCAATACCAAAGATTGCAGCTTCAACATCTTCTCTATCTAATTCAGTTTGTCCTGTAATTGGATCAGGTTCAAAATAACCATCTTCATCTAATTTTTCAACAGCATATTCTAATGCTTCTTTATTTTTACCTTGTAGAATAAGAGTTGTTACTCTTCCTCTTTCAATTGGATTTAATCTATTACGTGTAATTTGGTTAATCTCACCAGTTAATACATCATTTGTATTTAAAGCAGCGATGTTCATTACACCACCACCTTCTGGTTTACCTGCATCCGCAATCTTTAATACTGAACTAACAGCTTCTTCAAAGAATGCAATTTGTGATCCAACCTTATTTGAAAATGTTTTTGAGTTTTGTAAAAATGTATTTAATCCACCTGCATACTTAGATGATGTGATTGCACCTAATACACCAGGTGGTACATTTAAACCAGTTGCACTTTGAATAGCACCTTGAATAGCAGATGGAGAAGTACCTGATGTAATCTCCTTTAAGAATCCAGTTGCCTTACCAGTATATTCAGTAATAGCAGAGATATCGGTATTTGCTTGAGGTTCTTTTTCAAATTCAGATTCCATTCCTGGAATAGTATTAATCCTTGCAACACCTGTACCATCAATGGTATCATCAGGATCAAGCCAATCTGTTTCAGATGATACTGCTTGAATTCCATTAATAACCATACCAACATTAGAGCTTGCACCTAATTGTGTAACAGATGCTGCTTTCGCTTCAAATGCAAGATCGCCAATTTTATGAGTAAATGGAGTTAAACCAGAAATACGCTGAACTTGAGATAGTGTTGAATTAAATTGTGAAAATGAAAGTACATTAGTAAGACTCATTTCATATACCTCTCAACTACATCTCTTGCAAATGAATAACGACCTTCATAGTTACTCGGACTTCTTAAATATTTTTCTTGCACTGCTCTTACTGCTTCTTTTAAGTTTTTAGAACCAAGCAATGCGCCATTAGCATGAGTATAACTTGTACCAAACTCATGAATAATAAATTTTAATTGACCTTCTAATTCAATAGGTAAATTATTATCTGCACAATATGCAATCATATTCTTTAAACGTGAACCAGACCAATTAGCAAGTCCACCCCCACCAACTTTTAAATTTGATTCAGCTGATAAGTTACCAACCATTGCTGCTGCTTGGTCATAGTTATAACCATTTGCTAAAAAGAAATTAAATACCTTTTCACCTGTTGATTCACCTGCAATTTCAGGATTACCTGGTGTAGTCTTTGGTACAGCAGCATTTGTTGAATACTTATTTTGAACTGGTTTTGCAATAGTATTTAATAAACGATTATTAAATGAAGAAGAATATGCTTCTTCTTTTGCATCTTTTTCTAAACGTGGAATAGTACCAAGCACTAATGGTATTTGAGAACTAGTTCCATCCATGAATATACCAAATACTTGCGCACCATTTTCAATCTTAGGTGTTTTACCAAGACCAGATACACCACCTTCAGTTCCAGGCACTGTTACTTGTGCCCAAGGTAAATCGCTATTAGGTATATCTAAAACATCACTAGAGTGAATACCGTGTATTCTGACCTGGACTCTGCCAAGCCTTAATGGATCTTTATTATTTGTAGCAATACCCACAAACCAACGAGTATTATCGCCATAATATTCACTATTAAATACTTTAAGATTCATACTCATAGTTGTGGACCTTTCTCATGAGCTAGCTTAGCACACGTTAATGTTGCATTATATTTATCAGCCGCAAAGGTATGTCTTACCGCATAGATTAAAAACTCTCCACTTCTTTTATTATCTCTATGATCATCTAAAAAGTTTTGTTCTCTTGTATTCTTAAAAGCAATTTTAATTATATTACCAAGTGTTTTATTGGTATTTGCATAAAAGAAGTTCTTACCCGCAACAGTAATATCGATATTAGTTTTATGTAAGAAATATCTCATTGCTTTTGCTGCAGGTTTTAGCATATGCATTTTAGATGATGATGCTTCATAATAATTAAAATTGGTATCGCCATAAATTTGTGTTGTTGATATTTGTGCAATTTCAGTTGAAGTGTGTTGGTGTAATTTCCTATCACCAATAATTCCTTTTTCATCATAATTATATTTGTCTTGACTCTTAAAAGCACCTCTATCTTTTAAACCATCAAATACTTTTGATACATCAAATTGTTTAGATATATTAGTACCAGTTGTTGTATCAATAAAGTTATATGTTGCACCAATTAAACCTAATCGAGAAAGATCTAATGCATTTTCTTGTTTAGTTGTTCTATATGCTTTAATTGCATATGCTTGTGCATTAATATCATACTTATCTAAATCACTACCATATGTTTCAGACATTGTATATTCATTTGCATTAATTGGTTGTGCATTTAATATTGTTTCTAAATCAACGTATCTTATTTTATCATCACATAAAGAAGCAAACATAAAATATGGCATTCCATATGTTGTGCATGATCTATCCTTTACCCAATTCATCGCATCTAATGGAGTTAAGTTAGGAATAACAACCTTTAATTTTTTACTTTCAGCTAATTCATTATCACCAATAACCTTTACTTCTTTACCTAAAAAGTCTTTTGCAATTGATTTAATAATTTTATTAGGCTGATTAGTATATGATTTAGATACACGTTTAACTCTTGATAAAGCACCAGACTCTTCAATTAATTGTAATGAAACTGTTTCGCTTTGATCATTACCTTTCACTGCTGCAGAAATCTCTTGAATAACAAAAACTTTTTCAATACTATAATTAGGATCACCTTGTTCAGTTATATCTGTTGTGAGACGGATTCTAACCTTTTCTACACCAGAAATATTTAAATCATTTATAATGTTATTATTATCAACAAACAATAATGATCCAGTTAAATATGGTTTATCAATATGTTCAAAGATATTAAGCTCAACAACCATTCCACCGATATTCATCGGCTGGCCTAGAGCTTCATTCTCTATAAAAACATAATCAATAACATAATCAAATGCTGTGGATTCACCGCTCTTAGCCATTTGTACCTAATTCTCTTTGGTGTGCTAGGAAGATTTGTTTTGCAACGTCTTCTTTTAATATTTTAATTTCTCTATTCTGTTCATTCTTTTCAGCATAATAATCTAAGAATGTTACTTCTCTTAATTCAGCGCCAGGACCAATATAAGGATCAATGTCAACCTGTTCATCATCTTTCGTATAATAAATTGCTGAATTATATTGTTCTGAATATGAATGAACAGTAAATAAAGGTGTTTGATCTGAATCATTTAAATGAATCGTTTCACCATCTTGGAATATATGCTGTCCTTCAACTAAAATCTGGCCAAGATCTAAAGTTTTACTTTTAATCGTTGCAATAGTACCTGATGTACCACCAATAATTTCATTACCAACTTTAATATCTTCACCATATAATGGATCACGACTTGTAATTACTGTATCATTATACTTATTAATTAAATATTCACGTAATCTAGATGATGTGGTTGGCCAACCAAACTCTCTTAAATTATCATTTATAAAAAAGAAAGTCCAATAAAAGTTTGAAGTACCATATAATTTATGTGATAAAACATCTGGTCTATCACCTTCTAATATAGTATATAACTCGTAAAAAGAATTATCTTCTTTTAAACGATCTAATAAATCAATATAAACACTTAGGTTTTGAAATCTAGTAGTATAAGTTTCATCACCAAAATTATAATCGATTTGTGGAAAAGCTTTAAAATAACCCATTATAATTCTCCATTAAAAGGTGTTACTATTAAGACCGTCATTATTCCAATCCCATTGCTTAATAATATCTTCATATGTTAGAGCGCGTGCTTCGATGAAGGTAAGTGCCATATTAATTTCTTGGAAATGACCACCCTTATAGAATGATTGTTGTTGTGGGTTATAGTTTGTTTGTACTACACGTAAATACATTCTTTCAAATCTAATATCATTGCTTAATGGTTTTCCATCATACAATGCAGTTATTTGAAATTGATTAGGAAACTTATATGCAATAGGAATACCAGTATTTGCCATTTTAATTGTTTTAGGATAAAGATTCTTTCTAAAGTAATGAATAATTCTTTTTACTTGTTCTGCTTCTGCTTCACTCTTTGGCAGCATTTTAAAATCAAAAGAAAATTCTCTTAAGTTAACAGATTTAAATAATGCTCTAGTATTTGGATTGGGTACAGTCTTTAATGCGGATTGAACAGCACCAGCTGTTGCTCCACCCATACCACCCGCAAATCTTGAACCAACCGCTCGTGCTGCATCTTGACTAATCTCACCTTTAAACATATCAGCCAATGAACCAACACCAGCAGCAGCGGTAGCTTTTGCGGCAGCTCCTAATGATGCACCATTATTTAATGCATTTTCTCCAACCGCACCCAGAAAACCAAGATCAACGTTATCTAATTGAACACCATCTGCAATTTGTAATGATGGCGGTAAGTATAATAATACTGAATCAGATTGTTTAATGCTTCGCGCATTTTGTAATTCAGCACTAGCCACTTGGTCATATGTCGGTAAACTATTCCCTGTTGCGCCATCAGTTGAATTGCTTGCTTCGCCTTTAGATGTATCAAAGCTCGGTGGAACTTGCTCGTATGTCTCAAATTTGAGCCAAGCTTTGTTTCTTTGCTGATCATCTAATGGAAATGTATATCGTCCGGCCATTATGTTATCCTAAATTATGCATAAATAAGTTAAAAACCTTTTTCAATATTTATAAGAGTTATCATGACATACCAAGGGAAATACAAAGTTAAAAATCCAGAAAAGTATCGAGGCGACTACAATGATGTTATTTACAGATCAATGTGGGAAAGGAATTCATTTAGATGGTGTGATGAAAATCCAAACGTAAAGTATTGGAGTTCTGAAGAAGTTGTCATACCATATTTTTATGATGTAGATAAAAAGTATCATCGATATTTTGTTGACCTTAAAATAACATTCACAGATGGTACAACATTTTTAATTGAAATAAAACCAGCAGTCCAAACTGAACCACCAAAATATCATGGGAAAAAGACTAAACGTTATATCACAGAAGGTATGACATATGTAAAGAACATGAATAAGTGGGAAGCTGCTGAAAAGTATTGCAAACAACGTGGTTGGAAATTTCAAATATGGACTGAAAAAGAATTAAGTAAAATGGGTTTATTACCTAAGAAATTAAAACCTATGGCACCAATGAGAAAAAAGAAAAAGAAGACTGTAAAGAAAAAGTAATTAAAACATATAAATAGTCTGTATGAGTAATTTATTTCAAAATTTAGAACAACAAGCATTTAGAGCTGGCATCACGCCTAGGTCTAATGAATCAATGGACTGGTTTCGTAAGAAAGCCCAGAAGATTCGTCGCATCAATAGAAAAGAATTGATGAATGAAGATCCACTTGAATTAAGAACTAATATGAGACCTGGTAATATGTTTATGTTCTTCTACGATCCTAAACATAAAGAAACTCTACCATATTATGATACGTTCCCTTTGGTTATTATGGTTGATAAAGCGCCAAAAGGTTTTTATGGATTAAATTTACATTACTTAAATCCAATTCTAAGAGCTAAATTTTTAGACTCATTAATGGATATAACAACTAATGCATCATATGATGATTCAACTCGTTTTAAAGTATCGTATGCATTATTAAAGAAAGCCGCAAAGTTTAAGTATTTTAAACCTTGCTTTAAACATTATTTGACTGAACATGTTAAAAGTCGATTTGCTTATGTGCCAGCACCAGAATGGGAGATTGCTACATTCCTTCCAACAGCTGACTTTAAGAAAGCAAATCCAAATACTGTTTATAGTCAATCTAGAGGAATGATTTGATGCCGAACATAGATCAATTAAAATCAACATTAACAGCTGAAAGTGGATTAGCAAGAACTAATCTATATTCAGTTATACTACCATTCATTAATGGTGTTGATATTCGTTCTGATTCATTAAACATCCTCGCAAAGAATATTACACTACCTGGTCGTCAAATTAGTACAAGTGAAAGACAAACTGGTACTAAGTTTGAAAAAATGGCATATAACCATTTGGTTGATGATGTAGGTATGACATTTTATGTTACAAATACTTTTAATCTTAAAAGATATTTTGAAGCTTGGCAAAATCTTACATTTGATCAAGAAACATTTGAATTAAATTTTAAGAAACCAAGTTTTACTACTGGTGCTGATGGTTATGGTAAAACAATTGAAATTAGACAGTTGTCTAAGTCGTCACCAAACCTTCCACCAACAACAGGTCCTTTTGACCTAATCAAATCATATAATGTAGATGAATCAAAAGATGTTATCTACACTGTATATCTAGAAGAGGCTTTTCCTACTTCTGTAAATGCTATCGAGTTGGGAAATGAACTTGATGGTTTAGTTGAATTGAATGTGCAATTTTCGTATACAAACTGGAGATCTAAATAATGGCTTTACCAATTTTAAATGATAAACCCAAATATGTTATGACACTTCCTTCCACTGGAAAGGAAATAAAATATAGACCATATTTGGTCAGAGAAGAAAAGATTTTAATGGTTGCATTAGAATCACAAGACAAAGCAGCGGCAATGAATGCAATTGTTGATACCATTGCTGCTTGTATCTATGACGATATCAATAAGAATGCATTAACCGTATTCGATATTGAATATATGTTTTTAAAGATTAGATCTAAATCTGTTGGTGAAAAGATTCAGATCGGTCTAAGATGTACTAACTGTGAAGAAGTTAATGAAGTAGAAGTAGATATTGAAAAACTACCTTTACCTAAAGTTGAAAGTAAAGAAGTTTTTGTTGATATTACAGATGATATCGTACTTAAAATGAAATATCCTAACTTTAAAGATATGGCCGAATTAGAAAAGAATACTAATTTGTCTGATACAGATAAAACATTTAAACTCATTATTAGTTGTATGGATTCTATCCAAACCGGTGATGAGAATATTCTTATTAAAGATGAAAAAGAAGCTGATGTGATGAACTTTATTGAATCATTAAACACTGCACAATTTAATAAGATTAAAGATTATGTTGAAGCAATGCCAAGAGTTGAATATGATATTGACTTTAAGTGTACAGGTTGTGGTACAGAAAATCATGGTGAATTAAGAGGCGTTGAAGATTTTTTTTAATAGCTCTTTCCCATGATAATCTAGTTAATTATTATAAGACTAATTTTCAAATGATGCAACATCATCATTATAGTCTAACAGAACTTGAAAATATGATGCCGTGGGAAAGAGAGATTTACATTACTCTTCTTATCGCACACATCGAAGAAGAGAATGAACGACTTAAAAAGCAACAGTAATTAATATAAATAGTAAAAAGTATTTTTAGGAATTAACAAATGACAAGATCAAGAGACATATCTGCATTACTTGGTAGTACAGGTACGATTACAGCAAGTGTTTTAGATGCATCGGTTTCTGAAGCATTAGGTGGTGGTACTGATACGTATGATTCTGTAGCAACGTTACCATTAACAGGTAATGATGCAGGTGATCAAGCATTTGTATCTGAAAATAATCGTTTATATCTTTGGAACGGTTCTGGTTGGTATAATATCGCTTTGATTAATACCGCACCGAGCATCACTGGTGGTGGCGCTGGTTCATACGAACTAGCTATTGATGGTACACCAACAGTTATTACATTAACTGCTACAGATCCAGAAGGTTTACCTATTACTTGGTCTTATAGTGTTACTTCAGGCTCTCTAGGTTCAACAGCTACTGTATCTCAAGTAGATAATGTATTTACTATTACTCCAAGTACTAGTACATCTGATCAAGGAGAATTTACTATAACATTTACTGCTTCAGATGGTGTAAATATTGCTACTGATGTGAATAGCTTCTCATTAAACTTTCTATCTGCACTATGGAGTGAGGTAGCATTAAGTATTGGAACATCATCTACAAATAGTTTAAATAATTCTACATTTGTTGATCGATCTACTAATGCACATACAGTAACACCATCTGGATCTCCAGTACAGACCGCATTCAATCCATATTTAGATACATGGTCAACTTATTTTGATGGATCCACTCGAGCTTATCTTAATAATAATCCTTTTCAAATTACAACCGGCGAATTCACAATTGAAGCTTGGATCAAAGCACCTATCAATCGATCAGAAACTAAGATGATTATTGAGAATACTAATTGGAATACAGGCGATAATGGTGGATGGAGAGCACAGGTAAATGCTGATGGTACGATTGGTATTAATGCATCAGTAGGTGTTTGGAATGACTTCCCAGCTATTACTGCATCAACTCAAACTATTAATGAAGGAGAATGGAATCACATCGCATTTGTTAGGAATGCATCTAATGAAGTTTCAATCTATATTAATGGAGTTCAAGATACAGCTTCGATTGTGACTCATGCAACATCTTTAAATTTATTTGGAGATAATGATGGAACACTAGAAACACTTTACTCACGAATTGGTTATCATGGGGCCGATGGTGGTGTATACAACGTATTTTCTGGATATATGTCTACAATTAGAGTCTCGACTGTTTGCCGATATACTTCAACGTTTGATCCTTTAAGTGCAGATTACAGCGCAGATGCTAATACAAAATGCTTATTATTACACACAAGCGATGCATCTTTTACAGAAGGAACCTCTTCTGAAGTACCAGTGTGGACAGGAACTCCCGTTACTAGAGGAGGATATGATTTATCTGAGTATACTTCATCAACAAATTATGGTTCTGTATATTTAGACAACAATTCATATATAACAGTTCCGACTAATATTACTATATCTAATACTGCTACAATTAGTTGTTGGGTGAATCCAAATCAAATTTCATCATCAGAAGATCCAATATTTAAATTTTATGATGGATCTTCTCCCGTAGAATTTCGTCAGACTTCAAACGATTTAAATGTTGCAGTTGGTAGCAACTGGACACATACTGTTCAAGATGTATTTAGAGTTGGAGAATGGGTACACATTGCTGTAACTAAAAATGGTACCAATAGTAATTTATTTGTAAATGGCATATTAGTATCTTCATCTACAAGTGCAACAAATGGAATAATTAGTTTTGCTGGCCCAAATAGAATTGGAGCTAATCAAACTAATTCTTACTATTTTCATGGAACAATATCCGATTTTAAAATAAGTACAACTGAAGATTATACTACAAACTTTACTCCACCAACAGCACCAGTTGGAAACACAAACGCAGAACTGTATCTTCCAATGGATAATGCAGGAATTTTCGATAAGACTGGAAATAATACTCTAACACTTGGTGGTAACGCAGCTACTTCTACAACTCAGACTAAGTTTGCTGATACTTCTATGTATTTTGATGGTACTGGGGATTATATCTCAGTAAATGATTTTCCACCAATTGGATCGGGTGACTACACAATGGAGTTTTGGATGAACGGATCATCTGTAGATGCATCAGGAACATGGCAATCTTTATTAAGTAGGGATTACGCAAACACAGATGGGTTTAGACTTTATAAAAAAGATGCTGCAGCTGAACTAGTATTCTATAATGGTAGTACTGCAACTGCAACTACTGTAAGTGCAGGATTAACTAATAATACATGGCATCATATCGCAGTAGTTAGAAATAGTGGCACTTTAGACATATACGTTGATGGTGTTTCAAAGGTATCAGTATCAAACTCTACTAATATTTCTGAAGCAGTTCAACCAATAAACATTGGTGGTAATACTGGAGAAGCATCGAGCTATCCATTTACAGGATACTTAGAAAATGTACAAATACTTATAGGTGTCGCTAAATACACTACAAACTTTACATCTCCTACTAGAACTCAAGGTAGAACTTTCCAGGCGGAATCATAAGAAGGATAATCGATAATGGCATCTAAATCACTATACTTATCGTCTCTAATCGGTGCTGATAATAAAGTAGCAGCTGAATCTCTTTCAGCAGATATTCCATTAGGTACTGAAGATTATTCAACCGCCAATGATTTACCTGCAACTGGTAATCAAGTAGGTGATCAAGCATTTGTTGCGTCAACACAAAGATTGTATATCTGGACTGGCGCAGGCTGGTATAATATTGCTTTAATCAATCAAACACCAACGTGGGATTCAGGTGGTCAGCCAGAAGTAGAATACGAATTAGATTCTATCGGCGGTACTGCTACTTCAATCATACTATCAGCTACTGACCCTGATGGTCTACCAATTGAATGGACTTATTCGATTACAGATTCAGGTAATGATCTTGCGACTATTACGAACGATTCAAATGGTACATTTACGATTACTGCAAAATCATTAGATGACATATTAAATGCAGGTTATGATTCAGAAGGCGGAGTATTTGATATTACCTTTAGAGCAAGTGATGGGGTAAACCTTGCAACTGCTTTATCAACATTTACTCTTTCATTTAGTGCTGCACTTTCTTTCCAGGGAACAAGCTATGGATATATTTCAGGCGCATCTAATGGTGCTACTATTGAAAAATTCTCTATAGCTTCTGATGGTAATTCAACTACTATTGGAAATATGACACTTGATACTTATAAAAGAGTTGGTGCAACTGCTGTTGATGCTGGTTTTTCTGCTGGTGATAGAAGTAGTCCTGCAACAGCAACAATTGATAGATTCCCATTTGCATCAGATACTAACGCAACAAACGTAGGTTCAACAACGACGACAAGAGAACGTTTAGGCTTTGCTAATACATCAGTATTAACACAATATGGATATTTGTCTGGTGGTTATTATGGACCAGTTTGGCCTCAAATAGTAAACACAATTGAAAAATACGCTTTTGCTAATACAATTACTTCATCAAACGTTGGTAATTTAGCTGAAAGTACAAGGTATAGTGAAACACAATGTTCCCTTGATAATGGATATTCATCTGGCGGGTGGGGTACACCAGGCAATAACCAATATATCAGTTTAATTCAAAAGTTTCCATTTTCCGCAGATACCAATGCATCAAGCATTGGTAATTTAAGTAATAATAGAGATCCGGCTGCAGGTGCATCTTCTCTTACAGATGGGTATGCAATGGCTGGAACCAGTGGTGGACCAGCTGGTAGTAATTATTTAGATATTCAAAAATTCCCATTTGCCACAAGTGTCACCAGATCGACCGTTGGTAGTTTATATAATCAATCTAGAGATGGTGCAGGAATAAGCGGTGATACATATGGATATTTAGCTGGAGGTTATGCGCCTGAAGCGCCATATACTGGTTATTACCCATTGATAGTCAAATTTTTATACGCGTCTGAGGGAACTAAAGCTCAGGTCGGATCAATAGCTGCTGATAGTCTAGATCATGCTGGTCACCAAATTTAAGGAATAAGAAATGGCATCATCAAACGCAAGAAATTTAGGTAACTTACTTGGTACAAGTGAAACCATTACAGCAACAAAACTTTCAACTGAAGTTTCAGAATCTTTAGGTGGTGGTACTGATGCATATGATTCTGCAGCAACATTACCATTAACGGGTAATGAAGTTGGTGATCAAGCATATGTTCAAGCAACTAATCGTTTATATCTTTGGAATGGTACTGGCTGGTACAATATTGCTTTAATTAACACTGCACCAGAAATTACTAGTGGTGGTACTGGTGCGTACGCACTTGCAATAGATGGTACACCAACTGTTATAACTTTAGAAGCGACTGATCCAGAAGGAATACCAATTAATTGGTCTTATTCAGTTACTTCTGGATCATTAGGCACAACAGCTACTGTATCTCAAGCAGATAATGTATTTACGATTACACCAGGAACAAATGATCCAGTAGATGCCGGAACATTTGAATTAACATTTACTGCTTCCGATGGTGTAAATATTGCTACTGATGTTAATTCATTCACTTTAGCATTTGAAGAACCAGCTGTGGTATTTAGTCCTGCTCTTGCAGATGCAACAACAGAATGGAATCTAGTAACTGGCGCTTCTTCTTATACAATAACAGATACAACTGAAAGAACTATAACCAATAATACCTCAGCTAACATCGAATTACAATTCGATGTACAGGGTGCGGCAGGTGGCGGAAACACACCACAACTTGGTGGTAGAGCAATTGGTACGTTTACAATTCCAGCAAATAGCTCAATTAAAATGTGGGTTGGTGCTAATGGTAACTCAATGGGTGGAGGTGGAGCCGCTTCTGCTATATACAGTTCATCTAATGCAGATACTGCTTACATAGTTGCTGGCGGAGCCGGTGGCGGTGGTGGTGGAAGAGATGCTTCATCTAACTTAACATATAACGGTGGTACTGGTGGTGGTGCTGCTGGTAATACTGGTACTGAAAACACCGGTATTGCGGGTGGGCCAGCAACACCAGGAGGCGGAGGTACACAAACCGCTGGTGGCTCTGGTGGCGCTGGTGGTCGAGGCGATGGACAAAGTGGATCATTCAGACAAGGTGGCAATGGTAGTGGTAATTCATCATCATACGCAGGTGGCTCTGGTTGGGCTCCAGGCGGAGATGGTCGTTTATTATCGGGAGATGGTGTACAAGGCGGTGGTGGCGGTGGCTACTATGGCGGCGGTGGTTCAGGGGCAGCGTCAGCCGGTTCTGGCGGCGGCGGTGGTTCTGGCTTCATTGGTAATGGAGCAACTGCTACATCTAATACAACAGGTGGTGCTGAGCAAACATCTGGTAAGATAGTAATTACGGTGGTTTAATAAATGGCAACTATACAAGATGTTGTAAACGAATTAGAAAACAACAGAACAGATCAAGAGAAATATTCTTATATTGCTTCAGAAGAAAGAAGTAATATTGTTTCTGCTGTTCAAGAGTTAAATAAAACATTTACATCATCTATTAATGGATTAACCGATGGGTTAAAAAACATTACTGTTAAAACTGGTTTCAAATTTAAGATTCCTGGATTAGAAGCACTAAAGTCTGGTATTACTGATAATGTTATTGTTAAATCAATTAAGAGTGCAATCAGTGGTGTCAAAGATGCTTTCTTAGCGCCATTCGCATTAGTAAAAGAGACTATGACACTTGTTAAAGATTCTTTTATGACTGCATTAAAAGGTTTTGGCAGTATTATCTTATCACCATTCAAAGCAATCAAAAACTTCTTTGGTAATAAAGATGAAAGAGAAGAACTTGGTGTATTAAAATCTATTGATAAAAATACTGGTGCTCTTAATAAAAACTTTGAGCGCTGGATTGAAATAATGGCTAGCCAAGAGTTAGATAAAGCTGAACAAGAAAGAGAAGCAGGAAAAAGAAAAGATAAAGACGGAAAAGAGCAAAAACCTGGAATGTTTGATAAGCTACTTGGCAATAAAGGCAAGAGTATGCTTAAAGGACTACCAGAATTCGGTGCAGGTTTAGTCTTAGTATCTGGTGCTTTATGGGTTGCATCAAAAGCATTTGCATCATTTGGTGATGTTGGTTGGGGTGATGTTGGTAAAGGTTTACTTGTTCTTGGTGGTTTCGTTGCTTTAGGTAAATCATTAGAATTAATGAAAGGCTCTCTCATAAAAGCAGCTTTAGGTTTTGGTGTATTTGCAGCTGCCACTTGGGGAGTAAGTAAAGCACTTGGTGAATTCGGTAATGTTGATTGGAGTACGATTGCGAAAGCAGTGGTTGTTCTAGGTGGAATAACACTAGCCGCTACAGCAATGAGTGCTGCCGCAGTTCCAATGGCTATTGGTGCTGCTGGTTTAACCGCTATTGGTGGTGCTGTTTGGGTCATCGGAAAGGGCTTCCAGGAGCTCGGAGATTCATTCAATATGTTCATTGATAGTGTAGTAAGGCTATCAGAAGTTGGGTTCGCTGGCCTAGCTGGAGTGGCCGGTGGACTAGGTTTATTGGCCCCTGCTTTAGTAGCATTTGGTGCTGGTGCTGGATTATCTGGATTTATGAGTCTATTTGGTGGTGGAAGTCAATTAGATAATCTTGCTAAATTAGCAGAACACGGTGATGGTATTGGTAAAGCGGCAAGTGGTTTAAAGAAACTCGCAGAAGCATTAAAAGAATTGGCTAAGGTGCCAAGTAATGCAATGGATGCTATTAATGATTTCCCTTGGTTAAGAGCAACTGCATTTGTTGCAGCTGGTGGATCAATGGAAGTAAGTGGTGCTAAAGTATATGCTAAAAGTAATGATGCACCACCAAGTGTAGAAAAAACAGTTACGAAAGCAGAAGCGGTTAAACAAATTGCAGCTAAGACACCAAGTGGTTCAACTGAATGGACACCAATGTCTCATAAAGATCCCAATTATAAAGGACCACAAAAAGCTACTGTTTTAGGTAAAGGTGCTTTAACAAAAGAACAAATTCGTGAAGGTATTAAAGACGGATCTATAAAAAGATCACTTGGTAATAAAGCGCTTAAAGTAATTGATATGAAAGAAAAAGCGCATAAGG